GTACCTGAAGTTCCATCAGTACCACTTGTTCCAGAAGTTCCATCAGTACCACTTGTTCCAGAAGTTCCATCGGTACCACTTGTTCCGCTTGTTCCATCGGTACCTGAAGTTCCATCAGTACCTGAAGTTCCATCAGTACCTGAAGTTCCGCTTGTTCCATCGGTACCTGAAGTTCCATCAGTACCACTTGTTCCAGAAGTTCCATCAGTACCACTTGTTCCAGAAGTTCCATCGGTACCACTTGTTCCGCTTGTTCCATCGGTACCTGAAGTTCCATCAGTACCTGAAGTTCCATCAGTACCTGAAGTTCCATCAGTACCACTTGTTCCAGAAGTTCCATCAGTACCTGAAGTTCCGCTTGTTCCGTCAGTGCCTGAGGTTCCGCTTGTTCCATCGGTTCCGCTTGTTCCATCGGTACCACTTGTTCCAGAAGTTCCATCAGTACCACTTGTTCCATCAGTACCACTTGTTCCATCAGTACCACTTGTTCCATCAGTACCTGAAGTTCCATCAGTACCGCTTGTTCCAGAGGTTCCGTCAGTACCACTTGTTCCCGAAGTTCCGTCGGTTCCACTTGTTCCATCAGTACCACTTGTTCCATCAGTTCCACTTGTTCCATCAGTTCCACTTGTTCCATCAGTTCCTGAGGTTCCATCAGTTCCTGAGGTTCCAGATGTTCCATCAGTTCCTGAGGTTCCACTTGTTCCATCGGTACCAGAAGTCCCATCGGTTCCACTTGTTCCATCAGTACCACTTGTTCCATCAGTACCACTTGTTCCATCAGTTCCACTTGTTCCATCAGTTCCACTTGTTCCATCAGTTCCTGAGGTTCCATCAGTTCCTGAGGTTCCAGATGTTCCATCAGTTCCTGAGGTTCCACTTGTTCCATCGGTACCAGAAGTCCCATCGGTTCCACTTGTTCCATCAGTACCTGATGTTCCATCGGTTCCACTTGTTCCATCGGTTCCACTTGTTCCATCGGTTCCACTTGTTCCATCAGTACCATTGGTTCCTGAAGATCCACTTGTTCCATCAGTACCACTTGTTCCATCAGTACCATTGGTTCCTGAAGATCCGTTAGTACCATCGGTTCCTGATGTTCCATTAGTACCTGATGTTCCATCAGTTCCTGAAGATCCGTTAGTACCTGATGTTCCATCAGTTCCTGAAGATCCGTTAGTACCATCGGTTCCTGATGTTCCATTAGTACCATTAGTACCTGATGTTCCATCGGTTCCTGAAGATCCATTAGTACCGTTAGTACCTGATGTTCCATTAGTACCTGAAGTTCCACTGGTACCCGACGCACCACTTAATCCACTGGTACCATCGGTTCCTGATGATCCGTTAGTACCCGAAGTTCCATTAGTACCGTTAGTACCTGATGTTCCATCGGTTCCTGAAGATCCATTAGTACCATTGGTTCCTGAAGTTCCGTTAGTACCATTGGTTCCTGAAGTTCCGTTAGTACCATTGGTTCCCGATGTTCCATTGGTTCCAGATGTTCCATTAGTACCACTAGTACCTGATGTTCCATTAGTACCACTAGTACCCGATGTTCCATCGGTTCCATTAGTACCTGAAGTTCCATCGGTTCCATTAGTACCTGAAGTTCCTGATGATCCACCATTTATTGATACAGTGACATAATTATCGATATTTGTTATAGAATCTATGCCATCTCCAGAAAATTGTAATCCTGTAGCTCCTGTGCTAATTATTTCACCGGATGTTCCATATATTGGTAAATCACCAGAGCCAGATCCAGATCCTCCACCAGAACTTATTAATATAGCACTATTATCACTTATCTTTATATAAACTGGTTTAACTGGACCAGTGGCAGGTGCAGTATTACTTAAATTATTAACGCCATTTACAGTATCAAGATAAAGAACGCTACCAGTAGGACCAGGAAGATTAGGTAAATCACTAACGTACTTACCAGAAGGCATTACAGTTAGATGTCCGGGATAAGGTAGATTACCACCTGAAACATACCCAAATAATTTATCAACCTCTAATTGAGATGTGGACGTAACCTTAACAAAAGTTGAATCAGTCGAAAGATAAACAGGATCACCACCAGTTAATCCAGTAGTGTTGTCACCTGGGTTTATATAGAAAAACTTCTGATAATAATTTCTAAACTTAAATCTAGACTGTATGTCATGGAGCCAGTATGTGTAATCCGGAAGTTTACTACTCTGTAGCTGTATAGGATTTATTATAGGATCACCATTATCATCTAGGTCGAATATAATTATAGGTGAATCCTCTAAAGGAGCATTTGTACCTATCTGATCTGGTGAAGTTATAAGATTTAGAAAATCCGTATCTTCTAATATAACAGTTAAATTTGAATCGCCACTAACCGAAACTATATCTATAATCTGATATGTATATCCATTAATCTGACCTATCCACATTCCTGCAGATAAATCCGCTGCTCTGTAAACATATGGAGTAGGAGTATTTGGATTGGAATGCTGCTGTATATTTACTCTTAGATTAACATTCCATCTATATGCAGTTCCATAATAAGGACTGGTTACATCACTATATGTCTGGTTAACAGAAGCTCCTCCTGATATAGCATATCCAGTGATTAATTTAGGTGGTAATATTAAAGATCTATCAAAATCCATTTATCAGTTTTATATTGTCTATTAAAGGTCTAAAAAAATTAGCCATATATTATTTATTAAAGGGTCAAACCAAAAGCCCAAACGATATCTACCGTACCCGAGCTACTCGCTGCACCGGTATTTGAACTATTTACACCATATACGGTGAAAGCATTTTTGGTTGGGTTACTAGCTAATGTAAACTGTGCAGGTGAAGTACCCACCGGGGATTTAATAAATATATTAGAAGCATTGGTAGCATGTGTAGCTAGACTCATAGGTGATGTTCCCTCATTATGGGTAATTGTTATATTATTACCTGAATTAGTAAGGCTATAATTCCAACTTGGTCCAGTTAAAGGCTCTCCATCAGGTCCTCTACTACTAGTAAATTGGCTAAAGTCAGATCCATTTAGTTCAAGGCTAACTGAAAAATATGGAGTATAATAAGGTGTTAAAGTAACAAACTTATCGCTAGCAGTTAATCCAAATCCGTTAAAATCTAAACCAGTAGCACCGGTAACTCCTTCCCCATTAACAAATATATTAAATGAACTAGATCCTCCAGCTCCATTAGCCAGAGATACTGTAGCTTCCGTTGATGTTGTAACACTAACATTAAAATCGTCGCTGAAGTTAATAGTATTTGTCGGTGATAGTATCGTAGCACCACCTTTTTTAACTATTAAACCAGCACCAGTAACTCCACCTGTCCAATAAGATAGGTCATTCCAGTATGTTGTTCCATCTCCTATTTTTATATAGGTGGTATCCGTTTCGTATCCAATTTCACCATCCAATAAAATAGGATTGTTTATAGACCATTTAAGAGCTACGTCTCTTCTTATTTGTATTCTAAATGCCATTTTATTCTATTTTTTTATATTCCATTTTTTCTTGCAGGAAATACACCGCCGACAATAGGTGCAATAAATTGCGAACTATCACCTGAGTCACCACCATCCAATATATCTCTAAATGAATCACCCACCGGGTTAGTGTTGCTATAGAAATTACCAGATGCTTTAACCTCTATGGATGCACCTGAATCTGATTTCTTAACATAATTTTTACCAGTACCAACGAAATAAAGCTGATCTTCAGTCTGGCTGTTACTACCATCTATTATTCTAGATGTTAATGGGAGTAAATTTATATCGTAATTGGAAGCCACTTTTTAATAATTCTTTAGTGTATATATTCATTTCCAAAATACTAATCTACCTGATATTATATCCTTTTCCGGATATGTTCAATATTACTAATATTTACTCCAAAAAAAGTATTGAATGCAGTTTATAAAATCTCTCTATTTTCAGAATCTATAGATTTTTTACTAATAACCTCATTCATTTTTATACCAGCTTGCATAAGATTACCTCTAAATCTTTCAGTTGATAAATCCTTCTCTGGAAAATATGTCTCCATAGCAACCGAAAAATTAAATTGTATATAATCGTTACTGGCATAACTAAATTCTAATTGCTTATTGATTTCATAACTTTCCGGAAATCCAACCTGAACGGGTATTCTGAATCCCTGATACTCAAAACTATATGTGTATGTTTTATAAAAAGTTGATATAACTGATTGATATATCTTAAATGCATCGAGCATAGTGTCGACCTTCATAGCAACGTTAAATGATAAATTAAGAGGTACAGAATTTGTATATGATGAATATGTTTTCATCTCGCCCTCAAGGGATTCTTTAGCGTATGTCATCCTGGTAAATTTATTACCTAGACCTCCCGTATTAATTTCAGATGATTGCATGGTAACTATACCTCTAGGAAGTACATCATAGTTACCCTCGGCAATAGTTTTATCCGTTAGACATTCCTTGTATTCTATAAAGAAATCTTGTAAAAAAGATTCATCACCGGTCATTGAATAAAAGAAAGGAACAAAGACCTCTAAAACTTCCTGTTTATCATTTACTTGTATATAAGTTAGCTTATCATTAAAAGATCTTATCAGACCCATAATTACACCTCTTAAAAATACATCATCCGTGTTATATTTTTCTAAAAATCCTGACATAGTTAATTTGTTACTATCACAAAGTTATTTTTTGTTTTTGCTGTGGATCCTGCAGAATTAGAAGCTGTTAAAGTAACAGTATAATTTCCAGTGGCACCATAAGCAACTATTGGATTCTGAGCGGTACTTCCCGTTGGATTTGCGCTAGGTCCAAATTGCCAATTCCATCCGGTTGGTGCAAACTGCCAAGGGCTTCTAACTGAGTTATCTATAAATGCAACAGTACCTCCAGGAATTATAGAAACACTGGATGTTGCACCAGTGGAGCTTATAAAATCGGTATATGGTGGGGTTGGTATAGGTCCTTTTCTGCTTGTTACCCCGTCTGGTGTTGAATCAAAATCTGGATATCCAATTGGTATGTTGTCCAGCCTTCCTGGGGTGACCTGTACAAGAATAGTTATTTCAGAATATCTTATTTGAAGTGGTGTACCTGAATCATTAACATATTTTGGATGTGAAAATGAATCGTTAGTATATTGATCCTTAGTTAATGGTGTTATCTTAGTGTCGGACATACCCAAAAGCTCAGAACACGTTTTAACACTCATTGGGCTTAGAGTAATGACAACAGCAAAAGCTAATAATTTTCCCTCTATGCCTAATTGAACATTCATATTATCATATTTAATGAAAAAATATGAGTAGGTAACAGGTTTATTTATTATAGGAATATTAGCAGATGAAACTACATCGGTTGGATATATTTCTCTTATCTGTGGTCTGGGCTTAAGTAATCCTATTCCGAGTATTCCCTCCCCGCTAGTGCTAGGAACAAATGATGTTGATGGAACACTAACAAGCTCCGGTATCTTATCTTTAGAATTAACTATATCCTTTACCTCCTGTCTAGGTGTAGGAGCTATTCTGATTTTATCAGCATCTATAGTTTGTCTTCCCCTTATTACTTTTCTAGGAATTCCTTCTTTCAAAACTTTTTTTATTCTATATATTCGATATAGAATATTAGTCTAGAATTTATTTATAAGTATGGATGAAAAATTATTAGTTTTCTTAACCTCTAGCTTCCAATCGAATATCTCATGGGGCATTGGTGCATGGTTTATTACAAATATATTTAATCCCATTTCTCTGGAATTTTTTCTCAATATCGATAATATGGAATTAACCCCCTCCGGATCAACAGAGCTAAAAAGCTCATCCAGAAACAGCAAATTAATAGAACTAAATTTAAGCTTCATTAATTTCATTACTGCAATAAGTACCACAAAATCGACTTTTTTCATTTCACCAGTACTAAGTGTCTGCGGGGGTATTTCTATTCCCATATGGTAAATTATAGCTTTAAATTCCTCATCAAATACAACTCTATATTCGAGCTGAAGATCCAATAGCAATTCAGATATTTCGGTGTTTAATGAGGGTAATATAGTTTTTATTGCCATTTGTTTAACCCCCTTTTCGCTTAATATATCATCTATTGTCTTTAACCAATTGTTTTTTTCTATTGTAGTAAAGCTAGAAGCCTCAAGTGTACTCTTATCGGATTCTAATTTATTGATTATCCTTTCCAATGAATTAATTTCCTTCCCGTCTTTTTTATCCTCCATGTTTTTGATCTCAGCAAGTATTGCTTTTATTCTAAGATCAATTTTTTGACTCTTCTCAGAAAGTTCAGATTTAAGTGTTCTGTTCTCTGATTCTCTTCTTTTAAGACTAATCAATGTGTTCTCATATTCACCCAATTCGGAAAATCTAATTTCACTCTCCGTTTTTAAAGATTCCTTTAATGCTTCGTGATGTTCTCCGGATAGATCGCTTTCACAGGTCGGACATTTATCAGAATCATAAAGCTTCAATCTTCTTTCCAAATCCTGATATTTACTTCTGGTCTCTATTAGATTCCTATTCGAGTCATATATCAATGCGGTTAGTTCATCCTCATTTTTTTTAAAATCTCCAACCACTTTAGAGTGTTCAATCTGGAGGGTTTTAAATTTATCCAATGCACCATTTAGCTTGGATATTTCTTCAGTTGATTCCTTTTCTATCTCAGCTAATAAGGATTCCATCTCGTTATTTGAATGGTCGATGCTTTTCTTGGTCGATTCAATTTTACCAACAAGTATATCTAGTGACTCTTTTATTCTTTTTACTTCACCTTTTAAGATCTCTCTCATCTGGTTAAGTATATGGAATCCAAATATTTTATCAACTATGGCTCTCTTATCTTGAGCACTCATTTTAATAAAAGATTTAAAATCGTTGATGGATAAAGATATGGTATTATTAAAAACATAGTACGGTATACCGATAAGATCATCAGTTAAATAATCCTGCACTGGATTTTTTCCTGCTTGCTCATAAAGGATACCATTTATATAAAGATTAAAAACTGATGGTTCTAATCCACGTTCAACCGTAACAACCTTTCCGTTATTTTCAAATTCAATTTTAACCCAGGCGTGACCGTTTATACGATTCGGAATGTCGCCTAATTTTTTACCCTCTACTTTTCCATATAGGCCAAATGCTATAACTTGGGAGATTGTTGTCTTACCCGCACCATTTTCACCAACTATCTGGAACAAAGAAGAATCAGAAGGAAATTCGAGAATTTGTTTTTTATTTCCGTACGAAGAAAAGTTCTTCCATTCAATCTTAATTATTTTCATGATATTTTTTGATCTTGATTCTGAGTTATTACTAGTTGATGTAATTTATTAATGCTACTGACCAATTTTTCCTTTGTTTCGTCATCCTTATCTAGAGCACCAACATATTCCTTTATAAAACTCATAACATTAAATTGTCTGCCATCAGCATCAATCATCTGCTGCGATAGATTATTGGATTGATCAGGATCATATGGATGAAACTTTAAAGATCTCTGTGAAGTTATGGTATCAGTTAAAATACTTAGAGGAGCTTTTAAAGACATGATGGGATCGATCATAATATCTATAAAATTATTTCTAAATATGGGTTCAAGCTGATCTATTGTGGATTCGAGGATCTGTGAGAAAAATATTTTCTTGAATTTAGGAGAGAAATCATTAACAAAAACTGTCTCCTCCATTGTATTAAGATCCAACATAGTTATGGACTTTTGGTTATCCATATCAGATCTCGTTATCTCATAAGGAGATCCTAACATATTTATATTATCCTGTTTTTGCGCATAATGAATATGACCCGAATAAACTCTTCCAAATTTGTTGAATTTTTCTGTGCTAGCACCTGTTTCTACAGTCGTATAGCGATTAAACTTTAAACCCCTGATATCAGTATGGCAACATAGAACATCGTGTGGTAGCGAGCTTTCTAGAGTGTCAATCTCCTCTTCGTGATCCTTTCTCCACGGCATAAAGAAAAACTTCTTGTCATTAAGAATTGCAGATCTAGGTTCTTCGAAGACGGTTATACCAGGTATCCATTTTATGGTCTTCAATGAATTTACATCATTTGCTGTTCTCCCCCATATATCATGATTGCCCACTATAAAATATACGCCATCCTGGAATATCTTAGAAAATTCCTCCGCAACATCTATACCTAAATTAAGTACTTTAAGATTTATACTCTGTCTTGAGTCGAAAAAATCTCCAAGATGTACAAGAACATCACCTTCTTTATAATTATTTCTAACTAAAGGGAAAAACCAATCAAAAAAATATTCTCTAATCTGTTCTATCCATTCATTCGAATTATTACGTACTCCTAAATGTGTATCAGTAATAAACCAAACTCTTTTGGCTTCAGCGTTAGTAATTATTTGGTTATCCATTCTATTATCAAATTTAAAAAAGTCTACTTATTTTTCTTTTAGTTAAAATACTATACTTAACTTCCAATTCATTAATTATTAACTCCTTGTATTTTATAGGTGCAATTTCATACGCCTTGGTATATGAAATTTGTATATAGTCACATATAGAAACAAATTTTTCGGAAAATGTATATTCTGTTTCCTCCAGTTTTTCAAGAACTTCCTGAAATAAATGAGGCACCAAATCCTTTGGTATTTTTTTCTTATAACTAAGTGGGAACCATCTGGAATCCTGAAATGCCTGATATATAAGTTCCTCTAATTTTTTTCTATAAACATAATCCTCCTCATCATAAGACTCACTTAATATATTATGGGTCTGATCCAGTTCGAAACTATCATTATAATCATTATCTTTTGTCGGATTGTTATGTGCTCCGAATATTTTATCACCTAATTGTTTCTTAGGGGCTTCATTGTTTTCATTTTCGTCCATTTCTTTATGGATTATTTTTACTCAACGTGCATAGCAACATTGATATCTTCGGATATTCTCATGTATTTGTAATCAACAGAAAATACCTTGTATGCATTTTTATAGCCATCATCACGATTGGCTAGAATCTTAAGCTTATATTCCTTATTAGCATACATAAGTGGGTCTTGGATTATACCAAACATACCATCAACGGTTGCAACTAAACCAGAAGATTCCGCTGCGGAATTTATGCTTAAATCAGAAGCATCGAAATCACCTTGTTTTGTTTGTGTAGCAGTAATAATGGACCATTGATTTGACATTGCCATACCTCTTAAATCCTCCGCTAACTGTTTAATCTTCATATAAGTGTTTTCCGAATTCGGATTTCTCCAATTCTTCATAATGTTAATATAATCAATAATAATTACCTTAAATTTAATACCTTTAATTTCCTCCATCTTCTTCAAGTAATTCTCAACGTCATTAACAGATGCCTGTGAGGTAGGAAATTCCTTAATCAATAATTGACCGGGAACTCTTAAATTCTCATAAGTAATTGAACCTAATTTTTTCTTAATAGCCTGCTCATCGTTACTTAATGCCTCGTATTCTTTAACAGGAATACCAAGAATATTAGCTCCCATTCTCTTCACGTATTTCCTATCTGACATCTCCAAAGATAATACAGCAACATTATGACCACTCTTAACTGCCTGTGCAGCGATATTACCTAACCATAAAGATTTACCAACTTTAGGCATACCCATGAATACATAAAGAGCCTTAGCGGAGAAACCCCCACCAAGCACAGTATCTATGAAAGGATATCCGCTCGAGAAAGTATTATGTGTTAACTGCTTGTGGTTTTCAGCTTTGAAAAAATCCAGACCCTCATCAAATGAAAAATCTATATTGTTTCGCTCAACTATTATATTTTTGAATGTGTCTATTACTGTTTTTATATTCTCCGAAGATACTGGAGTTGATTGAATATATTTAAGAGCATCAACAGCGGATTTTGTTAAGTTCTTATATTCTATAAAAAATTCGGTGGTTTCCTTTAACCAAGAATCCTCATATCTACTTAAATCAATATCATAAATGGAACGAATTTCTGTAGCATTAACCTTGTCTACATTACCGGAAAGTTTGAAAGCTTCTATCAACTGATCTGAGCTAGGCATTTCGTGGTACTTGTCCCAAAATTCCTTAACTGCAACAAACATTTCACCAAAAGATTCATTCTTAAAGAATTCTCTTTTACAAGTTTCCAGATATGTTGCACTTTCTAGTGCATATCTAAGTATTACATTTTCCGAATGTGATAAATCCATTTACTAATTATAATAAGGGTTATTTTTTATTGTATACCATTTTTTAGATGGTGTACTCTTTTTAGTTTCCATTATATCATTATTTTCCAGCATCTCCGATATAATCTCGCCTGATTTTTCGCTCTTCCAATTTTTTCCAAATATGGAATTAAATGTTTGTTCAGAAAAATCCCCATTGGGTCTTTTATCTTTTAATAGATATAGGCTAATTTCATAGACGACATCCTCTTTAGTTGGATATTGGGGCATTGTTTTCCAAAGCCCCAATAAATATTTGAATTTTATATTATTCTTGTTCATCAGTATCCGTATCAGTATCTGATTCTATATTCATAGAATCTAAAATATCGCTATGATCAGCAAGATCAGGAAATTTGAATTTATCCTGAATAACTTTAGCGTCTATTTGCTCTAATACTTCTCTTGTAAATACCTTCTCGGTAAATAGTTCAGTTGAAGCTACTGTTTTACCTAAATGTTTAACACCCCATCTGGTTGCGGTAGCACTTGGTTTAAAAACGGATTCTTTTTTACCCTCCGCATTTTTAACTTCCTCGAATTTACCTCTTTCTATCCCACACACTTCCCAAGAAACGTAGTCTTGTAAGCCAACATAAGGATTCATACCATTAGAAAATGATATATGAAATTTAACAGGTTCTGGTATAGTAAATCTGCTTTTCTTAAGAGTGGATGTAACGACTATACCGGTCTTTGTACCAGCACCATCTTTTAATTGTGCTTTAGATAGGAAAGAGACAACAGACATAGCGAATATAGGGCCGTCACCACCTGAACTTTCCTTCGTTGGAATATAAGCTCCACCCCCTGCATATACGTGGTTTGTACAGATTAGGGGTATTTTAGCTGCAGTTAGATCAAGAGTAATTACACGGAATAATTTTCTTAATTCCTTAGCCTTAGCCCCCATATCAGATGCATTATGTCCTTTCATAGCATCTGCCAATTCCTTATCAGTACTTAACATTCCTAATGAATCTAGTACAATCAATATTTTAGGATTTTCTCCTTTAGCTTTAGCTTTCTTTACAAGATCGAGTATATTAGATACAAACGTTTGAAATTGTGAAACTGTCTGTATTGGTTGATATCTTATATTTGTAGAATCGATACCAAATTTAATAGCACTTGATTTATCAATAGCTCCCTCGGTATCACAATATATAATATGATATCCAATTTTTTGTGCTTCTCTAACTACATTTAAACAGAAGAAGGATTTACCTGTTCCCGGATCTCCCATAACTCCAAATGATCTTGAGTTAGGTACACCTCCAAATAACGTTCCTGATATCTGTGCATTTAATAAATAGTTACCAGTAGGTATCCATTCATCAACCTCGCTAAATGTATTTGTTTCTAATAATGATCCAGTTTCAAAACCACTTATTTTTGAAAGTTGTTTATCCAATGAAGCAAATGAAAAACCTTCTGATACTGATGATGTCGTTGCTTTAGCCATATTATTTTATGATATTTATTTCATTATCATACAGCTAGGTTGGGGATATGTTTCTTTTTAATCTGAAATCTGGGTATTGTTATTAGTAGTTTTTGGTTTTGGGCTCTTAAGAGTCTCTTAGATAGTATTAACCCCGGGTCCCATTAGATAATTATCTTAGCAAAGTTACGCAAATTTGTTTCAATAATTATTAACTTTAACGAATTTTTAATTTGATGACCTAATTAATCTAAATCCTGTTATTGTTTTTCTTGGGTTGAATATTAATAATGTGTCAACATCATCGCTCGGATCAAATGGATCATAATCAGGATAAACTATACCGGAGTAGTTATTTTCCATTAGTATTTTTGTTCCATCCAGAGACATAACTTCTTCCTCGTCAGGATTTCCTACTATGCTACCTATCCAGTCTTCCGTATCTATGCCATTGTCGCTAAATAGATTCGATATTACATCGGAGTAGATGTGTGGAATAGTATCTCTAACTACTCCTTCATACAGATATGATTCACCCCTGTCAAATATCATATTATTATAATATTCGTTACCGTGTTCAAGATCTAAAGAAAACCACATTGGCGATTCCCCAAGAATGTTGATTGCTACCGGACTGTTATGATAAACATTATTTGGTATAAATCCTCCATCGTCAGTGCTTTCGAATAAGAAATCCTCATATGAATTTATATTTAGCATTACTTGAATAATTTTTTTATATCATCCTGCTTATCAGTATATGCACCTAGATCTTTTTGAAAATCTGCTAGGGCTTCGTCGCCATCTCCATATGTTTTACCGGTTACTGTCCCTATGTATTGCATAGCTTGAGTGGTGCTTGGTTTATCTGAAGCAGTATATTTACCCTCTTGATTTGCATCCACACCTATTTTCTTTAATCTCTCTCTGTATCTTTGTACAACTTCTGGATTATTATTTGTATCGTTAGTAAATACATCTTGCTTAGGTTTAAATCCTCTCATATCAGTTCCTGATGCAGCATCAATACTTCTTTTTATGATTTGATCAAATTCAGTAGATTTAATTTTATCCTTTATTGCCTTGGTGTCTTCAACAACCTTCATTATAGATCTTGCCTTTTCAACTAGAGATTTACCTTTATCAAAAAGTGCGGATCCTGCTATTTTGGATCCTCCTTTGCCAAGAAACTCAGTTTTCCATTTATCAATAACACCACCGTTTCTGTTTATAATATCCAGTTGTGACGATATTTTAGACAGCGTGGAGGATCTCTCCTTTCCTGTCATATCACCTTTACCCTGTTCCTTTATGATCTCTTCCAGCTTAACAAATGAATCTCTAAGAAATGATACAATCTCCCCAGCAGATGATTTTGCTGCGTCCCTATCCTTTTCGTTTGCCATTCCAATTATATTATCAACCTTATTGGCTGTTGTTATAACCATATTTCTTATGGCTTCGGCAGAATATAAATCAGCAGGAACATCAGATCCCATTTGAGCTGATGACTTATCACCGGATATTATTTTTTTAGCAGTATTTAGAAATCCACCGAAATTTTCTATTAGCATTTTTAATTAATTATTTATTAGCCCCGTATAATATAGACTCCACAAATTTAGTTACACCAGATAGCCAATCTGTATAGTTTTCTTCTGATTTTAAATCATCAACTTTAGCCTCTTCCTTGTCTATATTAGATATCTCATTAGATGCTGCTTGAGTAAATGCAAAAACCGCTTCCTTATAATACGGTAATGCTTTTTGTATTTGTGTGTAATAAATTTCCTTGGCTTCGTCTAAATCTTTTTGAGCTGCTTTTTTAAGATCTGCTTTTTTACCATCAGCTATTTCTTTAGAAATTTTGCCTGCTTTTTGTTCATCATCTATTTCTTTAATCCCGTCATTGTACGAGGTTACTACTTTATTATTAGCTTCGCTTTTAGGAGCTTTAGTTTCTAGATAAGATGCTATTGAATTTAATCCCTTGAGCATCTTAAGATGTGATTGTAAATCAGGTTTTAAAGAATCTGCTAATGAATATTTTCTGTCGCTAACATCTCTTAGAACGGAAGGGGTTTTTACTGATATGTTACCTGCCATATCATCTATAGCAGCTAGTGCTTCACCAATAGCCATTTTATATGATATTGCTGATGTTTTACCAGTATCACTTTTAATGTATCCTATATTTTCCTTATATTTAATTCCAGATTTAGATTCACCGTCTTTCTCTAAAATTGAATTTACTTTAAATTTATGAAAATTATTTACTTGCATACAATTATTTAGAAATAAGCTCCTTTATTTTATCCTTATTAGAATCAAATTTATTTATTGCTGATTGCAATTCAGGTGTTAATTTTTTACCGTCCTCAGTAGCCTTAGCTAAATCTTCACCGATTAGTCCACCGATCATCTTAGCAACTTTAACTATGGAAGTCTCAGTATTTTTTCCATAAAGTCCATCAGCTTTTATATTATCGTTAGGAAACAATGTGTTGAATTTTTCCTGGAAAGCTTTAATTTTTTCTAGATTTGGACCTTTCTTGGTTAGATTTTTCTTATCTACATTACCTGACGATATTAATTCAGGTTTATCCTCCTCTTTTTTATCCTCCTCTTTTTTAGCTTCTTCTTCTTCCTTGCCGTCAGTTTTTACTAATTTTTCATCCTCAATTTTCTTAGAGTCAATCTCGGATATTTTACCAATTGCTGAATTTATCAATTCTATGATTCCTGATATTCCATCAGAAACTTTTTTATCTATGCCAATTTTAAGAAGCTCCGATTTTCTAACATCATTCATATCAGAATTTAATTTATCCATTTCTGAATTGATTCTTTCTAGTTCTTCTTTTCTAGTTCTTCTTTTCATAGATTCCCATTTGGTCTCATCCGAAAGTAAGTCATACATCGTTTTTAAACTTTTAGCGGTCTCAACTGATTTTGACTTAAGATTTGCTGATACTGCATTTTTAGCCTGTTGAACACTTTCTGCATAGAAAGGTTTTATTTTACTTATTAATGCGTTTCTCTCATCCACGAAAGTATTTTTTTCAAAGATATAATCTGAATCAGAATAATTGGCATCAAATGAATTATTATCCTTCTCAACTTTTTCTTCGTTAGGTTTAAGTTCCTTAGAAGAAGTTTCTAAACCTTTTTGCTTTTCTATAATTTTTCTATAGATTGCTTTATTAATTTCTTCCAGAGATTTTTTACCCTCTTCTGTGTCTAATAAAGTTGCATAAACTTCTTTTATTTGTTTACCAGCTTGTGTTATGTCGCCACCAATTTCTTTGTAAGTTGGGTCTATTTTAGAAACAACTTTTCTTAAAATTGAATCCATAATTTCACCTTTCTTACCTGCTTCTTTTTCCTCTGCAACTTCAAGTAAATCGCTAATTGCATCCTTATAATCACCTATTTTAGTAACAAGTGAACCATAAGCCTGAAAGAAAAGATCGACTATTTGTTCAGCTGCGCTAGCAGATTTATTTACTTCCTCAGCTTCATTTAATTTATGATAGCTTGAAAAACTTAATACTCTATCCATGATATATTATTTTATTTATTTTCTCTATATATCAAAATAAAAGCCGCATATAGCGGCTTTTATTATTATTGGTAGTTATTAGTTTATTTGGAATAATGTTCCAGCCAATGCTCAATCATTTCATCTAACATCGATTCGAAATTATACTTGGGTGACCATCCAGTATCATTTCTAAGTTTTCTTGAATCTCCTTTTAGATCTTCAAGTTCTTCTGGCCTTAAAAATTTGCTATCAGTTCCGACGTATTCTTTCCAATCAAGATCCAATTTATCAAAGACATATTCAACTAAGTCAAGAACAGAATGTGATATACCGGTTGAACAGATATAGTCACCAGATTTATCCTGTTGGAGCATCATCCACATAGCTTCCACATAATCCTTTGCGTGTCCCCAGTCTCTAGTGGCATCTAGGTTACCTAAAACGAGTTTATTTTCCAAACCTAGCTTAATCCTTACTGCTGTCTTTACTACCTTGTTAGTGACAAAGTTTGTGCCCCTACGCGGAGATTCGTGATTGAATAGAATGCCGTTACTTATAAACATTCCGTATGAATTCCTATAATTTCTACATATATTATATGAAAATACCTTAGCGCATCCATATGGACTAACCGGGTTCATGGGTGTCGTTTCCCTTTGGTATCCATCATCATCTATGGAATTACCAAACATTTCCGATGAGGATGCCTGGTACATTTTTATTTCCTGATTATGTAATCTTATTGCTTCCAGTAGATTGAGTGTACCTATGCCTGTTGCTTGTGCTGTATAAACTGGTTGGTCGAAGGATATCCTCACGTGTGATTGCGCAGCTAAATTATATACTTCGCAGGGATCTGATATCTTTAAAGCATGCAGTAATGAAGGAACATCCAATAAATCCGCATATATCAGGTTATCTTTTATTTCTTCATACACCGAATCTAATCTTGCTGTTTGATTTTCAGATACTGAGTTTCTTTTGATTGTACCAAATACCTCATATCCTTTATCTATAAGTAATTCAGCAAGATAACTACCATCCTGTCCGTTAATTCCGGTTATTAATGCTCTTTTCTTTTCCATTACTTTCTAATATTTTCATAATTTTCTATAAACCAATGTATTGATTTTTTTAATCCTTCCTCCATCGGGGTAAATTTAAAATCCGGATACATCCCCTTTATCACCGAATTATCGCTGGGCTTTCTGTATTGACCCTCCGGTTTAGTCGAATCAAATTTTATATTACCTTTAAATTCAAAAATATCTGCGATCATAAGTACGACATCCTTTATACTTATTTCATTCGACGTTGATAATATAACTGGATCATTTCCTCTGTAGTCATTATATAGATTCATTGTTAATCTAGCCACATCTTCGGAAAATATAAACTCTCTTAGAGGATTACCGGATCCCCATACTACGAAATCCGTCCCATTTTCTTTTGCTAAATACATTTTATGTATTAGTGAGGGTAGAACATGTCCGTTTTCCAGATTATAAAAATCGTTAGGTCCGTAAATATTGGTAGGTATAACTGTAAAATAATCAAGATCATACTGATCCTTGTATGCTTGTATCTGAACTTGCCCCATTCTTTTAGCATAAGCATAAGCATAGTTTGATTTATGTGGTGGTCCAAGATGAATTTTTTCTGGTGATAATGGGTATTCGACATTATCAGGAAATACACATGTTGAGGAGAAAAATACAAGTTTTTTGATTTCATGTTTTCTTGCTTCCTCTATAACGTTGGTGTTCATAAGAATATTATCCCTATAGAAATTCCCAGGATATTTAGTATTACCTAAAACACCACCAACTTTAGCAGCACAGTGTATTATTCCCTCCGGTTTATTTTTTTCCAGTATTGGTTTTATCGAATCGATATTTCTAAGATCCCCGTCTTTTGATGAAAGATGTATAAATTCATCACCCTTAAAAGCACTACCTACTAATCCGCTTCCACCGGTTATTATTATTTTTCCCATTTAATATATTTATGATATTGTAGTCCAATTGTGGATTTATATTCCATTATATTTAGAAACCAATATTATCTAAGTGTGGAGGGATCGTTTTGATTTATCTGGATATTCGAATTCTGTATTATTTTTGGCGGACTTACTATTTTCTCTATAGCATTTCCTATTTCTCCCAATTCAGTTAATATAGGGTGATTCTTGCTTATCGTTGAATATTTCTTTGTGTAATCCGATTTTTTATAGTATTCCATGAGGTCTTCTCCCGACATTCCTTTAAGAGAATCGAATATATTCCAATTGTGACTGAAGCTTGGATTTGTTGTCCAACTATCATTTCCTCTATAATGTTCAAGATGGTATACCTTTTGTCCATCCCTCCAAGAAACACTATTTGATAATATTTGGAACCTGTATAATCTTTCCTTATCTTCTGGTCCATATGATATGAAATTCTCATTCTCTCCACCAAAATCTCTGTATATCTCGGTATTAAAAAATATACAATGCCCGCATTCAGCATACCAAGTATTGATTTTATCTGAATTATTTATAAAATCTATGGAATATCCAGATTTTTCAAATCCACTATAATCAAAAGTTTCGTATACTTGGATTTGTCCGAGACCAAGCTCGTATGGATATATTACTGAAGATTCCCCTCTCAATATGATATTCTGACATTCCAACATATTATTTGGATCTAATAGAACATCTATATCATAATTAACAACAACGGGAGTTTCTACTTTATCCAACATAATATTAAGATATTTTGTACGATGAAATGGTGATTCGTTCGGTAGTACCCAGTGACTTATTTTCAGATTACCCAATTCGTTTATGAAGTCTAATTTACTTTCACCGTTATCAGATATCTCATATATAAAGACATTTGTTTTTATATTGGAGTTTAGAAAATTAAGAACATTCTTTGCATTTCTGTATCTATCATTATGTTCTACCTTTACTGGTATTATTAATGTTGTTTTAGTTAAATCTTTCATTTCTAATATTATATAATCTGCTTTACTTTACTTTATTTTATTTCCCAGTTTTCCCAAACGAACGGATATCTCCAGGTGAGTCTATGTGTTTTTTCTAGTTCTTTTACTATATTATCATATTGTTCCTCGTGGTTCTCTATTAGATGAAATTGTACCTGTATGTTTTTTATTTTACCTATAGTATTGGATAATATTAAATCATTTAGTATCGAATACTCTGCTCCCTCTACATTAATTTTAATCAGATCTATTACGTCGGATCCTATTATATTAAATATACTATTTGCTTGTATTGATTCAACCTCAAATGTATTATTAGTATGGTATACCGATCCCTCGTCGCCGTCTATTCCTATCATTATTTTCCCGTCCCTATTATATACTGCGTTTTGAAAAACTGTATACCCCTTGACTTTCAATTCTTCACAAAAACTTGGTACAACTTCAAAACAAAATATATTAGGTGAATATTTTGTTTTTATTTGGTCCGACCAAGATCCATGTCTTGCCCCAATATCAACAACCGTGGATTTTTGATTAATTTCGGGATAATCTATTCTTAATGTATTATCTCCGTTATCGAGATACCATTGTGTTGAGTCTGATGGTAGTATTTTAATCATTTCTATATTTTATAATCATCCCAATTTTTAGAGATGTCGCTTATTTTATATTCTATTCCTGCTTTTAAAAATATCTGGTCGCAGCTGATTCTGGATGATTTTAGCATATTATACTCATCGGGATTTATATGTTTTGGGTTTATCCACCAATCTTCATAAAACATATCCGGATTTTTATAATTTGCCACATCGTTACATAATAAATAATATCCCATATTATTTAGAAGCTCAGCTTGTTTATTTTTTTCTCCCTCTATGTAGTCGTTACCTAGATGAGAATCATGCTCTATCGTGATTATTTTAAATTCATATCCGCTAAGCATAACCTTATTAAGGAGAGTATATCTGTCACCCAACAACTCCATATCTATCGAAAGATAATCTATTATATTATTTGAATTAGGATAGTGTAAATCTAGAAATTCCTTATAGTTAACAGATAAACAATCCATCTGTATGAATTTACTACTCCTTAATTTCCACTCATTAGAATAATCAAATATATCAACCGAAACTCCGTCCCAGCCATTTTTTTCTAATAGATAAGTGTTATTTATTTTATCTGGTAAATAGCATCCTAGATCTAAAAACTTCCCTGCGTTTTTTAATATATTGATTACAAATATATCCTGTCCTGCTTGTGAATATGATACCATTTTACTTATTATTTTTTTTGATGAATTTGGAAAATTTGCTAATTGCTGATCCTATAACTTGATTCATATCATAATATCTATATTCAGCAAGTCTCCCGCCTAAAATATATTTGGGATCAGATTCAATCATATTTTTATATTGATTATATTTGATATTGTTTCCTTCATCATTTACCGGATAATATCTTTCCTTAGTATTATCCCATTTTTCCGGAAATTCTTTGGATATTATAGTAAAATCTTGCTTGCCAAATGTGAAATGTTTATGCTCTATAATTCTTGTATATTCTATCGATTCGCTAGTAAAATTAACAACCGCGCAACCCTGATAATCTGGTGTATTGATTAGATGCTCCTCGAATCTGAGACTTCTATATTCTAATTCACCGAAACAAAATCCCATGAGTTCGTCTATTGGTCCCGTATATACAACCTTTTCACAAATTGAATTCCATTTTTCTACATCATCCAAATAGTTCTCGTTTAGTAAAATATCTGCTCCTTTTTGCATATTTTCTATCATATCGGTATATCCATTAACTGGTATACCCTGATAGCAGTCATTAAAATAATTATCGTCGAAATTAGTCCTTATGGGTATTCTTGATATTATGCTCTTTGGCAAATCCCTCGGTTCTCTCCCCCACTGTTTTTTAGTATAGCCGTGGAAAAAAATTTTATATAGATCCTCGCCTATGGTAGATAATAGATGTTCCTCCAGATTTTTTGGATTCTCTATATTAATTTTTTTTTCTTTGAGTTTATTTATGGCATCCTCTGGTGTAATACACCCAAAAACCTGATTAAATGTTAGAAGATTTATAGGAAAGGAGAAAACCTTTTCTTCATATTTTACCTTAACCCTATTTGTATAATGATTAAATTTAGTGAACCTATTAACATAATTCCATATATCGCTACTCGATGTTCTGAATATATGTGCACCATATTTATGTACATCTATGCCATTTACATTCTCAGTGTATACATTTCCTGCATTATGGTTTCTTTTATCTATTATTAGACAGGTATATCCATTTTCAATGGCTTGTTGAGCAAATACCGATCCGAAAAGGCCAGCACCAACTATAAGAAAATCATATTTTTTCATATTGATAAATCTATTATTTTTTTACAATATGTATCATAAGTATAACCATCTTTAACTACCACTGGATCTTCCTTTTTTCCGTATGTATCTATATAACATATTGCCTCTTTAATGAGTTCCTCTTTATTATTGAAAGATCTAAATGCGGGAACATTATCATTCGACTGTGCAAATTCTGCTAATTTCCCCATCATACCTAATGAAAAAATAGTGGAACCACAATATGATGCTTCGCCAAATCTGACCGGAAATTCTAAATGCACTGGACCCACCTGCTCATGTAGGGTTATTAAGGACCTCTTGTAATATTCTATGCATTCATCGGGACCAATATAAATTCCAGTATGATTATACGTAACTTTATATCCGAGCGAACTCATTTGATTTATTATATCTGTTACGCCTGGTCTATTCTCTCTAGTTCCGAAATATGTGATATCAATATCCCTTTTTTCATGATTAGCTATATGTGATGAAGAAAGGGAACATGGTAAATACATATAATATAGATTTTCCTTAAACTTGTATAAGTTTTCGTCCATAAGTTCACATTCTCCTATGAATTCACTGAACTTCAATAGATCTATTTCCTCAAAAGTTCCCTCCATGTATATGGGAGTATCGTATCTTTTTATATATTCCTTCGATACCGAATCAATGTGTATTACACTTTTTGAACATATGAAAAAATTAGTATTTGTATATTTTTCAGATATTTCTAAAAATTTATATGGGTCAATTATACACCACATAAAGACGTTTTTTATATTAGTATAATCAACATGAAACCAATCTGCCGATTCACCAAATAATATATCACAAGGTCCTCGATTTATTATATTATCTCTAAGATTTGGCTCGACATACTCGACATGTCCTATTTTCGAGAATGCTTTTATGAATCCCTCCATCTTTAATTTATCCCTCGTTGATATGTCACCGGTGATAATTATTTTTTTCATAATATGGTCCATTTTTTTATATACATTTCCGAACCTCCATTTTACCGGGAGATGATAAAATATCCAGATGTCTATCTCTCAATATACCAGAGTTTTTATGATTTGCATCTAACATCCATTGTTTAGTTACCCCATTTTCTCTTGTTCCTCCCCACTCATTGTCGCTTATATAGTCTATCCAATAAATCCCAGTAACCTTCCCTAGAAGTTTCTTCATTCTGTAATGTAGATCATGATCATCCATATCCTGAGGATAGAATGATTCGTCGAAATAATTAAGTGTTTCTAGATCTTTATGATTTATAATTAGCGGTCCTCTGTTTGAACTGTCTCTTATTGAAAATTCATCTCTCCCGGTATTGTTTCTATTTGCATGATCGGTATGTATTAATATATCTGACCATATTCCTGGAGGTATAGATTCACAGTTGGAATGGACAGAATCCTTATTAATTATCCAATTATGTGAGGTCCTTGCAGTTACTGAAAAAACATCATCGAATAAAATAAAGGGCTTAAGCATCCTCTCATTCCAGCAGGTTTCGTTAATTAACATATCATCCTGAATTATTACAATATGTTCTCCTGAGCTTGCTCTTGCTGCTATATTATTGGATTTGGTTTCAAATACGTTTGGTGCATGTATTTTTTCTATTCTGATTGATGTATTATTTTTGATGAAATTATCCAAAATTAATTCAGATCTGTCAGTACATCCATCCAGAACAGTTACTATCTCATATGTCCCTGTAGTATGTTTTTTTATTCTCTCAAGACACTCCAGTAGTAGATTCTCCTTATTATGTACGGTTAGATTTATGCTTAACATGAGACTTTTATTTTATAAGATGCTCTAAATAATTAATTCTCCAGAACTTAATATCCATATTATTCTCGGGTCTTTCTTCAAATCTGCTTTCTATTAGGTTAATTTTTCTATTAAATTCACCTATATTATTCCAGTAATGTAATGCCTCCCATATATTACATTCCACATAATATCTAATATCGGTGCACGGTTTTATTGAATATTTAACTTTTAAATTAGTCAATACACTTTGGTCATACCTATGTCCAATATAATTCCCTAAATTATCCTTTCCACAAATATTGGGTGAATCCTTTATTATCCTCTCGTCTTGACAATATTTTAAATATTCCTCCATGAATCTGATAGTATTCTCATTTTTCCTTACACCTATTATTCCTGCCTCCAACTGAGGAGTTTCCCAATATTCAATTGAATCACATCCCATATAATGAAATGTATCTCTTTTTGTGTAGACTGAATTCTTATTGTCACCCATTTGCGATAATAAGAATTCATTAGAATTAAAATGCTCTATTATGAATTCCTTGAATCCGGAGCTAAACGTATCAGTGGAATCCATATAGATTAATATTTCACCATTCTCTATTTTTTTAAGAGATTCCAATATAACATACGGTTTCCATAAACACCATCCATCACCTTTGCCGTTAGTGTCTCCCAATATACCAATATTGTCCGAATAAAATTTTGTTTTTTCTAACCATTCCCTATCATATTCAAAGATACTATTAAATATAAGGCTTCTCTTAGCTAGGTTCAATATGGATTTTCTAGGTTTTGAGTATTTTTCATTTGAATATACGCAAAAATTAATTTTCTCTATAATATTATCCATTCCTTTTTATATATGTCTTTTGTGTTATTTCTTAGCATAGGTCCAAACCACTTTAAGGGTGCTATAGTTTTTTTAGATTTTGCTAACCATGATCCCCACCAACTGAAGGAGCTATTTGCTATTATATGATAATCACATAATGACATGAGATATAAATCTATATACGGATTATCGTTTTCTGATATAATGTATTCATCACCTGTAAAATTAATTCTGCACCATTCCTTATCATCGGAAAATATTAGTATTTTTTTGGGTGATTGTGACTCAGACTTAATTATTTCTATAGCATTTTTATAATAATTAATGTCACATGGGGGATGATGATCTGGGTAAAGTACATAATCTCCTCTCCTTACATGCATTGATATTATTTCATCTTTGGGATTCTTGCCATTTATGCTCTCGTAGATTGCATTGCCTATATACTTATATTCGTCTTTGAAGTTAAATATTTCTTTTATTTTTTCCTGTATGAAATTAAAATATAGATCAGTTTGATAATAGCCATTTATGTTTGTGTAAGGTATTATATTTGAGATAGCTGGATCATATTCAAATCCACTCTCCGTAAATTGATATCTTGATTCTATTAAACTTGATTCTATAAAATATGTTTCTATCTTACCACTGAAGCAATCCAATAGATCACATTTAACATCCATTGATTTGCCGGTTTTCGAGTCAATAGGACCATTGTTTAAATAATTCTTCGTATTCTCTATCGGAAATTTCACATCAGAACTTATTTTATTTGCAATACCCAATGCTGATGCAAATTGGAACATTTGGTTACCAAGCCTTCCTGCATAACCTATTTGTCTTAATGTTATCATTAATTTTTATTTTTTAAATAATTCTCTACTAATAGATATCTCTCTATATTGGGCATTCCATGTACATCCATATTACTTTCCCATATTCTAGTGTACCACATATGAATACCGATATCATCGGAATCTCCGGATATTCTGGGATTAGTTGACATGAATCTTTTGTCAAAATATGGATATAAATAATGGAATTTAACTCCGAGATTTTTCAGATACCAGAAAAAGGCATAGTACGGTTCACTCTCTTTTTGGCTCCATTCACCGGTAGTTTGTTTTTCGTGGGGGTAATCGAAGTCATTGTAATATTCATCGGAATACTCCAGTCCCATATTATTCTTCCATCCATCGGATCCTATATAAAATTCCATTTCTGAAGGGTCGAAATTGAAATTACTTAGATCTGATATTCTTCCAACCATGAAGAAAGAATTCATTGCAACAGGATTGCTTCCCCTATAATGACAATATGCTTCAGATATTGCAGATATTCCATAGTTACCGGATTCCATAATATCCAATAATCTTAATATTTCTTCCCGACTTTCTATGAAAAAATCTTCATCCACATGGATAAACCACCTTTCATTTCTATCTTTTATTTCATTTATCCAATAGAACCAGGAGTTTGGCCAGTTACCCCGCCCGTCCATTATAATATGCTCGCTACCAGGGAATTTATCTCTGACTATTTTTTTTTGTATACCTATCCATTTTGTATTTAAAGAGGTGGTTACGAAAATTATATCACTGTCTTTTATCATACTAATTATAGTTAAAAAATAGGACAGGTTTCGAAACAAAAGTCCAATTTTGGCATATTAAAGATAAAACAATGTCTAAAAAGCTATCGGTAATAGTACCTTATAGAAACCGGGAGGAGCATATGGAACAATTCATACCTCACATGGAAAAAACACTAAATTCAGAAAATATAGATTTTGAAATTGTAATAGTTCATCAATCGGATGATAAGAAATTCAATAGAGCAAAGCTTCTTAATATAGGATTTAATGAATCACCCGATAGCGACTATTACGCTTTCCATGATGTTGATATGCTTCCATTGGATTCTGATTATTCATATCCCGATGGACCAACACATTTAGCTACGGAGGCTGAACAGTTCGGATATAAATTGCCTTATGATGGATATTTCGGAGGAGTTACACTATTCGATAAGGACAGCTTTGTTAAAATAAATGGATATTCAAATTCATATTGGGGATGGGGAGCTGAAGATGATGACGTTCTACTTAGATGTGTCATAATGGGGATTCAAACATATAGAAAAAAATGTAGATATAAATCATTGGATCATACAAGGGACATAGAGCAGACTCAATATATGCTAAATATACAAAAACTTAGAGAATTCCAGGTAAATCCAACTGCTGATGAGATATCTAAGGATGGATTATCGGATCTAAGATATGATAAGTTAAGTGAGGAGAAAATAACAAATAAAACCAGGATGATTAATGTAATTATCTAATCGGATGAATAAACTTAAAGATATCAAAGGGGACCGTATAGTTATATTTGACCTGGATGACACTCTGATTAAAACTGACGCTAAAATTAAAATAGTCAGTAGAGTAACTAAAAAAGTTATACGAGAAATGACTCCGGATGAGTTCAATAGCTTCGAGAATAGCTCCTCCCATATATTAAATTTCGACGATTTTGATTGCCCGGAAATATTAAGGCAGGGTGAATTTATTCATTTTATATTCAATAAATTAAAAAATTACTATAGGAGGGGTATACCCGTATCTATACTTACCGCAAGAAGTTCATCCGATCTGGTTAGGGATTTCTTTCTTTGTAATAGGATAGACATACATCCCGATCTCGTAATAGCAATTAATGATCCCAAATTTAATTATAGCGGAAATATAGCGGAAAGAAAGCAAAAAGCTATATCAGATATAATAGATTCCGGTTATACCAATCTCACATTTTTCGATGATAATGATGAAAATCTTAGATTAGCCATGGAGGTTAATGGATATAGAGGGGCTAAAATAAAATTAGTAAAAGTGGGCTAAGCTATATCTTTTTTAAGATCCTCGAGTATTCTTGACACTGTAAATTTAAGATGCTCCGTATTTTTAACTATCGTTTCAGGATCATCATTTTTCAATAAATAACTTACCGTTTCAAGAGACCCTATAGAATATGCTATTTTACTTTTTAGTATAACATTTTCTTTTATTACATCATCTTTATATTTTTTATTGTTCATTAATTATCTATATTTTAAGATATATAACTGATATAAAGAAATATACAAAAAAACCATTCAATATATAAATTGAATGGTTTTTTTGGATCACATGATTCTAATGACTCTATGCCATATCATCTTTTCTTTTCCTTTTCTGTAGTATCTTAAATTTTACTGGATTCTGTATACCACCATCTTTCTCTTTGTCATATGATAATGTAACTGTGCTTTCCTGTGGTATTTTATTTTGTACCATCAGATCAGCTAATGTATCCTCAATATATTTCTGTACTATTCTTTTTAATGGTCTAGCACCAAATTTTGGATTATATCCAGCTTCACATATTTTATCTTTAAGATCATCAGCTATTTTAACTTTAAATCCTAGTGATTCTAATCTAGGAATAACCTTATCCAATTCAACATCAAGTATTTGAAGTAGATCTTTCTTTTCTAATGTTTTAAAATAAACTATATCATCCAATCTATTTATAAATTCAGGGGAAAACTTCTTCTCAAGTTCTTTTCTAAGAAACATTTCATTTTCCATTTCAGCATAGTTTTCCTTTGTTGCTGTTGAAAACCCGACACCGCCACCAAATTCTTGCAATTTTCTTTGGCCTATATTAGAGGTCAATATGATTAACGTATTCTTGAAGTTTATTTTTCTCCCCATACTATCTGTGATATGACCTTCATCCAGTATCTGGAGTAGTGTATTAAATATCTCGGGGTGTGCCTTTTCAATTTCATCAAAAAGTACTATTGAATATGGTTTTCTTCTTATTTTCTCGGTTAATTGTCCTCCGTCTTCGTGTCCAACGTATCCTGGAGGAGCTCCCGTTAATTTAGATACGTCAAATTTTTCCATATATTCACTCATATCAACTCTTATTAATGAGTCAGTATCTCCAAACATATATTTAGATAATTCTTTCGCCAATTGGGTTTTACCAACTCCGGTAGGTCCTAATAGCATAAATGATCCTATTGGTTTATTTGGATCTTTCAGTCCCATTCTATTTCTAAGGATAGCCCTAGCAATTTTTTCTATAGCATGATCTTGACCTATTACTTTTCCACGTAATTCATCATTCATCCTGTAGAGCCTTTCGTTTTCAACCTCTGAAACTTTCTTAAGAGGAACCCCTGACATCATCGAAACTACTTCCGCTACTCTTTCACCATCAACAACTTTTCTTTTCGCCTTAAGTTTTTCTTCCCATGACTTTATTTCAAGATCCAGAGATAATCTAATTTTTCTTTCCTGATCTCTGTATTTAGCAGCACCCTCATAATCTTGCTTTTTTACAGATTTATCTTTTTCCTCAGTTACTTTAATAAGGCTGGTTTCCAAATTAGTTATGCTGTCTGGAATTTTAACATCGCTAAGCTGTGTTCTACTTCCTGCTTCATCAAGTGCATCTAATGCCTTATCGGGAAAATTTCGATCAGTAATATATCTTTCAGTAAGTTTCACACAATTTAATATGGCTTCATCCGTATATTTTACATTATGATAATCCTCATATTTACTTTTTATGTTTTCTAGTATCTCTATGGTAGTTTCTGCATCTGGAGGATTTACAATAACTTTCTGAAATCTTCTTTCTAGTGCACCATCCTTTTCTATGTTCTGTCTATATTCATTCAGCGTGGTTGCCCCGATGCATTGTATCTCGCCTCTAGCTAATGGTGGCTTAAACATATTGGAAGCATCCAATGAACCCGATGCACCGCCAGCTCCGACCATGGTATGAATTTCATCTATGAAGATTATTATATCCTTATTGTTTCTGAGCTCCTCTAGTATCCCCTTTACTCTTTCCTCAAATTGGCCTCTATATTTGGTTCCTGCCACCATTGAACCTAAATCCAAAGTAAGTACCCTTTTATTGAGTAGACTTCTTGAAACCTTCCTTTGTACTATTTTTAATGCTAATCCTTCGGCAATTGCTGATTTACCAACACCGGGTTCTCCAATTAAAACTGGATTATTTTTCTTTCTCCTGGAGAGGATCTGTGAAACTCTCTCTATTTCTTCGTCTCTACCGATTATTGGATCTAATTCACCTCTAATCGCCATCTCTGTTAAGTCTCTAGAATAAGAATCTAATATGGGAGTTTTTACCCCCTTCTTTGATTTGTATGCTGATGCTAAATCATCATCCTCGTTTTCGTTGTAATTCATATTTTATATAATAAGATTAGATCCTTTATTTTATGCAAAAGTAGTGTAATATTCCGGCAATATAAAAATAAAAGGGAGTTTATTTCAAAAAAAAATCCGGATATCCGGATTTTGTATTATATACTATTTTTATTTTAAGTTAATCTTATCCTTACTGCTCCAGCATTATGATAGATACCTCCTGTTGGTACACCACCTGCGGAGGCACCTATATCATCAGTAAAGTTAAGAGCTGAATAATCGGAGATTTTAAATATTGCTGGTACATCCACTATAGGTGAATTAAGTGTTAATATATTGCCTGAATATACCTCTATGGTATTTACAATTACCTTATTTCCTGATGTTATTGTTTGGTCACCGTAATATATATTTGCTCCGGTACCTGATCCACCAATAGGACCAGTTGCTCCAATTCCACCACTTAATTCCAATATACTACATGTTATATTCGAACCATTGAATCTTGCTGTTGGTGGATTCTGTTCTGTTGAAGTTACTGATAAATCAAACCAGTAATCTGTACCTATAGTTAATCCGGTAAGTACCGAATTTATATACATATTAGTTACTGCGGACTGTCCATTGAATGTTTCGTATATTTGGGTAGCTATCGGTGTTCCTGTTAATTGATCACTAGTTATTGGAGGTGTTCCAGTCCCATATCGTATAGAGAATGCATAATTATCAAGAGGTACAAAATCTGATGTGATATTTACACCAAATGAAAATGAGATGCCAATAGTTCCTATACTGGATGGAGTATATGTAATACCGGACCCTATCATTCTTCCGGTATTTAATGGATCCGTCCCGTCACTGTTTATAGTTACATCCCCTGCATTTTCGTATTTATATGGGATTGGATTATATCCAGGTGAAACCCCGCTACTTCCATTAGTTCCACTGCTTCCATTAGTTCCACTGCTTCCACTGCTTCCTGATGTTCCACTACTTCCACTAGTACCAGATGTTCCTGAAGTTCCGTCTGTGCCTGAGGTACCATTAGTTCCCGATGATCCATTAGTTCCAGATGATCCATCAGTACCTGAAGATCCATTAGTTCCTGAAGTACCACTAGTACCAGCAGTTCCCGATGAACCTGATGTACCGCTTGAACCTGAGGTACCGCTTGAACCTGATGTGCCACTTGAACTTGGTACCACACTTTCACCATTAGCAATCGCAATCCAATCAAAATTCTCGGCAAACATCCCCGTCGCAACTCTAAACCCGGAAGAGGTCTTATTTGTTATTGTTATTGGACCACTATTTGTAACATCAACAGAAATGGAATAATTTGTAGACCCGAATGACTGAGCGAAGACAACATCATAGACAGGACCAACCCATCCGGTATCACCAGATGAAACGGTTCCAGATTTAGAACTTAATCCAGCACCATTCACTCCGGAAGTACCGTTAGTACCGCTAGTACCGCTAGTACCAGAACTACCTGAGGTACCGCTAGATCCATTAGCACCCGTAGCTCCTGTTATACCAATGGGTCCGATCGGACCGGTACCTCCAGTTACTCCAGAATAATATGGCAATTGCGACCAAGGTGCCTGTCCGTCTCCGATTTTAAATTTATTGGTATCTGTTTCGTATCCAGGTTCACCTGTCATTAAAACCGGGTCATTATATGCCCAGCTTAATGCGTTATCTCTTCTAAGTAATATTCTATAAGGCATCTTTTTGATGTATTTTATTTATGATTAAGTATATATCCATATTAACATATACTTAAATTAGAAACACGAAAAACCCGACATATAATATCGGGTTTTTCTGGTTTCTAATTATATTATAAATACAGAGGTATGTAATATGCTGTAGCTCCTATCGTTATTTCTCCCCATGTGGAGGGCGAAGCAGTATTGCCAGGTTGAGTAGAAGAAAATTCTATAGATGCTCCAGTAGCTCCTATTGCTCCAGTAGCTCCTATTGCTCCAGTAGCTCCAACTTCTCCAGTAGCTCCAACTTCTCCAGTAGCTCCTATTGCTCCAGTAGCTCCTATTGCTCCAGTAGCTCCTATTGCTCCAGTAGCTCCTATTGCTCCAGTAGCTCCTATTGCTCCAGTAGCTCCTATTGCTCCAGTAGCTCCTATTGCTCCAGTAGCTCCTATTGCTCCAGTAGCTCCAACTTCTCCAGTAGCTCCTATTGCTCCAGTAGCTCCTATTGCTCCAGTAGCTCCTATTGCTCCAGTAGCTCCAACCGGTCCAGTAGCTCCAACCGGTCCTCCTGAAGGTCCAGTAGCTCCAGTAACTCCCATTGCTCCAGTAGCTCCAGTGGAACCTGTAACACCAATCGGTCCTGTAACACCATAATATGGATTTAGATCCTTCCAAGTTGTTAGTCCATCACCGACTCTTAGTATTCCAGTGTCCGTTTCATACCCAGGTTCGCCCGAAAGTAATACGGGATTATTAGATTCCCAATTTTGAGTGGTGTCTCTTCTTAATATTATTCGATAAGCCATTTCGGTTCTTTATTTTCTTTCTGTATATATCTTTATTATTCTATCTTGTTTACAGCATCTATTATTGCTTTTTTTATAGCATTCGATACTGTCATCTTAGAGAATGGTACTTGTCCATCAACCAGTTCTATCATTACTGCTCTAACCTCGGTATCTGATTCACCCAGACCCTCGTATTTAATCCCATTGTAATATATTCTAATACCAACCTGTGTTATTTGATTGGTTTTTTCCATGCCTGCTATCCTTAATGATTTTTTAGGTATACCGAAATAATAAACCTCTATTTCCATAGGATTTCCTTTTTCTGAAAGACAATATTTTTCGGATAATATATCCTCAGCTATTTGTTGGATACCAAATCTGATATCTCTATTTCCCATCTCCCTTAATTTAGCAGTAGAATAAACCGAATCAATCTTAACACATATTTCTGTTTGTGTAAATGCCATAACTGGCATCAGAAGTAGTAAAAATAATAAATTTCTCATTAGTTAGTATTTTATTTTTTATTTAATATGTTACCTGTCCCGAAAATCCAGGAGCGATTAGATAATAATTTGTAGACCCCCCACTGACCGGGGTGGATATCGTAAATGAACTTACTCCGGGGTAGATTGATTTTAAATTTACTGTTCCTGAATTCAATGAGTTAAATTGGGAAACAGTATAAAGTGAGGATGGTTGAGATCCAATCCAGCTAGGAAATATCCCGTTTTTCTTTCCCCAAACATAATATGAATCGGATATTGTAATTTTGCCATCATTGTTTACGTCAAACATATTCCAATGTATAGATTTTCTTGTGGTTGTTCCAATTACAATATTGCCTATTGAACTTAAATCTGATGTTTGGTGAGTAGTAATTGGAGTAGGTGCATCAACTTTTATATACCATTCAGTTGCAGGATTCGTTGATTGACTAAAAGAATAATATCCATTAGAATTTGTATAGACCGTTTGATATAAAGCCCAAGGAGTAAAATCGTTGATATAATCAAATTCAATTACATAAGGGAGAGTAGTGTTCGGTAGATCATTCCATTGTCCATTACCTACGAATTGAGCGTAATCTTCATTTCCTGAGTTATTAGGTTCTCCGCCATTCCAATTAACATATTGATTTAGCTTGTATCTATATGCATATAAATTGTATGTTCTATCTAATTCATCGGCAGTTAAAGCTCTATTAAAAACTTGAAAATCTCCTAATCTAAAAGATCCATAAGCACCACTTCCCATATTAGTAGTTTCAGTCAATCCTATTCCAAAAAATTCTCCATTTCCTGAATATAAATGTGCAGCTTCTCTCTGAAAATTAACAGATCCGAAATTAACATTATCTAAATAACCTTTCATGGTTGTTCCATTATAAGTTATTGCTACTAAATGCCAAGCATTAAGTGTAATAGTAGTACTTAATTGTTGAATTCCAATTCCTGTCCAAAATCCAACTCTCAATGTGTTTCCTCCAGTAATTTCTATAACAGATTCATGCCAACCGGATGTAGGACTTCCAGTTCCTAGTTCGTTAACAATAACGCCATTCCCTGTAGGATAAACCCAAGCAAACAAAGTGATGTGATTGGTATTTCCCATTGCCGAAGCCAAGTTTCCGGTTATTGCATATTGATTAGCTCCATTGAAGCTTAGATACTTACCACCAGTACTTGTATATGTCGGTGAATTGTATAAAGTAGCATTAAATCCTCCTTTGATATCAACTAGGGTCGAACCTGAAGAATATGATGAAACGTCATAATCTGCTACTCTATTTGCAGTTACTTGAGTTTCTGTCCATCGATATCCACCTAAAGGTTCAGAATAAGTATATCCAGCAACTTTATCTTGATAATATCCAATCCAACCTGATGGCCATGTATTAAAGAGAAAATTATTCTCAGCTGCATTTGAAACTGTAGCAAGATGTCCACCCATATTTTCACAAGCAGTTTTAGCAGCAGTCCATGTCATAGAACCTGTTGAACGATAATATGAGTGACCATTGTAATTAGTTTGTGAGGTAAATCCGGTTAAAGTTGGGGTTGTTCTTTTATATAGCTTTACTGGAACATTTACTGCTCCTGTACCATTCGCGTTATAGATGTATCCCGAATAGGAAAACGTTTGCGCATAAGTAGCACATGTTATCAGAATTACGATTAGACTGGTTATAAACTTTCTCATAATAACATTCTTGTTCCTAGCATTATGGTATAATTAAGTGCATTCTCATTAAGAGCCCATGCACCTCCACAGTTTACGTTAAGTTTAAATCTCTTACTTAAACTTACATTAGTACCAACTATAGGTAAAACCACGTGCGGTGATTTTAATAGTATATCGTTATAATAACTAACATAAGGAGCATAAACATATAATCCCAGAAGTTTAATGTCTATTCTCTTTGAAACTTTAAAATCATACATGGTACCAGCTATTGCTGCAGTACCTACAAATTCCTCACCATATACATTACCGTAAGATCCAGTTAGCATATAAACTGCTTTAAATTTACCACGTTTGCCTATATTCCACATTTGACCAAGAGCTAATGTACCATACAATGATGATCTTCTATCGAATCCTAATGTTACTGTACCTGATATAAGATCTATTCTTTTCTTTTTAATGAAAGCATAGAATCCTGTTATGTTTGGCCCTTTTATAGCTGTTGTATAATCTGCATTAATTCCCCATGATCTTGCACCATCCCATCTCATCGAGGTATAACCTCCCGTTACTTTACCACCTGCGGTTACATCCGAATCCTTGAAATTGAATCCAACAAAATCACTACTGGCTAATATCGTTGGTCTGTTTCCATTTTTATTAGACGGTGAGCCACCGCTGTTTGTTGAATTTTGTACTGAAGCAACAGATCCACCAACTATATTCGTTTTTCCTTCGCTTTCTGTAGGGGTTTCTGTGGTAGTAGTAGATTCGCTTTTTCCATTGCCTCCTTCTGTGGAACCCCCGCTCCCATTAGTATTGCTGCTATTCTGACCAGTAGATCCACTTGATCCGCTTGAAGTGCCTGTCTGACCTGATCCTGTTGTTCCTCCAGATCCTGTTGTTCCTCCAGATCCTGTTGTTCCTCCAGATCCTGTTGTTCCTCCAGATCCTGTTGTTCCTCCAGATCCTGTTGTTCCTCCAGATCCTGTTGTTTGGTCATTAGATTGCGTAGACCCGTTAGTAGCTGTAGAGCCCCCGGTATTATTACTACCGTTAGCATTACTATTTCCGTTATTGCTGCTGTTGTTTCCATTATTACCTCCCTGATTTTGAGAACCACCAGATCCTGTTGTTCCTCCAGATCCTGTTTGTTTATTCTTACCTTTATTGTTCCCACCATTTGATGAATTCTGTACACTCCCCACGCCGGATAATATATTAGTTGATCCTGCAGTAGCAGCCATATCGCTAAGTGCAGATAATGAATTAACTATACCTATAAAATTTATAGCGGTGTTCTGTGCAATATTAACTGTTGACGATAAGCCAACTATAGTTGCGCATGGATTGTTCCCCCCATAATTGGAATAAACATTTTGTGTCCATGTTTCAAATCCGCCATTATAAAAATCTATTGGCTGGAATGTTTGGATTTCTCCGTAATAATTAACTGTGATCCCATTGGAAGGAACCTGTAGAGATTTTATTGACCCTGTACATGGATCGGTATAAGAATACGTGAATGTTTGCCCATATCCAATTACATTGAATGCGAGAATAAGAAATAATGTTGATATGGTTTTAGCATACATTTACGATTTAAAAATTCCTTTTTTGATCATTCTAGATACTATTCTTGAGGAAGCTGTCTCTAGTGATTTTTTTGTTGTTGTTCCTATTGTGGATTGGTTGAATTTAATATCACTATCATCAACGCCATCCAATATTGATGCTGTTTTAATTGTAGTTGCCTCACCTAATCCAGATCCCATTAAGACCTCACCAGTTTCGGAATCTACAAATTTAACTTGAAGTCCTAATCTTGTTACTTGTGTTGTTTTAGATTCTCCGTTCAATTTAAGAACCTCATCATCAGATACCGAAAAGTCATAAACCTCTATATAAACAAAATATTTAGCTAACTTAATTTTTCCTCTGCCGTCCATTTTATTTTCAGTAAACCCCTTATCCGAAGCCTTAAATTGCTGGATCATCCTTTCCTTAATCTCCAACTTATCCTCAGTGAACACAAATCTGTTTGTCATCTCAAGATATTCTAAAACTATATTGGTTACACCAAGGCCGACTCTCTTATCTTTTAATTCCGGATAAAATTCATAGAGTTCCTCACTAATACCAATCTTTAATATTTGTATTGGTATTTTTATTGTGTCCGTATATTCAGCTACAACATCTATTGATTGCTTCTTTTCAAACTCAGCTTGATACTGTTCAGTTTTTACTGAACCCGGCTGTGCATAAATACTTGAAGTAGCAAGAATTAAAGATAGTAGTATTAGTGAGAATCTCATATAAATTTAATTTTAATTAATCTTCTTTCTTCTTAGAGAAGATCTTATTAGCTGCACCTAAACCAAGTGCACCAAAAGCAAGAGCTGCAACTGCATTAATTAGTGCTGGAGCTGGTGCTACATCCTCAGTTGAGAATGAATTGTGATACATTGTAACACAAAGTGAAACTGCACACATGATACCAACAAATCTGTTGGATGAATAATTTCCCTTTTCATCTTGGAAAATTTGGCTAAAAAACTTTTTCATTTTTAATTTTATTATTTTTCTATAGTGTTAGATAAAGCAACACCATCTTCTTCATCCACCTTCTGGATGAGCATTTTATCCCTGTCTTCAGAGTTAAACCAATAATCAACAACTTTATTTAGATTACCAACAAAAGCACCTAATAGTATAAGTAACATTTCTTTCCAGTCCTCGTTAATAGTAGCTCCAAGAAAAACTCCTGCATTGATACCAACTATTATTAATGTAAATAATCCAAGTACTATAGCAGTAATTCTCCATCTATTAGATTGCATCTGCTGAAGCATATGATAGAATCTATTGTTGTCTGCCACTTTAGTCAGATCTTCTTTACCAAAGCCTAGTGATTTTTTTAATGACATAAATTTAATTTATTTTAATTACCAAGGAGCATCAGTTGATTCGTCCTTTTTCTTTTCCTCTTTCTTTTCAACAGGTTTTTCTACAACACGTTCTTTGATAATAGTGTGTGTTCCACCATTGTTTTGTTGTTTCTGAGTGTTTTCCTGGTTTTGCTGTACGTTAACTACAACTGGAGCCGGAGCTACCTGCTCGGTTTTAGTTTCTTCCTTATCCTCGTTTCCGCCGAATAATAGTGTAGAAATCCAAACCCCACCACCTGCGATAACAGTTGTTAGAGTACCGATTATGGTTTTCTTTAATCCCGACCAAGTACCATCGTTGGTCTCAACGTTGTTTGTTTCTTCTGACATTTTTTTACTTTTTTTTACTTTTTAATTATTTTAGCTGTCGCTATTTGGCTTGCTTTGATATTTAATGTTGCAACATATAAACCAGCTGATAGTTCACCAATATCATAAGTGTACTGATATTTTCCCTTTGGCATATTAGTTTTCATTAAATCAACTACAAGTTTTCCGTTTATATCGTAAATCGATAGTGTTATATTTTCTTTCTCTGAAACCTCAAAAGCAACCATTATTTTATCGTCTACTGGATTTGGATATACTATTATCTTGTTACCGAGTAGATTTAAGTAGCCTGATGAGATATTCATTATTTTAACTTCACCGTGGGTTGGATTTATGATCAGATCAGTTGCAATAGAATTACCCGCATATTTCCTTGTTACCCATAATGGACTAGCATTCCAATCTGACTGTGGTTCAAGTGCAAGAAACTTAAGATTAAATAGGTTTTCACCATCATTTATTGGATGTTGATTTCCTGAGATATCAAATCCTCCCCATTCGATCGTATTTTCAACTGGATTAACGAAACTCATCCAATCCATTGATTTTTCACTATTAACTATTTCCTTAAATTCTAATAAAGATGGATCGTAGTATAATGCCATTTGTAGCGATCCTATTGGACCTGAATTAGATTTTAATGTAACAGGTATCGTTACAAGATTTGCTTCATCTACAGTCACCTTAGGCATGTTAATTTCAATCGTAGACAATGTAGTGTCATCATATTGCGTTGTCACGTCCATTATATAATTTGGTGTGTTGTTCGGATTTATAATAGTTATCGGAACTAAACGAGCCATGTTATATCCTGTACCATTGGCATCTCCATATCCAAGTACATAAAATGTGACCGAATCTGGTTGGCCTGGTAATATATCGAACGTTAGATTAGTTACCCCTGGTATTGATTGTGTCTGATTTGTTGAAGATCCATTGATCGATGCATATTCGGAAGCACTAAAGAATCTGATGTCAGGTACGTTATTTGGCCAAGCACTAAATCTTCCCGCTATTCTACCATATATTCCGTAAACGTCCGACATTGTAATGTTACCTGAATTATTTACATCGGAAGAATAATAATCAAATCCGGATGGTTGAAGTTGTCCAAGAACATATTGATTAACTCTTTGCGCATCGGCCACAGTAACTATATTACCTACTGATAATGTATCACCCTGAACTGCAAGTCTAACGTCATAGTATGTGGTGTCTATCGATTTTGAAAAATTGAATTCACCATTAAGATCAGTAGTGTCAATCTCATCTATAGACCAAGTCGATCCGGTTTTAGGTTTCTTCTCTAGAGCAAGAGTTAGATTCTTAGCTGGCGATCCGGTAACGTTAACAAAGTTACCCTGGTAATTAAACATTACAGAATTAATAACCCCACCGTAATTATGAAGGGTTAATAGATCATCAAGACCATCTATATTTGAGCTTAGATTATTGAATGTTGTTGTTCCAGTTACCTCAATATTAGTTATATTATTAGTGAAGGTTTGAAAGTTTGCTGAATGTTGTAATTCTATATTAAATAATGCACCTGATGGAATAGTAAAAGTGCTACTACTACCAGTGTAAACGATAGTTACTGTAATGCTACCTTCCGATAGATTATTCTCGTATTGAAGTACCTGTGCAAATGATGTATTTGTTGATGTTACTATAGGAGCTCCACCGCCGAATGCATTCTTATCATACCAAACTCTGTATTGCAAACCGGTGATCAAGGTAGATGTCGTGTTTTGATAACATAGACCTATATTGGTTTTTCCTGATGCTACAGTACCTACCTGATATTGTGAATTGACCATAACATAGACTCCATTTCCCGGAGCTGTTGGACATTGTGAGAATCCTAGATATGGTATCAGCAGGATTCCAAAAATGAGAATGAGTAATTTTTTCATAGATGTTTATTTTGGTTTATTTTGGTTCGGAATATTTATCTGAAATTGCTCTTTTTTAGGCCACAAAAAAAGTCGATACTTTTAAATGTACCGACTTTTAAATGTTTAGTAAAGCATATCGGATTCTAACCGATGTTCCCGCTACACGCGGAGTCCTAGAACGCTAGACGAAAGCTTCAACCAATTCAAGCAATCTGTAAATCACTTTCATTGGCTCTGTGTTAAATATTACAGTATCTAACACATAGTAGCCCGTAGGGGAATCGAACCCCTCTTTCCAGGATGAAAACCTGACGACCTAACCGATAGTCGAACGGGCCATGTTCACTTAGTGAGATGTGCTAAGCTAGATTTTAACGGGTTACTCTAGCTGTTTCGAGAACCATCACTCCCATGGGTACGAGCCATGCGAAGCTTTTCATTAGTGTCTTACCACATAAAAACCTGTCAAGCTACTGAGAGGCTCTGCTACCTGCCTTTGTTCTCAGTTCCAGTATTTTAACTAATTTGACTCATTACCACCCATGAGATGATTGCTTTCCAAACCAGCTTTCGGTTACCACCTGGACATTAACCGAGATCCTTTAATGAGATCTAAACATGGAGGGTATCTCTTACCCTTTGCGGAGGAGGTGAGATTCGAACTCACGGACCCCTTTCAGGATCGCCGGTTTTCAAGACCGGTGCACTAAACCACTATGCGACTCCTCCGGTTAAAAAGATAATGATGGAGTACCCTTCTCGCTCCAATCTTAAGTGCTTTCCTGAGTTTTACTGGATCCAGGCACAAGGGGTGGTGAACTTTTTTTACCTATTTCGGTTTGTCGACAACCTACGTAGAAAGAACCATTATCTTTTTGCGGTCCCACGGAGAATCGAACTCCGAACTCTGCCGTGACAGGGCAGCATTATAGCCGTTTAACTACAGGACCATTATAACGAGGACGCAGCGGGATGAACCTCTCTTTCTCTGTACCGCGAATAAACAGAGACTGCCTCGTACCGTCGTTGAAAAGTCTTTCGACAAATCAGAGCGTTCCGGTGTACTTTTAAATTTGGTGACTAATAAGGATTCGAACCTTAAACCTGCGTCCCCTTTCCGTGAGTGCTAAGCACTATTCTTGTACTCCGTTCTGCTGTGCTCCAATACACTATAGCCAATCGTCAGTTTCGAACCTGACAGCCTCAAGGTAATTAATCTTGAGATTTGTGGACCGGGCAGGATTCGAACCTGCGACGCCTAGTAGATGTTAGTTATTCTTGGCCTTCGAATACATCCACCTTAGTGTTTACCAACTTCACCACCGGACCGTTTCGAATCTGAATTGAGCGATTCAGATTCTACTTAATTAGTTGAGCTTCTATTTTTCGTCGGGAAGCCCCCTTGTCAGGAAAATTAGACCTTACTTTGTCACACAAACTTTTAAAGTTGTAGAATTCCACTGGTTTACTTCACTACCCAAACCTCTATCTTCTACAGGGATAACTAAAAGCGACTCGTAGCGGAGGCAGGACTCGAACCTGCGACCTTTGGGTTATGAGCCCACTGAGCTACCAACTGCTCTACTCCGCAATATGTGGTCACGGTAGGAATCGAACCTACTATATCAATTACTTACTTAGTCACTTACCATGCTGCTTAACCGGTATCTCGGGCAGTAATACTAAATCATCATTAATCCATTGGCCAATCAGCATTACATACTGACCTATAGCTTTCGCAACCTTTAGTAGCGGGGGCCGGACTCGAACCGACGACCTTTGGGTTATGAGCCCAATGAGCTACCTACTGCTCTACCCCACGATATATTTTCAATGAACTGTTTATTATATGTTATTTTTATTACTCTGCAAATATAATAATGTTTCACGGGTAATAAAAATAATATCTAATTTTTTTAATTAAAAGCGGAGAGCGGAGGAATCGAACCTCATACGGTTTCCCGTACGTCACGCTTAGCAGGCGGACCCGATCGCCATCACGGATCACTCTCCAATTGTACCCCGGGCGGGAGTCGAACCCGCACGGACCTTACGGCCCACTGAATTTTAAGTCCAGCGTGTCTACCAGTTTCACCACCGGGGCATTTGTACTCAAGGAGGGAATCGAACCCTCACGCCGAAGCACTAGATCCTAAATCTAGCGTGTCTACCTAATTCCACCACTCAAGCAATTGATCCGATCATAATCACGAATTCTTCTGTATTTTTATATCCCTATCTAAATCTCTTTGTCGGGGTTTTCTTTTTATATTTTTTATATTTCTCCCCATATAAGTTGGTGTTAGTGCGTCACAATTTGGACAAATCAACCTAAAATTATTTTCTAGGTTATTTTGGGGATTTCCGTCAATGTGATCCAATATTAATGGTATATTTACGCCATTCCAACTTTCATTTTTACAAATTTCACAGCAGTGTCCTCTTTTTAATATTAAAAACTTCTTAATAGTTTTTCTGTTTGAATCAGTAAAAATCCCGCCGTCTAATTTTTCCTGATTTATTTTTGTTATAGATTTACTATGACATTCTGGTGAACAGTATTTGGTTCTTTTTTCTTTATCTACTGTATTAAAACAGATCGGACAATTTTTTAGATTTTTTTTCCCTCTACTTATATTTGAACACGTCACTGAGCAATATTTTCTTGTCTTGCCAGATTTCTCATTATCGAACTCATCTCCACAACAAAGGCAAATTAGAATATCGATATTTCTTAAGTTGTCGAATTGAGATTGATTTATTCCATATTTTTTCAAAAGATGGTTTTTAATTGAATTGTAACTTTTACCTATTACTTCTGATATTTCTCTATATTTTTTTCCATCCTCTAGTAATTTTTTAGCAAGAATAGACTCGGTTTCATTCCACATAAATTTTATTTTTATAATTATATATTCTAAAGTTGATTTCGAATCGTCGACTATATTAGCCCTGAGAATCTAAACTAATTCAAAACCTTTGATGGATCTTAATAAAAGCCATAATCTTAGTAATAAAAAAGGGTGACCGGTCGGGATCGAACCGACGACCTTCTGGACCACAACCAGACGTTCTAACCAACTGAACTACGGCCACCATGTATTATTTTGTGCTGAGGTATTCCTCTATTTCAGCATCATTTGCTAATCTAATAGGAACGAATAATGCAAATCCATTATCATCCTCGAAGTGATTACAAGTATCTAAACGAAATCCGAATTTATATCTCCAGTGTTCAAATAAGTTTTTTTCAGCTATCCATTTACCAACATTAGCATTTCTATATTCACCGAAGTAAAATTGTCCATCTACAAGATCTGCTTTCGGTATTGCTCCAGCAGCTATAAGTCTGGGTACATAGAATTCTTTATACTCCTTTTCTTCAACTCTAGGAATACCTGGAACGTCGCATGGATTTTCAAATTTCTTTAAATTATTCCAGTATTTAATCATAGCTTCTTTCCTGTTAGCTCTTTCCTCCTCGATCTTAGCTTTTGCTAAAGCTATTTTTTCTATATCATTCATAAGCAAGTTATTAATTAGAGGCACCAATAGGAATCGAACCTATCTCTTCCGCTTTGCAGGCGGACGCCTGAGCCAATCGACCACAGTGCCATTTTTATTTATTAGATCCTCCGACAGGGATCGAACCTGCAACCTGCTGATTACAAATCAGCTGCTCTACCAATTGAGCCACGGAGGAATGTGCGGAAAGTATAGGATTCGAACCTATGGCACCCTTTCGGATGCACACGCTTTCCAAGCGTGCTCCTTAAGCCACTCGGACAACTTTCCATTCATTTGCGGAGGAGTGAGGTATCGATCCCCATACCCGAGGGTACCGCTAGTTTTCAAGACTAGGTCAAGCGCCAGCTTAATTACTCCTCCTTTTTTGGCTTCCAATATGTCAAAGATCTCGTAAAATAAAAAAGGTCTCCTTTTTAGAGGAGACCTTTTAGATTTAAGTTTTTATATACTTATACCAATACCTTCTCCTTTTCAACGCACAGTGATAACTCACAAGATGTACTTGTTGTATCTAAATGCAGTGACGATAATGTGTATTGTACTTGTTTCATTTTATGTTATTTTGAGATTTATATATCTTTCTCCCTTTTAATTTCTATGCAAAAATAGGGAAAAGTTTCGGATAAAAAAAATATTTTCTATTATTTTCTAAATATTATTCGATAATTAGTAGTCCCAGAAGGATTCGAACCCTCATCTTCCCATCCGTAGTGGGAAATTCTATCCGTTAAACTATGGAACTATGGACGAGTCTCTCCCCGTTCGTCACCCTCCACTTTTTTGCGCATCAAATTGGATCTACTTCCTAAAAGCTATTCCTCTTATCCATTGTGGCAGCAGACAGGTCAACGCCACATCGTGTGTTGTACAGGATTCGAACCTATACCCAACGGCCTTATGTACCGTTTACGGACCCTATGACCTGTTACATGAAGTAATTAATTTCATTACGCATATCACCTAGCACTCCGTGTCCCTGTGGCCCTTTTTAAGATAGTGTCTAGAATCTTCTTAATATCTACCCATCGGAAGCTCTGACCAAATTGAGCTAACAACACTTTTGAGTTACTGATAGGATTCGAACCTATGCCAATCCCACGTCTCGCATCCAATCTGAAAGGGAATCGAACCCTACGCACGGTTACAGGGAGACTGCTCTTCCGCTAAGCTACAGTAACATAAATGGAGCTTGCCGACGCTGTATTCACTATGGATTGATTTATTATTATAACCCTACGGGATAATTAATTATCACCATCTACAGGTCTACTAATGTGGTTTATAGCAATGTGGTTTACGCCAACAACACGTTTACTCCTACTGCATCCATAAAAGAATTAATCATCATCACGGACCGACAAACTCTATTTGCTACCAGCATAGGAATCGAACCTAATATCTCCCTTACGATCGGGTGCGTATGCCAATACGCCAACTGGTAATATTATGGGTTATGAAAATGATAAAGTGTATAGACTATGCTAACGACAATGCCAACGTCAAAGACCTTCCTTTACTACAAAGGCAAAGTCAAAAACCAAGTCTCTTTTTGCTAACCAATTATCTGTCTAGTGGTAAAGATTCCTCTTTCTCTATGAGATTTCAGTAACTTGTTTAACAATTGAGTTCTATCTCAGTTTTTTTTGTTTTTGTAAAGGAAGCGGTTGCTGTTTTATCTGTTTCCGTAGAAACACTTAAATTAGTTTATAACTATCATCGATAAGATTTTATATAAAACATTACCACCTTCAATCAAATGGTTATGGAATCGTCTCCTGACTATCCATAACCAACCCCACTTTTAATTATTCTGAAACCTCAGATAGAAACATATCAATTGTTTCTTTAAATCTTGGATCAACCTCAATTCTTAGAGCTGAGATTCGAGCGATCTCTTTTTGTCTTTTTTCTTCGAATAAATCCGAAGCTTCTCTATAGCTAGATCTGTATTCTTCCATTGCTTTATTATAAGCATCAAGAACATTATCGTTGTGTTCTTTTATTCCAGCCTGAGCAACTGCATTTTCTTTAGCAATCCTTGCATTTTCCGAAGTAACAAGGTTCTTTATTTTTGCTTTAAAGTAGTTAACCCTTTGTTCATGCTTTCTGTGGGTAGAAGCAAGATCTTCATGGATTTTTAAAAGATCATCACTTGTGTGATGAATCTCAACCTTAACCGGAGTCTTTTTTCCAGCCTCGATTTCCATCCATTCCAATTTCTTAATATTCGGAAGCTCACTTCTTAATTGATCTAATTTACCACCTTTGTGGATGAATTGACCAACATGGGAAGCATATGCTTCAGCCTCCAAATATTCATTATATTCGGCAGTCGATAACTGTTCCCATCCCCATTTTTCATCAACCTCGTTTAACTTCTTGATTGATTTTAATTCTCCCTTAACAGGCTGGTCCCTATCGAATTCAAATTCATCCCATTTGACATCGTTTAGCATTTCCTCCTTGGCTTTGATATTCTCCATAAGAAATGATTGGGTTGCATGCAGCTTAGACTTTTGATCAAGAAGCTCATTAACATTCACCGGGATTGGTTTAGCCTCAACTTCATGATATTCCATTCCATCGACAGTGATCGATTTGCTGATATTATTTATATCAGCTAATTTAAAGTTGATGTCTCTAGCTCTTTGGTTACAAAGATTTGATACTGACTGAGCCTGTGACATTGAAAGACCCTTTGATTCTAATGAATTTCTTCTCATATTTATTATCTTTAAAGATTAACTATATTTTTATTATTTCTGCAAATGTATCACATAGATACGGGGTAAAAAAATTATTTAGCAAAAATTAACTAATTAACATTCAACTAATGAATTAACTAGCATTTTAACTGTTCCGATATCTGCACGACCTTGGTATTGTTTATTGAATTCTCCAATAGTTTTACCAACAAGTGCTTGAGAATTTGTAATTACTCCAGCAAAACCTTGCATGATTACTGTCAAGGCATCCGCAATCTCTTGTTCACTCATCTGAGCAGGCATGTATTTTTTCAGAATACTAATTTCATCCTGTTCTTTAGTAACCAATTCTGGTCTATTTGCCAAATCATACATTTTAATAGATTCCTCACGTTGTTTGATTCCTTTGCTGACAATTTTAATTACCTCATCGTCAGTTGCAATCCATGTTGGACTTGCCTTTTCTGAATTAGTAATAGAAGCCTTGATGCTATTTAAAGCCATTTTAGCATTTTCGTCCTTTGCTTTCATTGCAGTTACGAAATCTGCATTTATCTGTTCTCTAATTGTCATAATCTTTTAATTATTAATCTTCATTATTTTTGTGGGTAACAGGGGAATCGAACCCTGGATTTGCAATTACTCGAGTCTTGCTGTTTCCTTATTAACCTTAGTCATGGATGACGCCAAAATTACGCGTTGGCTCCGGTTCCCACCCCGGAAGGTTACCCATTTATTATACTACATCCTCGAAGCTACCTCCGAAGAAATATAGAACTGCTCTAATATTTCTTTGTTCATTACTTAGAGATTCCATTTTTATTCTTTCGATAGAAACATATCCCTGTAAAGAACTTAATCTATTTCTTTTAGAAACTAATTCCTGATTGGAATTTGAAATCTCGACGAAAGCAGCTTCTCTTGATTCTGCATTAGTGTAAAGTTTCTTCCCATTATCGTCCAACTGAGCGCCAATCTCGCTTTTTATTGTTGCCTCGATCTGAGAAATCTCATTGTTCGTTGTTTGAATCTCCTCGTTATGATCAAGGATTCTTCCTTGAATTTCAGAAATTCTTGATGGGATATCTAATAAATCACCCGCTAATTTTGATAATCTTTCTTTGTTCATTTTTAAAAAATTTAGTGGGCCAGGTAGGATTCGAACCTACACGCCCCGAAGGGACCGGATTTACAGTCCGGCGAGCCAACCAGTTGCTCAACTGACCCGATTAAGGGATGTTTCGATATTATATAGTTATCCAGCGGATTAAAAGTTTCGAGTCCATCGATGATAAGAAATCAGCATCACCCATGTCTTCAATAGGAACTTGAAATTGCACAATGGAGTCATTCGAAACTAAATGCGCAGAATAATAAGCAACACTCTTTCTAATCATCCTCAAAACTGCATGTGGATTTTCCTTATACAGTGATTTTTTAATTTCATTTAATTCCATAACCATTTATTTTTTTATTGGTGGGAATGGTAGGATTCGAACCTACTCAGGCGCAAGCCAACGGATTTACAGTCCGTCCCAACTCTCCAACTCTGGCGCATTCCCTTATATAAGATCCAATTCAGACTTTAGACCGCTACTAACACCTTGATTCCATACCCTTGAATTTCTAGCTGAAGGTTTCCATACCCTCCCTCGGATGCCTCCGCGTGCGCTCACACCGGCTTAATTCTACTCTTTGGAGATGACTTTTGTCTGTTCATCTTATTCCTCCTTTTTTATCCTTTCGGACTAATTGGATCTTTTGTAGTCCCTGCCGGAATCGAACCGACGACCTATTGTGTGTAAAACAATCGCTCTAAACCAACTGAGCTAAGGGACTGTAGAGAAGCTGATTTTTATTTCAGCTTCTTTGAGTATACGTTTTTAATTCTACCGTCTTTATAGAAAATACGACAGTCAGGTTTAGTCCATCCATAAAGATTGGCCATAATCTGTGCATATTGCTCTATTGAATCGAGCCTGATTTTACCTATGATTCTATCAGATCCGTATTTTTTTTCTATAATAGGTTCTGTAAGCCATACAGATTTACCATATTCTGCTTTGATTTTCTTGATAGCATCATCGCCATTTGCACCCTTGGGATCTGTCAACCATTCGGAGATCTCGTAACCTCCCCATTTGGAGTTGATATTTTCTAGATCTACTAAATTCCCGGATCTGTACCATCTATCTCCGCAACACGGACAATCCGAACCTTCATCTACACCATCCCAATAGCACCCAAGATCTTCCGCTATATTGATTGCTTCTTCCTCAGATTCAGCCTCAATGAAAAGTCGGTGACAAAGTTTATCATCAACTACGAATGATCCTCCGCTGTTGTTTTGTGACAGTTCATAGAATTTTGTTTTCATCTTTTTATTTTTTACAAGATTAATAAAATACTACGGGATTAAAAAATAATAAGATAATTATTTCCATCTGGTTTTTCTGCTATGTTTCCATGTTTTATAACTTCTATATTTTATTGAGGGATGACCTTTTTTAAAATTTAATCCTTCATCCCAATACATAGGAAATTCCCATTTTAACCAAATTAATCGGTAGTCTCTAGAACAAGTTGCCTTATTCAATTTTGCTCTGTTTGTGTTTTTACTCATTTTACTCATTTTTAGGTTATTAAACCTAATGAGCGTCGAATTTCTTTTTCATATTAATTTATTTTTTAGTAGCGAGAGTAGGAATCGAACCTACGGCCTCGGGGTTATGACTCCCGCGCTCTAACCATCTGAGCTATCTCGCCATGCATCCCGTTACTTGTGCACAAGCCGTGGCATTACGGGATCGATGTGGTTCCACATTCTGAGCAGGTATGGGGAATCGAACCCCAATCTCCAGATTGGAAGTCTGGAGTAATAGCCGTTATACGATACCTGCATAGAGTGTAGTAGGGCTGCAGTCCCTTGAGGCACCTACACTAGTTATTCCTCTTTGAGCGAGAGACCGGGTATGATCCGGCGACCCCGACCTTGGCAAGGTCGTGCTCTACCAACTGAGCTACTCTCGCGGTTTTAACTTTAGCATATATCGGACTCTCTTTTCTTTCCTTAATATAGACAATTTTTTCCTCTGTTGGATCCGTCTGTATTACATAGGAAATACAATTTAATCGGTCTAAATAATTTACAAGATCATTTATTTTCAAATTCGTTTTTGCTTTTTTTACTAAAGTTGGTTTCATTTTATTGTTAATATATTATTTTTGAGGACCCGGTAGGATTCGAACCTACGACCAGCGCATTAACAGTGCGCTGCTCTACCACTGAGCTACAGATCCTTATTGCTCTCCCGACTGGACTCGAACCAGTGACCCTCTGATTAACAGTCAGATGCTCTAACCAACTGAGCTACAGGAGAATTTTTAGTTGTCGATTTTTTACAAATCTTATGTTGGCAGAATGGGATTCGAACCCACATATAACCAGTTAACCTTTCTACCGCGTATCAGGCGGAGGGTATATCTGCCAATATATTTTTAATGCTATTTTTAATATTATCCTCTGGAAACTTTATTCTAAATATTCTCCATCCATTCTCCATCAATTTTTTATCTTTTTTAATATCTATTAACATTCTCTCGTTTTGATTATGCTGTCTTCCGTCTATCTCGATAGCAATTTTATGATCAACGATTGCAAAATCTATAAAATATGGATGAAATGGATATTCATATTCATATTGTATGCCATATTCATCAAGAATTGATTTTGCTATACTTTCAGGATATGACATCTCAAATTTTGACCTTGTTCTCCACCCGAACTTAATGTCTGGATTTTTGTGTTTTTCATAAGCTGATTTTGAAGAAGCTTCCGTTATATTTTTTCTATAATCATCATCCAGCCATTTTAATTGTGCGGCGCATTTTCTTGAACAACATGTCTGTAGACGTTTTGACCAAGAAATTTCAAATTTATTTTTACAGTGGCCACATTCTTTTATTTCTGGCGGGTTTCCCTTTCCTGTCAATGTTTTCGAAACCTTATAATTTATTTCCGATCTTTTAGATTTAGTACTAAATCCTCTAGAGCATTTTAGAGAGCAAAATCTCCCGCTACCCAATTCACCATTATGTACATTCCCACAATTTTCACAACTTTGCATAAAATAGATTTTTTATCTATATATCTATTCGAACCAATAACTTTTTGCAAATGCACTTTACGTATTACGTACCTTGCTATTCCATATGTCAATGAACAATTTGTTGTCCCTGGAGGATTCGAACCTCCACCGCGTGGACCAAAACCACGTGTCCTGCCATTAGACCAAAGGACAATTTAATTTGCACGCCGGGCAGGAATCGAACCTACAACCCCTGGTTTTGGAGACCAGTGCTCTACCAATTGAGCTACCGACGTATTTTAATAGTGGAGCTACCGGGGATCGAACCCGGGTCCTCTGAGTGCAAGTCAGAAATTTTAGCCAATTAAACTACGGCCCCATTTTGTCGGGAAAGCAGGATTCGAACCTGCGAGCTCCTGCGTCCAAGGCAGGCGAGGACGACCTAACTCCTCTATTTCCCGTTTATTCTGTCGGGGTGGCCAGGCTCGAACTGACGGCCTCCTGGTCCCAAACCAGGCGATCTACCAACTGATCTACACCCCGTTATATAAATGAAATTCATTTATGAGTGATCCCGGTGAGATTCGAACTCACGACTCCCTCATTAAAAGTGAGGTGCTCTAAACCAACTGAGCTACGGGATCATTATTTTTTAATTAATGGCCATAGCTTAATCTAAGCTAGAGGACCTTACTGTTTTCGCTTCATTTTAATATTTAATTTATTCTGTGGTGAGGGACGGGATCGAACCGTCATCATCGGATTTTCAGTCCGCTGCATAGACCAACTTTGCTACCTCACCCAATAAAAAAACTCCGATTCTTTTTGAGAATCGGAGTTTTTAATATTTAAGTTTTATTATTATCTTAACCTACTATTACATCTTCCGGTTTCTCGTATTGGCCATTATACCATTTTGCAATCCCCACCTGTACAAACGGGTTATTGCCTTGTGGCATAAAATTAATGGCGATATTTCCGAAGAATGTTTTCATTTTGTTTTTAATGTTTAATAGACTATATATCTAATTGATTTTAATATTTTATGCAAATTTATAATAAAGTTTCGATTAAAAAAAATATTTTTTGATTTTTTTTTGATTTTTATTATTTACATATATGTGGTAGGAGAAAATAAGCTATTGAATGTCATAGATACTCCCTGTATTTTTTTATTCAGCATAGTAAATGAATCCGAAGGACTAGCCTTCCATTTACCACCGCTATTGAATGGACCGTTTGAATCCTCTGGGGTTATTCCGGTTGTGAATGTACCGTTAGGAAAAAATACTAATCCCCATGTATGCTCTTTCTTAAATATACCTTTGGGCGATTTTACCTCGATTATCCAAGAATTATTTGGTGGGTTCATCCTAACAGGTCCTCCTCCATGGAAGTGGTCTTCTTTAGCTCCAGCTTTTTTAAGAAAATCCGGCATCTTTGGTAAAGCTGCCTCCTCGTTAATTGGATACGAGAAACTTTCGAAAGTTTTTATATTATTGCTCATTATTTACAAACTGTTCTTATTTTAAATTGGGTTCCAGCTACCGGTGAGAAAGCAACTAATTTAACTGCGTCTCTTACTGCATTTTTAGTAACCTCTATACTTAAACTCTTTATGTCAGCCTTTGGAGATTCTTTTAATGCACCAGATTTAAGCAGATCGTATGTCCATTCCCAAACTTTATTGGTGTCATCTATTTTAATTTCACTAAGATCCTTATTTCTATAGACCTCTATTTTTCCTGCTGAATCAAAAAATTCCGGACAAAGTTCTTTGATAGGTTTTAGACCAAGCGAAGATAGTTTAGTCTCTATTGCTTTAACCAATGAACCACCTTTATTGATAACATTATTAAGGTAATCCTTATAATCAATAACTAAATAATTTTTTCCTCCAATGTTCTCTCTTTTACCAGGAGCATTTTTACCCGCTTTAGCATCTGCATTTAACGCATCCTCTTTTTCCTTGCTATATTCACCTCTAATATATTTAGCACCGAATGCACCCATAAATGGTGAAAGTTTAATCTCCTTTCCTGAGTATGAAAATAATATAGCATCTGGTATAACTAATGGATCAAAGAATATCTCCATTTTCTGGCCAGCCTTAGCTGTAAGGTAAACTGTTTTATCATAACCTGCATATCCGTTGCTAGCATCAGCCTTTCTACCAGAGAAACTTTTATCCATTTTACATGATATCTTTATATCATCACCAATTGGTTCACCACTTGCTACGAGTGTCGCAGAAATAAATTGATTGTCCTTAAATTTCTGATCATCCGGATTATCACCTTTAGATTTATCATAATCTGGTCCAATATTAGGCATTGGCTTATTTATGAATTCCATTTTCTTTTCGGCGGACTTAAGAAATTCCTTCCTGTCCATACCTTCACCGAATGTATTGTACATTAGGTCTTTTATCAACTCAACAACAGTATTACCTCTAGCTTTACATAGGCCGTCATTATCTGTTGAATAACCTGCAGCCTTTAATGCTTTTGCAACAGATCCTGATGGATTGACAGGAACCTTACTTGATGCTGAAGATATTGTTACATTAAGTTTCTGACCGATGTAGTTCTGATTATTTAAAACTGGAATTATCCTATTTTTAAAATCTACCTCTAATTTTTTTATCTGATCTGGACTTACGTCATCTTTTTTAAATTCACCGCTATCAAATTTAAAATCCCAAGGGGAGGATTTAGAGTCAGCCTCATTTAGAGTTCCGTTTGGAGTCTCTGTTAAAAGCTTATAATTTATGAAATCACTTAATGATTCGAAAACAAATTTCTTAGACATTCTTATTTGGATTTATTTTAACTATATATCCAATAGCAATATTAGTATTTTTCAATAAAATATATTGTGGTATATGCAATTTTATTCTCCTGTCCACCGATAATAACACTCTTAACAATTACACAAATACCGACATAACAATTATCAAGGTCCAATCTCATTACCGCATCGTGGCCTGGTGATTTTGAAAATTTTGTTATTATATCCTTAGCGAGCATATCATCGGATTTTTGAGAAGCAGTGAAATAGTTTCCGCCGTTTGCATTTGCCATATTACAGATCTCACCTAAAGTATAATTGGTACTTTCCTTAATTATACCGAATTCCTTTCCTCTATCCTCGGGGGTTTTTAATTCCTTAAAGTTCGGGACGTCGATTGTTTCAGTGTGTGCATCCATTTGCTCTGATCCATCATCAACCTCCATTATTTGCTTCATTTTATTAAAGCTAACTCTGGACATCCATTGGGTGTGGTGATAAGCAGCTTTATTTATGGTATCTGAATATTTTACCGGTTTTAGCTTATTTAATTTTCTATAAGCATTAAGTTCTTTTAAGACCAATCCTTCTAAATTGGTCTGAGCATATAGAACATTTTGAACTAGAGTTAATAATAGGAATAGAATCATTTTTTTCATATATCAAATGTAATATATGTAATCGGATAAAAAAAATAATTTACGTATTATTTATTATAAACCATATTTTGATTTTGTTGAATTATAATTAGTTGAAATTTCCGAAGCGCTCAACCCTCTAGTATAGAAATATGATGCACCGATTTTACCATTTAGATATGTTGATCCAATACCCGCCCCAATATATCCTAGGTATAGAGGATTCGATTCCGAATACCCATCTGTCCCGTGTGCCGTTGTAATATATTCCGTAGTATTAATATAAACTTTAGTTGTATTTGCTGTTGCTGTAATTTGTGATATAAAAGTAAATAAGTACCAAGTATTTGTTGTGACGGTTAAAGTAGAATCAACAATTCTTTGAACACCTGTTCCATTTGTTACTGACCTAACTTTACCACCATTAGAAAATAAACCCCCCCAGTATCCATCAAACCCAAACGATCCCGATAATTTACCAAAGACCGGTATCTGTGTATTCAGTGCAGGTAACACATCGAATTTAACCCAAACCTGAATCGTTCTTTGTGTCGTGGTATTTAAACTAAGATTTGAAGTGTGTGGAATACTAATTGTGTTACTAGTACCATTTAAATCAAAAATACCACCGTCCGTTGACGACCAAGTCGCCCCATTAATAGTCGCATTATTTCCGTTACCAGTCTCATCCGTCCATGTACCTGATGTATAATTACTAGCATCAAGCTTCATGAATAAACTACTGGTAATTATACCGGGAGCTATAGTTGTCGTTGTTGTCGTTGTTGGAGCTATAGTTGTCGTTGTTGTCGTTGTTGAGGCTATAGTCGTCGTAGTCGTGGTGCTAGTTGTAGTCGTAGTCGTAGTCGTAGGAGCTATAGTCGTCGTAGTTGTGGTGCTTGTGGTGCTAGTCGTAGTCGTGCTAGTCGTCGGTATTATGAATCTCGGCAAGAATGAATTATATATTGATGTTATTTCGGAATCACTTAATGTTCTGTCGTATATAATAGCATTGGATATGGATCCATTAAATAAATTTGAACCTGTATCATATGAACCTATAAAAACGTTACCGTCACCAGAAAATGTAATATTATCAGCTGAACTATCTTCCAATACACCATTCAGATATAGTTTCCATCCTGCTGCCGAACTAAAGGTTACTGCACCACAATACCAAGTATTAAGGTTAAGAGTGGTTGATGATTCAACTATATTCCAGGAACCATTATGTCCAGATTGTAATTTATTTGTTGCGCCCAGCCAAAAAGCATGCTGTCCCTGACCAGATCCAGATCCTCCACTTATTAGATTATTTGCATTAGAAAAGCTATTAACATAAAACCAGATTATCTTGGTGTATTCGTTATTTGATAATACGGGTGAACCATTGTTTATATCTACATAATCACTTGCCCCATTAAATACAATATTACCTTTTTGTAAATTACTGAATGTCGATCCCATTAGATTTCCTGAATTACCATTTCTGGAGAGGTCATACCACTCATTACCTGTTCTTGGATATGATGCAGTAAATCCTGCATCCAGAAGCATATTAAGGCCTTCAGTTGGTATCGAGGGGTATTCCATATTGATACATATTGTATCGTCCTGATCATATAACCATAATAATGCATCAGATACTGTTGTTATCGATGATCCACCAAATGCATTAATTGAGATTAATCCAACGAGATCCAAATCAGATTCTGGTGAATATATCGAAGGTCCTTGTTCTGCCTTATTTATATAGATGACATATCCCGATGGTGTAACGTCATAGCCTTGCCAAAAATTAGTTTCCGGTGTTGATCCATATCCCGTTACGCCAACCCCTAGGTTCATGTTATTTCTCCCTATAGTATATGGTAGTGGTGTTATTGAATATTTTACTGGATTTGACATGGATTCCTTTTTTTATATATATTCAAATCAAGGAATCGGGTTTTGCTATTCCTTATTTATATACTTCCATCTTTTAATCTCGCAGCTTTCCGGTAATTTCTTTTCCTTTAAATATAGATTTATTTGACCCAACATATTTCCGGATCCTATTGGATTATGAGAGTGTATATAACATTTGGGTATTTTGTGACCAGTTGCTCTAGAATGCAAGATAAGCCATTTAGCTACGTCCATTCCTGTGGGTTCTAGTATTTGTGAATAGTCTATTGAGTAATTTTTTTTAACATATTCAAAATAGTGGGATGTTGCTGAATGATCCAAGTCATGGTCCAGCGAGAGAATATCTATGTTATCTAGTCCAACCTCTAATATCTTATTAACGAACTCCTCATAATTTCTTACTATAATCCATTCCCCGTTATTAGGATGTTCGGTGGGCGTTCTAAAATCGTCTAAATAAATTGATATCATATTAAAATTATTTTTAATAAAAAATCCCACCCTTATTGGGCGGGATTTAGTGGTCCAGCCTGGACTCGAACCAGGGACCTACGCATTATGAGTGCGGTGCTCTAACCAACTGAGCTACAAGACCTTTTTGATGGACGTAGGTTCATCACCTACTTTTGGCTCTCCATCAAAGCCGTTGTACTCCCTGAGAGACTCGAACTCTCACACCTCTCGGCACTAGATCCTAAGTCTAGCGTGTCTACCAATTCCACCAAAGGAGCATTTTTTGTGACCCCGACACGATTCGAACGTGTGACCTATTCATTAGAAGTGAATTGCTCTATCCAGCTGAGCTACGGGGCCTTTAGTTTTCATTGTGTCTTATTTGTATGACGTAAAGATAATAATATTTCACGATATAAAAAAATTATTTATCCTATTTTTTAATTTTTTTTAGATATTCATTGAATATGAGTCTTTTATCTGGAGATAATATAAAATCTAAGCTATCAGTTGAGTATAATATTCCATACCTCTCAAGCAGCCTCTCCTTTATAAGATCTGCCGGAATATACATTTCCATACAATTAAGCATTTCTATTGATGCCATATCAGCTTCTATTTCCATTCTATCCTCACTATAATCACCATTATTATGCTGGAGTATAAAATGACATATCTCATGTGCTTGTACTGCTATGATATGGTCCAATGTTAGATCTTTACACTCGCCATCTATGAAAATAAGCTTACCCTTGAAATCTAGGAATCCAACACTATCATCAAGTAGCTCGAAAATTTCTCTGAATGCTGGATATTTTTCGCTTTCCTCATATACTATGAAAACCGTATATTCGCTATCTATTTGTGAACTAAATGTTACTATGCCCTTTTCTACCTCCATAATGGTATTTATCTACAGATAACATCAGCTATTGATATTGACCATGGGGAAAGTGTTTTATATCTTGCTTTCATTCCCTCAGATTCAACCAATCCAACCGCAGCTCTAAGCATTTGATTTGACTGATATTTAGGGTCTGGATTCATATCAATGTCTATGTATTCAGGAGATTGTATTCCCCACTCTATTAATTTTTTAGCAGCATTTACACTATACTCAACCTCTTTCCATAGTCTTTCGTGTGCTGAAGTGACCCTTGGTATTATCTCCTTATTATATAAAACGTGTCCGCCTTTGGAATAATGATGAAGTACTATGACAGTTGCAAAATTTGTATTAGCCATATCATTATGAGAATCACAGCCAATGTAAATTAGATGATCCGGATTTTCGAATAACCACTCCTCTAAATATTCTTTTAGCTCAATCTCTTTATGCGTTGAAAAATTACGCCATCCCATAGTGAAATAATATATCTATATAAGATCTATAACAATAAAAAGTTTCCTGCATGGAGAAAAAGAAAATAATATGGGTCAACGGATGCTTCGATATAATACATCCCGGGCATATAGAGATTCTAAAATATGCAAGATCCAGGGGGGATCTACTTATTGTTGGTATAGATTCCGATGAAAGAGTATCAATTCTGAAGGGTAAGGATAGACCTATAAACAACCAAAATAACAGAAAGATTATACTTGAATCGATACGATATGTTGATGAGGTCGTCGTTTTTTCTAGTGAAATTGAAATGTGCGATAAGCTGGTCGAAAAAAATGTGGATCTGATAATAATAGGCGATGAATATATTGGGAGAAAGATAACCGGATCAAATTTATGCAATGTTGAATTTTTTACCAAAATCCCCAATTTATCAACAACATCAATAGTAAATAAAATAAATCCAATTGGTGATATATAGTTAAAATATACATTAAATAATGGACGGAATTTTAAACCTTAGCGCATTTGGAGACGTGATTAAGAATCCAGCAAATATGGATATGGTTGCTAATAAGAAGCCAGAAGATAACGTTTCATCTGAGGAAGCAAATAAATATGGCCATATATTTAAGATGATAATGCAAAATACTGCCCAGATAAAATTGCTACATTGGCAAGCATATACTTACGGACAGCACAAGGCATTAGATAAGTTATTTGGAAAATTCCTTGATCTCAGCGACAGTCTTGCTGAAGTTATAATGGGTAAGTATGGTAAGCCAGTTTTATCTGACGATAATCTTAGCATTAAAATAATGAATTTTAATGATCCTGAAAAATGTGATCTTAAAAAATTTATGGATGTTATGCATAAATGCTATGCTATTGATTGTAGAGCATTATTAGACGAGAATTCAGATAGCGAAATATTTAATATATTAGATGAAATTGTAGCATTGGTTGATCAAACTAGATATCTACTTACGCTAAGATAATTAAGCGGGTTTGGAAAAAACAGTTAGATTATAGATAACTACCTCATAAATCCAAACATTTTCTAATTCATTTCTTTTTCTTGAGATTATAGCTTTCGTATAAGAACCATATGCACCTTTTGCATATTTCTTTATTGCATTCCTATGGGAAGATGATTCCTTATAACCATCCAAAATAAAATCTTTACCGAATTTATTACCGATAGCAAGCAACGACATCTTTATAAGTTGCGCATCTGTATATTTATATTCGCTTGATTTTGTCCATGATGTTTGCTGCATAATTTCTGCGGTTACCTTTGTATTCGCGTTTTCTATTAAAGGTAAAGGATTAGGATATCTGCAACCAGCTGGTTCTTTAAATAGTTTATCGTTTCCGAAATATCTAGAATGCCCATAATTATTTGCCGGTATATTTTCAACTAAACTACATAATGAAAATCTTCTGCCAGTTTCTATAAGGACACTGGAAAAATAATTAACCCTAACCTTAGCAACACTATCTAAAAAATGTTCGCGATGAATTTCATTAGATCCATATGAAGTATACACGGACAGATCATTTGAAAATCCTATTGTAGCTATATCAACATCAGAGGAGCTGAAAGTTCTATTCTGTGCATATAATAATGTACAAGATAAAAACACGACAAGTAATAATATTTGTTTTTTCATATTGCAAATATATTAAACCTTCCCGGTATAAAAAAAATATTTGTAATTTATTTTTGATATATAGTTTATAGTAAAAAATAAATTTAGACATGGAAAACAAATTATTATCATTTTCTGATTTCGAGCACCTATATGAATCATATGGATTTATTAACGAATCAGAAGTAAAAGCAGAGGATCCTTTATTATTCGATCCATTTGCTCCCGCTGCTGATGCGGAAAAAATTGCAGACCTATTAGCACCAACCGAAGAAAAGCCTGTTGATGAGGCTGGACCAACACCAAGTGAATTCAAACCTCTAAAAAAAGGCGAGAAGAGTAAGAGGGTTACTGAATTACAAAAGGACCTAGGAATGAGCGCTAAAGAGGCTGATGGAGCATTCGGTTCAGCTACTGAAGCTAAGGTTAAGGAATTCCAGAAAACTAACAAACTTACCGTTGATGGTATTGTTGGAGTTCAAACGCTTAGAAAATTATTAGAATTATCTAAATCAATAAAGGATACTGCTAAGCAAGATGCTGATATAGTGAAAAGATACAATGTAAAAACTGCTGAAGATGCTAAAAAAGCTGGGATTAACCCAATTCTTCTTAAAATCTATCAATCTATAACGGTTGTTAAATACGGTAGCAAAACATTAGTTATATGTATACCTAAAAAAGATGCAGCCACACAAGTAAAAGCACTAGAGGGTACAACACTATTGGATGCTAACTTAGCATTTATTAAAAATGCAGCAACTGCAGTTGGTAAGGCTATAGTTTATACTGTAACTGGAGCTGTTGTTATGGCTTTGGATGGTGCAATGGCTATTTTATCTGCTGTAGCATCTGCTTCTAAATTCCTTGCAGATGGTGTTATGTACACGGCAGGTGCAGCTATTCAAGGATTAGCTTCTATCGCGAATTGGGCTTCTATAAAAGGTGCAGCCATCTATAAAAAGGTTTCAGATAAAGCTAATGCATTCTTCACCAAATTTGCTCAGGATTCAGCTAAGGCACTTAAATCAACAGTACAAGGGGCAACAGCCTTTTTCGATGGTATTAAAGCAGGAGCTAAAACATTGGGATATGTTCTTACTGGTCTAGCAGTTAGTGCTTTTAAATCAGTAGCTACTTTCTTGTCACCAGCATTAAAAACAATAGTTCAGGGAGCTAAGGACGGAGCAGCAGTGATTGCTGGAGGAATGGCTTGGATTGGTAAGAATGTTAAGGACGGAGCAGCAGATTTCGCCAAAACTATTAAAGCTGGTTGGGATGCATCAGTTAAATTTACTACCAATGCTTACAATGGAGGTAAGAAAATGCTATCAGATGCAGGTAAAGCACTTAGTAGCGCATATGACGAAGCTGCTAAAGCAACTACAGATTTCTTTACTCAGATGTACAATACAGGTAAAGCAGTTTGGGAATCAACATGTAATTCATTCGAGGATTCACATTTTATATTTGAAGATCTTGTATGGGACATCGAATTAGCATAAATTAAATTTCACATAAAAGAAAAAGCCGATTAAATTATTTAATCGGCTTTTTTGTTAGTATTATTTTTTTAGCTTTTTCTTTAGCTATGTTTCTAATGTGTATATAGCCATCCAAAGCTTCTGGCCCAGCAAATGCTAAAAATATGAGATGATCCAGATTAATTTTTCTTAGACTATCAATAGATATTTTTTTCATGGGACATATTCCATTATTTCGTGAATGATAGATTCAGCATCCACACATGTTTCATTATCTAAAATAATTTGGATTGATTTAATTCTACCCTCGTTAACAATTTCTGTCCTGATTTTTTCCCTGTTGTACGAATCTGTAAAATTTTTTAAAGATTCAATATATTGAGTATCGGAGGAAGATACCTCAATAATTGTATTATCACCCTTGACGTATCTAGAGTAAAATGTTCTTGACATATTTAATTTTAATTAATTGGAGATTTCATAGAATTTATCCAGAATAACATCAACCGAATTTTGTTTTGTTTCGTCGTTTGTAGTTTGTAGTATAAGCTGTGCTAGTTCTGCAACATTTGATACCAGAAGCGAATACTCTGGATAGAATGTTGTATATGCGTCTTTCTTCGATAATGAAATGACATCAATCAGTATTGCTTCAAGATATTCTATGGATGATGTTATATTTCCAGATAGTACCTCATTATCATTATCGTCAGTGGTTACTACAGTTTCAGTATATTTAGAAAGTTCGCTATTCATAAGCTTCAATTCATCCTTCGTTTTTGGTAGTGAATTAGCAGCCTCCTCAGCTTCTGATTTTTTTATTTTTCTTACCATATCATAAGGAACCCTTACCACATTTCTAGGACCATCCATAAGCTGTATCCTTAAAAAATCACCCTCCTTACCAAGAACCTGACCTATACCTCTATATGAAGTTATATAATCGCCATCCTCGACTTCCTTTGAATCGTCGGAATGAAAATATGTACCAGGATTTTTCATAAAATCATCCAGATCGAAATCTTCGTATAATTTTACAAATTTCATATTTTATCCTTTAAATTTAGATTTAGCCTCTTTATAATCCTCTTCCGAAAGTTCCCAACCATCATTAGTTTTAGCTATAAATAATTTAGCATCCTTATATGAAGGGCTTTTAACAGATCCAAAAAACATTTCAAGTTCTTTGTATATTGCTGGGCTGATTCCTTTCTTTTCAAGAAGATATTCGTTGTATTCCTTTAAGTGTTCCATTGTTATTTGTTATTTATGTTATATGATTAAATTAGAGACTCCAAGCGGGATTTGCAATTATAAGTAAGTTACCTTCCACTCTTGGTAGTTCCTTTGTTGAGTGATAATCGTCATATTGTATTTGATCTGGGTAAAACTTCTTTCCGTTGAAAACTATATAATTGTCCTCGGATCTTTCACCCTCTCCTCTAACACTAAATTCCTGTGTTTTTAGAGCATCTCTCGTTGCAGCCTTTATTGTTGGCTTACCAAAAATACTATTCCAGAAGCTCTCGTTTATATCAGATTCACTGGATCTGAATGATTCATAACCCTTAATATTATCCATATCTATTATTTTTTTATTATATATCCTTAATCTTCTCAACTATTATCTGAAGATCACTGGTTCCTTTTATTATTCTATGCCAAGTACCTTTTGGTATTTTTATTTTAGCTCTAATATTAATCGGTAATTCATTATCGAACTGAAACATCCAATCACTTTCACCGATAGGATAAACTATTCTATCCTCATTATCCCAGTGCCACTTGAGTTCATTTGGGTCTATATTGCTATCAAATTTTCTAACAACGGTTTCTATAGATCCCTTGGAAACCACTGATTCCATAAATGGTGATTTTACCATGGTCTGCTAGATTTAATACCAAGTAATTTTCTATACCTTGCAACATTACATGACCACCATCTAGCTTTCCATCTAGGTCCAGGATTATCACACCTCATTCTTTTTTGAAATGATCTTGATTTAGCTGGATCGTTATTATTAACCCTCATACCAGGCTGACCAAATCCAAGCTTTATTACATTTCCTGATTCATTCTTTGTATACACTGCGAATTTTCTAGGACCTCCAGGAGTTCTGAATGGTTTATTCAGATCAACATCTCTGCCCCTATATTCTGCCTCGTATAATTCATGATCAACATAGAATGGTACATCTAGCAATACTGTTTCGTTTTCATATACACCTTTACTGCCAGCATCTGTACTGATTAGGAATAGATCATCCTCACATAGATCAATGACGTTGTTCTCCCATAGAATCCTAGCCTCATTAATTATAGATAACCAAGATTCAGATTCTATTCTATATACACTTTCCATAAGTGGTATATTTTTATCTATGTGATATGATAAACCCTCACTTATTGATTGATTTCTTTGTGTATAAGACATTGATTCGTATGTGGTGATGTATTTCATTGGTATATTATATTATTGTTTATACGCGATTTAATTATATATCGAAAATATTATGAAATTATTTTTTTTATCCGTATTAGGTGGTTACCTTTGCTCAAAAATTAATGAAGAAGTATTAAAAATTCAATATGAGACAATTTAAAATTTCAGAAAAATTCACACCGAGACTAACCAGGTCATCCGGTGATTATTTCAACGAAGTTGAGCAACACAAGATGATGAGTCCAGATAAAGAAGCTGAGATTGCTTATCTAGCTGCTGAAGGAGATCAGGAAGCAAGGGATACATTGGTTAAGGCTAATTTAAGATTTGTGCTATCCGTTGCTAAGATGTATTCGAGCAGTCCAGAAGATTATGCAGATCTAGTTGCGGCAGGAAACATAGGTTTAGTGGAAGCCTCCGGAAAATTCGATCCCACTAGAGGATTCAAATTCATCTCTTTTGCTGTATGGCATATCAGAAAAGAAATGCTAGCACACATGAGCGAATCTAAAAAATTAGTTAGATTACCAATGAATCAGATTGGTGTTTTAAGAGCAATGAGGGAAGCTTCTAATGAAATATCTATGCGGGAGGGTAGAGATGCAACCTTCGATGAAGCTTTTGCTTCGATAAAAGAGAAGAAAGAAAAATACAAGTCATTAAGAAGAGATGCTCTATTTTCAGCTACTGTTGCGGACTATAGACCAAGTTCTTTTAGTAATCCAATATCATCAGAATCAGATTCAATGACGTTATTGGATATAATAGAATCAGGAGAAAAAAGCTCGGATGACTCTGTTTTACAGAACGATTTTAATAGAATTCTAAATGACCTCGTTGACAAGTTAACACCAACAGAGAAGGATATAGTTTTTAGAAGACATGGTGTTGGTGAATATGATGGTGATCCACATTCATTCCCTGATATGGGTAAAATTTATTCCATGTCGGGTGAGAATATAAGAGTCAAATACCAGAAGGCAATGAGAAAATTAAAAATACAGGCAAGAAGATTATCCATAAAGGAACACGACATATTTTAATTAATATTTTTTTAAACCGAATATTATCACTATTTTTATAAAAAATATAAATATGACAAATTCTATATCTTATTATAATAGTAAACTTGACTCAGTCTCGATGGGGAGATTATTCAACATACTTAAGTTCCCTAAGATAAATCCAACAGTATTAATAATATCTTCATTATTTATGACTCTGCTTCTATCTGTTGTAACTGGAGCTATTGTATTATTTACTATCCTATTATTAGTTTTATTGTTTGAATATTATTCAGTGAGATCAACGAGGATCAAGTTATTGGATGTCTGTCTTGTTGACGAGATATTACTTACTGATGATTTCGCAGTAAATGGAAAAAGCAAAGAATTTCCGGACGATCCTGTATATGTAACTGAAGCAGATCGGGAATATATTTTTTCTGATGCTGTTTATCAGGTTTCTCCTCCAGGTATTAAGGAAACACTAAAAAGCCATCGAATTTCTATATTAAATACGATGGCCTCTTTTATAATCTTTTATATACTATTGCATAATTACATAGCGTAATTAGCACCTGACATAATTCCTTTATCTGTTAAGAATGTTCTATAAGCAAGATTAATTCTCTCTGCTGTTAATCCAGTTTCAGCTGCCATCTTATTAACTGCCGCTCTATGAGCTTTAGTGATGTCTCTGAAGATTTCGTTTCTTCTTAGTGAATTAATAAGAGCAAAAACTTTAGATCCAACTTCCAATTGCATTTTCTTTTGAGCTGCTCTTTGAGCTGCTGCTCTAGGTCCTGCTGCAATAGCTTCCTCTCTGTGTTTAGTAGAAACTGTAGGATCCTGAACTGCTTCAGATGCCAAATTAGCTACTTGAGAAACCGGTTTATTTTGGAAAAATTCGTATGCTCTAAGTAATTTAGGGTAGATTGTCTCAGAAGAAGTTTCACCAGTACCATTAATTAGATTAACAAATTTGTTAACTGTACGTCCAACTGTTCTGATTGAATCAAGTCCAATGGCATCACCAAGAGCTGCAGTACTAACTTTAAATGCTCTGCTGTCATCATCATATTCACCGAACTGATCGATACCATCAACCATTACCAAATATTTACCTGGATCATTTTCCTGAGCTTTTCCTAATGCCCTTAGGTAAAGTGCTGCTAATTGTGGTTTAGTTAGAATTTGAAAATCCCTAGCAAGTGCTGCTTTTTCTCCACTTCCTAATTCTTCGTCATCCAGCCAATCCATATCCTCGTCATCTTCTGATAAGTCATAAGTCATAGTGTCTTCATCGATATTAAAATCACCATCAGCATGGTTAGCCATCATATCATCATAAGCTTCATTTATAATGTCGCTAGTTTCAGAGACATAAGCTTCGAATAATTTAATGTGTTTATTGTTCATATTTTTTTATATTTTTATAATCTATATATTCTTAATCCAGAGATAATTCTCCCCCTTTTGCTCCACCAGCAAGAAGTTCTTTAGCTTTAGCAGCATCTATTAACTGTCCGCTTGTTATCATCTTCATTTTCTCTATGTCCTCCGGCTTATAGAATCTCTTCATCATAGGAAGACCAATATTTAGAAGATATGTCCCTGTCTTTTTAATACCACCTGGTGTAACACCTGTTCTTTTAAGAAGATCTACAAACTTCATAACGATCTCATCCATATCAGCAGCAGTAACTTCCCATTCACCTTCTGCCGAAGGATCGTGATCTTTTGTAGTTTCATCCAGCCATTTAGATATAGCTTTAGGATCCATTTTACCTTTAGCAGGATCGAAATAAAATTCAGCAAGTGCTTGTAGTGTGAGATCTTTGTTACATGTTTTACCAACATTTCCTGGTTTACCCCCTCCAAACTTGATGCATGCTTTTTGAAAGATCTTTTTATAAGGCTCCATTATTGAAGCTTCGTCGTTTATGTCACCATCCATCATCGTAACGATCTGTGGTGCTATACTTAGCGAGAATGGGTTTGCTATTGCTCTAGCAAAAACAGGCATGGTTTTAAATATACCAAGATCTGCCTCATTTAATTCAGAGTTAAATTCTGAATAGCTCTTTATCTTATCCATTATAATTGATTTTTAATTTGCGAATAACTTTTGAGTGATCTAATTTGATCCTCAGTAAATCCAAGATTTGATATTATATCATTGTATCTTGCACCATCATTTTCATATCTAAATAGAAGCTCGGGTGAATTTTTAATAGATTTGATTATGTAAGTGTTGTCATTATTGTTACCATTTCGGTCTCTTGACATTATCACATCAGCATTACTGAAGTACTTTCTAAGCAGCTGTGATGCCATTACAGGATTTGTCAAACTTATTGAGTCATAGAATGCCTCATTTGAAACTGGTTCAAGTCCATGCCAGAACATTGATTCGTAGCTAGAAGGTTCAGCTGTATTATAAACCTCATCATCAACATCTTCAATGTCCTTTATTGCATCACTGATGTCCTCTGGTTCCATCCCATGTAGATCCTCTAGAACTTGAAATGCAAATTCCTGAAATGTGTATGCGCTTCCAACAACAAGATATGATGAAATAGCATCACCCTGATCATAGCTAGCAATAGTACTTAGTGCAAATCCAAGAAGCTTTCTTTCACTCTTAACTGGTGGCTTGTCATCTTCGAATAGATTATATGGTGCTAGGTTTTTCATCGTGATCCCTATTATTTTTTAACCTCTTCTAAATGCACATCAACCAAATTCGTGATTAGATCAAGCAATCTGTATTTGTCCTCAACGTTTTTAAATTTAGCATCGTTAATAAGCTCATCAATCTCTTTGGAAACTTTTTGAATCTTAGCTCCTGCTTTCTTATAGTATCTAGCGATCGGCATCATCTTCTGTGATGATTCATCCAGACGGTTATCAAAGTTGGTGTCCGCGTCAAATGGTGTAATGTATTTCATAATATCCTATTTCTGTTTTTGGTTCTGTGTTTTCTTGTCATCAACATCAACACAATTGGGCACGGTCTTGCCGTTCTTGATTTTGGTGCCAAGTTGTGTGTAACCAGGCCAGCATGGATTGCTGTCTCTTTTGGCTTTCTCCGTTATGTATTGGGTGTATGTTAATATCATGCACTATATATCACTCTGTTGATGTTGTTTATAACTCTCTCTGCCTCCTTGCTTTCTTCATTCCACCAAGGCTAAAGCGCGGGTTGGGCCCCCTCAGTTTTGGGTCTGCATCCCCCGGGGTCTTTTATTTCACTGGTCCCCCAGTGGGCCGAGCCCGAATCATGTTGGGGGTTTATGTACGGATTTCAAAGAGGGCCGGCCACCAGAGTAGATAGAGTACCTATAGAGTAGTAGAGTAAGAGTAGTATTAGACCTCTTCGTCTCTGCCCCAGTTATAATGCTGTATACGACCATTAATATACTCCTTCCATGTTTTCCTCCATGAACCAGAGAAGAGTACAGTACAACAGCCCTTACTACTAGCTATACGATGGTAGGAGTCTCTTGGAAATCTTTTGATAAACGAAGTCCTCTCAGAAGCATGCCATTCACCAGTCTCCTCGTTGTCTAAGATGTGCTCAGTGTAGGAACCCCACAACTTAAATGAGATGGCATTGAATGCATGAGTGTGAAATCTGTCCTGTGCTCCATCTGACTTATGGAAGTAGAAGATGATGATGGAGAATAGTGACTTGTGTTCGAAGATCACGAATTGTGATATGGGTTGTGTACCGAATTCAAATCTGTTGAATGCTAGTAACGAAAATGTCTTTGTCTTGATCATGGTAATATAAGGAGTTTTTTATATAGCCCCTTATAAAGGACTTGGACTGGCTTTGATGCTAAGTGTAACAGATAACTGAGTGACGGAACATCATCTGATCATCCCGTCTCTCAATGTATCTGAGCTTGGTTGTGGTGTTGTAGTAGTGCTGTACTTACTCTGGTGATCCAGACTCGGTAGGCGTCTCAGTGTCATTGTCGTTGTTCTCTGATGCTGATCTTAGATCCTGAACCATAGCGAACACGATGCCAATTAGAAGCTCCATGTTTCCTCTGTGTCTCATAGATAGGTGATCAATAGATGCCTGAGCAACTGACACCTCTATCCATCCTCCATTAACGAAGTTGGCTGAGATCTCTATGTCACCGATGTTAATATTGTTTTCTATCTGTGCTGTCTCTGTGGGATACTGTTGAAGACCCACTGCATATAAAGCACTCATTGCTGCATACCAAAGATCCCATAGGGCTCTTGTGATACCCATGTCCTTTAGATCATCATCTGACATAAAAGAGGCTGAAGCTGAATTTGAACTATCCATCATGATTTCTGTTTTATTTAATTATCTAAGTTTGTAGTGGATAGTATGACTAATGTTTCGATGTTGTGTTAGAGACGGAAGAGTACTTGGATAGTCTTTGACATGTCTTTGATTGTTATGTCTTATTACCTATACATTATGACTTATCCATTATGACTTATCCATTATGTATTATGACTTATGACTTATTACCTATACATTATGACTTATCTATTATGACTTATTGTTCCAACCATAATATGCAAAGTGTATTGTCAATATTTTGCTAAGCGTTTCCACCCCGGTGCATATGCCTATATACGAGGCCCCTCAACTTAGATCCCCTATAAGGGTCCCCTAAATTAGCCTTTTAGCCCCCTCACCAAAATAAGGGTCCCCTAACTGAGCGTTCTGGGCCCAAATAGGTTGCCTATATACGAGGGGGGTTCATAGCCCCCTAAAAAGGACCCTGTTTTTACCCCCCTCCAATATACCCAAGGGGGGTGTAAAAAGCTCAATCCAAAAATTATACGAGGCTAAGGGGTTTCCACCTCGGATTCCAAGAAGCATGCAGATATTGGAAATTGGATGTAGATTGGAGATTACACCGTGGGTTGGGAAATAGTGGATAAGTTGGGTTTGCCTTGGATTAGCTGGATTACACCGTGGGTTGGGAAAGATGCATGTTTCTCCATTTGGGATTAAGCATACCAGGATCACCGTTGGCATCTTAACCCAACATGCTTATTTTAATGCTGACATAATCCCACCACCGTTGCCAACGGTGTTTAGTAGAGTAGCTTTAGGAATTCTTGGTCCACAAAAAAAGAGACCGAAGTCTCTTTTGTTCTATTGTATGGGTTGATACTCAGGATCTATTTCCTTTTGTCTTCCAATGAAGTACCTTAGCTTTTCTTGGATTGATTCCAGTTGGTGTATCGAGGGGGTTTCCTTAGCAACCTCTTCATCCATCTTAGAGATCCAATACTTGATCTTAGGAATGTATCCATCAGGGTATTTATTAACTGAGCGTTCTCTGTTCATGGTTTATGGTTTTAATAAATCACTTAGATCGTTATCGTCTTCTTCTTCCTCTACTATCACGCCTTTTAGGAAAGCCTTAGTTAATCCTTGTACTATGGTTGCCCATATAAGACCTGCGAAGGCAAGAAGAAACTTTTGATAGCCATCACCAAATGCTGAATAGATGTTTGGATCCTTACCTACATGTACTGGCTCTATAAAGAATAGAGGTGATAAAGGTAATAAGAATATTACTATGGCTACTAGTAATACGATTGATGTTCTTTTAATGCTTTTCATAATGATTTTGTTTGTTTGATTACTTAGCTAATATAAGACAACCTAACTAGATAAAAAAATATTTGGGCCGGAAATTTTTAAATAATTATTATTTCACAACAACTAAATCAAGAAAGTTACCCATACATTTACATTCATCAAATCCCAGTCTTGCATCATCCATGATGGCCTCGGTTAAAGCACCATGTCCATATTGGTATTCATTGAGATGATCCCGAAGTTCATGTGATGTCCATTTCCCATAGTAGTACCAGATATTGTCAATGAAGACGAAGCGGGAAACACCGTTGACGGTTTGCCCTATATCCCAAATGTCTCCGTTCTTGATAACTATCTCATTCATTATACAATGCCCAATCTTTTTTTGATTCTGCCCTCGGTTATTACCAGAGCTTCATTTCGGTCTCGAGCTTCGAATGGTCCAACAACAGCATAACAGAAATCACTCTCATTAGCTTCCTTGATGTCTTTGTCATCGAAGAATCTCTTCACATGGTAAATACCGTTGACGTGTCGGTAACCCCACCAAAGAAGACTACTTATCTTTTCTTCCTTCTTTACTCTTCTTACTCTTTTCTCCTCCATAATGCCTATGTATGTTGATGTCAGGAAAACCGTTGAATAGCAATCCCATTGCTAAGATGACTAATGCTAATCCGCCCAATGCCCAGAATACTTCCATGTGTTAGTTTTTAAAAATGTTTACCAATGTAATCACCGTTGCCGAAAAGGCTAAGCCTACCAGTACCCCAAAGATGAAGTTTTCTGATTTTGTGAATTTTCCCATTCTTATTTACCTAAATATGTCCTGTTGTAGTATTGTTCACCTCCGCCTATCACCTTACCCTCAGCTTGGTCATAAGCCTCGACAAGTTGGTTCTTTTCAGTTTCCAAAAGTTCCTCATCGATTCTTTTGATAACGTTTTCAAGAGTTAGCTTAACCATCTCCTGACAGGCTAATCTTACCTTAACGTCTTCGATTTCATTTAGAGCCTCGTTTGAGGAGTCAATAGATAGTTGAAGGTCCTCTCTTAAATCTTGTAATGCTGTTTTCATACTTATTGCTTTTTGTATTTTGCAATCACCTCATCAAACTTTTTGCCACTTTGCGGAAATGGATTACCTATGTTATCGATAGCCCAATTTACCATTTCGTTAGCAATCAACTCAACCTCTTCCTCACTATACATTCTTTTGCTTTGAATTTCCATGCCACTTAAAACTAATGAAAGTTTTTGTAACTCGTCCGTTGATAGTCTATCTAATATTTCTTTGATTCCTGATTCCATGATTGGTGATTGGTTAATTAATATTTTCTAATGGGTAAGCGGTAAGGATTGATTCCTTGTCAACCTCTACATCATCTGTGTAAGGAACGTCCTTTGTGTGAGCATCTGATGCTGCTGCTTTCAATGCAGCTTCCACATGGAGTTTAGCAAATTCAATCATCATTGCATAAACATTCTGATAATTTGCTTCAGCTAATGTTTCTTTAAAATCATCTTCTTGGTTCCATGCAAACTCTGCTGCTGTTGGTATTTGTCCCATACTATGTTTGTTTGATTATTACATTGCAAATATATGACTAACTACTCGGATAAAAAAATAATCTGATAATTATTTTTAAAAAGCCACCCAACCCCTCACGTCCTTTTACTCTTGGGGTTAAAGGTCTTGCGGACCACCATTGCGGGTTAATCATACTAGGAAGACGCTCAGTACATTAACCTTGCTCCTCTCTGAGGTGGCTTTAGTAGTCAGGACAGGACTCGAACCTGCATATCTGGTACCCATTTTTACCGTTAGGTGTTTAAACCCACTGACCAGCGCTCTACCATTCCGCCACCTGACTATTTACTTGTCTTTCCAAGTTGTCAAACAATTGTTAAAGCTAATTTAATAACCCAGCATTAATCTGTTAATAACCTCTACTCTGCATTGTTATGTCAGCAATCGATGTTGTGACAGGAATCGAACCTGCTTACGGCAACTCCTATTACGGACCCGCTCTACCAATGAGCTACACAACAAACTTAACTTCATCTATCCAGTACTTGCGACTCTTATGATACCTCGTTAATTTAGCCAGCTAGGAAGGAATCGAACCCACAACGATATTTCATACTTGCATATTTTCTTATCATGTCTGAACAACACATTTCGTCCATATACTTTTTTACTATATCCATCTAACACCTACATAATATCAAAATACTTAATAGATTACTCCAACGACCTGTTCAGATAACCTTTCAGTTATAATCGTTTATTTTGACTATGCTGTTACTAGCCGTTTTTATTTAATTATTATGTTGCAAATATAAGACAATGTATCGGGATAAAAAAATAATGTGATGATTACTTTCTTTGAGCTTTTCTTCTTGCTCTTCTACTCTCTCTTCCCGTTGGATAATTTCCATGAAGACTAGGTGAAAACACCTCGGGTGCTGTTATTGTCATGGTTGGGAGGTTATCAAAGTCATTCATTGTTAATCCTTGTTCCAAAGCTTCCTCTGGTGTATACAACACAATATCACCGCCGTGTTCTTCCCTCATCTTTTGTAAGAGTAAAGGTGATATTGATTTGTCTCCTCCAACTATTAATACTTTCTTTGACATCTCTAATGAATTTTGATATGACAAATATAAGATAATACTTCGGGATAAAAAAATAATATGCTAAGTATTTGGTCGACGGTGTTTAGTGTAGTAGCTTTAGGAATTCTTGGTCCACAAAAAAAGAGACTGAATATCTCAGTCTCTTTTAAACATATTTTTCTTTTTATAACTTTCTATGATTTACGGCCAGGATCTATATGTAACTTTGGATCTGGTTTGATTTCATTATCGGATTTATCTATTGCCCTTATTACCCTGGATAATGAATCTATTGATTTACTTAGGATCTTTGTATTGTTATATAAATTGGCTGACTCGAGTCCACTCCTCTGTGATATCAATAACATCTTAGTGTCATGGTCATCCGTTATAGCATATTCCTTATCGACTCGCTTCAGGAGAGAATCGATAGCACCTTGGGTTCTTGCAATCTTTGCTGTGTCCTGGTCAAGAGCTTCCATCTGAAGTTCCGTAATCAAATCCGTCCTTGCAGCATTCTCTGAATTGCATGCAGTAATGAACGTGGTGATTGACACCATCAGCAACATTAAAATTAGAATTTTCCGCATATGTTTTATTTTTAGTTACATAGCAAATATAAGTATAATGCATCGGATAAAAAAATAAAACAGAATCTTTTTTAATAAAATTTGGCCAACGGTGAAAAAGATGTAGAGCAGATGTTTAGTAGATGTCAGAAGATGTAAGTAGATGTCAGAAGATGTAGAAGCACAAAAAACCTCGGATCCAACCGACCCGAGGAGTTTACCGATCAGATGATCGCTTACCTAAACTTATTTGGAAAAAGTCTTCTTAGCTCATGTCCTTGTGGAATGTCTGATGTACGTATCCCGAATACTTTCTTCTCAGGACAAGTGTCTTCACCGTTGATAGTGAATCCATTATTACATGCCCATGTCTCTATAGTTCTTGTGTATTGCTGTCCTTTCATGAAAGGGAATCTAACTCCTGCTTGGTTATCGATGTCTTCTATACGACCACCTAATAAGTTCACGGTGATTACCCTACCTTGTCTTGACTTGAAGACCAACTCTTTCTCGTGATGGAAAGATTCATATAGTTGGAGATGTTTCATGATATGCGATACTTAATTTTATTATATGTCATCATCTATTTCGTAGGTGTTTTCTATGGTAAGATTCATTTTTGTTGCTAATATCTCTAGAAGTACAACATCATTAGTTCCCCAATTGGAAATTTCACCAGCAGTTAGACCCACCGATATGGCTTTAACTCCTCTGAATTTTTTTGGTGCTGGTGTTGGTTCATCATTCATTACTGCATCACCATAAGATAGATTCACATTGAAATTGGCAGCACCTGGGATATATCTTGGTATAAATACTGTCATCCAATCATAAGTGATGGACACCGGCGCTTCGAATGGACTTTCTTGTTTGATAATAGAAATACCTGGATTTAATTTAGCTATAATCATTATATGATATGGTTTATTTTATGATGTATATATCAAATAGCTTAATCATATGTATAATCATGAATCTTCATGTGCATGCATAAACACCGTTGCCGGCGGTGAGTTGCTGGAGAGCTGTTGGAATCTGATGCTTAACCTTGGTCCACAAAAAAAGAGGCCAAAGCCTCTTTCCTTTCTGAATTTGAAATAGTTAGCAGAACCTACTCAAATCCATGTCTCTTCTCAGCCTTTATATCTTTTGATAATGCGCTGAACATAAATCCAGCTGCTCCCATGAAGGATAATAAACAAAATGTCATCTCATTAGCAGCACCTTCGAAGCTGATAACTGATTGAACATGTCCTGTTGCAGTTCCTACTGCGATTAACATGCAAGCTAAAAATCCTAATACGTGGAATAAATTTTTCATAGTGAGTGTTGTTATTTGGTTACAGAGCAAATATAGAACATTAAGTTCAGATAAAAAAATTATTTAATATTAAAATGAAATTTTTTCAAATTCCATTTCAACTTCATTTAAGTCGACACACTCGGTCGAACCTCCGGTTCTCCAGGATATGTCAATTAATAGGTCAGAGTCAGGTATACCCTCAACTGAATGATAAGCAAATCCAACTCCAACTTCACCATCTGATGTTGTTACTTTTAATAAATCTCCAGCTTTGATAGTAGTATCTTTTTTCATAGTGTTTGTTATTTGGTTACAGAGCAAATATAGAACATTAGGTTCAGATAAAAAAATAAAACCCCAATCATTCCATTCAACGGTGTACCTGGATTATCCGATCAGGACCTCATCGTTAATATCAATTCCAAGAATTCCTCCAACCGTAGAGTAGATGGAGAAACACCGTTGGCGACGGTGAGATGCTGGAGAGCTGTTGGAAACTGTTGCTTAGCATCAGCCCACAAAAAAAGACCTCGCATACACGAGGCCTCTTCCACATTTAACCAACCAAACTAAACAAACTATACTTTTAACTCTTCAATTTCTTCGTTAGTAACATCGATACCTAGATTATACATCATTGTGATGTAGAATCCTAGGACCTGGGAATTGATGTGGTCTGCTCTTGAGAATGCTCCATGAAGATCATTATCGAGTATTGCCTTTACGAAACTCCCCGGATAAGTATCAATGCCAATCTTATTCATCATTATACTTGTTCCGATATTAATGATGTGACCAACTGCTTCCTGATCCTGTATGATATGAAAAGGTACTCTGGTTGAAATCATATTCTCACGAAAGTAATTCGCAACAGCAAGATTAACCTTTAATTCTATTTTCTCTCTTTTTGATAATTCCTTAGCCATAGTTTTTGTTTTTGTTTGATTATGAAGTAAAAGTAATATAAAAGATCCGGATAAAAAAATAATTCCGGATCTTTTTAACCAACCAAACTAAACCAAACCAATTCCTCTAAAATTATAATCGCCTTTTGCGATAGCTTTTCTATCAGCTTCTACAGCTTCCATATACCTTGGGTTTTCTTTTTCTTCATCTTTGCAAGGCATACAGATAACTTGAGTATTAAACATCGACATGATGGTTGTTCCATTTGTCGGTTTTTTGCATCTTTCACATTTTTCTACGTTCATAATATTGAGTGTTATTTGGTATGAAGTAAAAGTAATGAATCCTAATCAGATAAAAAAATTATTTACTGGATTTTCTACCTGAACCGAAAGTTAAACCTCCAACTCCAAGTATGAATCCAAAATCATACCAGCCACCGTTGTTGTTAACAGCGTACATACTAATATCGTCCCAGATTAATGAACCGAAGAAACTGAAAGGTGCTACGATGCCGTGCCAAAGTCCTCCCCAGAAACCATATGTGTTATCACTTACACATTCCTTTACAACCTCAACATCGGCGCATGATGCCAAGTTTAATAATAATGCTATCGCTAATATTCCAAATCCAATTCTTTTCATAGGTGTATGTTGTTTGATTATGGAGTAAAAGTAATGTATTAGGTTCAGATAAAAAAATAATCAAATAATTTTTTTTCTTTTTTATTTACGCAACAACATTCCAACAGACGCTCCCCCAATAAAAATTAAAACATATGCAGCCCAAATTAAATTAGTTCCCAAACCAGAAGGATTGATAACGAACCCAAGAGTTGCGAAACCAACAGGAACCAATAGACTTAATAATGCAAAGTGAAATTTAGATAATTTTTTCATAGCTTATTTTGTGTTTGTTTGATTATGAAGTAAAAGTAATGTATTAGGTTCGGATAAAAAAATAAAATGAGATTTATTTCCCCCGCGAGCGTGGTATGTTACTACCATACTATGTATAGGATATACTAGTTTTGGATGTGGAGATGGGAAACACCGTCGGCAACGGTGTTTGACAGTAGAGCAGCAGTTAAGCAATAGTCCACAAAAAAAGACTCCAATAGGAGTCTTCAGTTGAGATGTATTTAATTATTCTATTTCCTTAGGTAATTGATATTCTTTTGTCTTCATAACCGCAGGAATTAAAGCAGCTTTTGCTTTTTTAATAGCACCACTATATCTAGCATCCAGTCCAGCTTCTTCAATTTCTGAAAGTAAGGAACCTATACCTCTTACAACATAATCAGCATTAACCATTGAATTATTAACATCGCCTGATTTACCGCTTTTTTCTTTAAGGTAAGATGTCTTCATGCTATCATTATCAGCAGGTATTGCAAGGAATACTGCGATACTAGGGAATCTACTCTTTGGTGAGTATCCTTCGAAAATTTTAAGATGTTTCATTTATGTCTATATTTTTATTCTATATATCCTAGACTAAGATCGGAAAACACCGTTGACGACGGTGTTTCTCCGCAGCTCTCTCTGCTTAAATGAATTTCTCCGCAACCCACAAAAAAACCTGGAGGTTAGTCCAGGTTTAATAATTTAATGAGTGTGTGAGGTTAAAACTCAAAGGAAGCTGTTTCGCAATAGTTACCTGTTATCAGGTTTACTATTGTAACTGCGAGTGCAACGAAAGTGATAACTCCTAATCCAATGCTCCAAACTTGGAATGTTGTTGTGATAATTTTTTCTGTTTTAGACATAATGTATTGTTTTTAGTTGGTTAGTGTTTATTTTCTAGTTTTACTGTATATGGATAATCCTATTAGAATACCTACCATTGCACATAAAATGTAATATAAAATAAAATTGAAAGTGTTCATTCTTCTTTGTTTTAGTTGGTTATAAAGCAAATGTAAGTAATCCGTTTCAGATAAAAAAATTATCTATCGGTTAATTTTGAGAATGTGTTATTAGGATCTTCACTATAAACAATGGTCATATAAAGTCCGCTACCCCCCTGTGCTCTAGAAACTACTGGATGAATTTGTAATATCTGAAACCCTGAATTCTCTTCCAACCACTCATTCACCAGATTCTGGAGTTTGGCGCTATTCTCCTCGAAAAATACTTTAACTTTCATCCTATCCTCTTTGAGTTGCCCACGAATCGTTGTCCCATCCACCGTTGTCCTTGTGTCCCATTTGGGTTGCCCAGAATGAATTTGGTGCAATTGCTTTCTCTTTCTTTTTCATGCTCATTAGTTTTAATTGGTTATAAAGCAAATATAACGAATCTGTTCCAGATAAAAAAATAAACAGTTGACTATTGACTATTGATAGTAAACTATAAAATCCGATCAACCTATACCTGGCGCACCGTTGCCGGCGGTGTTCGGATACAGCTCATCCAGAATTGCATTAGCTTAGTCCACAAAAAAAGGAGACTTCATTACAAAGTCTCCTTTATCATAGATGTTTTTATTTCTAAACTTCTTCTTCTGTTGTGTAGAAAGTTCTGGTAGAATTTTCTTTTTTAACTCTGACAACGTGTGTACCTGTTGGTCCAATTTCTGCTGTCTTCTCCAAAATCACCGAGGATCCTTGAGGCATGGAGGTTGGATTACCTGAGATGTCTTTCTTTCCAAACACCTTCATACCTGATGTAAGTACTCTGTGAATCTTTTGACCTAAAGTCAATGCTGATGCTGAAGCTTGTGGTCCTGCATTCTTAGGAAGAAATCTTCCTGTTTTTGGGTCTCTTAATCTGCTCATGTCTTTTTTGTTTTAATTGATTATTGATTATTGATTATGATGTAAAGATAACTATTCCTGCTCTGGTAAAAAAATTAAACCAGATATTTTTAAAAACTTTTTCTAACCTCTATTGAGAATGCCAATTGTATTCCCCAAGTGAATTTGGATGCTGTGAATCCTCCAGTACCTGAAGTTGTGGTTGGGTCATCAGAAGCTATAACATCATATAGAAGTCTTTCTGCTGTTGTTCTCAGCTTATTCACCGAGGGAACCTCATCGATCCATTTCCAATTGGTTAACTTCATATAGGCATGAACCTTTTCGAAATCAAATCTTTCCATTATGTGATTGAGTTGCTCTAATAACTCATCCTTTGTTTTTGCTGCTTCAGTTGTTGTTGTCATGTGTATGGTGTATTGGTTAGTTTAAACAAATTCGTACTTCGATGTTCTTAGATTGGATAACCTGAAATGCTTGATGTTCCTTTCTTAGTGCTTCAATTAAATTTATGAATTCTCTTCTCATTGCTAAAAATTGGTCTCTGCTCATAACGATTCTTTTAATTGGTTGTTAAGCAAATATAACGATTCTCTTTTAGATAGCAACGATGCCAAACGTTAAAGTTTCCAAATAATTTTTTATTTCCAGACCAGCTGGTTGGGCAGGAGAGAAACACCTCCGGCGACGGTGATTCCCTCCTGCTACACCAGAAAACACCACACACAAGAAAGGTCTGGAATTACCAGACCTTTCTAAGTTAAAATGAATTTGAATCTTTATAAAAACTTTGCTCTCAACTTACCGACCTCATCTTTGATAGGATCCGTGAATTTATCAGATCCGGATTCAGTTGGGATTATCGTTGGTCCTTGAAGACTTATTATGTAATCCAATCCTTCCTCAATTCCCACCGTTGTTAGATAGGTTCTTGTTTTTCCAATTACTTCATGTTTGTTCATAGGTATAATGTTTTAGTTACATAGCAAATATAAGAAATTTCTGGGTAATAAAAAAATAGTATCCGAATTAATTTTCGCTACTCACATCTGGACATCCACCGTTGGCGACGGTGTTTCCCTACTGCTACACCAGAAAACACCACACACAAAAAAGGTCTGGAATTTCCAGACCTTTTTCGCCTAAATCTAAACTATGAAAGTGGTGGGTTAATCAACCCAGATTTCCTGTCTATATGAAACCGAACGCCAAGCTGATTTTTCCAAATCGAAGAATGTTGTTACTCCTGGAGGTGGTGTTCCTCCTTTTGGTTTTCCTGATTCTGGAATTCTTGAAGAATCCAAAGTTCCTAATGCTCTTCTGAGCGAACCATCAGTTTTTCTAAATGAAAAGGTAACTGCTCCTTCTCTTAATCTGTTTCTTAATGTTTCGTGTGAAATGTTTTTTAATACTGGCATGTTTGTTTGTTTTAATTGGTTACATAGCAAATATAAGTAATCCGGTTCAGATAAAAAAATATTACGGAATATATTTTTGATCAAAAAACATATACTCTCCATCAGGAAAAACTGATAGCGGGTCTTCTAGCGGGTCGAGCCATGAATTAGAAATTTTTCTGCCATACATTATTTTCTTGGGTACTGATCGGCTATAGGAATTCACCGAGGGCATGTACTTAGATGTGAATTCATTCTCGAATACTATCTTTGCATCACGTTCATTTCTTGCTCTTACTCTAACCCATCTGTCTTTCATGGAAACACCGTCGACAGTCTTATGCATCTGTCCAAAGATGAAATAATAATCTTTCTTACTGAACACTGATCGTCTACGGATAACACCGTCGTTATTATTATTCGTCGACATCTACTAGGGATTGGGATAAAAGGTAATCATACAACAGATACATTTTTTTATCAAATGGTAACGGTGATCCGTCCATATTGAATTGCATATGAGAGGTTGATAATATGGATGCAATCTCTCTATCATCCAATTGTCTTAGGTGAATGTGAGGATAGTTGTTATCAAAATGTTCTTTTGTTCTTTCTACTAGTTCGTTCATGGCTTTGGTTTTGATTAGCAAATATAATAAAAAGATTCAGGATAAAAAAATATTTCCGCGGAAATGTGCGTGCGTGCATGGTATGTTACTACCATACTATGTTCCGGGGTGTTTACCATTTGTTTAACCAATTTGCAAATACATTAAACAAAAAAGAAAAAGGGCCGGACAAAATCCGAACCCTTCTTCCAACCAACCAAACAAATTCTTTATTACTCCTTACACATTTCCGGAGTTAGGTCTGCAATTCTGGAACTTCCAAATGTTATTTTCCATTGATTGTCTTTTGTGAATATGTAACCATATTGTTCAAAGTCAGATCTTGAGAAAGCTTCCAATGAAGCATTAACTCTTGGGATTTGAAGTCCTTCACCTCGGTCTCTGTGGTAAGCCACAACCACATCCTTAGCGGGTTTCTCAAAATCGTGAGCATCACCATCAATCGGTGTTAAGTTCTTAGCCAGAATTGAGATTGCTCCCAATTCAATTAGAGCTAAAACTTTCTCTCGGTCAGTGTAGTTCTCTAATAATATTTTTCCATTGTGTGATGGGTAACCATCCCAGTGACAGTATACTGAAAGTATTGTACCATCTTCTTTTTCGATTCCAATTCTTGAACGTGTTGCCATATCTTTTTTGTTTTTAGTTTGATTATGAAGTAAAAGTAATATATTATTTCCAGATAAAAAAATTATTCTTCAATTATATCGTCAACTTCAATTACCAAATAGTCATTGAGTCCTTCTTCCGCCATTGAGTCAGCTGCCTCTTCAGTGAATCCAATTTTATTTAAAGCTATCTTTAATGCTGAATCTCTATCAGTTGTTCTAACGTGTAAGATTGTTGGACTGTCCCAATCTTCCTGACCGGTGAAAGCCACACAGAATAATTTTTTAATCTCCATAATGCTATTTGTTTTAGTTACAGAGCAAATATAAGTAATCGGTTCCAGATAAAAAAATAATATCAAATAATTTTTAACCCACGGTGTTTCCTCCCTGCCAGGTAGGAATTCTTAGCAACCGCTACAAACAGAAATGGACCTCATCACGAGGCCCATTTCTTATAACCAAACAAACAAACTATTCTTCTTCATCTTCTTCATCCTCATCCTCGTCCTCATCTTCCCACTCATCTTCATCTTCCTCTTCATCACCGTAGAAGTAACCCTGAGCTTCACATGTTTCTGGATTGGGTAAGTTATTGTACTGAGCTACCACATCTGATTCCAAATCCTCTACCAACTTAGGATAAATCACTCCCGGTGTATTATCACCATTTGGATTATTTTTGAAGCAAAGATCGATTCCTGCACTTCGGTCTGAACCAAGACCATTTAGTTCAGCAAGTAATTCATAAAAGTCCTTTCCTCCAAATTCACCGTAACCATCATACTCGTTCTCAGTAAATACTCTACCATCAGGTGTGATCATGTGTACAGTGTATGTTGGTTTCCCTGAGTACACATTAGCAATTGATTCACCATTATCGCACGTTTTCCAGCTAAAAAATCCCATATCTTTTTGTTTTAGTTTGTTGATAGAGCAAATATAGAAATTTGGATTCAGATAAAAAAATAATTACTGGATTTTTTCGAATACAGTATCAATTATGAAAGGTGCCATGCAAATCATTCTATCTATACCAAAATTGATTGACGTGAATCCACCATCGAATTTACCAGTCATAGTGAATTCGTTATATCTCTCCGTGGTATGTCCATTATGATGTATAACATAACTTTGTCCGTTAAGCATTCGAAACTTTGGTCTCTCTTTTACCTCATGGTCAACATTAGAATCGTATACGAATTCAATTTTATTGCCGGAGGTTCGGATCATCTCGATATAGATCTGGGTCATTCTAATTTCTTCTTCCCTGGTATTAATTATCATTTTCAGATATTTTAAAAAATTCAACATCATTGTAGAAATCTCTGTAGTATACGAAGAATCCCTTTGACTTGTCCGTGATAGCATCCAACTGTTTTGGAGTTGCTTCATGAAGCTTGTTTATTATACCATCTTCGATATTTCTTCTTAGTAAAGCTTCATCAAGAGTTCTGAAGTACCCAAGGTCAACCAATTTCTGGGCTTCCATACTTTTTGTTAAATCTCTATTTAGATCTCTAAATTTATCAGATAGCTTTTTTAACTCATTTTTTAGTTCATCCCTATTTGATAATCCAGAAATGTATCCCATTACTTTTTCCCTTTCTTTTTCCCAATCAGATCCTACCACTTTTCTCCAAACTAATTCTTTCCTGTTTTCATCTGCTGTATCTATTAACTTATCCAGATCCATGATTAATCCTGTTTAAGTAATTTAACAACCGGACAAGTAACCCAACCTGAAGATACAGTTCTTACTGGTTCACTTACTATTCCATTTTCGATTAGAAATTCTAATACGCCCTCATTCTCTGAATAGTTCTTTATGATAACTTCATCATCTGAAAGCGATACGTCTGGTAGATTCACCGTCGCCATCATGACTGGGCATCCATCCTCAAGATCAATTAGTTCGATAGCGGTTCTTCTGTTATTGTATCTTCCGAACTTCAAACGAACATCATATGTTTCGTACTGTGTCTTTAATGTGTACATTGTTTATATTTTTGGTGTTTAGCAAAGATAATAAATTGGTATCGGATAAAAAAATTAAATCATGTTAATGAACGGAATGCCTCTCTTTGTGAATTCTTCTTCAATCTCTTCTCTGGTCTGCCAACATCTGGGATTATCTTCATCTGAGAAAAACACCTCAAAGGTGTTAACACCGTCGCCATATAACATAGGACCAGCAACTATTGATACGCTACTGCCGTCTGCAAATCCCACCTCGGTTTTGATCGAATCAGGAAGATGGTGCGGGACAAATACAAGATCATCAAATTTAACAATGTGTACCATGTTATTTTACTTTATCCCATTCCATTGGGGTGAACGTTTTCTTTGCATCAACACTTAACCAAACTGGATTGGTTGATTTTGGATTTATCATAATAGATCCGGTATCTTCGTTGTATATTGTTACTGCTCCTTTGGGTAGTGATCCACTAAACCTTGAAAACACTGATCTCTTAAGTATTACTAACATATGATTCATTTTGATATTGGTAAAGATAATAAATTGGTTTCAGATAAAAAAATAAAACCAAATCTATCCCGCAACGAGGCCTCGCACGCATAGTATGTTAGTCCCATACTATGTATTGGCCGGATCCATCATCTGTATATAGTGTTCCAATCTCTCCGCGGGTAAGCTATAAGCAAACTCATACTGTGAGACATCCTTTCCCTTTGGATAGTACTTACGCAGAATAACCAGGAGCTCTTCTCTTTGCTCCTGGTTATCTGTTCTTAATATCTTCTTTGGCTTCTTAGCCATTAATAAGGACTCGAAATGATATTTGCCATATCATATTTTTTACTTAGTAACTGTGATGCCTGAACTTGAAGTCTGCGACGGTCGTAGTCGCTGATGTTGATACCGTTATCATGGGTAGCGAAATGCGTGACTCCATTTACAAGATCCCAGATTGTTGTTCCTGTTTTAGCACTCTTCTTTTGCTGTGGGTTTAACAAGATTGTATCGATGTTTGCACCGTGGAAACGTTCTCTCGTTGTGTGCAAAGGTACCCAAGCTTCCAACTCTTTATGCTCCGCATCTGAAAATCTTCTTAGAGCTTCGTGTGTTGACTCCAACTCGAATAGTGATGCTCTGGTGTTCATAGCTGCTCTTAGCTTCTCTTCGAATTGGAGAGGTTGAAATCCTCTATCGGCTAGAAGGTTTAATCTGTCCCAGAAACTTTCCATTGACATCCTGTCCATTTGACCAAGAGCCATACTCTCATCGAATGCTGTACCAATCATACCATTTGCGCAAACCAATCGATACATGAAAGGTGAAACTCTAAAGCCACCCTCTGGGTTGTTAGTGAAGGTAACACCTCCGTAATGATCTTCGTCGCTTAACCCCTTTACACCCCAAGAGTTGTTAGGTGAAGATGCATTGATAACCACACCTCCGTTATCCCCAATTGAGAAGTTGTTTACTGATAGGTTGTACTTATCAATAATACGTCCGGTTGTCTCCATAAAGATCTGGTTGCTGATAAGATCTCTTGGATCCTTCTGTACACTAACGATCTCTCTGCTGTCAGGGTTAACTACCAATGATAGGCTCGTAGCCCCTTTAGCCTGAACAGCCACCTTTAACCTGTTAACTAAAGCCTGTCTAGCCTTATCCCCAAATGCTGAGGAGAATGTTTTGTCGAAACCTACCGGTAGGCCAACAACCTTACAGATACCTTTGAATGCATCGCTATTCATTCGGATAAGTTTATCCTCAACCTTTAGCGTGTTGGGTTTTACTATTTCGATATCCTTCAGACTGACTTCCTTTCTGATTGGAGTTTTTAAAATGGCCTCTGCTGATCTTTGGTCGAATAGAGATTGTGAGATTGTTTCAAATTTTTTCATAGATGTTTGTTTTGATTATGAAGCAAATATAATAATAGAATACCGGATAAAAAAATAAAAGCTGGGTTTTTTATAACCCAGCTTCAAAATCATCATTAGCTTCATTAAAGCCAAACATTTCATCGAAAGCATTTCCTTCACCTTCGATTAATGTTCTTTCGTGAGCCAAAGCCTCTCTAGCGTTCTCATCGTTGTTGAAACGTTTTAGGTCGTAGTGTACATCGCCTGTCTCGGATAGTGAATAGAACATTCTTTTTTCTGCCTGACCTCTACGGTTTTTGGTAAAGATCAAATAAGGTGAGCCACTGTCCTTATCTAAGCGTAACTCAAGCATACCTGTGGTATTGTGCTTAAGCTTGTTAGAACCAACGAAAACGCCTCCTTTTGTCACTTGTTGGATTGCTATGAACGTGGTATTCTTTGTAGCATCATTACCTCCAAGGTTATGACTTAGCATTAGATCAATCAACCACTTCTCAGCACCGGAAGTTCCCAATCTTAGTACTTCCTTGATATCTTCCTGTACCTCAGCGAAGGAGTCAATTAAGACCACATCGTAACCTGGCTTCAGAGCCTGCTCGATAACCGTCTTTGGATTGCTGTCACAGTACTCACCGGTGAATAGAATATCAACCTCACCAAACTTAGGGAAACGTTGGACATAACCATATAGGTCGATCCTCGTCATCTCCGCTGAAATGAATAGAACTTTGTTACCTTCAAGTGCAAGGTCGGATAGCATATCTAACGATACGGTTGACTTACCAACCCCTGGTCCTCCAATAAGCATGAAGTTACAAGCCTTAGGTATACCTCCTTGTGGGGTGAATAGAAAATCAACCGGCTTACCTGTTTTAAGAGGTACGAATAGATCCGGCGGGAAATTCTGTTCACTCATACGAACCAATTCCAATGGGCGTTCCATGAAATCTGGTGCTGGTGTACTACTGGAAGTAAGAGGTGGTAACCCCTGCTCCTCTCTCTTCTTTGCTGCTGCTGCTCTTACCGACTCTGCAATCTTAGCTCTAGCTTCGTCTGACATCGGTTTTCTTGTTCCTGTTGCTGGTGTGTGTGCCATATCTTTTTGTTTGTTTTTGATTATAAAGCAAATATAAGAAACCTTCCTTAGATAAAAAAATAATTGATGAATTTTTTTCGGATATATACAATATAAATAAAAACTGTATAGTAATAATGGGAAAGATAAAATCATTCAACGAATATATCAACGAGAATAACATGGGTATTATTGCTATGGCAATAGGTCAGGCTGAATTGGAAGCAAGGGCTAAGGAAGAAAAAGCAAGAGCTGAAAAAGCTGGAGCTGAAGCAACCAATGCTACTATAGATTCGACGGTGTCCGGATACAGTGCAAAGAAATTTAATCCAGTTGCTGGTAATGATGACTTTGCTATCTACCTTCAACATCAGCAAGGACCTGCAGGTGCAGCTGGTTTAGTTAAGGCATTAAACGGAACAGGCAACTTAGCTTCCGATACGGTTAAAACTAAAGGTGGTGTTAAATACGCAAACATTGTTAAGAACATACCGAGTGATAAGCCTCAGGTTAAAGCTGACGTCATTAAAGCACTAGACAACGGTGATGAGAAAACTGCATCAGCTTTATTCATGAATACTTGGAAAGAGAAATGGTTTGCTAAGCAAAAGCAGGCTATGACGGAAATAGAAAAACCCGCTAATGCTGCGGTTAAAGAAGCAATTCAAAAATACAGTATCCAATACTCTGTACCTTTTGACTTTGCTGTCACCGTTGCAATGATTGAATCTGGTCTTAATCCTAAGGCAGGTAATTCAACATATAAAGGTCTTTATGCAATCCAACCTAACAGTAACTACGGTGGTAAGACAATAGCAGTTGGTAAAGATTGGGCAAATGCAGATAGAAATGCAGAAGCTGGTATTAAGTTGTTAGCTTCACAGGTTAAAGGATTCAAAAAGTTATTAGGTGGTGATTGGGCATCATTAAATGTTGGTGATTGGACTAATCAAGTAATCGCATAAAAAAACCCCAGACTCATAAAGAATCTGGGGTTTTTTGTATGATGAGGTCTGGATTAATCTGCCATCTCATGAGTTTCGAATTCGAATACTACTTCAGCACCAAAGACATCACCTTGGGAACCAAAGCCAAATCTTTTACCTTCATCATTCGGTTTCATTAGGACAACACGTTCAGTGAACATACCATCACATGCTTTATCGAATGCTGATTTAGCTTCATCAGCATCATTAAACATTTGATAGGTGTCTCCATCGACATTACAATTTACTAGTAAAAACATATATTAAAATTTTAATCGGTTACTTTTTGCATTTTTGCTAACTCACCAAAGCATTTAGCAAGTTGGGTAATTGAGATTCATTGATGACTAGAACCTTACAGAATCCTTGTTCATATTCTCCTACCGCGTCATCTATTAGGTAGTCTGCATATTCTCCGAAGTCATCAAATTCATCCTCTTCCATATTTGATTCATCAATAACGATCATTTCCACTCTTACCTCATCATTGAGAGATCCTCCAGTAGCTATTAGTATGTGTGTTTCTTTTTGTGCCATGATTGTTTGTTTTTAATTACTAAGCAAATATAAGTAGACCAACTCAGATAAAAAAATAATACCCCAATTTTTTTTGATATATAGTGAATACTAATAAATTATGGAAAAATTAAAATCATTCTCCGAATTTCTGGCAGAGGCACAGATACCTTTAAGTAACCCTGAAGCTGCTGGTGATGCATTAACCGATATACTAGCTAAGAATAGAAATGTACAGGAAGAACCTAGCGGAAGCAATAAAGGTGTGGAGATAAAGAAATATCTCGCCAGTGTTGGATTGAAAGAAGGTTTACCATGGTGCATGGCATTTGTGTATTATGTGTTTGATGAATTCTCTAAGAAACTAGGAGCTACCAATCCATTACCTAAGACCGGCGGTGTAAAGTATCACTGGGATAAAGCACCAGCAGATTTAAAGATAACTGTAGACCAAGTAAGGAAAGACATCAATCTTCTTAGACCAGGACAGATATTTATGATGAGTAGAGCTGGTGGTAAAGGACTTGGACATACAGGAATAGTTATTAGTGTGGATCCTGCTAAGAAAACTTTTACTACAATAGAAGGTAATACGAGTGATCAGAAATCAGGAGAAGGTGATAGAGTTGGTGTTAATGTTAGAAAGATAACGGATAAAAACATATTCGGATTCATTGATTATTTTAAAACATCAAGAACACCTGCATTTGAAGATGATTTAATAAAGAGCGCTGGGGGAATTGGTGGAAGACTTGGTTCCATCCCAAACACCCCGGTTCCTGATTCATCAAGTTTACCTAGTGATAGTGTGGTTGGATTCTCGGCAGAACCAGCCAGAGGATTTGTTAGTAGTATATTATCAGGTATAGCAAAAGCAGTAAGTGGTAAGGATCTTAATCTATCAAATGAAGAATTAGCAAAGGTGCTAACCAACCTTAGATAACCACGGTGTTTACACGCATCTTCATGCATTTAATCATTTTACTTCACACATAAAAAAAGGTCTGACATTACATCAGACCTTTTTTCTATAACCAACCTAACCAAACAAATTATTCTATTACCAATTCTGGGAATGTTTCCTCAATTTCATTTCTTGTGTATCCGAATCTTTCCTTAAGCATATTGGTTAATGCTATAACACCTCCGGAGAATTCAACCATCGGATATTTCTCTTCAGATTCAAGTACTTTGTGATCTATTGAATACTCATCAAGGTACTCGAAAAATAACCTATCAAAGTCTTCATTCTCATTAAGTACCGTTTGTACTTCTATCTTAACAATGTTCATATTATATTCCTGGGTTTAATTCAAGCATCTTAACCGACACTAGAAGAGAAAAATCTTCGTTCATCTCATTTATAGCCTCATCGGATGCTGTGTCTTTACATTTAGAAATGTACAGATTAAAATACTCAATTGCGGCATCAATCTGTACTGAATTGTTACAAGAATCTAATATTTTTTTAGCTCTTTCATAATCCATCGGCTCTTGTGATTTTTCCATAGTACAAATATAATTAATTTTATCGGGATAAAAAATTAATGAAACATAATTATTCCCTCATCAGCTCCCAATTCAAAGATTTTGATTAACTTATCATAAGTTGATAATGGATAAACTTCTTCCCTCTCTCCTATATATTCAGCATACTTATCTCTATTAGCAACAAGTTGTTCGTGAATCTCCTTAGACACTGTAGGTCCAAATAAACCCTCACAGTCACTGAAGTTAATTAACTTATATGCTGGAGATTCTTTGTAGTATTGTTCGTTAGTCCAAACTTCTTTTGCAGGTGCACCTATAAGTGCTAATGATATTTCATTTCTAAACCCATTATATCCGCCATAACTAAAACTAATAGACTCAGACTTGGATTCTGAAGTTTCGTAATATGTACCTTCCTCCATATCTTGAGTGTGCATTGAGTATTCAGCATGCTTTCTAAGAACATGATCCAATGTGACCACTTCCTCCTCACCACCACCGATGAATAGTCTACGTCTCATGGCTTTAATCTCATCCGATTGTTCTATCTCGATTTTGCTTACCGCTCTTATATCTAATCCCATGTTATTTGTTTTTGGTTATGATGTAAAAGTAAATATAACGGTTCAGATAAAAAAATTATTCATAACATTTTTTTACCTACCTAGTTTCCGAGGTGCTTGTCTGTCTACGATCCGATTTGCATAGAAAGGATCTTTCTCACACTTATCGCAAAGGTTACGGTAATAGAATCCATTCTTATCGGACGACGGATTAATTGGAAGTGTTACCATTTGAATCTTTGATTCTTCGAATTCTTCGGTGCATGATCCGCACATAATCTTTTGTGGTTTCTTAGGTGACATATGTAATTGTGATTAGGTTACAAAAAAAAATCTTGAGGTAACATGATGGAACCTCAAGATTTCAATATATGTAGAATCCAACTCGAAATGGTCGGATGAGAGATGTATATATTATCAACTTAACGTTAATTTGTTCCGTTTTTGATGCTAAATTCTTACACCCTGTTCTACTAGGTTCTTATAGATTGAATCAACCTTTTGATGATCAGCATTTTCGATCTCATCTAATAGCGCTTCTATCGCGGTAGATCCCAAATCCATCTCAATATCCTTTTCGTCCCAATCCTTATTTAACATTAGATTTCCTAATGCTATTAGGTCTGGTGTCTCAGCATCCTCCACAAGGATACTCAACCTTGTACGAAGAGATATCGATTCGACCATCTTGGTCTGATTCTTATAGAGAGATGTTGTTTTCATTATCCTGAGATTTATTGTTTTGTGATGGGTTATCATTGTTTGCCGATGCCAGTTTAATAAAGAAGAAAACTAACACTGCTCCTAACCATGATGATAAACTAATTTCTACGGGTAATCCGATTAACTGTAATCCCCAAACTAGAAGAAGAGGCATTGCTACGATGATTGATGCTCCGGATACAAGAAGCAATAACACCGTGGGTAAAGAATTTCCTTCTATCTTACCTTTACTTAATGACTTAAGCACTGATGTGAACTTCTTCATATTAATCTAGATTATCCCAGGGTTCATAATCATGCACGCCAAGTTGCCATACAGTTTTACCGTCGATTAGAATCTCCATGATTCTTCCGTGTCCGTTATCATTAGATATACGTTTGATGTAACTACCTGGTTTTTTAATCTTGTCATATATGAATGACTTACCACCTTCGTGGTTAACCGTTACCTCATAGCCACCTGGTTTTAAGCTAAGAGGGTTTGTTCTGAAATTGTCTGTTACGTGTAGACTCATATTGTTTGTTGTTACTGATTGATGATTGATGATTAACTGTATGGATCCAAGTCCTCGTTAGGAATAAGCTTCCAGCTCTTTTCCGCTCCAGGTGATCTCATTAAACTTATACTCTTTGCAACCTCCTTTAGTTTCACTAGAGCCTCTGAATATTCACCGGCCTTTAAGAGTGCATTAATCTCCTTAACCCCTTCTGGATCTAGGTCTGCCTGATAGACAACCGCATGTCGATGTCTGTTTGCATTTGCTCTTAATCCCATGATGGAAAGAGCTCTCGTATCACTTTCGAATCTTTCTGTATCCGAATTGTATGTTTCTGGATTAAATGATTCCAATCCATGTGAATCTGCTATACCGTAGAATTTCATATTAGTTAATTATTTTGTTTATTTTATTTGGAATACATCTATTTATCGGCAATACCGTTACTGCTCCTAATGCCGCACCGAATAGGTGGAAAAGATGTGCAACGTTATCTGAGTTACCCAGCATACTCATCTCTCCCAAGATAACAAGACCATATAATATGTATCCAACCCATCTTATCCATGCTGCTGTTGCACTATTAGTTATAAAGAACCTGGAGGCTAAAAAGTAAACCACTCCTGAGATTCCAACTACGGGTGATGCAATTCCCAATAATGCTAATGGTAGGTATACTGCGGATAATATGACCGCCGTCCAATAGAATCTCTTTAGTGTGTATATTGCATTAATGTCCGCTAAGCATAGTAGGAAAACATTTAGTATATTGCTACCCAAGTGACCGAATGATGAATGCATGAATCCGTTAACGAAAGGGTTGTACATGATGAACCCACTTGATGATTCTCCCAACGCCAATATCAGTATTGCTGATATGATGAATGCGATAATGCTAAGTACTAAAACTCCAGCTGTAATCTTTAGCGATGATCTAAGGTTACTTAGGAGAGGACCTCTTTCAATATTCTTAACAGTTATTACTTTCTTATCAACCATCGTAAGTGGTCTGGATGCTATAACTATAAGAATACCTATCAGTGGTGTAAATAGAAGACTAATCCAAAATGGGGTTGAATACCCTATTTCTCTTTCAGAACCCAGCTTACCGATAATATTCGCTATGAATAATAATAGAGCTAATACTAATACTAATAAAATTACTACTGCTATTTCCATATGTTTATTGGTTTATGTTTTTGTATAACGCTAAAGTAATGCATTACCTACAGATAAAAAAATAAAACGAAAACTATTTACAAAAAAAGAAGCAGTACGAATAAACGATGCTGCTTCTAATCTTTTAATTGGGCTTATGAATCTATATATTCTCTGCTCTATATTTTTTTTGGAGTGTTTCTAAAAATTTCCAGCTAAGTCTTCCGCCGATATTAAGTATATCAAATCTTTCCTGTTCGGTCGGAGGCTTTATCTCTCCGATCTCCCAGCTACGAATCAGATCGTCTAACACCTCGGTCTTCATCCTTCTCTGATAACCTCTTCTCGAATCTCTTGCTTCGTCTCTGTAGATACGTCCTCCAACACTTCTCGTTCTGGACCACACCACATACCTTTTAGTTATGGTTCTAACCATTTCCTTTAACCTCATTCTTATCTAAGTACATTTTAACCCTAGATTCGATAACCGCAGTCGAGGCCTCTATTCCTGATTCCATTAAGATCTTTCTTATCTCTTCGATATTAGCTTCCCCATGTTTCCTAATATAGTCCGTGATTATACTAGCAACTAGATCTCTGTCCCATTCTGAATTTTTCATTTCTGTGGTTGTTCTGTTATAAGCAGATTAATGCAATGTAGAAGTAACTTGTGTTTGTCTTCCGGATTAATTGCACTATTATCTAACTCCTTCTTCAGAGCTAATGCTTGAAGGTAAGCACCTCGGGCTAACTTCTCTACTGATTTTCTGTAGTCCTGTAGTAGTTGTTCGGTTCTTGGATCCATTATTGTTGTTTAATTTTTAATTGTATACCTGCACATAATTTCATTACACATTTATAACAGGTAACTGCATCGACTTTTTCGTCTACGTTATGGACCTTTTCACCACAGTACTTACATCCCATGGATTTGATTGTTCTTGATCCTTTAAATTCTCCTCTTGATGATTTCTTTCCTATGGCCATAATAAGTGGTTATAGATTATTTATGATTTCCTCCTCTTGAGTTATAACATGTTCTGGCATATAGTTAGCAACAAAGTCGGCTAGAAATTTACATCTTTCATACTCCTCACGGTGAATGAAGAGAGTTGTCATTCTATTTATTGCCTTTCCTATTGCTTCCATATCACCGTCGTCCAATGCACTTCCACCTTTAGCAACAAGCATATCGTATGCGGTATAACATCCATCGATAAATTCCTTTTTGGATTGTGCAGCAAGTTTCTTAGCAAACTCGTTGGCTTGATTTCTTAATTGCTCACCTAGACCAAATTCTTCTTCTTCGTCGTCCTCGTACATAATATTTAATTATTCTAAAATATAAACACTCTTTCCCAGCTCCAGTTCCTTTACTTGACGGTATAATGTACCTCCCTCAGAAACGATTTCCATTTCACTCTCAAAGTTAGTGCTCGTATCTCTATAGATCTTCTCCCTTACTATAGCTCCTCCCGCAATGTAGGTCATGTTCTTGATCTCATTGTGATTTGCTTTTGTGTCTGTTTTACAAATAAATCTAATAGCTCCCATAATTGAATGTTTACAATGTATTTATTCTAGTTCAGAAATAAGGAAAAATTCCATCATGTCAACCTCTTTTTACACCATTGGAGCTCTCATATCTGCTAACCAATCTTTGAAGATCGCTCTCTCCTCTTCATTCATACCTTCGTTGAATGCTGTGAAGTTGCCTTCTGAAGCTTTGAAGTCCGCTACTAATTGCTCCAATGTACGATTTGTGTTTTCTACTGTCATGATTTCTAAATTTTAAATTGTTTGATTTTTGTTTTTATTTACCTTTAACCTTTTAACTATTCCAAAGAATTCCGTCCTCTGTGAATTCTACCTCTTCATCCTCTGCCAGCCTATCTATGATATTATCATCTGAGAAGTATTCCTCTATTCCAGAATCTATTCGGCGTTTAATCACATTGATATGATTTGCAAATTTAGATTCGGCTTGAGTAAGAATACCTGTTAGAGCATCTGCAAGTGGATCACCCATTAGCCTATTGTGAACCATTTCAATTTCTGTGGTTGTGGTTGTATCTGATATTTCATACTCAACCTTATTAATGAACATATCTGGTACGCCTAACCATTTAAGAAACATCGTGGAGTTTGTTATGGTAAGTGCATCTTTAATATTGATACAAGAATAATCCGATATCTCTATACCCTTTCTTCCATTCTCCATAATGAATCCGCCATTTCTATCGTAGTAGTCGTCACCAACCACAGCAACAAGTTCATTATGTTCGGGTTCGAATAAGGCACAATCATCAATAGCCCATCTGAATGCCTCTTGTTGTTCGTTCTCCTCCATCTCCTCTTTATAATCTAGAATTGCTCTTTTCTTAGCCTCCTCTGATAGCTCTGAAAAATTGTAAAGGTTTAATGATCTCATAATATCCGTTGTTTGATTATGAAGTAAAGGTAATCATTCAGTTTCAGATAAAAAAATAAAAACGAAAATAATTTTTATAATATAAAGTCGTGGCCTTTTGTTTCTAGATTTTTTGTGGACTCGACAAGTGAGGCTATTGTTGTTTTAATTTCATCACGCTTATCCGCATATTCTTGCTCTGTCTTATCCATTAGATCCATTGCTTCCTGAATATCCTTACACTTGGCTTTTATCTTTTCGTATATTCTTGGGTGTAACCAATGTACAGTTTCAGCCATTTTATGTCGACCATTATCTGGATCAAATTCATCGATATCACAACAAATAAAATCATTAGTAGCCGAAACTAATTCGTACTCATATACATACGGCTTTAATCCGAGTTTCATTCTTCTGAGAACGATCTCTAATGATTTAGAATCCGGTTCCACCTCGGGTTCCTTTTCTTTCTCGTAATATTTGGAGGTACTGTTTCGTTCCATTTCCTGAATAGCATATCCCAATCCTTCCAAGGTATACACCCTACCATCTGTATATAAATGATCTGGTCTTTGTGCTGTACGAGCAACCTCATCGATTTCTTCTTGAGCTCTTACAGCAGCTTCATAAGGATCTGTATATCGCCGAATATCAGCCAGCATCGATCTGCCTCGGTTATCGTTATTTGTGCTCAATGAAGGTCCCCATTTATCGGTATATCTGAGATAGTTAGCATATGCTGATCCGTCTAAGCTGTCTTCGTCTTCCATCGTCTAATTATTTTTGTATTCAACTTCCTACAAATGTATGCAAACTCCGCGGATAAAAAAAATCACGCCGGAGAGACGTGATTCTTAATACATTATGTTCGGGTTGGGAGATTAGTTATATGATATTACCATCCGCATCAAATTCATAATCTATTAAGGTTGCTGTTACAGATTCATCAGAAGATAGATCCTCGTATGCCTTTTCTAATTTGCGGTATAACTCATCAGCTTTTCCTTTAGCCCATTCTTCTACTTTAGGTTGTATCAATTCACATTGTTGTTCAACATCCAAAGTCACATTAACATCCGGACCGATATAAATCTCAACCTCATCGTCTCCATCAACTTCCACCTCGGCTACCATAGTATTACTGTGTGAGTATCTGCTATCGGTTTTTTTAATTGAGATATAAATGTTCTCCAAGACCTCTTTAGGAACTGCCATACCAATTTCTTTGTTAACCAATATTGATTTGTCCTCGTCTCCTCTAACCACCCCGGTAAAAGAAGCTCCATCACCTTGACTCCAAAATCCTGAATACTCAACCTCAACATCACTAACCCCAGCCTTTTCCATATCCTCGACAAAGCCTTCTATATAAGGATCTGCCCAACTGTCATAATCCACGTTGATATTACGAGCATTATCTATAGCGTTAGCCTTGGCCGAATCCGATAGGTCTTCAAAGCTTATGCCCTGTTTGAATGATTCGAATGTTTTAATTGTTTTCATTGGATTATCTTTTTTTGTTTCTGCTATCATATTTATCTACCATTTGATCGTAAAAAGATTCGGATACATTATCAAACTTACCTTGACGGCCTTCATTGATGAACATACGATTTCCTTCCGCCATAATAATAGATGATCCCACGGGTGGGTGTAGCGAGAGAGCAATATAGCTCTTGTTAGACTTAAGGGTTGCTAACTGTGATTTGATTGATGATTCTACTGAGTTCATGTCTTTGCCTTTTTTTGGTTACATGGCAAAGATAACGAATCCGATTCAGATAAAAAAATTATTCGTCTTCTTTTTTGGTGTGTAACTTATTGGTTGGTTGTTTGGAACCTGATAGGTATCCGAACACCGCTGAAGTTAGGATAAGGAGTAGAGGCTTTAATAACGATGGCCATTTGGCTGGATTAAGTTCTTCGGTTAGAATTGCTAATAGAAACCAAACCAGAAGAAGACTAACAACCAATATCTTTCCTTCTTCTTTAAATGATCTATTACATATTCTTTTACAACAGTTGGGTTTTTTCATAAATCAAAAAGTTTTTGTTATAGTTCTATATATGAAATAAATTAAATTATTTTATTTCATCAGAGCAAATATAATAAAAAATCCCGGGATAAAAAAATTACACGCCCGCACATAGTATGTTACGACCATAGTATGTATATGGGTATAAAAAATAATTGGCGTTTTATTTTTTTATCTCGAGAAAATATCGTAATTTTATATTGGGGAAAGGTTGGGATACAAAAAAACACCTAAGAGAAATCCGAGGTGTTTGAAATGTTATTAACAACAGATATTATAATTGAAGCTTTGGTAACTCCCATATGACTTGTTTAAGAGAAGAGATCACTGCATTACTTCTGGTTCTGGCTTGCCAACGGTGTGAAGGTCTAAGAGATCTTTCGAATGATTCAAGCAACTCGTTCCTTAACTCCTCGTCAACCTTAACCAACTTAACCCCGTCTTCCCAGTCTGCTAACCCTTCACCCTTATCACCCTCGTCATATAGGTCAGTGGCGTAGTTAACCAACGATTCCGATGCTATCTCGCATTCCCATTCGTCATCCCCGATCTCCACACAGTATTGGTATTCCTCGGGTAGGTCATCTGTGTTAACTACCCATACCCCGCCGCCTACCTCGGGCTTACCTACTAGGATACCAAGCTGATCCGATATGTGTAGGTTAGCGAACCCTGTAAACTTGGTCTTAGCAGATGGGTAGTCAACCTCCATCTTAGTTCTAGCGTCCTCTTGGTTAGCTGGATGGTCTGGATGTGAATCGAACCAGTCTCCCTCATAAAGCTCTTTGAACTTCTTGATCGCTGAGGGTTCGTCCGCTATCCCTTTCTGGATTAGCTTGGTGTAGTACTGGGGATCTTCAGATACGTGATCCATCGCAATCTCCTCGGCCTTCTCTCTATCTGTGGTGTGTTCCATTTCAACTTCAATGCCCACCGCCAGTTGTTTATGGATGTCTTCAACTTCTACACCGTGGGATGCAGCAAGTTGGTCTATGGTCATCCCGGAGGCTCTGCCACCTGGGATATGTTCTTCGAATAGTTTGATGTGTTTCATGTTCTATATATCGTCAGGATTATCCACGTCTCTACGGGAGAAACACCGCGGGCAACAGAAGCTTAACCTTAACCCCAACCCTCAGAAAAATCCGGCCCCAAATAAATAAATCTAATACTGTTCCGTCTCCTAGTACTATAGAGAGAAGAGAGAGAACTAAAGAGGATACTAGAGAGAGATAGTCCGAGGTGTATAGAGAGAGAATGAAGACTGGAATCACATACGGAATCACATAGAGATAGGCGGGTGGATCTGGGAATCCTTGGTATCCTGACCAAGCTGAGGCGGGGCAAGGAAATAAGGCCGCTCAATGGACCATACGGGGCGGTTTTCGAGGCGGGTCTTTTGGGATCCAACCGGGGCAGGGTGAACTCGGCCCAAAATCACACTTTTTACCACAATATACCACATTTTTCCAGATTGGCTTGGACACATGGAAACCGTGGGTATGTGGATGGGAAAACGAGGCATCCGAGAAATCCGTGTATATACACCCTGGGTGGTAGCTCAGCCCTGGAGAGGGGCTTGCAAACGGGCCCTTTTAACGCGAATGACAGGGGACTATCCCACATAGTATCTTACTACCATACTATGTTAATGGGCCTATCCGGTTGGATCTATAAGGTCTTCTCTAATGAAGCCTATTGGCTAGGGGTTTGGTTGACCTTTCTCTCTCTGTCTTCTCTCTCTATGAACCACTCTATGCCTCTCTAGTATAAGTCTTGGTTTGGGTCTGTTACTATGTGTATGTACGTGTCTATGCTACTGGTCGTTTCTATCTAGTATAGGATGAGGTTGGACATGATGTCTAAGCTTGTGTCTATGTCTATGTACTTGTCTATGCTCATGTACTTGTCTACTGTGATACGGAATATGTTATTGGTTCTTCTCTCTAGTCTATCTAGTACTTCTTCTCTCTCTATGACTCTCTCTAGGACTCTCTCTAGTAGTACTATGAGTATTGGTATTGGCATGGTTGTTAGTATTAGTATTGTTATTGGTATAATCTATTTGGAGGCCGGGCCCTCTGGGAGATCTACCCCGAAAAGGCCCAATGACAACCGTGATATATAGAACATGAAACACATTGAACTATTCGAGAAGTTTATATCCGAATCATCTAATACTCATTTAGTACAGGTGTCACCAAACCAATATCTGTATCACACGTCCAATCCCATATTTAGAGACACAATCTCAAGAGAGGGTCTGGTGCCAAAGGGAAAGGGTGAAAGCTGGCTATCTGATACCGACATTGATGGTGAAGTCATCTTTGCAGTTAACAGTGATGATAAGAAGGATTGGTGGGATTCCACATACGATGATGACATCTATAGAATAGATACAGGTGGTCTAAGTAACACGTGGTACGTTGATCCCAACTTTGAACCTGAAGACAAGAGAGTTATCACATTTGAAAAGATCCCGCCCGCATCAATCGAATTAATTCATAAAGGTGCCGGCGATTCCACGTTATAGAAGAATATATAGAGTATCAAAAAACAATAAGTAATATGAAACACATTAAATTATTCGAAGCATTTAGCGACGAGCATGGCGTACTTAATGAACTGGCTAGCAAGGAGTCCGATCCTAAAGTGATAGTTGATTTTTTTAAGAAGAATCCAAAAGCAAAACAAGCAGCTGGAAATTGTAAGGCTCTGCTAAAAGCAATGAGAGGTACAGGAACTGACGAGGATGCAGTATATGCAGTTTTTTCCAAGATTAAAACAAAGGAAGAGCTAATTGAACTGTCTTCAATTTGGGATTTACTTGGACTGGAATATGATAAATACCAAGGAATAGGATCACTGATACCTGCACTAATAGGAACTCCAGATGCTTTCACTAAACACGTTAGTAATCAATGGAAACTTTATCCACTAACAATAAAGGACATATTCTCAAGCTGGGACAAGAATGAACATAAGAACGTTAATGCTTATTATAAAGCAAGAGAGGATTACTATAAGAAAAATCCAAATATGAAATCAACAGCTCTTAGTTACTGGTTGAAAGAGGAGCTAGACGAAGAAGAACTTGCAAAGGTTAATAGCATCATTAAGAAATTCGGAATGAAATTCTAAATATTGAAATAATAATATGAAAGCAGATAAACGTCTGCTTTTTTTGTGCGGATATATAGAGTCATTAATAACATAAACAAAATCAAATTATGAAAAAGATTATTTTAGGTGCTGTGGTTGCTCTGCTATTCAGCTGCAACACAAGTACAAAACCAGAAACTGTTGAAGACATCAAGAAGGACAAGGACACCATAGTGAAAGTTCACCAAGGAGCTTTTGCTTTTTGTGGTGCATCAGCAGCAGTTCCTACAGGAAGAAAGATTGTTGTACAGGGGGTTGAGTATGCTGAAGGGTGTGCAATATGTCCAGTGCTATCAGGACCATCGCTATCCAATCTAGCAATGGAAGGTGTTAGTGGAACCTACGGAGATTTCAATGTAAAGAAAAACTTTCAAAGCCCAGATGGAACAGCTAATACTGTGTGGTCATTATTCTGGTACTACGATGCATCAACAACAATTCCTCAATTCAATCCAACAACAAAGGAATGGGAAATGATGGCTCCTGTGAATAGAGCATTCGTCATCGACTTAGATTCACCAGCTACAAGTGAGAGCAACATGTTTGCAATGCCGGGTGTTATCGTTGATACAACATCAACAGGTATCGTGTTGGCTAAAGTTTATGGTCCACTTAATGAAGCAGCAGTTCCATTACGAATAGCAGTTCCTGTTAAGAATGGACAGACTTCTGTAACTGCAGCTAAAGTAGGATTTCCTTATCCTGTAGGAACACCAGTTCCAGTTGCTGAGTACAGTAAGGAACTTCAAAGCAAGGGAAAGCAATAAGTGATTCGATATCACCGTATATAAAAAAAGCAGACTTAGGTCTGCTTTTTTAGTTACTGCTGTTTATCTCCAATCGTGAACATCCTCCACAACCTTCCTTATACCATATTTGATCTTCATCAGATCTATAATGTCATCCACACCAACCACATCTTCATGTTTATTGTTCTCTAGGTACTCGTCGACAAATATATGTTCCATCAACTCACCTTTAACATAAACCATTATATGTCCGCTGTTCCATTGACTATTCCTATTTTCGTATTCTATTCTGGTTTTTTTGAATAGGGAAAGAAATGTTTTTATGCACATCGTTATTTATCAATCTGTATCATGGTCACACTCTCAACTCCACGATAGATTAGAACGTTGATCGTGTCTTTGTCTGAAGTTAATGTTACCTTGTGCAGACCGTGACCAACCTCATCCGACAACGTTTCAATCTGCATCTTGCTTACATGAAGTGGTTTATGTGAATCTATAGATTCAACAACATTGTTTTCGTTTTGGTTGTCTAAGTTACATGATGATAGTACACCAAATAATAATGCTGTAATTGCTACTCTTTTCATATTCTTTTTTCTTTAATTGCTGATTACTAATCTTTTCTTCCCATTATCAGGATCATTACACCAAACACCACACCAAAGACTCCTCCTATGATTGCGCTTTGTAATAGTGTTTCCCCTTCCTGCTCTCTTGCAAATCCTGCTAACATGCACAGGAGGAATGTTATTCCGAAGCCTGACCAATTTAATTTTTTCATAATAAATTCTTATTTTCTTTTTGATTCCACCATTCTTCCAAGTCAACATCCCCCTTAATAAGGATGTCGTGTCTTAATTCCACCAATAATCTTTTTACTGCCAGATCATTGTACTTGGGTTCCTGTTTTATGCTTATAACTTTCTCTTCATTGATGGATGCATCAAATGATATCAATCTGGATCCTTTACCTAAAATTATTCCTTCCGGTGATGAATGTGACATGTGTTATTTTTTTATAAATTCTGAATTGTTCTCTAAATCGTGTAAAGTGCCACAGTTATTACAAGCAATATACACCACTTGTCTTTCCTCGTCTGTGTCATCATCAATTTCGATACTTATGTGGTGTTCGAACATGTCGTTCTGTCCACAGTTACCGCAGATGATGTGAAGTTTTGCATTTGCCATAACCTACTTTCTCTCAAACGTTTGATTAAAATCCCTAATGCTCTTACCCGTTCTACCCATCGAATAGGCTTCTTTTAGATCGTCTAGCGTGTATTTGGACTTATCCTGTTCGCACTCATTCCATACCTGCTTTAATGCTAGCATAACACTTCTACTCTCCGGATAAGCCGTTTGGTCTTGTATCTCTTTGATTCTTTCTGATGTCATCTTGATTCTTTTTTTAAAGTTTTTGAAATGTTTTACCTGATTCATTTACGATGTAGTGGTTTTTATCCCAATATAAAGGTAGGGAGTTTGGTAAATTCTCTGCATCAATAAAAGATTTCACTTGTTCTGGATGTTCGTTTTCACTACAAGACTCACCAAAGAATTGGTCAATTTTATGCTTGAATTCTTCTCCGCTTACACTTCCTTTTTTATGGATCGTGTAATGACTTCCTAAATACAGATTTACTTCTCTTCCATCTGTTTCAATTGTTCTTAATGTGTACATTTATGTATAAATTTATGTATGTTGCTTACTCTATACAGTTTTCAGCTTCCCTGTTTAATTATTTTCTGTTATTCAAATAATCTAGAAATCTATCTTTAAAACTAATTGCAAAGGCTACAATCACTGTTACTGTTACCGCTATCACAATTTTACTTATTTAGTTTTTTAAACATTTCTTCCAATTCCTGAGAGGTGTACTTACTTAGACTGTCGAGAGCACCTTTAGGTTCTACATAAGGTCCTTCGCCTTTCTCATCTCCGATACTCCAGCCTAGTTTTTCTCTCACCCATTTATTCTTTTCGAAATTAAACTCAAAATATTCATTTCTAAAATAAGGAATACCATCTACCTCTACTGTGTGGTGTTTTCTTTTGCTTTGTGCTGTTTCCGTTACCTTCATGATCCTATTTGTTTTTTTCTAAAAACCCCATTATCTCTTCCTCCATTATAGGAGATTTAGTATCGTGGAAATGTTCTTTGAATTTTTCAACTAAATGTTCAGGGATATCAATAGATTCCAATCCCATCTTCATCTCCATAGTTTCCGGGATAAATGATTCTGGATTATTTTCACTATCTTTAATAATGTCTTCAAAAGAACGAGTTAAGTCTTTTGTTACTGAGCTTTTCAGGTAAAATGCTTTCATATCTTATTTATTTTTTAATTGTTCTAATCTTTTTTGTTCTTCAAACCATTCAGGGATCCACTCATAAATAGTTTTTTCTCCTCTGTAATTGTATGTGTAATCAAATCCAAACTTGTGAAGCATTTCTAATAATTGTTTTTCTTGCATTTCTTTGGCTTGTTTAATAGTATTTTCTTTAGCTTCTTCACTGTAAAATACTATTTTTTCAAATTGTTCTACTAACCATTCTACTGCTGATTGTTCCATGATCTTATTTGTTTTTAAATGCTAATTTAATTCTTTGAATTAAATTCATTTTTTTATAATCGTAATAAAAATTTATTGCTCTTGGTACACCACTTGACCAATGATGGCATTCTGTTGATAATTCATCATAGTGTTTTAAATCGGATTGTCTAAGTTCTTCTAAAGGTGTTTGCTTTGGTTCCATATCCTATTTGTTTTTATAAATTTCTAATATTTGTTCTATTGTTACATTTTTGTCTACTTCCCCAACCATTATTAAATCGTGTAATAGATCTTCTGCATCTTCAGAGTTACACCAGTTAAAGAAGTCAATAGCAAATTTGTCTTGTTGTTGATTCCCCATTTCTTTGGCTTGCTTAAATAAGCTTTTCGTAATAATGGACTTTGAATTTAATTGAAGCTCTAACCATTCTACTGCTGATTGTTCCATGATCTTATTTCTTTAAAATTGTTTATTTAGAACTTCCGATTCTAATTTAACCGATTGGTCGACTAATACATTATCTCTAACAGATTTTTGAATTGGTCTTAAATTCATAGGAACGCGAATGTGGTTAAATCCATTATTAATATCCCTCCAATTGTCTAAATCTTGAAATGAAATGTGTGCAAAATCTCCTTTTTCTGTGATTTCTATGTGAAATACCTCAACGTTTGCTAAATTTTTCATGGTTTTATTTCTTTTTTAAATTATTATCTAGTATTCTGCTCCATTCTGCTTCTAGCTCATCATCATCAAATTCGTTAGTCTTATAGAAGTGAAATGACCATTCCGCTATTCTTCTGACCTCCTCCGCGCTAAACTTATTCTTATCTTGCTCATGTTGCCATTTAACCAATTCATATGATGCTTGTTTAAAATCCTCCTTGTCCATCATATAATCATAATGACCTTCAGCCAATGATGTATTATTTGAATGGTAATTAAATAATCTTTCAACAGCTTCGTCGAGTGTTTCTTTTTTATGTTTGTCAATAAACTCTTTAAGATCTTTCTTTTTTTCTTCACCAAAGACTTTTTCAAAAGTTATTTCCCGGTTGGGTTCTTCTTTTGGAATGATTATGAAATATTCAACCATCTTTCCATAACAAATTTCACAGCCTCTTTCCTTATGATCATCGCACGTCATATCAGTAAAACATAAATCGTCTATTCCATTACATCTTCCGCAGCATCTTGGTATTGAATTGACCTCAACTTTCTCACAACTTGGATTCCTAACAAACCATTCTAAGAACTCGTCATCAATAGCTTGTACACCATCCTTAATAAGTTCGTCATCTGTTGTTAGTATTATTTTTTTACAAATAGCTATTACATGAGTAAATCCATCACTTCTTAATATTCCTTGCGTATGGTTTATCTCTAAAACTTGAAATACATCTTGCTCATCATCTAATACATAATCTCCAGCTTTTGGTTCTTCATCAGAAGTGACATAGACGTTTCTTTTATGTTTCCAATCTTCGATGGGCTCAGCTAATAATCTAAATTCATTTAACAATGTTGAATAGATTATTAATCTGCTTGGTTTATCAGTTGGTAATAGGTATAGATTTTTCTTCATGTTCTTCCTAAAATTAAGAATCTATTAATGGTGTAAATGTAATACCACATTGCGGGTAAAAAAAATAGGAATGCCTTAATTAAGACATTCCTATCCATATTATATTTTTGAGTAGCCTATTAGGCTGACTAATCCGCTTTATTTTCGGAAGAAATAACATCACCTAAGTATGACGTCACCGTAAAGTTAGCTATTCTCATCTTTCCATCCGAGTGATAACCAGCAGATCCGTGAATGAATCCATCACCACTCTCCACGTCAAATACTATCACAGTGAATTCTAAACGATTATCCATTTCTTTCTGAAGTAATTCCTTTAATCCTTCTGAACCATTAAATAGATTTTCAGAAATATATTCTCTCAATATGGCTTCAACCAGCTTTCCATTCCCCGTCGTATCCACATCTGGTACTACATCACCTCTTGTTGTTTGTAATGTTGTTTGTGGAGCTAGATCCATAAAATCAACGGCATTTGGTGTTTCGTACTGTGCTGTTGCCGTATCTGGTGCTTCTTTTAATGCACCGGACAGATCCTGTTTTCTTAGAAGCTCAACTACTCCATTCTTTGCAATGTACCAATCCCCTTGATACTTGAACTCAAATCCGCTGTCTCTCATTACGATAGACATTTCCTCCTTATCGTCGGATACTAGAACTATCGGCAGATAAACTTCCTCTAATTGGAATGAGTCATCTTGATTTACTGATATTTTCATATTACGTGTTAGCTTTTACCTATTCAAGCGAGGTTTAGTTGTTCTTCTTTCAACGTTATAGTTTTTGTATTTTTCACATGCTCAATTACATGATCGAAATTTTTGCTCACGTGTTCGTTGAATTGATTCTCGTTTTCATAATCGATTCCACCGTCAAATTCGACTATAAAATCATTTTCTCTTAGAAAATCCTTTAGTAATAGCATTATACGAGACTTTCCTGAGTTAGTTTCACCAGACACGGTGATGATTAAATTTTTCATATTATTAATTAGCTTTTACCTACCCAAGCGAGGTTTTAAATTTCTCCATATTTGGTTGTCTCTGTATGACATTTAGAACATGCCCATCTGTTACTTTTTCGAAAGAATTTTCCAGATTTCATGGTATATTCAATTTCAGAATCCATATTGCATCGACCACCTTTTTTACATTTGGGTAAGCCTATCAGCCAATTTAAAAAGTCTTTCCATCCAGATCTTACCCGATTCGACATAACTTATTTGATTAAATCGATATAAGTTGGTGCCGGAGCTAATTCCATAGTGAATTCAGAAAATTCTTGATCACTATTACCAACTTTTAAGCCACAATCAGAATCACCAAAAACTTCTCTGTAATTTCCCAGAAGTTCCTCCGTGGTCATTTCGTCATAATCTCTATCCTCGGTACCAAGTTCCTCCACATTTATAACCCATGAAAATCGGGTGTCTAGGTTAATATCGCAATCCACTAATTGTAGGGATTCTTCCAATGGTAAGAAATCTAGATTCTCATCCAACATTTTCTGTGCAAACTTTTGCTTTAATTCTTCTTGAGTCATTTTAATTTAATTTTTTGATTTGTTTACTAATTCTAATAGTTCCTTCCAGCAATCTCTAGTAGCCATTGCTTTATATGTAAATTTTTTAAAATTGTGCTCGTTATCCGAGTGCTTTTGAGCAAGGTCCTCATATTTCAGCTGTCTTTGTCTCCATGACTCCACCAGCTTCTCAATTTCATTGGCATCACCAACAACATCTGGACCGCAATCACAGTAATCTGTATGTCCGCAATAGCACTTGATTTGATCTGCTTCATTATTTCCCATCTACTAACTCTTTTTGTTCGTCAATCAATTTGTGCAGCATATCCAATGCTTCACTCATATTCTTTAATTCATCAACATGGAAGTCTTCCAGTTCCAGTCGTTTTAATGGTAGGTTAAATTCACGAACAAGTTCATTGTGTTTATCGTGTCTTCTCCAATCTTTCATGTAGCTATCGAACTTGCCAGTAGTTTCAACATGATCTAGCGTATCTTTACAAAACGTATACGCTTCTTTGTATTTGTGGTCATAACCATATACAAAACGATCAGCCAATTCTGAACTACTCATATTGCTTCTAATATCTAACCCAGATGATATATTATCAATCGCATTCAAATACAAATAAACAATCAAACGGTAATCATAAGGTAAACCGTCTCTGATAAGAATTTCCTTGATGCTGGTTTCAATCTCAGCTACACGTTTGATAAATTCTCTAGCATGCTTCTTGCTCAAAGCCCATACGTATTTATTGTAGTGTGATGGAACATGGTCCAGCCCATTAACATAATCGATCTGGAAATAATTTCCTTTTTTTGATGCTTTAAGCGTCGTTTCGTTATTAGTCTTCATATTCTTCGATGTATGATTTATTAATCTTTGCAAATGCTTCAAGCAATATTTGGTGTTGTTCATGTTCACCACATTGTGGGGTTAGATACAATACGTGTGGAAAAAATCTGCTGGACATAGGATGCATATTACCACGAACATTAAGTAATCCAACGATTTTATCACCAAATTCCTCCATATTGTCGAAGTATTGTTTATAGATTGATTTTTTGTTGATTTTAATACCAAGTACATCACCTGTTTTTTCTATTGCATCTTTTAAGTTAGCTAATAGTCCCTCGTCGATATCCAGATCATAACGATTCCCAAAGATATAACCCAGCTTTTCCTTCTGCTTTACTTTGGACATTAATCGCCAAATTTCACTACTGGTTTTATCCTTAATGTACGCTAATTCTTCTGGTAATTCTGTGTATGTGGTAAGACTACTCTCGCAACCTTTATCGGTATAAAAAATGTATCGATTAGCTTCTGATAACATTGTTCTATCATCAGAATATACAATCAAATCACCTTTTTTATATTTCTTATTGAAACGTTTTGGATCGTAGTTTGTGATTTCACCATCAATAAGTGTGAAGCCTAACAATGATAACATTTCTGGTGTACCAAAGTCATGATGTCCCTTCTCATGTTCGTCATATGATTGTGCCATAACATCATAAACCTGTTTATCCACCCACATAAAACGCCATTTCTCGATGTGCTCTAGTTTTCCATTGTCTTCTAGCTTTTGTCTGATTGGTTTAACCTCACGTCTATCGAAAGTATATTCTCCATCAACCAAAAATTCAATAAATTCAGCAATTGTGATACCGAAAAAGTCCTCTATGAGTTTAGTGTTCTCATCCTCAACTATGTCTTCCATACCGCCATAGTCATCATACTTACCAAAAATTGGTAATGTAGTAGGTAAATACCCACCATAGTCTTGACCTGATTCATTTAGCGGAATGATGCAACATTCATTTCCTGATGTGATTGCGATATTGCTAATTCCACAGCTTACTGACCAACTTCCCATATGTTTTTTTATTTTGAATTAATTGATTTCATCGATTTATTATGCAAATATCTGAGAATTCCCCGGTATAAAAAAATAAATTTGTATTTTATGTTTTTAGTTATGAAGAATTTATAACTATTTTAAATTGATATATAGATTAATATAATAAATAAATTATGAAACATATTAGATTATTTGAGGATTTTGCAGGGAAGCCTGAATTTATATTCCTATTCAAGGATAAAGGTTTGGACCTTAGCACAATTGAGGTTGATGGTATAGATACTAATGATAGACCAGACTTCGTTGACTCATACGTTTCCTATGCTGAATACACGGACGGAACACCACTTACTGAAGTTGAACTAGACGAACTTAATTCGATGCATCCAGAGATTGCACAGGATTGGGCGAACGAAAATGCATAATAAGATGAAGTATATAAAATCTTTCAGCTCGCATATAAATGAATCACTCATAGACATTTCTCCAGAACTTGATACTGAGATAGAGGATGCTATTGCGGCCATTCTTAAAAACAAAGAATGTAATCAAGTAGATACCGGGTATATTGAAATAGAAACCCCGTTTGAATTAAATCCGGATGTTCCTAATAAGGAATGGATAAACAAAACTGGTATGGTTTTTTATCCCGAGCTTTTAACATATGGTAGCTCTGATAGATCAGGTAAAGTCCAAAGAACACCATGGATTGCATGTTCCATTGAGATTGAGGGTGAGAAGGATGATTCATTAATTAAAGAATTACTTAATTGGCTTGTTGAGCTAATAAAGAAATCAGGTTATCAACCATTTATGGACGAGGATGCTAGATGGAATCATTGGAACGAAGATAAAAGAAAGGACTGGACAAAGTTTACATGTTATATAAATCCTAGTTATCCGGAAGGACATTGGGAAAATCACGCATTAGAATAATAAAAAAGGCTCAGAAATTAAAATACTGAGCCTTTTTTGTGGTATTTAGTCATCACCATTTTGGAACCTAATATCGATCATCACATATAATATCGATATCTTGGATAATATTATGGCAAAAAGAGTAGTGAAAAAACCATCATGGAATGCTGAATTACATAAGAAAGTGATCGGAGCCATCGAGGGTCTTAATGAAACCGATTCGGAGGAATTCAGAGCAATATTTGATGCATCTCATAGGTTATTAAAAAAGTACAATGATCCTCCACATCTTAGTGAAGATGTCAAAAAAATACTAAATGGGTTTAGTAGCTCGTGGAATTTTGACTATTCTACAGAATCTGTTAATATTGATGGAACTTTAGCATCAGTTGATCTTGGTCTTGAATCCAAGAGTAGATGGTATAGAGAAGAATCGAAAAAAGATAAAAAATTAAGGCTGGCAATATTTAAAACGATGAAGGACGTAAAGTTTGGTAATTGTAGATATTTTAGCATTAGACATTCCGGGCTCAAGCAGCTTTGGTCAGCCCTACCAAGAAAGGTTTCCTACCATTTTGATTGCTCTCATAATGAACTGACATCCCTTAAGAATGGACCGGATTGGGTGAGCGAATACGACTGTTCCAATAATAAATTGACCTCTCTAAAATACATTTCCAAATATATAGACGGAGATCTAAAATGCTCATATAATGAAATAACATCATTGGAACCGTTAAAAAATCTATCGCTGGCTACATTAAATTGCGCCGATAATAAATTGCGTGACCTTGTAGGATGTCCGGAAATACGAAGAAGGCTGGTAGTGTCCCATAATGAACTTGTTTCTATGAAAGGTGCACCTATTAATCTAACTCTTAGAGATATAGATCTGGAGGGTAACGTGGTTAGTAGCAAATCTCTTAAGCTGGCTTTTAATGCTATGAAGGCTGCTGGTGGTGACTACAGTAAAGGTTTGCTTAAGATATGGAAGAAAATACCATTAGAAGATCAGATCCACATGTACAATGACCTTCCGACAGTAACGGAAGAGGATGTTAGAAAGTATGAGGCATTCAGAAACTTTATGTCGATAAAGGATGTAATATAGCGGATATATACATCATGAAAAACCTAAGAACATTCAGATTATTTGAGGCTGAAAAAGCTTTACATCCAGAAGCTGAGGAGTTTATGAAAGCATTAAATTCTACGGAGTGGGGTAAAAAACTAGAATCACTTATTAAAACCAAACCAGTAAAGACTGGAAGAGTATATGTAACCAGCCGATTCCTTCCTGTTATGACCTACTTCTGGAAAACAGGATCCAATTGGAATTATACCTACAGCTCATCGGGAAGAGATTACGGAAAACAAACATCATCCGATCTTTCTAAACTGTTCGAAGAAATGGTTATTGACTGTATTAAGAAGGTGGCTCCAAGCGGTTTTACTAGAAACGAAGTTGATAAGATGGTTTCGGATAAGAAATGGATATTGGCTAATGCCAGTATGGATTCTCTTTCTGGAGGTGATATTTATAAGAAATATAGGGAAAGCTTTAATCCTGGTGTTCTAAATGACTTTAGTAAAATAAGAACCCCTTTAATGGACAGACTTCTTCTTAATGGATTAAGTACATCTAGTGTTAATAAGGATGATTCTATCACCATGAATTTTTCTCATCAAGTATACGGAGAGCATAATAAATCGTGGCCATTCCATATTATAGCTTCCCTCCTTAAAGGTAGCGGAATGGTTGTCTTTAAGAATGGTATTGACACTGTCAACATTTCTCCTGGTAAACCAGGAAGCGAAGTGAAAACATCCAAATATAGAGATCGTTATATAAGAATTAAAATGAAGCTCGGCTATCAGAATAGTTATCCGATGATACAGAAGATTGATGAAATTTTAACTAAATACATTAAGAAGGTTGAAATATTTATAACTGATAAAAATGGATCAAAAAAATCGGATATACTTACTAACCTATATCACGATATCGCTTTATCTGATAATGATGGTTCATGGCAGGAAATCCTGGATGAGTACATTAAAAAGAATCCGCTGGATATAATTAAGCTAAATGGTAATCCTGAAATGAAAGCGGAGGTTCTTAAAAGAACTGGAATAAGAGATTATAGCAAGATCGCATCAGGACTTGATATAGGTATAATCTAAATGATATATATTTTATCCGGCGGGCTTAGTGCCCCATTTTAGGACCGGAGTGGTTACGATCACTGAAGGATGAAAGGTTCGCTACTTTCATCCTTCTTTTTTGATATATAGATGAAATAAAAATTTATTATGGAAAACATAAAAATATATTCTGATTTTGTTAATGAGAATAGCAACGTTCCGCAATTAGCATCTAATGATACCGATTCAACTCCTGCTTTAAGAAGCGAGACTGAGGTTGTTACAAGAGAGCAGGAAGCTATGAGAGCTAAATTGGAAGCTGATGTTAAAAGAATGTACCCACATTTATCAATCAGACACACCCCAGATGGACAATCAGGTGTAGCTATTAATGACAATGTAATATATGCTTCAGACCACTATGAAGCTTTCAATGCTTTTCTATTTGGATTAGTCATGGCTAAGATGAGCGGAGGTAATCCCAATATGGGTGATAGACCAGCTGGAAGAATTCCGACAAGATATTAAACGAAACTGTTGGGAATGGTATTATTGGGAGATTTTAACTAAGATCGATTAATTGGTCTTCTTTATAGGAGATTGATATCTTTCTACCCATGATGGGAATTCTTCCAATATATCAGTTTTCGAATCACTATAACCATACTTCAGATACCCTTTAGCATTACCTACATAATAATTATCCTTGGGATTACCTGATATTTTTTTGTAGGTAAAGTCTATAATATATCCATTAAGAAATATAGCTACATGATCTTTAATATCGCCATTTCCCTGGAAATATATCACCTTTACTGGTATACCAAGTAGCTCACACCATCTAAAAAACTCCTGTGTGTACCATGAGTCATCGCCGTATTTAACGTTGTATGGCTTATCCTTTCCCGTAATATAATCTTTTCTAACCACACCTAAAAATTGTTCAGCCAGACTCTTGTAATCCTCCTTAAAATTAGGTACGCTGGTTACAACCGGTAGATAGTCTGCGTTTGCTGCTGTATATGATTCGTATACTGTTAGATGTTTCATTCAGTATATATCATTAAAATTACCTCAATAAAAAGGTCCGACTTTTGCCGGACCTTTTTTATATTTATTTATTTCTATTTTTACTTACTCAAAAGTGATCGTTACTTTCGCACCGTTTGCTTTAGCAAACTTTTTGATCATAGCTAAACCGATAGTTTCTGTCTTAGCACCTTTGCTAGGTTTTGAAACTTTAACCGAGCCTGTCTCAACATTTACCATAACTTCAGGTTTAGTTGAACGTGCAACACTTCCCTTAGCTGATGTTGTTACTTTAGAATTTTTACCTGCATTCTTTCTAACTTTCGTAGAAATTGAAACCGGTACCATGATTCCTTGTCCTTTAGATGATGTTAATCTTCCTGTAACACCTAGGCCATATTTTCTGCCCCAGATAGCAGCTTTAGTTCTTCCCAACTCCTTGGCAATCTCTGCAGTGGAAGCACCATCTTTTGCCATTCCGATTAAAGTTTTGTCGTCCTTAGAAGTCCAAACTTTGTTGTTTGAAGGAGCTTGTGCATTTTTTGCTTTCTTAACGTAAGTCATATTTTTATATTTTAAGATTTATGAGGTAAAAGTAATGCATAATTACGGGATAAAAAAATATTTAATCAATTTTTTTGAATATATACATAAATTATAAATCATATGCAATATATTAAAGATTATCCGAGTTTAAATATTAATGAGGCCAAAAGCGAATCTTTTGAGGAATTTTCTAATGTGAGATTAGCTGGTGCTACAAAGATAGCTGATTCAGCAAAGGAAAAAGGTGGTGATGCCATGCTCACTTATCATCACTTTGTAGTTAAGCTGCCAACATATAGAAAAGCTGGTGATGGTAAATTCGATCTTGATAAAGCTAAGGATGAGTATAAGGATCTGATGGATAAACTTTATTCATCAACTTATAAGAAAATGGATATTACTCCGGTGGAATTTCAGGAGCTTGTTGGAAGAATAGAGGTTGTTGGTGAATTGATAATCAGATACGAGAAGGATTAAACCAATATCCAAGGGAACTAAATTAATTTCATTTAATATAAATAAGAAAATAAATTTAATTATGGGATTTTTATCTAACTTAGTTGGTGCAACTATTAAAACAGCACTTACTCCAGTAGCGATCTTAAAGGACACTGTAAATGTAGTAACCGGAGAGGAAGCGGATGCAACCAAAAAATTAATACAATCAGCAGGTGAAGACCTTGCAGATGCAGGAGAAGACCTTGCAGATGGTGAAATTCTTTAACTCCCTATTATTTTCGGTTGATGAAGGAATTCTATTATCAGATAAAGGGTAAGAATAATCCGAGTGACCCATATTCATATGGGAAATGGGCTTTCCCTCCCATATTCAGTGGTAAGGTTTCAGCTACTGATAGAAAGGAAGCTAAACTAATTATAGACGAGGAATACGGTAGAAAATTTCCACTAAGAGTTCTTGATAAGGATATAGATGCTAATGAATATCTTCTAGCAATAACTGAAATAACGGAAAACTCTGGGCATTCTAGGTTATTTTCATCAAGGGAGTGTTCCACTTGTGGATCTGAATTCAGAATAATTGATAAGTACAATGATGCTAATTGTTTAAATAAGGGATCTGAATATTGCTCCGATGAATGTAAACACGAAGCAAAGCTTATTGAGACCGTAAAGTGGAATGAGGATAACGTAATGAACGGTAAACACATTCCTGTCATATACAAGATAACCAATAAGAAAACTGGTCTATCCTATATAGGAAAGACAACACAAGCATTTACTTTCCGATGGTATCAACACTTTTTCCAACTCGGTAGCACTAAATTCCACAATGAGATAAAGACAACCGAGATTAGTGATTGGACATTTGAAGTGATAGAGGTTGTTAAGATCCCGGATGATACAAAGGAATATTCAGAAGCTGATAAATTCATTTTCGAGAGAGAAAGATTCTGGATAAACCACCACGATTCCATAAAGAATGGCTACAATTCAATATAAAAAAGGTGAGATTAAATCTCACCTTTTTTTATTTCTGCCATAAGCTTATCGTAATACTTTCTCTTTATGGATGTATATGTATGTCCATGGTAGTCGTGACAGTAACATGTTGCAGATCCAAATATTCTATGCTTAATTATATTCTTAGTGTTCCCCAACGGAGGGGTATTTCTTTTCATAAAATCCTCTATTGAGCAATCTGAGAATATTGGACTAGTCCCATGCTTACCGTTTTTAACTAGGTAGAATACTCCGTCCTCTGTTTCTTCGACGTGCATAAGCTCATCCTTTATAATGAATCTATGCTCTGTTGTTTTTCTTAGGTAGTTTAAAACCTCTTTCTTGTGATGTTCCGTTGTTTTCATAATTAAATTGTTTTTATTTTTAATATTTGTTTGCCTCGTTGGGTGATGGCTTTCCATTTGATTTTAAAACTTGTACTATCCATCCCACCAAACATCTGAGAGTTTGAATGGATTTCTGCTAATCCAGCTAATAATAAGGTTAAACAGTGTGGATTTTTTGCAAATTCCTCTACACCTTCGGACTTAAGACAATGAATGTCCATATCACATCGAATTAGCTCCGCTGCAACACTATTTTCAAAAAATCGGGTAAAGGTCTTATGAGATATTTCTGCGTGATTAGGGAAGTGTTTACGTCCGTCGGCATCTATTTCCATACATAAAATTTTTCCACAGTCGTGGTAAATTGTATAGAGACTTAATGTCTCGTCATCTGGCAATGACTTAAGTAATAGATCCTTGTTTTCGTATACGAATTCTGGAATTTTCCATTCGTATTTCAGATCGGATCCGTGGCGTAGATGATGAAGTAAATCGAATAAATGGGATTCCACAGATTTACCGTGATCTAATACAGACTGTCCTTTAGTCTGCTCGCATTGGCTCATTGCAATAACGAGCTCTTCTTTGTTGTTAATCTAGTTGCACATAATTATTTATTATTTATTATTTATTATTTGTTTTAATTCTAGTTCTCTCCTTGTCATAGCATCCCTATATTTATAATAGATCTCGTATGGTAGATTGCTAGTAATATTGTGTGAATTAACTGAGATTTTGTTGATATATTCATCCATTGTTTCCTGGGATAGCGTGGTATAATTGAGCCAGGAGCTTCTTTTCCTAACATAGATCAGATATTGTAATTTGGAATATTCAGCATGATATTTTAAATAAATCACCATTATATCCCATAGCTGATCCTCGGTGAGCATATTATGTTCCTCTAGAAATAATATTGATGTTCGAATTTTTGACATTCTCGATCTCAGACCTTTCTGCTTGCCGATAGCCCTCTTAAGACTCAATCTCTTAATTGAATCTATGTTTCTAACTTTTAGAATTCCTTTCATGATGTTGGTTGTGTTTTTAATGATAGCGGTAGATGCGAGAATGCTTTTCTGACTTGTGGAGTTCCAAAAAAACACGCAGAAGTATATGCGTCAACATCAGGCTCAAAAAACAATGATGCCTCTGTGACGGTTCTGTATTTCTCGTAAAGTTTAATTAGGTGCTCTTCTGATCTTGCGGAGAGACAAATTATAGAATTTGATGTCTCTTTCCATTCTTTGAACTTTTCAGGATGTTCATAAGCAAAGTCAGCTATTGAATGTGTTGATTGAACAACTTGATAACCTGGGTTGATGTCTTGTCTGGTTATGATGACAAGTTTCGGAGTTTGTAATTTAATCTAATTCATACCTATTATATATTTGTTTTTAAAAAAGTTTCTTTTTTTATTAAATTTATTTTTAATAAACCCGCTTATTCGTCTTTACGTCCTCACGGGTTATATGTCAAAATGGGAGCTGACTTTCATAGAAAGTTTCACAACCGTAATGAACCTCAATAGGAACACACACTGGACGACGACCTATTTTCTTCAGATATTTATTACTATGTACACTAGTATCACGTTTCTTTAAATAATGGACCATCTTATTAAAGTTCTTTCCACCTCTTCCGCATTGATAGCACTTAAAAACTTTTAGTTTCGTGTTTATACGAAACGATTTGCTATTCGGGGTTCTTGGACAAATCGGGCATTGCTTTGCTACATAAGCACTCTTGTTTTGAGTTTGTCTTAAGTCCGGAAGCCAATGTCTAAATAAGTCTACATTCACATGGAATTTTTTTAATTTAATATTAGTAGTCAGAGCAGGAATCGAACCTGCAACGCGAAACTTAATTCGTCTTAGCCTACTTTCATCTGACTGTATAAAAACAACTACATAAGCAATCTTCGGTTTAGTTTTCAATGGACTACACAGCATCCCCAAACCTACTTAAATACCACTGTTAACGAAGATTTGTGCCTACTCCGCTAGTTGTTTTAGTGGTCAGGACAGGATTCGAACCTGCGTCGTCCTTCCAGCCTTACGGGGCCTGATAATGAAGGGTGTTGCCTATTACACCACCTGACTATTTTGATGTCTTTCCATCAGTCACCCGTTAGATTATGCTCTCTGGACTTTATGGGTAAGCCCTGTTAACCGTAAGCATTTCGGTCTGTCTGCAACTTAACATAAACTTGTGACAGATTTTCCTTATCGTTTATGCCTTGCTAAGTAGCCAGGACAGGATTCGAACCTGTATACCAACCTCTGCGACAGAGCTGTTCTTATTAACCGTGATCAGCGGGTTTATTACAGTTGTAGTTGGTTACCTGTCTAGCGTCTACCAATTCCGCCACCTGACTTTTTTTATTATTCTGTAATATATCTACGTTTTCTTGTTCCGTTACTATAAACCAAAACCAGAGGTTTATTTGTTACCAATTCAGATTCTTTACCTACTAAATCAAATACTCCTACAATTTTGGCTTCATTTGTCAATTCATCGATTCCTAAATGTGTTGATGGTGATAGGATGGTAATGACTGTATCATAGTACATCGTATCCGTCATATTGTTCCAAATTTGAACATCATATATTCCTGGACATAGATTATAGGTTGTTGAATCCGATGTAAACGTTGCAATTGGTGTTGTCCCTTGTTGCATCCAAATAAACACTGCTGATGGATTAGCTCCGGTAAAAGTGGTTGATCCATTGCATAAAGTATCACTAGTTGCCGGGGTAACTACCGATGTAATGGATTGAGCGAATGTACTTAGTGACAAAACACTTAACATCGCAATTAAAATTAATTTTGTTCTTTTCATTATATTTGTTTTTCTTCTTATCAACGTCGATAAGAATTCGTAGTCAGGGCAGGACTCGAACCTGCATGGATTACATGCCAACCGCGAGCGGTTAATATCAGTTATTACGACCCAGTACCTTAATGGCATTTGATACTACTTAGCTGGTGCCGATCTAATCCTGCAACTGTTTGCTTTCAAAATAGCGTCTACCAATTCCGCCACCTGACTATTTAATTATTTACCTCTTCCGTCACCATCGACATATATTAATCTTACTGTTTCCCCATTGCTCATATTATGAATAGTAAAAGTTGGATATGATCCATCTTCATTTCTTTTATTAATGGTATCAGTTGGCCAAATTTCAAAGCGATGTTCCCAACATAGATGGTCTAATTTATCAATAAACTCATCAGTTTCTTTACTTATTTCTCTTTCCATAACTTTTATTTAGCACCCTCTTTCTTATAGCCTACCGAGTTATCAGTTACGGGGCTTGTATAAGAGTAGGGTCACGTACTTCTAGTTTGTAAGGCTCCATAGGAGTTTTAAAACTGCATAGCTTTTCGAAGCACTTGCTGAGAACTCATTTGTGTTGTCTTGTCAGTATCAAAACTCCTGCACCAAGCTTGCCAAATCGTATTCCTTTCTCAAGGGAACAACACATCTACCATTACTGATAGTATCTTTATGTAAACCTATAGCAAAAGAGTCTTTCAACTTCTTAACTTTGAGGACAATCTGAGATTCAAACTCATCTAAACACTCATCTGTGAAATGCCCAACTATAATTTACAAAGGTATTCAATGTTTAACCTGTTTAGTTAATTAATCCTTTCCCCAAAATATTTATTAACTAAATATATTTTAAAAAGCAATGGTTTCTTATAGGTGGATGGAATTATCTTATAAAGTCCTGATGGGTAGCCAGGCGGGAATCTCAAATCCATGAGCCCCTATTCTCCAACGCTTCATCTCGCGTTTACCTCCATTGCTAATTGTATCATAATGGTTTATCGTTTGGACTGTTGTATGCCTACAGACAGTTATTTCCTCACATTGAGCAGATTACATTAAATACTCCTCCCTGTCTACCAACCAGGCCGTTTTTATGATATTTTTTATAATTTCAAAGAACTATTTTTAACCTCTCTTGTCAAATTCTTCAGATTCCTTTTCGGTAAATTCCTCTGTTAAATTATCTGATATCTTTTGGAATCTGTTTTCTAATCCGGAGAATATCTTTTGGAATGCTTTCTTAACTGGATCGTCGATCAATGTCCAAATTCCTGACAACGGCCAATACATCATCCAATTAATGATTCTCTCCTTATTTTCCCTAGCATTAAATTTATCCTTAGCTGAACTGAAATTATATGGATATTTTCTGTAATATTCCGTTAAATTTGTAAGATATAGAAACCATTTAATGAAAGACCAGAGGGTACCTACTAATAAATATCCACCTAAGATCAGAATTATTGCTAATGGATTATCCTTAGCATAGTTTATAATGGAATTGATCTCATCTGCACATCCAGTAAAGTATAGCAGTGTTGGGATTCCTAGTAATATTGGCCAATGCCAGGATGACGACTCCTCCAATTCAGTGATGGAAATAATGGTTACTAGAACCGCCGTAATTAGGAACCAAAACCAAATTGTTCCAAATGCAAATAATGTTGCCATAAATATTTTTTAAGTGTTAATTATCAATCAAGAATAATTAAAATAGTAAGACCTTAAGATTTACACATTCGTGGGTTACCCCATCCTTTCTACCTATATCTCGCCTTTAACATCCGTTCTACCCAAACCATCGTTTATACACCTGTTAACCTCTCGGAAAACTTTGAGTGCCTCCTCAACGCGTTAATCTGATAGGAGCTCCGTCTTGCTCGTCATTTCTGACTCCCTGTGGGATTCTGCTGATATAGGTCTATCTGCTATCTTACTATTTCAAAGAACTCTTTTGTGATCCTAGCAGGATTCGAACCCGATGCTATCTGTTTTAGAGGCAGACCTGACTTCCACGTCAGATTAAGCTCCAGGACCTTTTTAATTGTTATACAAATTTAATCAATTTATACGAGATAAAAAAATAATTTGCTATTTTATTTTATCCCAATCTGCATCTGATGATAATAATTTCTCTATCCTATTACCTATAAGATCACCCTCACCCATTGTATTAGGTGCTAATTTATCTAGGAGCCTGTGTAATGATGCTATTTCCTCTTCTATACGGTGGTAAGTATCTGGTTGTTTAATAGATGCTTTCATATCGATTACATCAAAGAGATTATTAAAACTTCTCATGAATTAATTTTTTTATTACCACGCTGATGCTCTTCTATTGATTTTTGTATGTCATCAAATGCTTTTATAATCTCCGGATCCAATTGAGAACTGTAGCGAAACCTTGCATCCTGAAAATTCTCAATTGGAGTTGTTGGATACATCCACATCCATCGAAAAAATGCTCCGGCTGCATCAAAAAATGCCTTAATCCTATCTTTTATACCTATTTTTTTATCCATTTGTTTTCTGAATTTAACATATATGATCCGATAAAATCGGTTTCTTTATTCCATTCTTGAGGACTGATTAAAGATAGAGTTCTCTGTCCGTTGAAATTGTATAAGTGATAGATTTTTCCTATGATTGGTTCAAATGAAATTTTAGATTCCCAAACCATAATTGAAGTGTTATATTCTTCGTAAAGCTTTTCTATTCGTTCTCTAATTTCTTCTTTCTCTCTATTAAAAACGTCCATCATTTTTTTCGATGATAATTCCCTAAATAGGGGAACGTTAGGTAAATCAAAACCTTGTCCGGAAACAGTTGTTGGATATGCTTTAGATTTAGCATCATACCCTTCATCCTCACTCCAAACAACCAGATCAGGTTTTTTATCTTTCATTATTTTTGTATTTGTGGAACCCAATGAGTTGTTCTTCCTTCCTTCGTAGTTTCTCTTATTACCGTGAATCCACTCTCGCATTCTTTTCTACCGTATACTTTGAAATAAAATACAAAGTCTCCTTCTTCGCCATCCATTCCCTTATATGTACTTATGGATGCTCCCTGACTGGCGAATGATTTATTAACCACATCCTTGGTTGCTGCATTAAGTTTTGCAAATTCCTCGTCGGATAGTGTATTTACAATTCGGTGCGGTGAAATCCCTGCAATATAAAGGATCTCAGCTTTAATGTAATTGCCTATCCCACCTATTAGTGATTGGTCCATTAAGACCTCTGGCATAGTACGGTTCGGTCTTTTAAGTAATCGGGTCTTGAATAACTCGTCGGAAATTGTATCTGCTAAATGATTAGGTCCAATGGATGATTTTTTCTTATTTGTTTCATTCTCGCTATCTACAAATTTCAATGTACCGAAATTACGTATATCTGTGAAGAAAACTGAACCGTCATTTGTTACAAACTCAACATGTCCGTGTTTTGTTCTCTCATGTCTCCATCCACCTCCCATGCCGAGTGTATTCCAAAGCCACCATTTTTTCCCGCTCTTACCGGTAAATTCAAATAAGATAAGTTTTCCACAGAAGGTAACATTATCAACATGTGCAGGAAGTTCCTCACTAAAATTAGCTAACCCGACTGGATCCCCATGTCTGGAATATCTTCCCGAGTGTACGATAACATCACTTAATGTTTTACCCTGTATTGCAGTATTTAATGATAGTGCTGCTCTAGCTACTTCTGGTAATTCTGGCATCTTTAAATTGTGATTAAATTAATTCAAATTTGGTTAACGAGTCTCTTCCTTCCTCCTTATTAATTCCTATTAAATAGTTCTTAACGTTGCGAACTATTAACTTACTGTAGAAAGTATCAATATATGCTAGTGTTACTTTTTTCTTTGCAGAAACGATATTATTCATGCTAATCTTACCGTTTTTAATTTCACTAATTGCAGCTAGTATTTGATTCTTATATCCGGATTTTCCGTCTACCAAATTAATAACCTTAGTTGATAATATTCCGTTAACAACAATTCTGATTTGGTGGGGTTTCTTACCTTTGATGTATGTGATTAGATACTCATCATATCCAAGATGATTAAACCCAACATCGGTCTTTTCGTACTTAGCAACTTTAAATACTGTTTCCATCTTGTTTTTTATATTTGATATCACCTGATCCAGTTTTTACCGATCCCATAATGGTATTCGATTTAACATCACCGGAACCGGTATTAACGTCACCATTGATATATGAACATTCAACATCACCAGAACCTGTCTGGACATCACCGCCAACTCTCTCACAATTAACATCGCCGCTTCCGGATCTGACCTTATTGACATTTCCTGTTATCTCTATACTTTTAGCATAATCAACTTCAAGATTTTCCAGATCTCCGATAACAGAGATGTTTACTTCCTTGGAATCAGGTGTGACATCCTTACCGTCTACGATAACTTTACCATCTTTGATCACTATGCTTCTACCTGAGTAACTGTTATTGTTTATTGTTATCATTTATATTTGATTTTGGATTAATGTTATTTATAATTTTCAGTGAATCTATCTGATGTTTATAAGATTCAATTTGGATTTTCAGCTCCTTGTTTTCGTTTCTTTCTGCATGAAATGCAAACATGTACATTATAAATGACATCGAAGCACCTATCAGTGGAAATATTAATGGATTTTTATTTGTATCTTTCTCCATATCGGATCTTATTAATTTTATAATGCAAATATAAAAATAAAGCCCGGAATAAAAAAATTCCAGGCTTTATTTTTTGATTTATTTTGGGCTTCAGATATTCGATTCCTTGTTATCTTCTATCATGGAGCTTATTCTGTTTCTTCCTTTATCCCCGATTGGTATAGGGTTACCTCCTTCGTCTATAGAAACAAATCTTATGTTTGTTCTTAGAACTATCACCTGATTACCGGTATATACATTATGAGCTCTAGCTTCCATATAAAGAGTAACTGAGGTAGTTCCCAATTTACTAGGTGTACCATATATCTTAAGAAGCTGACCCTCTCTAGCTGGTTTTTCAAAATAACACTTATCGATGGATACTGTTACCATTCTTGGTGTATCACAAAGCTGCATAGAATATCCAGCAGCTGCAGCATCTATCCATGCTAATAATTTCCCACCAAATAGGTTACCATGAAATCCCAAATCAGATTTTTTGATAGGATGGGTGTTTAATAATTCCATATACTTTTTATTAAAAATAATACTCCAATTGCTAAAATGGATAATAATGCCCACATAGCTATCATTAGTGATGTCTTATATTGTCTTCTGCTTTTACCCTGTCTGTAAATTTGATTCTCCTTCACTTCCAGCATTTCCGCTTTTATCTTGTTTGAACATTTAGAACAGCATTCTATAAAAACCTCACCGGTCTCGATAGAAATCCTTCTATCAGCTTTCTTTCCGCATATACATTTATTGCCCATGGGTATTATTTTAGATTTTTTTTAAATTCTAAATTTTTCTGCAAGTTTATTAACCTGCTCAACTAATTCATTAGGAAGACAATGATATTGCTTATCTAATGCAAGCAATGATTTTTTGAAAAGTAGCTGATCGAATGTTTCTCTACCATTCGATGAGATCGATCCCATCCCGTTATCTGATTCATATTCGATTGATTCGATAAGATATTCTTTTAGATCTGGATCGTCTTCACATTCGCTTGATATTAGATCTATTAATTCTTTTTTCTCTCTCCTGTTACATTCCTTATAGAAATCATCAGCATCAACGTCGACGTACGTTTCGAAATTTGGCATAATTAAAAGTTTATATTGTTAATTAAATTTGATAGTAAATAAGCTAATTTATATCCGCTAAATGCTCCTAGAGCGGATGGTATCGGAAATACTATTAGTTTTCCTAATGATGTAACATACTTTGGTCTATTCACTATTCTACCCATATAGAAATAGTATACTAAATATCCTAGGAATACGGCAGTATCAAGTTTTGTTGATATGAATACAACTAATACAGCCCCAAGAAACCCAAAGGTAAAGTTATCTCTAACTCCCTCCCAGATTTCTTTAGCAGTGGCATCTTTATATTCTTTAACTATTTTATTTATTTTTATTTTAGGGTCTTTCATGACTTAATTGATTTTATCCAACTTCCGTCGGAATATGTTTTATGAGGTTTACCAAAGATTTCATCTACTGCCTTGATTACTCCAGGCCATTCTTTTTGATAATCATGTCCACCCATTAAATGTTTAGTTTTTGGAAGGTATAATTCAATGTCTTTTTTTGCATCCTCGTATGAGTGATTACCATCAATGTATATAAAGTCAAAATAATTGTCTTCAAAATTATTAACCAAATTATAACTAAATCCTTGATGCAGGGTTACATTATCGAAGTAACGAGTATTTAGTTTAAATTCATTCTTAACATTGTCCCAATTCTCAGTAAAAATATCATTTGACTCTTCCACACCTTCTAAGGGATCAATGCAATGTATCTCTGTAAATATACCTAGAGAAGCAAACATAAAAGCTGATTCTCCTTTATAAGACCCAATTTCCAGCATCTTTAAATTAGGTCGGTTTAATAAGGTACCGTATAAGTCATACATCAAGTCAGTAAGTCCCAAAAAGTATCTATTACCAAAATTATTATTCCATTGTTTCGGAGGATTAAATCTTAGAGAACTCATATTATCCTACTAAGTTTCTATCACACCAATTATCTGGTGAGTGTGCTACTTTACTATTACTAGATTCTATGTATTCCCATGCTAAGCTAAATCGAGTCCCGTTTGATGTGTTTGGATAACACCCATGTATCATATTAATATTAAAAAACACAGCATATGGAGCATCCAGTTCTAAATCTAATATCGCATTAGGATTTAGTATTTTTTCATCTATCCACCTTATACCTCCTATATGAGAAGATATATCATGTCTTATTATTCCTATATTATGGGACCCCGGAATGATTCTTAAGCAACCATTTTCTTTATTCGTATCTTGAAAATATAGAGCACAACTAATTATGGTATTGGGATCGCCTCCAAAATAGAAATTGTCTTGGTGGAAAAATGTTGATATTCCCACTTTAGGTTTCATAGGGAAAAATTTAGATATATAAACATCCAATGTTTCCTCGGTATTAATTAATTTCTTGGCAGTATCTACTAAAATTTTATTTTTTGCTATCTTCAAAAACTCAGGTTCGTAATCGCAGGCACCCTCTATTTTGTTTAAATTAGTTGGACTGTTTAGTCTGTAGTTGCCTTCATGTTCCCTTAAGTTAAGAGAATACTCATAATGCTTTTGTGATGTTTCTAATAAAGTTTTTAGTTCATCTTCAGATAAAAAATCTTTTACTATTACATAACCTAGTTTGTTGAAATTATTTATATCAAAGTTCATATTTTCTTTTTTTCATTGATTTAATCTTAAACCTCTCTTATAATCTATCAGAACCATTAGTATGATCTAAAGTTTTATAAGAGCCAATTATTTTCTCAACCCAATTAAACATGTCATACTTATTGTTTGAAATTACCGACATATTAATTTAAACTAGTTAATAATTTGTAAATATAAGTATTATATGCGGGAATATAAAAAAATTTCGGAAATAAATATATAGAGATGGATAACTTGAATCCCGTAACATATTATATTGTATATCATATGTTTAGAAAATTAATTCCTCTATGGACCCCGATAGTTTTAAACGTGAACAAAAAGAAAAAAATAAGAACACTAATTCTTATCCTAGCAACTTTCTTCAATCCATTGGGATTCGACGCACTATTCGCTCTTGTGATGAAGTGGACTGGATCATATTGGGTAACCGATATAATTTTCTATTCCATATCGGCATTGTTTTTTGGATTGTATTATTTATTGAAGCCAGAAAATAAAGTCGACTTAAATGAAAAAGAGATCACTATCTAGCAGCGATCTCTCTTCTTCTATTCTCTTTCACTGTTCTTAATGCTTTCTCATAAGCATCAACAGCAAGTGAACCTTCGTCTATATGTTTTTTTGCAAGATCGAACACCTTTCTGTGTATTTTAAGATTATATGCCTCGTACATAATCTCTTCAATTTGCTCTGAATTTGTCATAGTTATTTAAAATTATTTTTAATAAAAAACCAGAGTCTTAAAAAGACTCTGGTGAACCAAAACAAACATCTATGATTGTCTATTACTAAACCTCTTAGTGTTCTATTTTTATATCACCTATTTGATGTTATGTTTCAAAATTATTTTCTATTTCTAAGTATAAACATCAAGCATTTAGCTTCTTCAAATTTATCCTCTGATTCTAGGTTTTTTATAATGTGATCCGGATGATTTCCATTTAACAACTTAAATAATGAGTCGACCATTTCTGAGCCCCATTTTTCTTTAGCTTCCTGAACATCCCTAGATTTTATTATAATGGCACCAAACATAGATTTATATATCAAATAATTCATTATTCCGAAACTATGGGTACAAGAACCTCGTTGACAAAATCATACATATCTTTTGTTGATAACTTATCCGCAGTGTCCTCCATGGTATGACACAACCACCATGATGAGTTATCTAAATATCCTGACTCACTCAATATACTAGATTCTCCTTCATTCAATAGCGATAATGGGTTTATTACATTGGTATCTATGCCATATCTTTCAAATGCATAAGAATCGCTAGGAGGAGTTTGAACTACTGGTGCATTAAACATCTCGACAATCCTGTCTGTAAGTTTACCCTTATGTGATCCTATCATAAAATTCTTACCGCCAGCTCCACTTAATTCCAAATTTAATACCCATTCAATTTCTCCAAATTCTCCAGCCAATATTTGTTCTGCCAAATGTGATGCACCTCTAAGACCAACCTCCTCGGCATCTGTCAGAACTACATTGATCTCAGGAAGTATCGATTTTAAATATATCGCATTAAGGACTGATGCTGAATTGTCATTCGCATTCTCAGAATCTGGATTAACTATATCATGATGTGCTACCACCATTCTTTTGCTGGTTCCTCTCAATATCACATTATATAGATTTATATCATTGAACAGGAAGCTGTCAATTTCATAAGGTATTTTCATCTCATCTAAAAGATCAATGATAAATCTAACTCTTGGTGTTGGCTCAGCTCCATTTAGGTATGCTGGTCCTGCATTTTTAACAGAGCAGAAAGGTCTTAAAGATTCTAATATCTTATTCATATTTGATTTTTTGTAAATGTATTAAAATGTTACGGGTATAAAAAATGATATATAGATTAAATTAAATATAAGCTAATAGTGATAAATCTTCTAAAATTCTCCGATCTATTTGAATCTGCTAATTATTCATATACAATTGATGATGTTAAGGCTCTTCCTACTTTTAAGGTATTGGAAACATTAGGGTTTACTGATTCCACTACCAATGCAATATGGAGTCATGGTAACATGAGATTATATAACAACGAGCTTGATATGGATGCACCGGACACAGCTATCACGATATATCAGAATGGACCAATAAGAAAGTCTACCGCAAGTTTTTATAGAAACGTGAGGGGAATCAATAAGGGTAATCCTCATATATTAAAAGAATTCGATGCACCAATACAAAATCTAAATGATTGGAATTCAAGATTTCTCTACATTCTATCATGGGCTAAGAAGAGATATAAGAGGTATAAAAGCATAGATCTTGGTCATTTCGACAGAGTACCCAAGGATAAACTTGGCGAATACCTAGTATCAGCTTATAAAGGTGATATTGATAATTTCCTTATGATCTATCCTATATTGAAGAAGGAAGAGAAAGAATTATTCCTTTCCTCCATCAATCTAGAATCTGATGAATTTGATAAAATTATTGACAGATATAAATCATTCAAAAACAAGTTACCTCTTATTTAATCTGATCCCATTCCACCGGACCTCCGTGGCATCTTAGTATTATTTGATCACCTTCCAGGATTTCTATATTATTAACTATCAGCCCCTTCCATGCTTTGTCATAATATCCCATATCTGTACCAGGATGCCCATCTATCTCAGCTCCTATATAAGGACCACCTGATGGATCATACATTACCGTTTCACCCGATTCAGTCATGGATCTTCTGGCGAAAAAATTTGGTATATTAGACACCAAAAATTCAGAGATTGAAGTTCTTTTGAATTCAAGAACAGTTCCATATCTGTTCGTGAATTCAACAACCTTATTAATATCTATATCCATTATTTCTTTTATTAAATAATTCCTTTAAAGGATCATATGCTGAATCTATTTGATTCGTAACTGCCCACCAGCATAGTGCTACAGTTATCATTAAGGTTACTATAAATGTTACCCATTTAGCCCATGTAGGTGGTTCAACTGTGATGTATGAGAATTCCTCAAAGTTCTTTCTTTTGTACTCTTTCCCAACATTAACCAATATTGAATTTGCTATATTATCGACGTCGAAATTATCTCTTGACATTATATCCTCTCTGACATCTGGTATGATCCTTCTTTCCGGTGACCATGTAAATGGTCTGGTCCATTGGATCTTTCTGGTTTTACTATTAAGACCTATACAAACAACTAACTCATTATCATTTCCGCCGTCCCAGTATGCTTCCTGCATATTAGCTGCTAAAGCAGATTGATCAACGAAGAATAGTAAATATATTCTTGCGTGTTTTTTGGTTCCGAGATGTCCATTTAGATATTTTGCCCATTGTTTCATCCTATTGACTTCCCATTTCTTCACCCATTTAACTTTATCCAATCCAAGAACTGTCTCCTGTTGGAATCCGTCTATATCGGGATATTCAAATAGTTTATATGCTTTTACATCATCCTCGGTAACATCAGCAAAATCGAAAGCTGTGTGAGCTGCCTGTACTCTATTCTCATACCAATGACTTGTAGTCGTAGCTTCTGCTGTTAGTGGATCTGCATTCCAATTAACCCTGTACATATCCCCATCCTGTCCACATCCACCGCTATGATCAATATCCCTGTTTAGCTCTACAAATTCTGGTGTGTCTTTCCATTTCTTAACAAGATAATCGTAATATGATTTTGATACTGTAAATTCATTACCCAGTGAATTTACAACTGTCCAGCGTTCATAATTCTCGTCACAATATGAACAGTCATAAGAAACAGTTGTTGTGCAATTTTTACCGCAACTAACCGTCCTTGTGCATGTTCGATGTACGTAAGTTTCCCAATACTCATAGTATCTGGCTTCGACTATAAGAGCACCGTGATACTCAGTGTCATTCACCTGTACTTTTTCGACCGTGAATTTAAAAATCCCAATGAATACAAAGCAAACAGCTAGAGGAATAGCTCCTTCCCACCATGCTAAATATTTAGGAAACCACTTCAGCATAACTGCTGCTGCAAGAACTGGTATAAGTAATGAAAGCCAAATAGACATAATGATTATTTTTAATTGTTTATAAAAAAAGCCAGCCTTTACGACTGGCTTTTTGACTTATGTTATTATTAAAATACGCTTACATCGTTATCCTTACCTGACTTGATAACGCCATCTGTACGGTCCGATGTAATAGGTTTGTATACTAATCTTGTTCTACCCATGAAGGTTGATAGGATAAAACCTGAAGGAAATCTAGTCATTATATTATCATGTGATAGAACGATGTCTTGGATCATTTTTTCCTGCATGAAGAAACCATCTCTCTGTCCCTCTACGGTTCTACTTAAATCAGCATATAAGGAGGATACAGTTTCATAATTTGAATTTGGATTTGATTCCTGGATCCATTTCATAAATACCTGCGGTGCATCTTTTCTTCCTTGCATAATGATATTTACATTTCTAACGAATGAACTATCATTTTTAATTGCAATTTGCGATTTCTGAGAGATTGTTTTCCACATCTTATCATAAAATGCGGTACGTTCATCCATTTTTTGTTTGAAGCGATTTTTTAATTCAACCTCATCATTGGAAGTCGAGATAACACTTCCGATTGTCCCTAATAGGAATATCGATACCAGTGCAATAATTGAATACTTAATAATTTTTGATGTTTCCATAAATTTTAAAAATTAGTTTTTATTTTTTAGATTGCAAATATAGATTTATTTCTCGGTATTAAAAAATAAACATGGAATTTTTATAAATTTTCCAATATAACATTCAAATGTAATTTATATGAAGGAATCAAAACTTATTTGTGTTATGGGTGCTCCATCATCGGGGAAGTCAACTTTAGCAACATCAGTTCATCATGGTCTTAAGATAAGGAAAAAGAATTCTATCTTCGTTGGTGAAGCTGCTACTGACTACATAGCAGAATGGGGTATTCCTGACACACCAACTGATCAGATAGTTATATTTTATAAACAAATAGGTAGGGAAAGAATGTATCTTGGATCTAAGGATTGGATAGTCTGTGATTCTAGCAGTATATTAAATTACTTCTATTTCAGATCAACCTTTAAACATCCTCTTTCTCTTAAGGATATTGCTACCATAAATCATATACAAAAGGAGATCCTTAAATCTTTGGGCCAGTGGCATAAAATATATTACGTTCCGCCATTCCTGGAAGATGATGAGCAAGACGGTATAAGGTTCCATAATAAAGAGGAGATAATAAAACTAGATTCTGTGATAAGAAATTATATGGATCTTGAAAATATCCCATATATTGATCTTAGTGATATTCCAATGTCGGAAAGGAACGATTGGGTTATAAATGATATTCTTGGTAAATCCTAGTAATTAAATTCATCCCAGGAATCCAGAGATGATCTCCAGTCATTCAGGAATCTAGGAAAACTTGTTTCGGTTACAGATGTTTTCCACATTGGTGTTTTACCGCTTTTAGAATTAAGAGCAACGTTAAATCCAGAAATTCCTACTGACTTCTTTAATGTATTATCATTAATGTCAACTCTAGGGGCAACGTAGTTCCCGCTCTCATTCTTTCTAATTATGTATAATTCGGGATATAGGATAGCTCTGAAGAAATTTCCTCTATCGTCCTTTATGATCCTCTTTAATTTAGCCCCATATAGCCTTGGTTTTCCGTCTTTAAGAGGTATACCCTTAATTAGAACTAGTCCGCCGTCCTTCCATTCAGGTGTGTATCCTGGTGAGTAAGCTTCATTTACTTCATCCGAAGAATTTAAAAAGTCTGAGAATTTAACTAAGTTTATCATATTACATTATATATCATCACCGATATATAGAATAATATAAATGTATTTGAAATGAAACATCTAAAACCCTTTAATAACGAACATAAAATCAACGAGTCATCGAACGATGGATATACGATTTCCCAGATAATTGAAGGATTTGACCAAATACATTCAAATAGTGAAGACTACTTTGTCATAAATAGCAACAAAATTCCAATTAAAATTGATTATTATGATAGTAAGGGAGAGGTTAAAGTTAATGCTGAGGTAAGCGAGGATGTTGATGACTATGATATCCACATTGATGGCGAGAGAATAGCGGATGATGTAATAGATAATATTACTGCTGATCCTGAGGCTACTGGCCCTAAATTTACCAGAGATGATATAGCTGGTGTCATCTACTCAGTTTTCGAAAAGAATCCTTCCGATTATATAGGCATTGATACTTATGGTGCTGATATCTCCTATGATATAAATTTAGTGGATGATTTGGAGGTAAAGATAAAAGCTTCTGTTGATCCTGACACTGTATCTATATCTTCCGCTGATTTATCATCTCTTTCTTCTGGTGTGATCTCTGAACTAGCGTCCAAAGTTGCTGGTAGAATTAACTATTCATCGTAGGATATTGATAATTGAATTTTTTCTTTATTGAAGACAGCTTTCTGATTTCTCCGATGCTTTCCTTAACCTCGTATAATCTACCGCTAAAGGTCACTATTTTTGTTGTGCTATTATCGCTCTCCATGCTTTCTATGAATGCTGGATTTATCTCTAGTATCGAACCATCCGGTTCCTTTACGATATTTAATTTAATAAAATTGTCCATTTTTTAATAATTTATTATGTGAATTGATAGATTTCTCTCCGTTGCAAGATCTATCATATGCTTTGTTCCTTTTGATTCTCCATCCCAGAATGAAATAAGGATATCAGCGTAATCCGCCATATCCTTATTTCTAATATATCCTGCTGATTTTCCATATTTGTCCCATTCCGCAGGGAATTGCTTAACCGTAAATCCTTTTAATTTAGCATAGTGTTCTCCCATTTTGTCTGCTCCCTTTGCAGTACCGCTAACAATCTCTACTTCCGTTTGATTAGCTAAAATTTCTTCACACTTAGCATATAATAATTGAAAATCTGAAAAACCCCTACCACCAGCAATGATAACTTTCATGTGTCTATATTAATTTGATTCTTTTACAAATTCCTCCTTATCGTTTGAAATATAGAAGTTTTCAAAATTGTAATATTTCTCATACACCTCTTTGATTTTATCCATGGTGGCAGTTTCTAATATGTCATACATTGACCATCCCTCTGGTTGTAATATTGTTCCGATGGCTTTCTCGTAAGATAAGATTTCGTTCTTTTCTTTTCTGACAGTAAAGTAGTCCTTAACGACATCAAATCTTTCCTGAGTTAAATAGGTATCTGGATTTGCTATAACCTCCTTAACTGCATTAATAACCGCCTCTACGTTCTTGTTTGATACCTGTGTTGAGATAACAACCATTCCTTTATCATATATTCTTGGCTGATAGCAATGAACATAATAAGCAAGACCTCTTTTTTCTCTGATTTCCTGGTATAATGGAGATTTTAAACCTAATCCCAACATGGAATTTATGAAAGAAACATAAGCAAAGTCTTCTCTGATCATCGGACTCAATAATATGATTGATGTCTTGTCCTTGAATTCATTATTTAATTCCAATTCAACCTCATGATTCCCATATTCTTTATCGTTCTTAATCTCCGTATCAGCAAATACCAGCTCATCGTTGATGTAATCGTGGTTTTTTGAGATGTTTATAATTTTGCTAGGTTTTGAATATTGTAATTCAAAGTATTCTAAACAATCACTAAACTTAAGAGCCTCTAAATCCGATCTTAGCCCAATAGGATCATAATCTTTAAAAAGTTTTCTTGATAGATTAAGGAAGTGAGCCTGAGTTTGATCATTGAAGCAGTCCATATATTCCTCAAGAACTATATTTCTTTCATTTTCAAATTCTTCCTCGGTAACTTTAAATTTGCTTAACAACTCCACAAATTTATATTTCCACTTATTTACTCTCTCGTCAAGACCAGTAAGATAGAAAACTATTTCATTGCCGCTTGTGTAAGCATTCCATTCAATACCATCACGATCAAGATCTTCCTGAAAATGATCAAATGACTTACATACTAAATGCTCCATCAGATGCGATATTCCGTACCATCCTGATTTTTCTAGATTCGTTGATCCCTCATAGACTATATAAAATCCTGATAGGTTATTTTGGCTTTTTTTATTTATAATCATCTCTTATTTTTTAAATATTTTTTTATATAGGTGAGTTATTATATTGTGTCTAGATTTAGTAAGCGGAATTGTTATGTATTTGAAATCAGAGTTGTTGGTTTTTATTGTTGCCATTCTTTGTGACCTCACCGTGATGATTTCAGTTCTTAGAGTTGCGTAGTTTTCGTTCTCGATTTCATCATAGGTAGGAAGCATAGCAATATGATAGACACCTTCCTGTCCTTCTTTTGTGGATGCTCCGATTACAATACTGGTTTGATCTATATCATTACTAAGTAAAGGATTTATAAGTACCCTATATCTTCCAGCAAGAACACCTATTTGTCTGATTGATGATCCGTTCTCTATGAAATTTGTTGCTTCTTCCATATTGAAAGAGAATTGGCTAAGATCCGATAGCAGTGATCCTATTGATTGGCTAACTATAATAAAATCAGCACCTCCACCTCTTGACTTGTTTGCTATTTTACTTCCTGCTATATGTATATGCTTTAAAAGACTCCCAGGTGAAGACTCTGTTGCTAATATTCTAACCTTAGGATAATAACCCAACCAATTATAAATGAACCATCTAGTTTTGCTCCATTCACTTCGGTAGTTATTTCTTCCTGATTCTTCTAGCATCCCATAGATTTTTTTCTCTAGGTTAACTTCAGCTTCATTATCGATTGTATTTTTTGTCATCGCTCTTGAATCTATACCGTGCATAGCCATGATATCAGCAATAGTTTCTTTGTTCATTACTGATTTGATCCTATGGTCTTCCAAATGGAAATTCTTGGTGTTTAATTGTATTGGTAATATGCCTTCCTCACTTACGGATGAGTAATTTGGCTCCAGTATACTTAATGTCCCGGTTGGATTATCAGTTTCTATATACTGTACGATTTCTTTTATTGCTTTCATCACTTTAATTTTATTTAATTTTACTTCTTTCGATTTTATTCAATTCCGTTAATAATGCACCAAATGCCGAATCTATATCTGTGTATTGTTGTATACCATATCTTGTACAAACAACATCAACATTTCCCTTTCTGTAGAATCCATCAGGACAGCAAACTATAGCTTTTTTCTCCTTACCCGCACATAGGCCAAGTTCCATTAATGTGATTGGACTTTTTGAATCTGGTAATATATTAAAGAAAACTATATCTGAGTCTTCTATGTTATTAAGCTCCCAATTAACCTGATAATTGAACTCAGAATTTGATTGTTCCTGTGTCCAGGTACTATCCCATGAATCTCTTCTGGGATTATAAACTTCGATATTTGCTGCATTATCAGCTTCGATTGTTACTAATCGGTTGTATATTTCTGTTTGCCAATCTTCTGAAGATCCCATATCGATAGATCCCGCTAGAAATATCTTTATTGAATCGGATTCCGTTATAAATTGGTCATCTGGTTTATTTAATGTTATCATTATTATACTTTTAGTTTTTTAATTTTTAGATTCCATTCAGATTATATCTCTCCTCTATAATTGGATAATAGTCAACGTCCATCTCCTCCAGAGTCGAATAACTAGGTATCTGCCAAGCTAAATTATGTGGCGACATATATAATTTATATAATGGGTTCGTAGATAGATTATAATAATACACATCTATAATTGGAAGAATCCTGAATGGTATATTTAATATGGTATCATAGAAATGACTATTCACAGCATATGCGTGTGCTGCATATGCTCCTAATGAAATTGATAAATTGTCGGTTACCTTCTCATATAGGAATGGATTGCATCCGATATAAAACATGTCCCATCTGGATTCTTTTTCTAAATCATCAAGTGATTTTTTTAATTCCTCCAAAATATCTTCCCTGAATATAACATCATCCTCAAGAATTAAAACGTTCTTGTATCCCATTAATTTGGATCTTAGTATAATATGAAGGTGCGATAACGCACAGGATTTTGCAAATCTTGAGTATTCGGGTCTTTCATCTTTTTTAAACATGCAGCCCTCACTTTTTAAAATCTCGTTTTGCTCCTGCGTTAATTGTATTGCTGGAAATCTCTCAGCAACGATTCCATATTTTTCCAATTCATTTTCAATATGTAACTTTCTTTCAGGCCTATCATCTAGGTTGATATAAAAGATCTTATCGAAAAAATTAAAAGGGTTTGTTTCCATATTTTATCTAATATTTGAGATAAATTCGAAATCGACTTTGATTGTATTAAAAGGTTCGATCTTCTTTATATCATACCTACCTGATTTACTGTAATTGTAGCTCATATGAAACAGCACCTTTGCATAAAAGTTATCTACTTCCATACCGGAAGTTGGTAGCATATAATATATTTCCTCTATTAACTTCCTATTTAAACAATATGCATATGCGCCAACGATCTGCCCATCGAAATTATCCTCCTCCGCTCCACCGAAATAAAGCATGTCCCAATTATCCAATTTATTTTTATTATTCTCTAAAATTTCATGTGGGTCCTCGGTAAAGATAACATCGTCTTCCAAAATTAATATTTTGTTATATCCTCTCTCCATTGCCATTTTAGTAATTCTCCAATGTGAATTTCTGCATCCGAGACTGCCCAAAACGTATTTTTCAGTTGTTTGATCCTGGTTGAAATTTCTCCAAAATGAAATGTCAGGAACCAATTCCCAAACTGTACCCGAAACACGCTCGTAGTTAGTTATGTTATATCGTTTGAATTGCTCAATCATTTTGGAATCCCTGTCGGTGTCCTTATCCAAATTAATATAAAAAATTTTATCAAAAAATACATTTATGTTCATCGGGTAATCTTTTATTATTTATAGAAAATAGAAGGGTTTTGTTCCACGAAAAACCCCATGATTTCTCATGGGGTTTAATATATCCAGATTTAGATTATTTATCTTTTTTCGGACTTTCCTGAGTTATTGAGCTCAATGGTGTTTCTGTAGTAGATGCATTTGCATTTTTTCTAGCAGTAACCTGACTTAATAATTCCATCCCAAGTAATCCCGAGATTGGACCATTAGATCCGCTTTCTCCACCTGTGATAAGAATTTCAGGGATAATCTTGATATTGTTCACCCCAATCGATTCAACTACTTTTAATTGACCGAAATTGGCTTCACCCATTGCTTTAACCTGTAAATCGTAAGCTTCCGCTGTTGCTTTACCGATCGCTTCAATCTTAGTAGCTTCCGCTGTACCTGTTAATTGAATTTGTTTCGCTTCAGCTTCAGCATTTAAGATTTTGGCTTTTGCGTTTGCACCAGCTTTTAATTCTATCGCCTTAGCTTCACCTTCAGATTTTTTAACCGCTGCTTGAGCTTCTCTTTCGGAGATTTCTACAGATTGTTGTGCCTGAACCATTTGTCCCTGCATATCAGCAAGTGCTTTAGCAGATTCTAAAGTTTTACGTTTATCCTGTGCTTTACGTTGAGTATCAAAAGTTACTTCCTCCTCCGATGCAATCTTACGATCTGTTAGGGTTTTCATTAACTCTGCTGGTGGAACGATATCTCCGATAAGAGTATCAACAGCATGAACATTATATTCCTCCAGTACCTGACTGATCTTTTCCTTAGCAGCAGTTTGTCTTTGCTGTCTAGTTGATAGGAAAGAAATAACATCCGAATCCTGAGCTGAGTTTCTGAAGTAGTTACCAATTGTAGGTTCTAATACCTGAGATACTAGGTTTGACATTGAACCAAATCGAGCAATTACCTTAGGAGCTTCAGTTGAAGGTACGTGAATGATTTGTGATACGTCCAAGTTGAATGGGAATCCATCTTGAGATCGAACTGTAATTGTACTTAAGTTCTGATCCAAATTATGTGATTCGTTTCTAGCAGTTGCCCAGTTAAGAACTAGATTGGTTGTAGGTACGATTTCAATTTTTTGTGTGTAAGGATTAATTGCATATTTACCAGGGTCTAATACCGAAGCCCAAACTCCTTTTTGCCCCTTCTTAACAATATTACCGTGTTTGAATCCGTCACCAGTAGTGTCCTCACCTTCATCTCCAACATATGATATTACCACACCGACATGACCGATTGGAATAGAAGTCATTTCTTTTTTCTCTACCTCAACTGCCCAAGGGTTAAGAGAATAAGAACCAGCTTGAATAACCTGGATTTGCATACCTCTTTGACCTCCCTTTGATAAAAACTTATCAAAATCTTGGAAATTATTATGACCTTCAATTACTGATCCTGCAATGGAAGCTAGTTCTAGAGGAGTTCCGTCTAATGCCGTTACTACACCGACCATCCCATCTTCGATGCTTGTGATATCAGCTAAGAATATTTCAAATAAATATGGATTGATACGATAAACCCCATTGTTTAAGTAACCAACCTGTTTACCTCGCTGTCCGCCATTTAATAGGAATGCCCTAGTGTCTTGATAATTATCACATTCAATATTTCGGGCAAGAATAGATCCAGTAGGTAATTGTGCACCGTCTTTAGCAGATAGCAAACCAATCTTACCTTTCGGAATTACAGTCAATGGAGATTGATCAATTGAATATTGCCACACCCAATAACCCCAATAAAGTCCAGGAGCTAGTGGATCCGCCTGGTAACCAGGTTCTCCATTTAGTGCAATAATTTTCCCATCAGGAAGAGATTTGTTTGCACCGAACAAAACGAATTTTTTGGTAACTAAACCGATTTTGTCTTCTGGTATAATAACCATACCGAAGAAGAAACGTAGCGTGAACTTGTAAAACAAGAGAGCTAAAATTGGGATTAATACCCAGGCATAAGATAATAGAATTTCCATTTAATTTTTGATTTTTAATAAAATTTATTTTATACGATGTTTACGTAAATTCATATTTAATGAATCAACCATATGAACTGCATCGCTCCAGCTCACTTCTTTTGATAGATGAATGCGATCATCTGCCGAGTTCTCGATATCTGCGGTAATCGCTGGAATTCCATCATACCCAATCCCTAGTTCATATCTAACCACGTGTTTTGGTGATACTACATGATGAACTAATGTCCCAGTTAATGTTGCAATTACCAGGATTGCAAGCCATTGCCATACTTTTTCCATTGCCATAATTATAAAGAATTTAATTTGTTACGTACTTCCTCAAGAGTTGTTTCGTTAACGAATCTTCCCTCTTCATAGATTGTTTGTAAAAAGCCCTGCTCCTCCTGTTCCCAAGTACATTGAGTATTAACATGATATTCATCGCCTTCCATTACAACTTGAACTAATCCCTTCAATGATTTTTTAGTTCCGTCGTCAGTGATTGGATCTTTATAGATGTCATAAGCAACCTTTTCAGTATTTAGATTTTGGTCTAAAAATTCACCAAATATAGGTTCTTCTACTTCGAACCAAGCTCCTTTAGCAGCGAATCCCAAAGTATCTCTAGTATTCATTTGATAAGTGAATGATCCGATTCCCAACACGATGTTTGTTGAAGCAAAACCTTTTTCTTCTAATCTTTCATAGATTTGAATCTGACGACCAACTGTGATTGAATCCCCGTAGATCGCACCAATATGTGGATCAAGAACTTTGTATCCTTGTTCGTTGATTGTTCCACCGAAGATATCCCAAAGTAATTCAACTACACCTTTTCTTTGTGGTGAATTAGGATCATTGTGCTTAAACACATCCACTGAACCACAGATAATATCTACTGGATCACCAGAGTCAGGACGGATAACAAGTTTTCCATCACGTGACATGATTTGCTCTTTATTTGCAGGAAGATATTCCGTGATAAGTTTCCATAAATCAAAAGTGTCAGATACAATTGATAGGATTCCTGTAGGGAATTCAGTTAACCAATCGGAGATCATTTGTTGTTCTCCTACAGTAAATATCTTTGTTGTTGATACTGAGTGTTCAGAAGCGTTAACAGAATTGATGCAGACATCGTTTTCTGGCTCGTTATAGAAGTATCGTGCTGCAGGAATACAAACAATAGTGTCAGATCCTCTGAATGACGTAGCGTGTCCTAAACCACTAGATAACATATCCCATGGAGATAAACCTCTAGCAGAGAAGTCGTGACATAGGAAAGGAATTAACCAAGCGTTAGCCGGATCAGTTTTCGTAACCCATTCAACCAAATTTCTTCGGTATCTTAGTGCAAGTGTAGCAGAGGTTGCTGGTTTCCATGCCAATGAAGATATGATGGTCTCCAAATATAATGTTAACCATCCGAATCCATCCACAGTATTCACAAATGTCATGTGAGGGATGTTAGGGTTTGTTTCGATACCTTCAGGTAAAGCTTTAATTCTAATAGGCAAGTAACCCAGATGATGTAATTCCGAGAAGTGTGAACCATCGAACGGAAGTCCTAAATACTTTGACATATCATCGGAAAATTTAGTAGCAACGCTAATTGGTTGTTTGAAAAAATTCTCTTCGAATTCATCATGTAACCATTTCACTACCAATTGTTGACCGAATGATACTATTTTATCTACTCCCTCAGGAGCATGCTTTGTGCTTCGTGGAATCCAAGTACCGTACAAACGGGTTGTTCCGGGAGCTAACATTTTCTTGTGGCCAATTTTATAGCCATCAGTGTAAAATAAACTTGTGGGTTTAAACATATTTATATTTTTAGTTTTGTAAAGATATTAAATTTATACGGGATAAAAAAATTACAACTCACTTTTTAATTTAAGTGATCTATATAGATGGTCGGTATCTATTCCAGTATTTGCTTCTTTGTTATCTGAGTCCTTACGTACCCAGTTATCATCGGACCATGAATTCTCCCATTCTCCATTCGCTGATATGAATTCTCTCTTTTCATCTACGGGAACGTTTTCGTATTGATCATATTCCAACCAAGTGATTTTTATATTCCTCTCGGTTGCAAATAGTATCTCTTCGGCAAGACCCCTTGAATTCTCCCATCCTGGCATTTTATAAACCAGTAGCTCATCAGCATGTTCTAGAAATGCAAGACAAAATGATTTCCAGAATTCCCAATTGGTTGGCATATGTTTAAACTCAATAAGAGTATGCCCATATGTTATTGGCGAGAAAGCAACTTTTCCATTTGAGCATTCTCTTGCAGCTAGTCTGGAAACTATATTAAAGTTTTCCTCTCTAACAGCTGGATCCTGATTTGAATATGGCGATCCTATATAGACTAATTTGCTCATTGACCTAGTAGGTGAAAGTTAACCACATACCTTCTCTCTGATCACTATTCCATTTAACTGAACTCCATCCAGCGGAAATATATTTGGATTCAAGTAGTCCGAAATGTCTTTGTGACATTCCATTTGGAATGTCTATAGAAACCGAACCTCCTTTTACTACGGTTTTTTTCTCCAGTTGAGAATCCAATTTAAGTTCAAATTCATCAACTTCCCTCTGGAAAGCTTTGTTTAAGTATTCTGGTGATGTTGCCATTTTATTTAGATTTTAATAGATTATCTCTAAGATCAGTTAGAACTTCGCCTAGCCAATTTGTACCTCTCCAATTTTTAGGATCGTGTATTTTAGGGTCATCCTCGCCAAGACCTATACCCCAGATTTTATCGTAGGGTGAAGCTTCAACAAGTAAGGTTCCTTCGGTGTCCAATAATGTTTTTAGTAATTTTGGATTCTGAGTGAATTTCAAATGACATCCATTGTAAACAATTTTTTTAGCATTTTCTGTCCAGACATCAGAATTGAAATTCTTAACCTTTCTCCCTAGCTCCTTTTGTTTACCAGGATCCTTTGAGAATAAAATTTCCTCTCTGGTTTCTTCGTCGCCAAATAGCTTAGCCTTTTCCGCCATCATCCATTGCTCTGAGCAATTATATTCGTTTCCCTCCTCGTCCTCAAATGAACATGGATGCCAATTGGAGAACGGGTGACGTGTTTTATAGAAGAATGTGTATTTAGTGTATGTTTTCATTTGATTAGATATTAACTATTACGTGAAATTGTTTTTCTGATGAGTTAATTAAATCATCAACATATTTTTGAGCCTCTGTGTTATCATTGAAGTTAACTCCAAAAGATTGTTTATAACCAAAACGAATTTCTACATGTGCTTTGTTATAAATTCTTTCTGTGATATCGCATACTTTGTACGAAGAATAATCTGCAAAATACGATACTGGTTTTCTCCAATGCGTATTGTATTCGTTTCCGTCCTTATCAATATAATCATTCCAACCTGCTGGAATTGCTTCATGCATACCATATTTAATTCCTAGGAATGTTTTAGGTCTAGATGGAATCTCTTGGAACCATCCATATTCTGTTTCTTTTTCTCCCGTTAGAGTAATAGAATCTACTTTGTCTAATTCAAAATAATGTTTTTTCATAATTACGTATTTATTATTTTATGCTGTCTATTAATAAAAGTTCTGCCGTTTGAAAATCTATGCGGTAGATTCCTAATGGTAACTTAACCTCCTTATCATACCAATCGTATCTATGTTCAACAATAATACAGTTTGTTCCTGTAATTGTAGTTGAAGACTTTGGAGCAATTGCAGCACCACTTCTCAAATCATATATGTAATTATTAATCGAACCAAGATGACCACCAATATGACTAGGATAATCCAATCCCTTTCTACCCATAACAATTTCACCTAAATTGTTAATGATAACATGTGTTCCAAAATCAAATCCTTTAGAATTCTTTTTGTCTTCTACGTAATGTATCAGTGAACAATAACCATCTTTAAATTTACCACCAGTTCCACCTCTACGAAATACTTCACTAGAAACCTTAAGATCGTTATGATATAAATGAGAGTAATTATCTCGATTATCAACTGGATTTCCTTTTAAATCTTTCATTTCGATTTTTCGAAGTTCGTATCCATCACCTAATCGATCATGTGGATATTTCTCTTTCTCTTCGAAAGGTAATCCTCCAAAAAAACTATGGACCCCTCCGGAACCCATCATTTGGGTAAATGCAGCAAGCATTTCCATTGGATTCTCGATGTCTAGGTGTTCTTTTTTATTTTTCATATTTTTTTAATTACGAGCAAATATAAAACAAAATCCCGAGATTAAAAAATCTCGGGACAATTATTTACAAAAGTTATCAATAATTTACATCATTAATAGCAATCGTGGATCTAAATCTTCATAAACATGATCAATATAGAATAGGGTTCCGCTAGGAGAATCCATAGGCTTAACTGGAACCAAATCATCGGAGAAAGACCTGATCATTCCACCATCTAAACTTCCTATTCCTTCTATCTCGTGATTTTCTAGAATATATCCTGGTTTAGTATTAACGATTAAGTGATCTTTTATGATATCAGTAGTAATACGCCCTATATAATCAGTAGAAAAAATTGGAAATCCGTCTAGTCTAGATTTTCCTACATATTTAATCCATCCACATCCTGGTTTAACCCCAACCCCTTCAGTTCTTTTTACTTTGAATGTTATCATGGTTAAGCTAATAAGATTCTGTTATCCAATTCTTCTTCGATAGGATCTGTATTACACGGACGAGATGCGGCATTAATTATTTCTGACATCAGTGCATATGTATCGATATCAGCATATTTCATAGCATGGTATGTTTCGATATCAAACGAATGGTATTTTTCTTTCCCCATGATTACATCATCAATAATAATCTTTCATCAAATTCAATTCCATCAACCCCTGCGATCCCGGGTCTACCTGAAAACCCAGTAGGTCCTTTAGGTAATGGTAATTCAATTTCGCTACAAATATTTGCACCATAGGTGCTATTCATCATAACTCTTTCAGCGTATTTATTTGCTGTCATTTGTTCTTCAAATGCTGATGATGATCCCTGTATACCTTTGATGTCCATTCCATTACTATCAGCACAATATATGTTGTGTTCACCTCTTGATGTAATGTAACCAATGTAGATATTTTTACCTGATGCATATGCACGGGATAATTCGGATTTCAAACCCTTAGGTAAACCGTGCTGGGATTTTTCCCATGCATTTCCCGGAAGAATGAATATGACTGAATTTGATGCATCGAATGACCTTTGATTGTATACCGTATCGCGATACCAGTATTGTGGATTACCACCAGCTTCTTTAACAACCGAAGCAAATTCCATAACAGTGCTCCAATCAACAGAGATCGGAGCACTGATAAATACTTTAGATATCTTATTCAGCATCTGCGAAGTATTTGTCAAAAGACTCTTGCTTAGAAGCTAATTCTAAACTTGTCAATTTCAACTTATACTCGATGTCGATAACTTTTTTGAATCTTTGTTCAACCGATTCTTTAGTCATTTGTTGGTAACCTTTATTAACATCGGTTTCCAAGTTGAAGTTAGTTAATTCGAATAACTCATCCTCCATTGATTCTTTCTTAGCAGTTAATGCATCGATAACATCACGTTGAATGTTACGTTTTACTGATACGATGTAGTTTTCTGCTCTTTCAGAAACTGATTTGTTAGATTTTAATAAATCTAATGCTTTTACTGATTTTGATTTTGCTGCCATAATTTCTCTTTATTTTATCAATTTTAATTATTGTTTTGCAAATATAGGCTAAAAATTCGGTATTAAAAAAATTTTAGAGTTAATTTTCTTCTTCTATAGCCTCAATTATCGTGAACATCACCGGAAATGACCATATTAATCTATTTGTGTTTCCATATTCACCTGTCCAAAAACAATATGCACCATCCTTAATTGTCATTTCTCTGCATTCGATAGTTTTTCTCCAAGATTCGGTTTCGATCCTGCACGTTATTTTATATCTCTCCATGTTTTTGTTTTTAAGAGGGTTCGTAAATTACAACAGTTACGCTGCAATCTTTTAATTCTTTTTGTATAATACCCTTGATTCTTTCCCAATCACCGCCAGCAAGACCAGCACCTATCTTAGGAAGACCTATATGCTTACCCTTAAATCGATAATTCATCTTTTTTATACACATTTCAATTGCAGCATAATCAACCGGATTTTTATCTCCGTCCTTATGATTCCTACCATATTTGTATTGTGTGTATGCATTGACTACTTCTAATCTCTTGCGGTTACCTTCTTCATCAAATACGAACCAAGCGTATGATTCAATATTTCCTAGCTTAGACATATCACCTCTTTTATCCGGGAATGATGTTGATTCACCGTGATATTTTTCGGGATCGTTACAAGAAAAAGCCTTTGCCATCTGTGGAGCAATTCCTGCACCCATTTGGCAAAAACAATTACATCCATGTGCAATGACATCAAAACTGGCTCCCTGAGCTAGTTTTATCAGATCTCCTTTTATTTCTTTGTATTCCATAGTGTTTTAGAAAACGTTAAGTTGCTTTAGTCTATGTAATTCATTATCGTTACGTAGGCTAAATTCAGGATCGTTCACATCTGAATATGAATTAGTGCAGAATATTCCTGTGAATGCATCATTCAGTGGTTTTAATCCTGCTGAGAAGATTCCATGGGTAACAATTAAATAGATGTCAGAAATCGCGTTATGTTTACGGATCTCCTTTGCCAATTCGATGAAGGTTCTTCCACCGTCACAGATATCGTCGACAATTACAAATTTATGATCTTCACCATATTGATCGATATTAGGAATTTCTGTATGTGTGATTTTCCCAGTTTCGATGTCCCTATGCTTCATAGCAGTAACCACATTTTCGATGGCGAATTTCTGAGCAACATCAAAGATTTTTTTGTAAGCCCCAGCATCAGGTGAAACAAGAACCACTCTTCTTTGAGCACCATCTTTATTATCGATTGGAGGTAGTGCAAATTTTACAAGTCGATGATTATCTTCCTTAACGTAATTATTTAAGCAAGCTTCGAGTACGTCCGAGTGAGGATCAAGTACATTTACCGATTCGAAATTTTGTGAATTGATAATAGGACAGATTACATTTTTTAGATAGTTCGTGGATCCTTGAACGAATTTACGATCTGAACGAGCACCTACAAAATAAGGAGAATACAAATGAATTTCTTTAGTACCAAGATCTCGTAAAGCTTGTGTTGCACAAACGATAAGTTCTAAATCCTTAAAAGAATTTAGACGGGACTTAATTTTTACGGGATGAGATATATCAGATGCATTTGTACAATCAGTGATTGTTACTGATTGCTGTCCATCAGGGAATTTTGAGATTTGAAATTTAATGTCGGACTTTTCATTGTCCGTGAGATTTAAGATGTACATATTTATTTTTTATATTTTTTAAGAATTGAATCTAATTTTTCGTCGCTATAATTTTTTATTGACTGCTCCAGTATCTGAGATTTTAGATCTAGCTTTTTAGTTATCTGCCACCAATTACATCTTAGATATTCCAGGAGTAATGATTCAATAACGTGTGTTCTTTCTTGATAAATCTCAGCGATACACATTACATCCGATAATATGCTTTCGTCATATTTAACGACTATTTTCTCAACTGGTTTGACGTTAGCTATTCTTTCGGCTATTATATCATTGACTTCCTTGTCATCGGTGCTTCTAGTTAACTGTATTAAAACAGATTGTAGTAAATCTTTTAATACCCAATTATCAATTGCAACTGGAAGTTTTAGTGTTGCTGTGCCAAATAATTTCTTAGAGCTATTTAGAGAATATATGACTGAATTGTTCTGATCTGCACCAATAGAATTCAATAGCTCCCTTGCTTCACTGTGAGTTTTACCAACTATAGCATATCTTCCCTCATAGTTCATAATTCCCTCCGTCATCAATCTGGTATGACCAACACCCCTCGGTGAAAGAAGCTCAACTAAAAATGATAGTTGAGCTTCTAGCTTTTCCTTATTTACCTTGCTCATCCTGTGGATTGTTTTTGGAATTAACCCATTCGATCTTAGGACAGTATTTATTATATTTTGCCTTGGCGAAAGCTACGATGATGTTATCGGTTTTTTCTTTTGACTTATACCATCTTCTACCATTCTCGTCTATATAGTAATCCCTCTTTTCCTTATATCTTTCAATCAGATATTTAATTCCATGATATCCACCTACTAAGATAGCTCCTATCCAGAAAATAATCCCGCCTGGCAGGATGGCATAAAAAAATCCGGTTTCACCATAGTCAACAAATAGAGCCCCAACTGCTGTTCCCATACAAAGAACAATAAATCCAGCCAGATAGAAGCCAAAGCTTATCCCCATTCTAGCACCAGTTGAATGATCACCATTGGAGTAATTCTTGTTAAAGACCTCCATGATCAATATGTTTGGTATGCAAAATGCTGCATAAGGGATAAGAAGCAAATATGCTAACACGAGTTTCCAAAAATATGGACAAAGATTTCCTGGAAGATCCTTATAATCTTCAAGACCATAGAACCATCTGTACAACTTAACACTGATTGAATTTTGATTTAATTTCATTTTTTACAATTTATTTTATTATTTACTTACTCCTACCCATGCATCATCAGATGATAGCATTTTTTCTATTTTAACTTTATTCTTAGCGTAATTAAGAGCATCAGAAAATACCTCCTCCGTGCATCCTCTTTCGTTTCTTTCACCCTTCCAGCCGAATATTGGTATTGTTATAGTTTCTACTGGTTCGATTAATTTAACCTTGCCTGCTTTAACTACAAATTCAACTACGGGTTTTATTGTGGTATTGTCTTCGTCATCACTACAGGATTCTTCGTTCATTATTTGACATCTTAGATCTAGAAAGGGAAACTCTCTGGCAATTATTTTCCATTCTTCATAGACTTCGCTAACACTAGGATATTTTCCTATATTGTATTCTGAAGTTCCTATTGTCCCGTCCCAGTTGCACCATCCATGTGCACCACCTACCCACGATGAAGCTATTCTGGAGTTTCGTAGATATTCTAAACCCTCTATGGATCCAACTGAATCCTCGTATTCACCCTTTATCTCCCATAATCTGGTATGGTCATTCTCAGAAATCCCGTGTTTTTCTCTAAGTTCTTCATCGATTTGATCATAACGTCTCCTACCATTTCCCTTTGATATGCTGGAATCTATATCGTAAAATTTGGTCTGAATAAATTCTTCCCATTCCCGATCATTGCAACTTAAATAAAGAGAATCTGTTCTGATTAGTATCTCCTTGGCTTGATCCTTGGTTACTGGTTCTCCCTTAACGACCAAAGCTGGCCATTTGATAAGTACTATATTTAGTAAATCTGACTCCGTCATAGTTATTAATTTTGGTAAATGTAATGATAATTTACGGGATTAAAAATTAATTCCTATGCAATTTCAATCCATGACATTTCTAATTTTTCCAATTCTAAATTAACTGCAGGAATTACATCAACTGATATTAGGTTTTCCACGATAATTTCTCCGGTATCCGGATTTACACGACCGCTAATTGTTGGTATTAATTTACCTTCGCCGGATTTTAGCATGGAAACTGCCTTCTTACCCCATTTGTTATTGGAGAATTTGAAAATTCCAATAAGAAATCCATCTTTTATGTACATATGATCTATTGAATGTGATAATCCATTCCCAACCACTTGAACCATTGCAGTTCTATATTCTCCATCTTTGGATTCTGAGTCTGCTATCTCTCCCCACATTTTTCTTCCATACCTATCACCATACTCCTTATAATATAGATCAAGTATCAGATTTACTGAATATTGTGTGTAGATATTACCTCTGGCTGTTTTTTTACCTATCTCAATAATAGGGATTTCTAATATTTGACTGTGGTCCATTATTAGAAAACATTTGTTATTTGCCTTGTTATAATAGCCGAATCTTCCTCTCTGGATTCTATCCCCAGTGAATCTGATTTTCCGTAAGCTTTTGCTACTATTATCGTGTCGCCGTAACTATCAACCTCGGTTGCAAAGGCAACGAAACCAGCTCCCTCAGCCTTTTTATTATACCCAACCATTTCGCTGTGCTTAATAGCAGCGGAGAAAACTATTGCGCTTCCTCCGATTATTACATATTTTGCTCTGTACATTTAAACTGATTTTATTTCTTTGTTTAGAATATCTCTAAGAAAATCTTTGTCTTGAGTGAACGTTGGGGTTTCAATAACTTCCCATACATTTCTAGTAAAAATGTGTTCAGACGGGATGTAAGATGTATTAGGATCATAATAATTTGAGGTCTTTGTAAATAACTTTTCTACTTTGCCAATTACTGCTCCTCTTTTCTTACGAAAATCATAGTCATTCCAATTGATTCCTTTCTGAAAGATTAGGTCTTGCATTCCATCAGTCTTAACCCCATGTAGTTCTTTTGTACTATAAAGGCTTTGTGCAACCGAAGAAATTGAGTTTCTTACTGCATCTTGTTGTCTCCAAATAAAATAGTTGCAAACCTCGTCGATAAAAGGGATTTGGAATACCCTAGCGTCAAACTCAGCTTTCTTGATTTTAGATAGAAATTCTAATATCTCATCGGCATTCATCTGTAATGGCGTATCGAATAGACATTCATATTGTCTAAAAGCTCTAGCAATCCTTAATTCATTAAATTTAGCTGTTGCCATAGAAGCAGCTACAGACGCCATTTTCTGTAGGTTGTTATCAAACCAAGCATGTGTTCCTAGATCATCGAAGTCAGTTAGAACTAAACTAATCTCGTCTGATTGTACATAACCTAATTTAGCTCCTTGAATGTTTTTGCAAAGGTATGCAGTGGTAGCATTCATGTCATTGATTAGTCCTTCGTCGAAAGGTCTTTCTAATCCCTTTGTGTAATTACTAAATGACTTGCCGTCAATTCTTATGATTGTGTAAGTTCTTCTTGTTAACTTGTATCGAGTTCTATCTTCATAAAAAGATTTCATACGATCTCCGATTGGGTCTTTCATATTTGTAAAATTAAAAAATCATAAATTCAAAATTAATTCCTTTATCTAAAACAGCTTTTCTTTTAGCTTCGTTTTTTTCTAAATCAAGCTTAATCGTGTAGGCTGACTTAACTTCAACAATTTTATTTTCTGATACTATGTAAATATCAGGATGATATACTTTTTTTCCACCTTCGAAAAAGTATTCGATTCTACCTATAATAGTTTTTATCTCTTTAGTCCCTATAATCAAATCATTTTCATTATAGGACTCCAGTAATTTATCTAAAGCAAAATTCTCATATCCTTGAACCTTAACAATTTTACCACTGGGTAATTTATATTCTTTGAAACGATAAGAGTTTTTCATGCATTTATCAAAAACTTCCTCATTTTGCATCGGATGGTCGGTACCAAAATTATTATTTGAATTCTCTTTCATTTTTTCATATCTTCCTTCTATTTTAGAATTATGATCGATGTTGTATTTAGAGGTCAAAGTTTCTATGGTTTTTTGTTTAATTGCGGGGTTTTGCAAAGGACTTTTACTTCCATATCTTTCAATATTGGTATCTTCAGTCTTCTTTTTTATCAAATCACTTTTTGCTGGATTCGATTCTCCGTATCGTTCAAGAGAAGTTTCCCTATACTTTTCTAAATAGCTTTTAGTTTTAGAATAATGATCTACACCATATTTTTTATTCATTGTATTTTTATACTTTTCCTTAAAATAATCAGTTTTAGAAACATTTGTAGAACCAAATTTCTTTAAGTTTGTTTCCTCCTTTTTCTTTTTTAAGAATTCACTAGAATCCATGCATTTTTTAGAACAAAAGGTAGAATCAATCCTAGACATAGGATTTGAACATTCGATACATTTTTTAGATTCGGTTATCCCATTTATGTAGTGATATGCTCGATCAATTATTCTTGGATTTGTCTCATCTAAGAATTTTGTATTTTCGCAAATCTCATCATATAGTTCTTTATACATTTTTTTACAACCTTTAGAAAAATGTAACCCGCTCTTTCCTTCTATGATTGATCGTATTACTGATTTTGAATCCATAGTTTTTTTATTTTATATATCCAAATCATTAATGCTTTTCCATCAATTCCGATAAATTTATTTTAGCGGATGCGGGTTAAAAATATTAATCTATATACTTTCTAATCATTTTTGTTTCTCTTTTATTTAAAATGATTATGTATTTTGTACCTTTTTTAGTTTGGTAAACCTGATATCTATTACCATTCTCATAGTGCCATTTATCGGTATAACTGTGATCTTTTATTCTCATTTCAACATTACATGAAATCGAGAGTATAGCTATTGCTATTAAAATTAATTGTCTCATTATTTAGAGTAGTTTCTATCGATTAAACCAAACCAAGTCAGTATCCCGACCAACTGGAAAATATTTAATGATTCAGTGAACATTTCCACATTATCGCCCAGATTGTAATCAGGATACATGAAGATTACTTGGTAGTGATCATCGTGTATCACTACGGTACTTAGAGCATTGCTAAATGTATTTCCCTCCAGCTCCATGAAAGAATTTCTGAGAAGAAATTCCGACACATATTTACTTCCGTTATCCATTCTGGTCTGGTTTAAAATTCTTTAATATGGTTTCCAATGTTGCCTCATATGCTGATGATTTGAATATATCATGCTTCATTTCTTTAGCAGCACCCTCATAAAGCTCAATAGCTTTTTCTAGACCTTTATAGGTAGCTATCATCTTAGCTGCACCCGGAATTGATGTTGGACTATCAACTACGTGGGTTGCACAGATTTCCTCGATTGTTTCCTTGATCTGTTTTTGATAAGATGGTTTCAATCCACCTAGCGCATCCTCCAGCATCTCCGAGAAGCATGTTCCGCCATTATAGAATTGTCCAATGAATGAGATGCTCCCGTCCGGGTTTCTATCCAGCTTCATGAAATATTCTTCATCCTCTCTTTCCTCGTGATCTATAACTCTATAAAGATCCTCGCCGTGAATGAAATATTCTTCCTTAGCATCCCCTCTTTTATTTGCATATTCGTTAAAATTATCCCGGAATTCCTCTTTCCAATCTTCACCTAAATCAATATCAAATCTTTTTGCAATTGTTCTGCAAGTGTCCTCTATATCGTGTTCGATTTTTACGCGATATAATTTACCTGTGTGAAATTCTGTGTAGCTCATATTTTTATTATTATTTTTCGTTATCCTCTACTTTATATCCCCAGTTGTGTCCATCTGAGGAGCATGATCCATCAACCGGAACTTTTTTCCAGAATTCCTCCAAAATCTGTGACATGAAAACAAAATCTGATGGGGTCATTCTAGTTCTAATTGCCATTTCTAGAATGGTGGTAAACAGGGCGGAATCGTGAATTAATAGGTCGCACTTATGTCCCTCCAGATTATCCAGTATAGCATCATCGTGCTGGGAGAATCCATAGAATGGTCCGTCGTAATATGTTTCGTATGTTGTTTTTCTGATCCAGCTTAGTTCGGAAAGAACTTCCTCCACCTTAGGTAGATCAGTATCACGTACCCATCCCAAAATAAGATCTCTGGTTTTTTCTGATTCCTCCAGATGAATCTTATAATCTTTTAATCCAAGTTCTCCCCAAATTATTTTACTGTATATCGTTTCCATTAGTATTATTATTTAATATTATCCCATTCAATATTGGGAAGCACTGGTTTACATTTTTCTATCGGGTACCAATCTGTTTGATCTACGTTATGAGTTCCCCCTGACCAATCCCCACGAAGTTCTAATTCATCTTCTCGAATTCCAACTACCGTAAAAACTTCTCCATGGTAGTAGTATTCGGTAGTTACCTTATATCCTAATTTATAATTTTCAGCTAACATTGAATCTTTTTAAAACTTTCATTCTATCAATTTCGAATGCCATCTCTTCAAGAACTTTGGTGTCGTAAATGACCTCGTTTGTTTTAGAGTCCATCATTACCCTGTCATATTCCCCAGTCTCCTTGTTTCTTGTAACAAAACAGAAGATATTTTTTAAGGCATCTTTGTTAAGACCATTATCGCTTTGAGCATACTGAGTACTAGTTTTATCATGAAACCACTCATGGGTTTCAGATTCCCAATATAGACCGTCCATTTCTAAGAATTCGTTTCTTTCCTTATTCATATTCAACAATTAATTTACCAATTCATTCATTATCTTCTCCCTCTCCGCGTCAAGCTTTTTAAGCTGAGTTTTTAGTTTTTCGATCTTTGAATTTAATACCAATTCTCTTTTCCATAGAGAATAAGTCTTTTTATATTCTGGTGTTCCCTCCTTTAGAAATGAATCTATATTAAGACCCCATTTTGGCTGGAATGTACCATCATATTTGAAATATGCGGTTTTATATAAACCATAATCACCCGATCCTGTTCTATTGATTAACCAGTAGGTGTATTCTTCAAATACTAATTTCTCATCGTTCATTATTAATAGTAGTAAATCATTATCTAGGTTATCCACGAATCTACCAACTCTTTCCTCAGCAAGTGAGGTGTCTATATAAATTTCGGAGATCTCAACAATTACTGGTTCGTTTAATTCTTCCTTTGGTATGTTCTTAATGAGAGATGAAGTTCCACCGTCCCATCCATTAGATCCATTCTTGCCGCCCAATGAATATACATTTAATATGGCTTTGTCTCCGATGCTTATGTGGGTTTCGGTATCAGCTAATTCTTTAGCTTCCTTATTTATTCTGCGGATTAGTATTTCCTTTACCAATTTCATCGAATCTGAAATGGTTTTTCTCTTCTTGGTTTCTGATTCATATAGAGCCTTCTTTTTAGCCTCTATTTTTTTAGCTCTTGATAATATCCATTTATCTAATAAACTCATAATACTTATTATTTTTTACAAATATAGATCAGCATTACGGTAAATAATAATTTTATTCCGAATATTTTTCCTTTATTAAGTGGTGTATTGCCATGTTAGCAACCTCTCTGGTTATTCCAAATTTACCGTCACATTTTACGAAATTTTGCGATGGGAGCATATCCGACATGTCATCAAGGATGACATATGACTCTATATCGTCGTGGTTATCCAACCATTCCTGTATCTCGTATCCCCTATCAGCATCGACGTGATAGTATCTCTCAACAATTTCTCCATCCAAGGTAAGCGGGGTTATGTCTATTATTTCTCCAGGTAAATCCCTCATTTCCCACATTTCCTGCAGATTGCTTATACCTTTATTTCTCCATGTTGAGCTTATGACTATCTTAGCATCTGTCTCTCTAATTATGTAATCCAGATAATTGACACACCTTGGATCAAATAGCTGTCCATATTCATCGATACTCGAACCCACCTTATGTTTACTTGCTAGAAGATATAATGAACCTATATAATCCCATGTATTTAAAACACCGTCTATGTCAAGAAATATAACTCTCATTATAGCTCGAAATCTTCGTCAAAAAAATTAGGAGAATTTACAAGAAATACTATTTCAAGAATAACCAAAATTACCCTACCTACCGATTCACTTAATAAAAGCCAATTAAGTGGGTTCCAATCCCAAGCAATAAAGCTTCCAATTAAATATAAAATGCAATTTAGAATAGCCATCGGTATGATGACCATAAAAAATACTGTAAGAATTGCTCTGAATTTATTCATTATATTTCCTCTTTATGTAACGCCACTGATCTTTCTAAATCCCCTCCGAATTTTTCCCCCAGATGCTCTATCAAGGTTCTTACCTGCGGGGTTCTTGAATTCATGTATATAGTTGATAATGCGGTATTTAGTTCACCGATTTGCTTGGACATGTTTATTATAACATCGGAATCCTGCGGGTTATAGACTCGCCTCTTGTGTTTTTCCAGATCACTCGCATATATTCCATAATCAACACCCTGGTTACCAGCAATATAATTTATGAATTCTGCTAATATCTCATCAGCTTCCGTAGATTCGTTTAGATCTCTGAAGTGTGATGCATAGGTTGTTATTAGGTTTATAAAGTCTAACTTTTTCATTATTTTATCTCCTCCCCTTCTTTTATCCATACGATTTCTTTTTTCTCCGGACCTGTTTGTAAAGATCTTAGTAGATTCTCTTTAAATTCTTTTATCGTTACTTCTCTATATTCTAGAGATTCGTTACCAAGATCCATCATCATGTAAAACCAATCTATGATTGAATGATCCATCTTAACTATCTGAATTGCTGCCATATTAATTATCAAATGCGTTATCGTCCTCAGATATCTTAATATCAGAGACACCTTCGGTAACTTTGCCTATATTTGACCATCCAATTCCATCAGGATCTGTCAGTATTACAATCTTATCAGGATCCATTTTAGATAATTCCGAAATTAAATCTTTTGCTGTCATATATTAGTTGTTTAATTTATATTCTATTGTCTCTATAAGTTTTTACTGAAGTTGCTATTCTTCTGAATATTAGACCGTCATCGTAATTGGATGCACCAGTATCAAATTTATATTCTCCTCTAAACCTGTACATAACTTCACCAAGCGGACTCTTTACTCTTGCAAAGACTATACGATTTGGCTGATCTTTTGATTTCATTTTATCAACATACTTTTCAGTGATGTCCGAATCAACCGATTTTTCGGTAATCATCTCCTCGTCATCCGATATAGTATTAATCCATTTTTTATTTGGATATAACTTCGGGAACCATATGATCTTATCCTCGTGTTGGTGCTTGGCTCCGCCCTTCCAAATTCCACCAGGTTTATAACTATTACCAAAACAATTAGCTCCATCGACCATGGTCATGAAGGAGCAATTATCCGAAAGATCTATATTCCCTTTTGCTAAATATGTTTCGGTGTTATGCTCCAGTTCAGGATCCCATTCTTTAAAATCTGGATCATTTAACTTCCTAGATTTTATTAGGTTAACAACATAATCTATCTGCGCATTAACATCTTCGATCGTTTGATTAGAAACTGTTATCCTTATGATGTCGTGACCAGTTGCATTTACTATATCGAGTTCTCTTAGCTTATCTTCCTGAATTTGATTGTTGTGGTGTGGCTCGTCCACTTCTATATGAACACCAAATTGAGGAAAGTACATGTCGGTTAAAGCTCTACCGCTAGGACGATTTACATACTGCTGGGTTATGAATTTAATGGACAGATCATTCAACAAATGAAATACCCTACTAACAACATAATGTTCGTATCTTTTTCTTTCAGCTCTCGCTAATTGTCTCGTTACGTATTCTAGCTTATTCATATAAAGTATATTATTTTAGGAAATTCGCCAAATACAAATTTAGTGACATCACATAGCCACATATCATGATTATATTCTATCCCAATATACTCATTAAGAACGTACCATGCTCCCTCTCCTAATTCAAATCCTTCCAACCTCCCAATTTCTTTGAATGTTAATTGGCTGCAGTTATCCATTGGAGTATCTGATAATGTTAAATAAACCTCATTTTCTCCCTGTGACATTATATCCAGAAATACGTCAGCTCCTGCAACCATCTGTAGATCAGCTTTAGAACCTTCCCATTCAGGTAGATCAACAAACCATCCATCTGGATCTCTATAGAATTTTAGACTTCTAGTCATTAGCTAATTTTTTAATCGTTGTATCTTTCGCATCATCAAGCATCTTGTCCTTATCAAAGATGGTTTCACCCCAAGATATTGATTTATAGTCATCTGTTTTCATGCCACTCATGGTCTTTGAAAACTCACTGATGTACTTATATGCCTGACTTGCAGCTTTCATACCAATATTTAATCCCTTGAATGTGATATCAATTTGCTTATCGAATTTTAAATTTTTGATTGTGGGTTTTAGTTCCTTATAGACAGCAATAAATTCCAGCTTTAAATCGTCTGACATTGAAGACATTTGAACGAATAGACCAACCATCTCCGATTGAGTTAATTTTTTTTCTTTGACCACCAAGTTTATGTTTGGAGATTCCTTAGATTTTGCACTCACCACTTGCCAATCAAATATGGTCATGATGTCATTGGAATTCATCCACTCCTTCTTGTCAAATTCACCTACCCACTCATCAATCTGGGATTCTATTGTGTGAATATGTCCATCGGTTACCTGCTTGCCATTTAGAACTAATGGTTCAACCTCAATATCACTAAAATCCGGACAATCGTAATCAACCTTGATTTCGCCCATTCCTCCGTGGTAATATAAGACCTTATATTTGATAGTTGTTTTCATAATTATTTGCAAGATTCCTTAAGTTCATCGAATGTTGGAGTTTCACCTTCATTGACAAAAAATTCCCAGCCATCCCCAATCGGATCGATGTACCAATCATCTTTGGTTCGGTCTAAGTATTTAAGAACAGGTTTACCGTCCACTACATGAAGATAAGCGCTGTCATACTTAGCTCCATCCATAAGAAAGTGATCAACTGATGATGAATGACAAAATACTGGATCCTCTTCCTCGGTTTCCAAATATTTTTTCTTTGCGTCATACCAATCCTTGACGAAGTTACCACTATTGAATTTGATTCTTCCCTCCTTCTGATTAGATAATTCTACGAATTGGTATACTATTGGAGTTTCTGAGATGATGTTATCGTCATCATCATATTCTTTACCACCACCATCATAACTAATTGATATTACCGCCATAATTTTATTTTTAATTATTAGCAAATATATTCAATTTATACGGAGATAAAAAATTAATATTTGATTTGATTTGATTCAGCTATTTCCCTTACGTATTTAACCTTCTTTGGGTAGAATAGTCTAACGAGGAATGATGATATTTTAGCATAAAGTCTATCATCAGGGGTTCTACCCCAATTGGTACAATTTATCATCGATAAAGCCTCCTTAATTGATCCATTGCTGGAAGAGCTGTTTTGTTTTATGTTGCGATAATTCATATTGAACTGTCTCAAACAATACCTAACCATTCTGTATGTTGGTATTATGTTTGTGTAGCATCCATCACTGGTCCTCTGGAAAAATTCAAATTTCCACCCAAATCTTCTTGGCATATATTGTTTTTCGATTGGGTAATCATAGCCGTAAGTTTTAGGCTCTATCTTAATCATGTATTTTCCGATATAGACAGTCTTTTTTCTTTTGTCGACATTAAGTTTTCCTAATTCGTAATAATGTTCCCATGAATTAAGTGCATAACCCATTCCAGATACACTAGCTGCTTTCAATCTCTTGGAAGCCTCAGAGTAGCTGATACCTTCTGGTGGATTTGAATAATAATCACCATCATGTATCCACGTATAATTTAGATATGAAGCTTCACACCAACTAACATTGGTACATTGATATCCATCCTTCATAGAAAATGGACCATTCGGATTTGAGATGTGCTCTTCTCTAGATTCATACCTTGCACTATGTGTTACGTGTAATTGACACTTGCACACCGGACAGAATATATTATCAGCCATATTATCTATTTTTCGTTAGTTGGCTTTAACCAAAGATCAGTTTTTTCAAAAATGTAATTTCTTAGAGTTGGAAATTCATTAAGAATTCTTAGCGTTCCTAATGTATTCTCTTTGAAACATTTATATAATTCCTCCCTGATTCTCTCGGTTGAAACCACTGACATTTTTTCGTCATAATTGTAGGAATCAATAACGATGGCCATATGTGGTGTCATGGTAAATCCCTTGGTTATAGAAAATCTAATAGCTCTCAGAATTCTTAGCGGATCGTCGTCAAATGTCACCTTGCAATCAAGAGGTGTTTTCAATACACCAGCTTTAAGATCGTCTATCCCATTAAAAAAGTCTATGATGGTTCCATCGTCATCCTTAGCAAGAGCATTGAGGGTAAAATCTCTTCGCTCTAGATCGTCATATAGAGTGCCTGGCTTAACTATTGGAGTTCTTGTGCCTGTAACATAACCAACTTCTTTTCGTGCCATTACGAAGTCCGCTACGCCTGAATATACATGGTCTTTCGGAAACTTCGCTCTAATTGTATAGCAATCAGGAGTAGATAGGAATATTTCAAATCCATTTGTTGTAAGATAATTCTCGAGAGACAGAAACATTTCATATGCCTCCTTATATTTGCTTAATAAAGCATCATTCGGAACTGCAACATAATCAACGTCTTTAGACTGTAATCCTAAAATCTCGTCTCTAACCTTTCCACCAACCTCGTAAAATTTAAACATATCTTTATTTTTTAGCAAATATAACAAAAAAAGACGGAGATAAAAAATTATTCTTCTTCATCTCCGTAGTCTTTATCGTCGTTATATGCCTTTAGATTAGCATTCTCTATCGAGAGTCTCTTTATGTCATCGTTTAGAATTTTAATGTCCTCGAGTTTCTCCTTCATTAACTCAAATCCAGCATCTATAATCTCCATTTCAACCTCATTAAGTTCTTCCCTAGGTATCATGATCTTACTTAATATAACATCATAATATTGATCTCTTAAGCTTTTAAATATATTCCTCACCTACCTCAAAGTCCATTATGTTTTCTGAAGTGTCAACGTTTAGCATGAACTCCTCGATATAATAGGTATTATTTATTTCTTCCAGCATATTCTTGATATTCCACCATGAATAATATGAATCAATCTCAGATTCGGTAAGTCCATCAGTTTCGTAAGTTTCCTCCACGATTCTCAATTGATCCGGTGTTAATGGGCATTTATTGTTGACGTTATTTAGGATATCATTTCTTCTCTTTAGAAATTTATCACCAGCTTCCTTAGCTGCATCCTCGGAGTCATAAACTCCAATGTTGATCCTTGCGTAATCGTCATAACTACCAGAAGAACCTGCAAGAATGAATAATTTATTCATGTTACTTAGATTTAAGATATTCTAATACTGTTTCCCATCCTGGAAATTTCTCGGTTGCAAAATGAATATGCTCACCTTCAAAGTCTGCAACACCGTTGGCTATTCTATCGTCGATTAGAAAATCACCCTTAACTAATCCCTTATTATGACATAGGATTAATTTTTTCTTAGCCGAATCTCCTAGATGTTGTTGAACCCAGATTCTTTTTTCCGACCAAGCATCAGGATTGCTCCATGGTGGAGTGCTTAAGATATACGTCTCGTATTTTTCCTGTAGTTCATGCCATGCATCTATAGCACCTTCTATAGGTTCCAAAGCCCTGTATGCATCAGGATGTCTAAAAAGACTATGACCTTTAACACCTTGCTGCTCTAATTCTTTTGCTCTCTTGTCAAAATCACAAATAACCCCGTCCATATCTATTAATAGGATTGGCTTAGTTATTTTTATACTGGCTCTTAACCATGGTTGATTATTATTCATAATATTGTGGTTGATTTAATTCTATCATATCCTCCTCGGTAACTTCTCTATCGTCCAATAATACTGATGCTGTAAGAAACCCTAATGCAAATGCATATAAGGCAACCATAATGATTATTGAAATTTGATCTTTTTCTTGACTATTCATAACTACCAACTATTACCAACATCCTCTAGCTCTTGCTCTTCTTACCGCTTCTCTGTCCCTTTGCATTTCTTCTCTCCAACCACATCTGGTCTCAGCATATGCAATACCTTTATCCCATTCAAGAATATATTGATGTTGTCTCGCTAGCTGTTCAACATACTCCTTATTTCTCGGGGTACCATCACTTTCTCTCATCATTCTTACGAAATCAGCAGATACCATTACTTGATAGCTTTTTTAATAACCATGATGGAATCATTTTCTGAAATAATCGTTTCGATCTCAATTACTCGGTTTTGATTTTTGTGAACCATAACAATAGCTCCGGTATGCTTACCTTCTCTATATGTTAGTCCTTTCACCTCATTATCCAAAACACCAACTTTAACATATGAACCACCACCAATAGATACGTCGTAGATTTTTAGACCTTTAAGTTCCGGTGGTAAACCTGATTCATTTCCTTCTATTTTGTTTCGTGTAACTCCCTCTTTTTCGCAGGAAATTAATAAGCTTAAAGATAAGCCCAATAAAAATACAAATGCTTTTTTCATAATTTAATTTTAATATTTATTATTAATCAATGAATAGATTTTCCAAATAGTGACACATCTCACCAAGTGGATGTGCTTGGCCTTCAACAAAACCAAGACTTGTTAAGAAATTATCATTTTCCTTTTTGTACATTTCAAACATTCTTGATTTAGTCATCTTAGAATATTGAACATTGGCAATTCGATCTGCAAGTTTAACAAAGACTGCACCTGGCGTATTTCTGATACCCCCGTAATATTTGTCGTTTGCTCGTTCCTTACGATTCTTTCCTTTTTCGTTAGATACTGCATAGATGATATCAGCTGGAGTGTGACCAAGAACCTCTCTTACGTCATTATATGAAACCCTCGTATCTTCTATTAAATCGTGGCCATGTGCAGCCAGGATAATATCATCCCGGAATGATGTTTCACCATCATTTGAATCAGGTACCAAATGAATAAAATCTTTAGCCGCTTGTGCTACCATTCTTAGATGAAATTCATACGGCAAATACTCATCATACCAGTGATTGGTTTTTCTGTGCTGTTCTATGCACCATTCAATTTTTTCCATGACCTTATCCTTTAAGTTGTTTCTGAGTGTCTCTTTCTATGTCCCTATTTTTTATAGTCTCCCTCTTATCGTAAAGTTTTTTACCCCTTCCTAGAGCTATTTCCATTTTAAGCATAGCCTTATCAGTTTCGAAGATTCTGTACGGAACTATTGACATGTTCTTAACCAGATCTTTTTCAAATTTGGTTAGTTCTCTTTTCTTCAGTAGAAGTTTTCGATCTCTTTTTGCTTCGTGTGAATAATGCGAATCCATTTGCGTGATGCTTAGATTCTTGATGTATAACTCTCCATTATTAAAATAACAGTACGAATCCGAAAAATCAACTCTTGAGTCCCTTATAGACTTAACCTCGGATCCCATCAATTGAATACCTGCAACTAAGGTTCTTATAAATTCATATTCGAATTTAGCTTTTCGGTTTACAATATTTACGTGTTTTTTTGCCATTTTAACTTTGATAAGATATAGTATTTAATCTTATATGGCAAATATAATAAATGGTTACGATATAAAAAAATAAATTCAGTGGGGTTCAGATTTATTTTTATAAAGGATTTTCGCTAATCTTTTTTTCCCATTTCCAAGCTGAGGCTAATGCATCTTCTAGTGATAATTCGGTTTTCCATCCCAAAACTGTGTTGGCTTTCCCTGTATCTGCGTAAGCTTCTGTGATATCACCCTCACGGCGTCCTACAATTTGGTAATTTAATTTTTGCTCAGTCACTTTTTCAAACGCCTGGATCACTTCCAATACCGAACTTCCTTTTCCAGTACCTAAATTAAAAATCTCTACATTTTCAATATTTTGATGATGCAACAATCGTTGAAGTGCCACAACATGTGCTTTGGCTAAATCGACTACATGAATATAATCTCTAACCGCGGTTCCGTCTGTTGTGGGATAGTCGTTTCCAAATACTGATAACCTTTCACGAATTCCAATGGCTGTTTGTGTAATAAATGGTACTAAATTTTGAGGAACCCCCAGTGGCAATTCTCCAATTTCTGCTGATTCATGAGCGCCAATCGGATTGAAATAACGCAACAATATAGCATTGATAGCACCAACTTTTGCCACATCGGTTATGATTTCTTCCCCAATTTGCTTGGTGTTTCCATAGGGTGATAAAGCTACCTGTGTTGGTGCATCTTCAGTAATAGGCATTTTTTCAGATTGACCGTATACCGTGCAAGACGAACTAAAAATAAAATGTGCAGCAGGTTTTTTCTGTAATTCTTGCAACAAGTAGATCAATGGGTTGATGTTGTTTTCGTAATACAACAACGGATTTTCTACACTTTCGCCCACTGCTTTTGAAGCGGCAAAATGAATAACACCGGAGATTTCTTCGTATTTTTTGAAGAGATTTTGAACCGAACTTTTATCTCGCAAATCGATGTTTTCAAATACTGGTTTTGTTCCGGTGATTCGTTCAATTCCATTTAAAACTTCAAGTGAAGAATTGGATAAATTATCAACAGCGATAACTTCAAATCCTTCATTTTGTAAAGCTACAACGGTATGTGAACCTATAAATCCCAAACCGCCTGTTACAAGTATTTTCATATTATTTTATTTATTATTTACCGAGGAATATATTGAATCTTATATGGCAAATATGATAAATTGTTACAGTATAAAAAATAAATCCGAGAGGATTCTCGGATTCTAATATTTTAATTTTTCTTTGGTCTCGATGTATTTTAATATCCCATCGTAGTATTCCTGAGATATCGGGCTATCCAGAGTAAATATTAGTCTCTGTACGTTTCCGTTCGGTCCGAATCTCCATTCTATGCCAGTTTTTAGTTCCTTGGATATAATTGATCTAAATTCGTCAATGTAATATGATATCCTATTTGATATTGAACCATCAAGAGATCTCGGCCAGTATTCCATTATAAATTCTTCTGGATCTTCTATAGCAACGAAGTCTGAATCCATGCCTTTATCCGAAAAGAATTTCAGTATCCTGGATCTATTATAATCAATAAGGAGAGCTAATCTTTCAGTACCTTCCTCTTCCTCTGTTGATTCAAAAACTTTATAATCCTTGATATTTTTCATTATATGAGATAGAAAGAATTTTTAACGTTAAGAAAAGCTTTTATTGAGTCTATCGACTTCTTGTTTATTTCTATTTTACCGTCAGGAAATATCTCCTTAACCCCATGAAGCCATTTATCTTTGGCTTTCTCTGGTAGGTTGTTGAAATCGTCCATTAGATTTGGATGTTCTTCCAGAATAGTTATTATAAGCTGAGCAAATATATTATCGTCGATATCTTCCACAGCATCACCTGTTTCCCTTATCTCTTCCAGCATTTTATTATAGATTTCTCTAACCTTATCCTCCATGTATGCTTTAACCCCGGGTATCTTCTTTATATCCGATGGTATTACTATTCTGATATCTTTTAGAAATTCGAATGCCTCATCCAGACCCTTATTTACGACAGCAAGTAGATCACTATAATCTTTTGCATTATACTGGAAAGATATTCTGTGTCTGTTGTTCCAATTCTTAACCTCCTCCATTATTAGTGATCCTGGTTTAATGTCGGGATTCTCACTAAATTCTATTGTTATATAAAAAGATCCTGCCATATAATCGGGAATCAAATTAACCTCCAGTAAATCCTCAAGTGATGTAAAATTGTTTTTTATATTACTTGGCTTCATTAATGGTATAATGATCCTTAATTTTTTATCCGGCTGCTGATATAAAATTGCTCCTCTAGAGGAATATGAATTTTGACTATTGTATGCGGGTTGACCACTACTAAAATATTTATTCTTGTTCCATTCTGAAAGTCCAGTATCGGTCTCAAGTTTGGTAATGATATCCGGAGTGATTTCAATCATGGTATCACCCGAGGAATTCTCGGTAAGCCAGCTGTTAAATTTTTTAGTAGTCATTCACTATATATCTTCCACTTCAGCGGTACCTTCTGATGTTTCACCATCACGAATTTCTTCTGGTTCCTCGTTCGATATAACGATTTCAGATACTATGGAAGTTACTGGATTTGAAATTTCAGATTTTATTGTCTGATCGGATTTCTTGGTGTGATATTTTATCAATTTAGTATATAGACATTCTATTTCCTCCATTGACAAGTTGCTCTTCTTCCCATTTATATCCACTGTACATGCAACCACATTATTTTCGATATATCCTTTTGCTGAATCGATTCGATCAAAACTTCTTGAAAATGGACCATCCTCATCAAATATCCTATTTGTATAATAACATGTATGATATGACAAAAGTTTTTTAACAGATTCAAAGCTTAAATTGAATTCAAGTTTTCTGTCCTGTGCACTTTGGTATATTTTAATCATTTTTCTAGCAACCTCAAGATCGCTTATATCATCCGCGATATTTTTGATAGCCACTGGTTTTTTTGGTTTTCTGTTATTCTGTACTGGTTTTCTGTTTTTAGCAGGTTCTTTCTCTAAAGACATATTTTTAAATTTTAATTTTTTAATATATAAATCATGAAATCCATAATTTATATTCTCTTTTTTATTCCCGTATATTTATCAGCACAGATACAAATAGATCAAGCTGGTGATTTCTGGGATAAGGACGTTCGTAAAGCATTAGATAAAATAAATACCATAGATACATCATATTATAACCTTATAGACAAAAGCTGCTATAAGATTTCCTTTTGGAATGGTGGTTATTCAACTAATTTAGTAGAAACTAACGGTAAAGGAGTAATATTTATATCAGCTTCCGATATGAAGATAGGTGATATTAATAACATATGCTCCGTTCTGGTCCATGAATCCATGCATTTAAAAATTAAGATGCTCGGCGTAAAAATGGATGTAAATATAGAGGAAATACTCTGTTATAAATATGAGCTTGAATTCCTTTATAAAATACCTAACGTTGATGAATATCTAATAAAACACGCAAAAACCCAAATAGAGAAAAGAATAGGCAATAGATAATTTATTTGTATTGTAAGCTTTTTAAAGCTAATTCAATAGCTTCGTCGATAGCCTCTTGACGAGTCCGGTATAAATACCACTCATCCTGTTTTATTTCTTCCCAGTTACCGAAATCAGAATAAGACCAAACGGAGAAACAATATTTTGGTTCCGCTGTTTTATCAATTTCAATTTCAATTTCAATTGATTTATACGATGATAACCAGTATCTAACAACCTCCTGTGAAGGTCTAGGAATAAGGGAATCCTGCCATTTTTCAAATTCAATTATAGCTGGATCAATCTCAGGATTATGTGTAAATTCGGAATTATTCGGATACTGAAGCTCCGATTCAAAAACCATATCGCCTTCTGAATCTGATTCCCAATTATAATTAGCAACACTTCTATTAAAGCCATTAGCTTTAAGAAGAATTCCTATCCTCTCGTTAACTAATGGCTCCTTTATTTTATTTCTCCCCATTATTTCTCTTTTAATAGGAATTTATTGGAGATAGCTTTGAAGCTAATCTTTCTATCAAGACTTCTGATAACGACTCCCTCTCTATCGAAATCCGGATTTAAAACTGATTTTGCGTCAGCATATTCCAATAGATCATCAACTGTATTAGGAAGAAGAAAATTACGATCTAAGATAGGCACAGTTTCCAATCCCATTGATTTTATTAAGCCCTCAAATTCATCCAGTCCTAGATATTCCTGTGTATCGATATTGAATGCATTAAAGAATCTAACGGTGTGACCTTTTATTTTATATGGATTTCCCTGAATTCCTTCGCCAATCAACTCCCCTTGGATAGCATAGTTGGCATCTTGTTTTGCCATCCAATCTCCAAGTTGTAGATGCTGAGCAACTTTCCAGAAGGAATTTTCCTGCTTAGGTCGTTCAACACCATCCTGACACATTACCATTTCACCTTCAACGAATGCTTCAGGCTCAGCCAATTCTAGATTTCTAGAACACACACCAAATACGCCATCCTTGAAATAGAATGTTGCAGAGCTTCCGTCCAATTTCTCAGTAACGTAGAATTGAGTAGCTGATTGTATTTTCCACCCAAAATATTCATTAGTTAGATTTTGAACCCTTTCCTCGTCGGTCTTACGAATGAATGATGGGAAGTAACCTTTAACCTTACCTGCAAGCTGAGCTGGGATTGGTGGATCGTACTTGACTATCCCTAAAATCTCAGTAACATCAGCTCCCTCTTCTATAACAAGTGCATCGTCATAAGGTCCAAGTTGTAATTGATCTCCCCATGGTTGCTGGCTGATACCAACAGTCATTTCCTCCTCGCCATTTAAAACTGATAATGGCAATATAAGACCCTGACTAACTTGACCTCTCAATCTAATTGTTTTAAGGCGGAATCCTTCTTGACCATCCATCTTTTTAAACGAGCTCTTTCTGAGAAATTCAAATTCTTCTTTAATTGGGAGAAATGAATCAATCTCGCAATAAATGCAAAGATCTCCCGGCTGATATTCACCTTTTTTTGTGATAACCTTCCATGAATTAATAACTGCAATTTCTATTGCATCCGCTCCCTCTATTGGGAGTATTTCTCTAACTTTCTGTACTGATGCTAATTTTCTTTCCATATTCTATTTACTTTTCCAAGGTTCTTTTTCGTTTTCCCAATAGTAGACATAGTCTCTCTTACCGTCCAGGTATTCCTGTAAATGCGAGATTGCAATTTTCATTCTCTCAATCGTTTCCTCCACCTGAGGTATCAGTTCTTCTTTATTCATAGCACCAACCCATACTTTGTTTCTCCTTGGTTGATATTGATTGACGTATATCTCATCGGGATCTTCGTCATCCGGCATTATCTGCAGGATATAATTCATACTTCCCTCAAATGTCAGTTTGCTCTCATCTACTTTCATCATATTCAAAATTAAGTTCTATTAATCTTTTTACTTTTGCTGTCTCCTGCTTTATAACAAGATGCTGGAATCTTTCATAGAATCTGACATCCTCACATTCAAATTCATGGATGAACCACCCATGCTTTTGTAATTCCATTATATCATGCTCTGTAAACCATGCATATAGGTCTTCCTGCGATTCAACGGCAGATAACCACCCAACCAGGGATTCATCAAATTCCATTTCCAGACCATTGTTTAGACAGAATTTGAACTTGTCGTGGATTAATCCGGTGAAATCACCATTAAATGCATACCAAAGTCCTTGTAATGTCTCATGATGACACACTCTATAGTAACTCTTCATATATTAATATTTTTAACAAATATAGGTTAATCTTTCGGGAAGAAAAAATATTATGATATATAATTCATGGATAAATTAAAAAAACTTTATAACTATTTAAAGAAGGACAGAAAGAAAAAAATACTCTTTCTAACAACCTCCAATCGATGGGAAGGTGACGATGAATTACCCAAATCTTCCATAATAGCACAGGAGCTTTTAAAAAAACTAGGCCCTAATAATACTGAATTGATTAATGTTGCAAAGTTAAAAATATTTCCTTGTGAAGGAAACGTATCCACTAAAAGAGGAAATACCTGTGGTTTGAAGGAAGCTATGCTAAAGGATAAATCTAAGAATCCAACAGGTAATATTAGATGTTGGGCTTCCTTAAATAACAAATCGGATGAACTATATAAAGTAGCAAATGCTATTTTTGAGGCAGATATAATTATTTTCTTTGGATCCATCAGATGGGGAAAAATGAATTCAATTTACACTGAATTAATTGAAAGATTAACATGGATTGAAAGCAGACATTCAACATTAGGAGAATCTAATTTAATTAAAAACAAAGAAACCGGCGTTGTAGCTACCGGACATAACTGGAATGGAGCGGAAGCCATAAAACTTGAAAAACAGGTCCTTGAATTCTTCGGATTTAAAACACCAGATGTGCTATCATTCAATTGGCAATGGACAACTGATAAATATGACGAAACAAAGAAAGGTTACTTGGAAGACTTTGGTGATTTTCTTAGGGATTTTAATTTTGTTGAAACCCTAAATGAGTCGATTATGAGATTTAAGGAATGGATAAAATTATAATAGAAATAGCAAGATATGAAATTACCAAAGAAATATTTGACAACAAATCCCAATGTCATGAAGAAGGAGATTAAGAAACATGCCGATAAAAAGGATGATGACGATTCTGCTTATGGTCCATGGGATGCTGACTATAAAAGTAGAAAAGCTGGAAAGGGTAAACCTGTTCCTACCAAAGCATCTAAATATACAAAAAAGTATAAAGAAATGTTTGGTGAGAACGAGGAATTCGAATCTAAGAATATTATAGAATTCGACAGCTTTAAAATTCCATCTGATATATTTGAAGATATTGTTATTGAAAATGCTGATATAACCGAGGAAGTTCTTCTCGAGAAATCCATGGGAAAAAATAGTCCGATATATAAAGCTCTGAAAAAGAAATCTGATAAGACAGGATTTCCATTAGGTATACTTAGAGAGGTCTGGTCTAGAGGATATGCTGCATGGAAAACCGGCCATATTCCAGGAACAACACCACAGCAATGGGCCATGGCAAGAGTTAATTCTTTCCTCACTGGTGGTAGAACAACAGAAATGAGTGATAAGGCTCTATATCAGAGAGCAAAAAAGGAGAAGAAGTCAACTGATTAGTATGAAATTCCATCAATTTATAAATGAATCTAGTGTTACCTCCATTTCCGTAAGTGAAGTGGTTAATAAGAAATTTGTGGATCTCGCAATATCTGATACTTATAATGATGAATCTCTAAGATATGAATATTCAGCGGAGGAGGGAATTTCGGATGATGATATCGACGAGGATGATTTTAGAAATTGGGTGGAATATGAATTTGAGGCTCTTGCTGAAAATTTTATAGACAGATTAAAAAGAGAACTTGTTAATAACGGAAAGATTAGGATCTGGAGAGCAATGACCGTTAATAAGGAATGGGAATCTAGATTACCCTCGCAGGTAAAACACCTCGGGATTTATTGGTCCTGGGATAAATCATCGGCTGAACCTCATTGGGGATATAGCAACGAAATGCCATTTACCGCAATAATGGAAGCTGAAGTTGATGAAACTGCTGTAGATTGGTTACCTACAATAAGACTTAATATAGAACCTGTTTCTTACGAGGAAAAGGAGATAAGGCTAGTCAAGGGAGCTAAAGTAAACCTAATCTCAATAAAAATAGACGACGAAGAAATAGATCTGTCTGATCTATCAGGAGATCGTTTTATAGCTTAATTTATATTACTTCTCGGTTAATTTTTTAAATTGTTCGAAAGACCAATTTAGATAATCATATCCAGCCTGTGCATTTAATGTGGGATCAAGTGGTGGATTTTTACCTTTATATTTGGTTGGATTTATTCTTTTTAATTGAGCCCATGCCGGGCCACCGATTTGAAATAATCCAGTATAGGATTTATTTGTGGATGGATTTGGATTAAATCTTGATTCCTTATATGCCACAGTGGTTAAAAAATCTCTGGATAGTTTGGGACTTTTAATTTTTTGTATAGCATCCTTAACCTTTCGGTTACTTTCTGATTTTATTTCGGATAACGCTGATTTCTTATAGTTATCCCATGTTCCTTTTTGGTAATCGAGAAAAGCTCTAACAGCAACTATATCATTTCCTCTAAGTACCTTAGTATATCTAACATCCGATGCTGGCATGTTATTTAGTAATTTATTTCTTAGAGCTGCTGTTAATTTTTCCTTTCCCTCTAATATTTTAACCAGTGATGCAGCTCCAGATGGACCCTGCTGGTGTGGTAAATAAAACATATGCTCGCCATATAGGGGACTTTTTTCAACCTTCTTCTTGTTGGTAAGAACTTTCTTTTGTTCAGGTTTTCTATAAACCTTATTAAAAATTCCCCTTAATTTATCAAAGATGTCATCAAAGATGTCTTCGTTTAATTTTTCCCAGTCAGGATGAAATTCCTGAAATTCTCTTATGTGTTTTAGCATAAGCTATATATCACATTTAATTAATCTTATTTTCTAAGATAATTAACTATTTCCTGTAATTTCTCAGAATCATCTGGATTAAATATAAATTCATGGAAAGCACCTTGTCTTGATGTGTGTCCAAAAATATATTTTATACCATATTTAACTCTTTCCCAAAATCTTAGTTTATTTAGATGCATATGAACATAGATCATCGGATATTTATTACCGTTATCGAATTCATCCTCGCCATAGTAAACCACCATCTGGTGCTCAGTTGAATGGCAATCACAGATAAAAATTTCTTTAGTGTTTATTAGTTCCATATTTTTTATTTTTTAGATTATTATTCCTCTTCGTCGTCCCAATCGAAGTTATCTTCATCGGAATCATATTCAAATTCACAGCAAGGCCATTGCCGACCTTTATCATCTATATGGGTCCAACTAGTTTTTTCCTCGTCTAACCATTTCCAATCTACCCCTTCGATTCCATCTTCAGCATTTGGAGTAAATCCAGCTGGTGGATGGTAGTGTTCCGGTTTTGTTGAGTATTCGTTGCATGAACATCCACGGGGAACACAATCATCACACGAGAATGAATTACCTCCACCTGAATATCCCGGCATATAAAGCCATTTCGCAGGTTTACCGCAATCACAATAATGTTTAGCCATTCTTTTTATTATTTTCTGGTATTCTGTCAAAGTAGCACTTCTCTATCACCGGTGAATACGTTCCATTATTAAATTGGTAGTAATAAGATTCAGGATTTTCTATTTTTACTATAAAAAATCCTGAATCCTTTACATGATTCCAATCTTTTAGCTTAACTGGTATCATCTAAACTCCTTCGAATATGGATGAAGCTATAGCAACTCCAATTATGAACATAGCTACAAATATCAATATTGCAGTAGCTATGCCCGATATTTTATCCCGTCTCCGATCCATTATTTCTTTGATCTTATTACCTCGTCAATGATACCATATTCCAATGCAGCATTAGAACTAAGCCAGAAATCTCTCGTTGCGTCCTGTCTGATTTGTTCCTTATCCTTCCCACAGTAATCACCAAGTAATTCAAGAAGCACCTCATTGTATTCTTTCCATTGGATCATATCAATTTCAGCATCTTGTATGTTACCATTAAATCCTCCACTTGATTGATGAAGCATAACCTTACTGAATCTCAATGAGCTTCTTTTACCCTTTGTACCAGCTCCAAGTAAAATTGATCCCATCGAAGCTGCCATTCCAGTATTAACTGTTGCGATATCAGATTTTACATACTCCATCACATCAACCATACTAAGTCCAGATTTAACTGAACCGCCTGGGCTATCAATGTGCATGATTATATCTCTAGTATCAACAGAATCTAAAAACATTAATTGTGCCTGTACAATGGTTGACATATTATCATTTACTGGTCCTGCAACCCAAAGTAATCTGTCCATCATCAATCTGGAGAAAATGTCCATTTGGGTGGCTCTTAATTCTCTTTCTTCCAGAATATATGGAGTTAATGAGGCTTCAACTTGTTTTTGGTAGTAGTGCATATTCATCGAGCTGATGTTGTGATCGCTCATTGCATATCTACTGAATTCTCCTTTCGTGTTCATGTTATTTTTATTTAAGATTCTGTTTGAAATTTATTGAAGCTCTCCAGGTAGCTTGAGATGTTTTTTCCTCCCGCTGGATTCATGGAATGTACGATAAATGGCGGAAGATATTCTCCATAGTCCATGCAGTATTCACAAAGCCATTTAGCACAATCTAACCCGGTCTTTTCTTTGAATTCTTCGTATTTCTTATTATATTCCTCCGTACCCTCGTACATCTCCTTAGAGTAGTGTTCGTCTGCAAGATCATGATCGAAAGATATGAATCCGGGAATACCTCTTTCTGTTATGGTAGAAATAAATTCGTCATAGTTTTTAACTATTACCCATTCCCACTTGGAGTATATTCCTTCATTCCCTTTCATGTATGATATGCAATCATAAGGGTGTCTGACGTCGTCCAAAAATAAATTGTACTTCATTTTATTTAATTTTTATAAAAGCATCGCCATTATTGACAAGACTATTGATTAGTAGATATTGCGATAGTGGATATTTATGTCTTCCCTTGCAAATATCAATTGAATTTAATATTGTTCCTGCGGTTATTCTTTTTTTATATAGCGATTTATTAAATTCCAATCTATATTCACGATTTTTACCCAAGATTGATTTGTTAATATCCTCCAGCATTCGAGTCATATTTTCTTTGCTCGCCATCAGGTGTGTATATCCTGAATAGATGGTAACTATCGTATCGTCGATTTCTTTAAATAATGATCTCCTCATGTCTTCTTTCTGCTCTGGGGTAATTCCGTAGAGCTGATTAAATCCTCCTGGTATTGCTATCTCAATCTTCATTAATCACCCTTTCTGAACCAGTTTATCATCCCGTCCCACAAAGCATCCCCGTGATTTATTCTACTCGACATCGACTCATATTCCAAATCGAGTAAATCTTCATCAATGTCATCCTCATCAATCTCTGAATCACTCATAACAACCGGATTTTTCCTCTCATTATAAAGCTTCCACCATTTATTAGGTCCTATGCCGGTGGTATAATCTGGTACTACTGATATTTCTCCAGGCTCCGAGTATTCATTAACAGATACCGTAGCTGGCATTCCATGGTACCATATTTTTCTACCATTTTCCTCCTGTGGGTTTAAAAAATTAAATGGGTGCTCCATGATCTTAACGATCATAACAGGAACCTTAGCCATCGCATATTCTAAATCCCTACTGCCGAAAGATATAACCTGCTTACCATTAGCGTAAATCCTACAGTGACCGCTATTTCTAATATCCCAATCACCATATTTATGCTTTGCGTAATTCTTTTGCTTGTATTTTACTTCCCAGCAAATTCTATGAACACCTTTATCTACGAATGGTACTAATTCGGATTCCTCATCTCCGTCTTCTTTGAAATTTAACCACCATGTCTTGGGAGTTCCGTTCCATTCTCCATTTTTGTGCTCATAACCGGATATATCCCAAACCTGATATGGTTTATCGTTTATAAGGATCTCGAATGCTCTCCTTACCCCGTAGTCCCTACCATTCTCGTGGATGTCGGAATACTTCTTTTTTGCCTGACTTAACGTTAATCTTTCCATGATTATAATGCTATATTAAATCTTTCTTTCATTGCAATCATAGTTTCATCTGGTACATTATGAACATTTACTCCATTATGTCTATTTTCTACCACAATTGAGAATACCATATACCCGTAAGTTTCTGCCATTTCATAATATGCTTTCATTTCCCATTCTTGTGTGAATGTATTAGAAACTACAACATCCTTACCATATGACATTATATGTTCAACATTTCTTCTGCACCATTCGTGAGCAGCTTTAACATTTTCTGGTTTCCAGTTATAAACACCATCTTCACCTACATGATACATGTCGGCTTCAAAATGGCTAGCATTGGCAAATGATTTTGCTAATGTAGATTTTCCTGATCCAGGAAGACCTCTTAAGAGTATTAATTTCTTTTCCATTACTCAAATACTATTCCTTCTTTTTCCACATATTCTCTAAATGCTTTTTCTGCAGCATCTCTTGTTGGATAATATCCTATGATCTCGTCATGAGTAATTGGATCATTAACACCAAATTTTTCTCCTCCGATTGTATCGAAGATAAACGTGTCTAAAATTTCTTTTGTTATCATGTTTGTTTAATAATTCTTAGTTAGTAATTATTTTTTATTTCGAGCTATGATAGCTTAATAAATCCATAGTATGCCATAATTAATAGGATAACTGAAACCAATGATATCAGCGATGGTAGCTTTAATCCCAGCCATCCGATTATTTTATTACCCCCGTTCATTTTTGCAACCAACATAAATATAACTGCTGGTAATGCGCATACTGCTGCTAACATAGCTAATTTTTCCATTTACTTTTATTTTATATTACTCCTCAGTGTGGTGATCCTTGGGTAAGCTTAGATGTCTCACCGGTCTTTTTTCAACCAATTTCAGTATTTCATTAAGACTGTAAGGTTCCATACCGTTACCGTCTACTCCGATATCCATTGCCTGACCTTCATGTAATTTTAAATGAGGCGGTAAATGAACATGCCCATGTAGGTGTGGAACTTTCTTATTCATGCCATCCCAACTTGCTATAGGAAAGTGACAACATACAAATTGGTATTTTTTAGTTTCCTTTCCCTCTGGACGGCGGATGTCAATTACGTCATAGCTAGATACCTTTCTGAAGTATCCCTGAACGCCCTCCTTATTATTTCTAATGTGGTGATCGTGGTTACCAAGAAACAAGTAGATGTTTTTGCAGTTAATTCTATTTCGGAATTCTATGATAGATTCAAATCCACCAAAACTCCAATCACCAAGATGTACTAATACATCATTTTCACCAACCTTCTGATTAATCTCAGAAACTATCCGATCATTCATCTCCCCCAGCGAATTGAATTTTCGTGTACCTCTACCCTCCGGCCAATTTGATGTTGCACTACATATATTTGAGTGATTGTAATGTGTGTCGGAGGTAAAAAATATTTGCTGATTTTTTTCTAATATTATTTTCATTTTATTTAATTATTTTTAATCCATTTGGAATCTGTTTTAGTTTCCTCTCTGTTCCAGAATGGCTTTTGATACTTGGGTCTTAGTAATTTCCATACATGTTTTGAATGGTCTTTACCATCCCAGATGGAAAAACATATGGCTCTAATAGCCGGTTCAACGTTGCATTTAGCTAGGTGATCAGCAAACTCCTTTTTGGTTGGTTGCGGGTCTCTGTCGTTATATTTGCCATATCTAAAATAATCGTGTATCTTTCCTGCTCTTTCCTCTATGGCATATTTATGATATTGTAGATTGCTTATCGTTGATTTAACCCATTTGTCAAATTCATCAGGTACCCTTTCAAGCAGGATGTTTATATCCTTGCCTTCCTTTAAAGTCTCCCATATATCCACATTAGAGAAGTTGGTCAGCAATCTGTGTAATCTCACATATTCATTGAACTTTATTTTCATTCTAAAGTACGGTTGAAATAAGAGTACAAATCCTTCCTCGTTTTTAGTGTCCTTCTCTTTTAAAGATTTATAAAGATCTTCTCCGAAAGAAAAATGTTGTTCACATTTAACTATATCTTTCTTCTTGATTCCACTACCCTTGAAGATAGACAATGACGTGGTCCAGTGTTGTTCTACTCCATCTATCGAGGTGCTCAGAAAAACTATTTTATCCTTGCCCTTATAGTCAACGACTATTCTATTTTCGGGGTAAATTATTTCAACTATATAGGTTACATGAGTCATGAAAATCTGATCGAAGTTTTTGTATTTCTCCTTTAATATCTCCATTCCTCTCTTTGCTTGCTCGGAAGTAAAAGATCCTTTGGTAGCTAAATGCCATTCATTCTCATAGTAAAAAAGTAAGCCAAGTGATCCATCAACCTTCTCCTGCACATAAACATAGTCACCCTTCAATGGAACCTTATCCACGACTTCTTCGTAATTAAAGAATTTAGGAAAGGCAGAAGCAACAACGTAGCCTTTGTTATCTATTATTGTTCCCCTCATTGATAATGTTATATCATCCCAATTGTTATCATATTGGACTTCTCTGGAATAATTATAGACAGCTATAGGAAGTGTAGGATGTGCGTTTTTCTCGAGTAATCCTCTTTCCACGTAATCATTTAATATTTTTATGTCGTATCTCATTGATGTCTTATAGTATGAAAAGTGTTAATTTATTCCGTTCATTATTTAAAATTTTCTTTACAAAAATCGGTTATCGAATTCCATTTATCCTCGACCAGCATTTCCTGTTCATATTGAAGTCCGGGATCCGATCCGGGATCGTCATATTCTTCCCATAAATTTATCATCGAGCTCAGAGTATTTTTCTCATATTCCCAATCATCTATAAGATTTTTAAGATCCCTTATCATTCCTTCATGGTTCATATTGGAATAGATATTTATGGTTTATTTTTTAACTAGGATTAGATCATTTGAGAAGTATTCGCATACCATGCATTCTTCGCCATATGGGCTGAAGTGAAGCTGCCCATCCTTCATATAAACTCTATGTTCACCAGCCATCTGTACGTCAACCATATCGCCATCTTTTATTTCGTCATCGAATTTATCCCTACAAACGACATACTCGTTACCAGATGGTTTCTCTTTCAATTTCTCCTCTATATAGTGAGCTATATCAACGATTGAATTTGAATCAATCCAATTGTAACCTATCCCGTTAAAAGTAACAGAGAAATCTCCATCGCTCCAGTCGTATACAGCTTTATCAAATTTTTCTATTTGTATGGTTTCTTTATCTAATTCGGAAAGCATATTCTTTAGTACACTCGATGTATTCGCTCCCATCCTAGGTTTCGATTTTTTTCCAAAGTATACCGATCCCTTGTGATTGGCGCATCTTAAAATAAGTGAAAGATCCGAATAATCAGATACCTTCTGATAATTGTCCAGTATATAAATTTTAGCTGCTGATATGACATCAGAAAATTCTCTATTCAGTTGGAGATAAATTTCATTGAAATTCTTCTCCTTATATTTTTTGGATTTTCTTATTCCTTCCAGAACTGCATTCTCTGATTTTGATAGGTCTACTAACATGGATTTTTATTAATTTATGTAAAGATAAAAAAAAATCACGGATAATAAAAATATTCCGTGATTTTAATAATATAATTTATGTATTTTATTTAGAACCTCTTTAGAACATATAGTTTCTTACTAGCCCTTGTATATGCGGTATATTTGATTCTGTTTCTTTCGACGATATTAAAATTCATATTAATGTCATCATCCAGAACAAATGTCGTGTTATATGTACTCCCCTGCGATTTGTGTGCGGTGATCGAATAAGCATATGATACATCAGCATACCTTCTAAGAAATCCATAATATCTAATCCATGACTTATTTCTGCCCTTGGTCTGTATTGCTTTGATTTTCAATATGTTAGCGATCTTCTGAAATTCATACTCGCTATCTTCATGAAGTATCTCTATTCTATATTTAATTAAATCATCGTCATCGTCAATTAAACTAACCACAGTGTCATAATATTTCAATGTCACCTTCATCGTATCGTCATCAGGATTTTCACTAATGATTAGACTTAGTTCCTCACTGTCCACACTGAAACTCTCCACTGTAAATTCCTCATTAGTGTTAAGTATAACTGCATCATCCTGTATAACTGGATTGTTTGCTATCAGCTTCTCACCATTAAGTATCTTGGATGTTTCTGATTCCTCACCATATATTGCTTTCCTGATGATTCCATTCATCGTGGATACCGTTTTATTTCTCCATGCTATTATCTTAGCATATTCGGAGTCTTTAACGAACTCATCGGTTACAAAGTACTCCTTCAGCTTTTCTGAAAATCCCTTTCTAGTCTCAGGTAAATTAAGGTTAAGATATTCTATACCCTCGCCAATTTCATTTACCTTAGTTTCATTCCCAGTGTTGATCTTGTCATTGTAGATATCCTCTCTAATAAGAACTGAGGTGTCGATAATTGGATTATCTTCCTTCTGTCTCATTATTTGTTTAAGTTGGAGAGTCTTAATTCTATACGAATCAGCTAATTCGTCTCTGAAAGGTATGCAATCATGTCTTCCAACAGGTGGAATCTGAGCTGGATCACCCATGCAGATAATCTTAATTTTTTCTCGATATTTTAAGATCTCGTGAAATAGATCATCGTTAAGCATAGAAACCTCATCTATTATAAGAAGCTTGACCGAATTAATCTGTGGTTTAAAGTCTCCCTGATTCACAAACTCCTGCTGACCGTCTTTTGTTATTCTTTCGGTTAGTCCTAGTAATTTATGGATCGTTTGGAAGGTTACTCTCGAATTTCGAAGTCCACTGGTTTTTTTAATTACTCTTACCGATTTATTAGTTGGTCCGGTAACACCTATCTTATACCAATTATGTGTTGGGTGTATAACCTCTAGAGCGTATTTTATAAGTATGCTAATACAAAACGTTTTACCCGTGCCAGCCCATCCTTTAAGCACGTATACGCTATCATCTTCTCTGTCATATAGATAATCACGCAATTGTTCGAAAGCGGCTCTCTGGTCACCGTTTAATATGTCTATATCGACTACTGGTTTTTTCTTTGTCTTAGCCATTTCTCAATAATTAGATAAGAATGTTTTGTATGCACATTACCAAACAATCCTCTATAGTTTTAATACCGTCCCTGCAGTACTGCCCACCAAATCCACCCTGAACAGCATAAGATCCGGAATCATCTGTTACCGCTACGTAGAAGTCGCCGGATTCCTGTCTAGCTATATTTATATTATGATTTTGGTATCTACAATTGAGATCATTCTCCGTATGGTAGCTGATCATATTTTTTCTTATGATCCTTGGCTTACCGTCAACGATTACTTTTATCATTTTTATGTATTGTATTAGTTATGGAAAATAAAGAGCTGTTGGATTATCTTTATGAACATCCATGCTCGGGTGGAATCCTTTGAATTTTTGCAAATTGAAAGGTCTGGTTATAATATGAACACCGTTCTTGGTTGGTATTATATCCAATCTAGGTTCCTTTTTGGTTTCGTTCTGAAGATCTGTCAAAAGAGATATCATGGAATCCAATTTTTCTCCCAGTGATCCTCCTGATAATAGGGTTTCTCTGTCAAGTACATCGCCATCCCAATCTTTCCAATCGATATCAACTATCCAGCTTTTATCAGGGTCCGAATGGAATTCGCCCGTACAGGATGCATATGCGCTCTTTACTGCACGATGATTTTCAGATGTAATATGGTCTACCACTCTCTTTAAAGTCTGCATAGCGACCTTCTTAGCATCTCTAGAATTAAGTCTGAAGTATGCTCTAGCGTTCTCCGAATCACATTGATCTATAATCCTTGGTTTTAGCTTATCGAATTGATCCAGATCATAGATATAGTAATCAGCAATGTGCACCATGTCCTTACCAAGATCTGGATTATCCTTTCTTCTCTTCAGCACCTGAAGAAAATAGAAAGAGTCCTTATCCCGGAATTTTAAAAGATCCCTTATGATGTCGAAGTTGTTTACCACTATATTATTGTTTTTTCAGTTCCTCTATTAGTCCCTTTAGGAATTCATTCTCTCCTCTAAGAAGATCGTTTACGTGATCTGGTGCATTGAAGTTGTCAATACATTCCTCATTCGTTTCGATTCGGATTTCAATTTTTCTGATGATTGCTTCCATGTTTTTTTTATTTTTTGTAAATATATTAAATTAATTCGAATAACCTCTGATTAAGTGTGCATTTTTTTATCAACTAACCCGCATAGGAATTCGGAGATTAGATCTGCTTCAGGATTTCTCCATGCGTGATGTAGATAAACATCCGCATCCTTATGATAATGATAGTCATTTCTATCCAAATGTTCCTGAGCAGCCTTAGCAGTTAGAAACGAGTTAGTGTAAACTGGTTCCATTGAATATGAACATTCTTTTAGATCCTCGCAGTTATCCTCAATCCAATCCCTAAGATCGTATGCATCATCCCAAAGCTCATCGAGATTGTCTGGCTCATCTACACCATTATTGTCAAGATAATCTTTTAAATCATCAAGTGTTTCTACCACTGTATAATCACCATTGCTATCAACCCAGCATGGGATGTTGCCATTTAGATCCCAGTCATAATTTCTTTTCCAATCCCTAATCTGAAACAAGTGTGGCATTCTGGTACACCTTGGATCTTGGGTGGTCATCTCGGTTGCAAGTTCAATTAACTTTGCGTACATCTCCTCGCTAACCTCTATTGTTTTAGTTTTCGCCATTTTTATTAAATTTACTTAATTTTACTAATATAAAGAAGGGAATTATAATATAATAGAATTCCAATTGGTCATAGCTAATATTTGCGAAATGTGAAAGAGCAAACCCTAAATAAGCGGGTGCAAGTAAATCTAAAATTCTCTTCATATTTTTTTATTTCTATTTATAACCTTTATATCTTTTTGGATTCTTGTATGGCATGAACTTACCCATCATTACAAAAAAGTCCTGATATTCTTCTATTTTTTCGTTTCTTTTTTTGACTTCCAGTATAATATGATCTATTGCATAGATTAGCAATTCCTCTCTTTCCTCAGGAGTTATATTTCTAAGAGATCTTGGCAGCTCCTTATTATTCTTTATTGCTTCGTATAGCTTATTAGCCCTGGTAATTTTTGAATTTGATAATGCCATTATGCTAATCTAAAGTTCTTTAAAAATTCTCTTAAGAATACAATTCTACGAGCCTCCTGTTCCGATTCATCAAATTTCATAATCCAATTCCAATATTCAGTGGCTTCTGGAGTTCCGTCAACATAAAATGTTCCATTATAATCTGGCCAAATCTTTTTGTTAAAGACCCTGTCATCAACTAAGAAAACTACTGCAGTTAACTGGTCACCCAAATCTGGCTCAAAGAAACTACGAAATTGAACGCCCTCATCTGACAATAATTGTCTGTGGTTATTTAAGGAACCAATATGGTTATCGTTCTCATCATATCGAGTGTTTGTTGTTCCTCCGTCTAAAATGATAAAAGTTTTGTCTTCGTTTGCCCATTTCTGGTATTCTGGGGTAGTTCCAAATTCCAAGCCATACTCAACAACGGCATGTCCAAATTGGATACCTTGCTGAATTGGCGAGATGTTATATGGTACTAATCCATACATTCTGTAAGTTCTATTTTCCATTCATTTCTATTTTGTCTTAGTAATTCTTTTATTGATGCATTTGTAAGATTGCCTTTACCAACAGTATTTTACATATTCAATTTCAAATTTATCCCACACTCTATAAACTGCTTCAACAAATGGAATCGACCACTCATCGCCTTCTTCGGTTACCCAATGAATTTTAATGTCCATTCGTTCATCACAATCATTCCGAACTATTGTGTCGTTTGTAACATCTGACTGAAAATATTCCAACCAAATATGCCATAGGTCTTTATATTCACCACCAACTAATTTATGGTAATCTCTGAAGTATTGTTCTTCAATACACATCTCTTTACAGATTTCTCTTTGGATATCATCCCAATCATAAAATTCTACAGTATGCTTTTCCACCTTAGTCTGATTTAATTAGTTCTTGTTTGATATCAAATTTTAATTGCTTTGCTCTTTCTAAACTAATAAAACAATCCTCGGATGGTATGTAGCAAGTTGATGATTCAAAATAATTCCAAATATGCATCTCCCAACACGCATTACTTTTATCTTTAAACTCATCTCTACATTTTTTAAAATCCTGTGGTGATTTTAGTTGAATTGCTTTCATCTTATTCTGATTTACTTAGTTCATTAAGTTTATTTAATTGTTCCTCGGTAAATCTAAAACCAAGAGCATTTTCAATATTATCAATTGAGGTAGTCCACGTTTTAATAATTTTACCTCCTCCCCATGGTTTATTCCCACATACCCTTGTGTCATTCATGTAGATAGAATTTCCTTCTACACCATTGACTAGGTCTATTTTAATTCTTGCTGTATTTTCCATCTTATTTTATTTTAGCAACCCTATAAGGTGATAGAATTGTCATCTTTGATCCATCCGAATTATAATACCAGATTGAATCGTTATTATATCCATGTATCGTATCAGTATAAGCAATAACGTCAACAAGCTCCTCCGTTAGATTAGACTCCTGCCAATCTATGTGCTTTTCTATACGCATTACTCTCTTCCCGTAGATTTTGTATTTGTAATCTTTACTATTACATGAAATCACAGAAATCATAATAGCTACTGCATATAAACCTTTCATTTTCATAAAATTAATTTTTAATTAATATCCCAACATATATCGGTCATAAACTCATCGGTCTCCCCGATATCACAAATCAACAATTCCTTGTGCTTATTAGAAAAATCTAGACCCTCCTCTGGATTATCCCTTCCCCATAAAGTTTCTTGGTCATAATGATTAAGCTTAGCTAATCTAACCAATTCTTTATAATCCTTGTCCCGGAGATGACCTTTCAGAGGCATTATTCTACCAACGCAGCTACTCCAATTTAGCTTTCTGCCATTGTAAGTGATCCAATAATAATCCATATCATCGGATCCAACAGCAACAAGTCTTTCTATATTGTGGCTACACGTAATGACAAATTGTCCCTTAAGTGAATCAAACTCAGCTAATATTAGTTTTCTATTGCTATCCATGTTCTATTTAGTTTCGACTTTACCATATGTTTCAATCCAAACCTTTGCACCACAGGATAGAGGTTTGTCTGGTGCATAAACTATCTTTGCAGCAGGTAATCCATCCTGTCCATAGATAACTGCCTCATTGGTATAATCGTTGGACTTATATGTCTTACAGGTTAGAACTGGTCTATTCTCACCCTTTGAGTTGGCCTTTATGTTGTGCTGATTTACGTGTATGATTGTTTTCATTATCTATTTTTCTTGATATACCTTACATTTTTTTATCCATGTCGGATCAAAATTATGTGGCCAGTTTGCCCAACCCATGTCCCAACCATGAGAATCCACGTCGACAGTCTTTTTTGGTATTTCGCTCACCGTGGATGGGTAGTTGCATTTTGAATGTGCATCACCAATTAGCTTTTCCCTGTGGACGCAAGCATAACAATTATGTTTTTTCATATTGCTGTTTTTATAAAGATTCTAGAATAAGAAACCCCGCATCATTAACGAGTGGTTGTTCTTTTTTGTTATTTGAAAATATTTGACCGTCACCACGATTATCTAGATCCGAGACAACTTCCGATTGGAATTGTACATAGATCCCATTCTTTCTTATTATCGAGTTCCTTAACAAGATAAACTCAGTATCTAAAAGCTCTTCTGAAACTTTATTAACACCCAGATAATGTCCCTGTGCAAGTGCACGACCAAGATCATCTGATGTGAATAGTTTGGTGTCGTCTGCGAGAGATTCAGATAGCGATCTATTGTCGCTGAATAGATCTTCGCAATTATTTGGATCTAATTTTAAAACTTCTTCCAGCGTAAAGTAAATTGACTCGCTGGTACATGCTAAAATCCGGGATTTGCTAACGGGTCTTGATTCGTAAAGAACGTAATCCTTACCCTCAGAGACTAAAATTCCATCCATCATAATTTATTCTTTTTTATAAAGATAATAAATTAATTCGGATTAAAAAAATAAATTTGTGTAATTTTTAGAATCTCCCCAATACGGATCAACTGGATGTATTCTATCCTTGCTGTATATTGAGAAATGCGAGGTAAAGTGGTAACCATGATTAACATGGACTGATGGATTTTCTGATCTCCACTCTAGTATCTGACACTGAGGTTCAACCAATCCGCTATTTGTTAATATTGCATTTGGTAATATTGATTCAAAGTGTGATATTGCTTCTTCGAATCTCATCGTAATTTGAGATAGCGGCTTGTCGTCCTGATTTCTTTCCTGCCACCCATCTTTACATAAGCCCATGTAATTCATATTACATAACATTTGGCCTTTTTCGAAATCTGGGTAATCAAAACATCCCTCTGAATATAAACAATCATGCTCAAGGAAGCTAACATAATCATATTCACCTGCTGATCTTGCAGTATATAAGGTTTGTAATATTTGAATCGTCTGTGTTAAATGTGAAGAAACCTTATACCAACTTGGCGATTCGGGAAACGGATTATCTTCGATTCTCTCCCATAGACAGGTAAAGACGTCAGCAACCCCAGCGGATGCTATTTTTATTCTCTCCAATGATTTTTTTATTGTTGGATAAGTCTGCTGATCCTTGTTATTTGAATAAAATATACCTAATTTTCTATTTACCGATTTGGGTATAGAACAAGCTGTTCCCTCGTTCCATGACTGACTGTGCAATTGGTCGCCATCAGACCATTCTATATCCAATGTTTTCAGAACTCCTGGTTTAGGATCACCGCAGATATCATTATTTGCTCTTATAACAAGTTTCCCATTATTAACTCTGGATTTTATTATTTCTGTTATATCCAGATCCCCGTATGTTGCTTTTAGTATTATCATCAATATTTTTAGATGTATATTAAAAAAAATTCCGGACTGGCCGGAATTTTTTTAAAAATCTTCAAACGATATAAGATTTTGTAATTTGTTGCTATCCTCGCTAAGCTTCTGATTGGGTTGCATTGCTGGTGAATTCTGTATGAATTTAGCAATACCTAATGTTTTCGAAGCTGCTCTTTCGTGATATGCTTTATGCGGAAATGCTCCGCAGTGGGAGCATTCCTTTTCTGGATCTGCTATGGCCTTTCCGCAACCAGAGCAAACATCCTCTCTTTTTCTTTCTAATATATCCATATTCTACTATATTATACGTATCTAAGTGCTCTAGAAACATTAATAAGTCTCTTAGTAAGATCATCCATGTCCTCATATCTAGTAGTAAGTTCAACTAGATCTTGTAATTCGTCGTTTTCTGCTATTGCACCCTTAAGATCCATTGATCCTTTTTTAAGAAGGAATTTAAGAAGAAGTGCCAAAGCATTATCATGGATTTGTGTATTCTCTTCCCCTGGATCAATAAAGACACTTGCCTCAAGGGTCTCAGAAGCTTCCGTGAAATATTCACAAAGTAAAGAATTTAATTCCTCTGTAATAGCGATTTTTTCTGCTCCTTTAGTTCTTACAGCGTAACTAGGAATTAATAATTTTTCCTTCTCATATTTATTAGTCTTAGCTCTTTTGAATGTTCTTTTAAAGATTGCAATAAATACGGATCCAAAAATTTCATTATCCTGTATGTTACATTTTACTGAATTGTCACCAGTTCTAAAATTAATACCATTCAGTGGCATTCTATTAGAGTTGTTTACTCTCCATACCTCGTAGGATCCGGTAAAAAGATTTCCAGCAAGTTCATTCTTTCTAACCCCGATTATTTTAGCGAGCGTCTCTCCGTATATCTCACCCACTCTCTGTGTTGCTCTCGAGTAAAATCTATATTTTGGAGAAATTTGATCAACTTTGTTTATAACGGTTCTGTCCGATCTGCTACCCTTACCTACTAGTCCAAGATCACTAAGATTTTGAATTGTTGGTAGTGCTTCAATTGCGGTTACATCAAGATCCGATAATTCGTGACCTCCAATTGTCTCCTTCATTCTACCCATTATCTCCTGCATACTAAGCTCAGATCCTACCGGAACCAGCTCATTGAAATTTAGGTTGGGTATATCCTTCTTAGGTATAATAGCTGCAGGTATATTGTTTCTAATGATTCTTAGTAAAAGAGCTCTTAGACATTTTTCTGGAGTGTCAAATTTAGAAAGATTATATCTTTCAACCCCTGCCTTACTTGATAGGTATTCATAACAGAATTCGCCGTCTTCATTTTCCCATATTTCTACGTCTGCCATTGGTCCGCCAGTTCTAGTAAGAACTAATGCTCTTCTTCCTCTAGCAAAAACATCAACACCTATAGCTTTTAGATCCTTACCTTCTTTGGTGTTATTAAATGCATCGTACATGGATTGTGTATATTCATTAAGATTATACCATTCTCTCCTTGCCTCGTCTATTACACCTTCTTGGTTTAAAAAATTATCTTCCATTTTGTTTTTATATTGTTATGATTACATTCTTTTTCTAACGTTCTCAATAACGTCTTTCTTGTTTGATATGATACCTTCCATAGCATCTCTATCTTTTGGTTTAAGATTAATAGATCCAGTTTTACTTAATTCTAATAATATACCCATATCTTCTATACCTCTTTTAACCGCAGCCTCAATTTCTTCCATATCAGCTTTAGTATAATCTTCTCCGATGATGGTATCAAAAACTTTCCAAGTAGCATCGGTATAGATACCATTTCCTTTGAAGATTTTCATAAATTGAGATTTAGATAAACCTTTATCGGTAAAGATAATTTCTGATACGATTCCTGCGATATTTTCCCAGTCTTCCTGTGGCATTGAACCTGCTAAGAAACCTTTACTCATAGTTATTAAAGATTCTATGATCTTCTTAGGTTCCAAATTAGATCCGTCCTTATAATAATGTTCAAGAGCTAGCTTGATATCAACCTCTCTACTAAAAGCTTTTTCAACAGAATCAACTAATTCTGCAGGATACCCAAGTCCTTTTAATGCAGACTGATATGTTTTAAATGTATTACCGTTAGCGTCTCTAAGTCTGCTATTTGGTCTGGTTGCATCAGTATGAACTGTTCCATCAGCATTTATAGTGATCCCTATTAAACTTAATGGATCAGTTACTGGTGCATTTGAATTAATTATATTAAACTGCACTCTACCACCTCCATAACTCCAGAATGTTGAATCTGTTCTGATACACCAGTTTGTATCTGCACATACCGCTCTTTGTGCTTCCGGTGTTCTTGCTGACATTACAATGTAACCGTTTTTAGCATATAATATACCTACTTGTGGTCCCAATGATTTTAATTTACCTAGAAGTTTATCCTCCGACTGTCCCCAGCTTTCAGTAAATTCTAATGCATCTTTAATAAGATCTTTAAAAGCTTTTTTCTCATCCGAATATTCAGGATATGTTCTTGTATCATCATACTTTTTCATGTTCTTAGAGAAAGACTTCCAAGCATTAGCTACTCCGTCCTCACTCTTAGCATCAGGAAGAGATTTTAATTTATTTGATATGGCTGTTAATTCCTCAATCTGATTATCTGTTGCTGATGAAAATGCTTTTTTCATTCTTGGAGTTAATTCATTATAGAAATCTTTAACTTTTCTTTTTCTTTCAAAATTTCTAAGTTCATCACCAAGCAATTCATAACCAGGTCTGATATCTTCATCATCCTTTTTAACAACATATTTAGCATAGTCCTCTACAGACATTGGTAATTCGTTAATTTGACCCTTATATTTCTGAAGATTGTCCAGAATCTCCTTTAATTCGTCCATCTGAGCTTTCTGATCCATTCTAAATTTAAGAAATGCTAACGTATATCCGGGTGATTTCTGAAGCATGTCCCTAATCTCGGTAAAAACTCTGGCAGAAAGTACTGCCTTTTTCTCTTCTGCATCGATTTCCGATGGCTTAATTCCTTTTTTATCTGCATATTGCTTGATTAAATAATCCTTAGCAGCTTGTACATTCTCTATTAAGGGTTCTGCAACATCGAAAAAAGTTGGGAAACTTCTATTTGTCATAATATCTATAATTTATCTTTTGATATATATTCAAATCAAAAACATAAAAAAATGAGACTATACACAAAGATCGACGAGTTTTTAGCTGCTCAACCAGCTACTAAGCCTGGACAACCAGCTACTAAACCTGGTACTGCTCCCGGAACTAGACCAACTCCGTCAAGACCTAGTCCTATAAGAAGGGATAAACCATCAACAGAACCTGCACCTAAAGCAAAATTAAAGGATGTTATGGAAAGATTCAATGCGGAACTTAGAAAATCTAAAGCTCCGATAAAATTTAATCTGTCAAAATTAAAAACTAAATACAATGATTAAATCATTTAAAGAAAAATTAGAAGAAGCCTCGTTACAAGGAAACCCAGGCATACCTGGTGAAGGTGGTAAACCTGGATCTTATCTTTCCGATGTTGAAGCAAGAGCAGCCGAAAGAAATGCTGAATTGCAAAGAAGACACGGTAGAGAAATACCTCAGTTCATGGGATTAGTATCTAGAGCTAAACAGATTCAGAGAGGACATGAAGCAGAATTAGAGGCACTTGCTGAAAGAGCTATCAGAACAATGTATGGTGATATCCTGGAAGAGGTCGAATTAAAGATCAAGTTTCCTAAAAATGACGAAATCAAGAAGTCAATGGAAAACGTTCCTTCCGAACCACCTGAAATGCCACAGCTTAAAGAACTTAAAGATGCTGGAATAATTTCAGAAATACACAAAAGAAAGATTGCTAATAACATCACACAGGGTGAGGCCAAAAATACCAAATTAATGCTAAATCTACCGGAGGTTTCTCAGGGATTGATTCAGATACTTGGTGCTGAGGTTGGTAACGAATACAAGGAGCTACTTAATAAAATAACAGAAATCGCTGGATTCTTTGACTGGGCTATTCCGATGGATGTTCAGAAAGAGATGTGGGAAAGAGACAAATCTGGATTTGCTGGTTCTGTTAAGGTACAATGGGAAACTCCAGAAGATTCTAAAGGTAACGAAGACCTCGCTCAGGATATTTTAGACCAATTAATGAATGATGATGAAATTCCTGCTGAAGAAACTGAAGAATTATTCGATCAAACTAAGCCAACTATCTATGCATTGGGTACTGACTTTGCTATGCTTCTTCATGAAACAGTTAAAGGTATCTATGAATTGATAGCAGCTAATGCTATTCCTGATGATGAGGAAGAATCTGAAATAATCATAACCAACACCGATTCACTTGCAGATGAGATCGAAGATCTTAGATATGGTCCAGAAATTGCAGCTGATCTTAGAGATTTTATCAACGGATTCCCAGAGGTTGATAAAATAACGAATCTAAGAGAACATGTTTTTGGAAAAATGATGCTCATGGAAGCATCTGAATTTCTTGATCTAGTTCTTAGAATATTATCTGGTGAGACGTCAGCTAAAAAAGATATGCAGGATATAATTGATGAAGTAGCTAAAGAAATTAGTGACTATGAATTAGATGCAGCTGGTATAGACAGAAACGATGATGACGAGGACGAAGAGGATTATAAAGAAGCACCAGCAAGAGCTGCTGAACCTGAAGAGGACGAGGATGTAGATTATTCACAGCTTGCTAAGAGAGACATCGAAAAGCTTATAGATAAGGCATTGGATGATAGGGACTTTGAGAAAGTTAAGGAACTTTCTAAATATATCAACGAGTCTAAGCAAAAAGAATTATTCGAAAGAGTACATAAGGAAGAAGGATATCCAGGATAATAGGGAACAATATTAAATTTCTGGAGTAGATATATAATAAATAATAAAAATAAAAACAATAATATAATGGAAAATAAACCAGTATTCGAGAGCTTTAGCGAGTTCTTAAAATTTGCTATTAATGAAGGATTAAAAGTAAGCGATTTCACTGAACTTAAAACAGCATTAGCTGCTGAAGGTCTGGATGCTAAAGGAAGAAAGGCATTAGGTGCTATCGAGGAAGTAATTAATCAGGGTAATTATTCACAAGCAATACCTTTGGGTCGTATTAGTAGCTGTCTATCAGATATGACAAGAACCGATGCAACTGAGATTTCTAGCATCGATTTCGATCTACAAGAATTTGAATATAAGAATCTTTTGGGTGGTTCAGTTCTTGATGGATCGGGTAAAAGAATAGGGTTTGCCCAATATTTAGCCAAATTAAACCTAAAAAATATTGGTGGATTTAAGGATCCATATTACGATAGCGGTAAAAAGAAATTCACATCAGGTGAGAAAAATGATGGTGATTTCCTTTCGGGATCAGGTCCAGTTAATCAATACCTTATTGTAGATAATCAAGCTAAACTTGACGCTAAAGTGTGGAGATATGATAGTCCAGTTAAGAATCAATTATTAAAGACACCATCTGGATTCGTTAGCGAGCCACAGCCTGCCGATAGAAAAGGTTCATCAGATGTATCTGTACAATACTATTTCTATTACCCTGTTAAGATCGTTCCACAAGGTGGTGTTGAATATGAATCTAGGGAGATTATACAGTTCGTAAGACAAAAAACAACAACTGCAGAAACATTAAAACCTATCGTTATTCAGGATGATAACACTCTTTTTGATGTTAATAAATCAGTTCTTAAAGAAGAAGGTAAAGCTGCAATATTAGCAGCACTAGGTAACGTTGCTTCAGCTAATAGTATTACTGTTACTGGTGGTGCATCACAAGAAGGTGATAAAGCTAGAAACGAAGCACTTTGTAAAGAAAGAGCTCAAGCGGTTGCTGATTATATTAAATCAACTACCTCTTTCAAGGCTGCTGATGTTAAGGTTTCTGATAAATTAGACATTCAACCAAAAGCAAGTACTGAAGACAGAAAGACCTGGAGAAGAGTTACACTTAATGTTGAGGGTGAATATTTAGCACCAGTTGATAAAACAACTCCTGAATTAGTTTATATGGCATCTGAAGATTCAAACAAGGCTGATAAAATCATTATAGCTCAGGCAGTAATTCAATTAAATTCTAGCGTTATAGCTTAATCGTAACATAAAAAACAAAAAAACCCTAGATAATATTTTATCTAGGGTTTTTTGTTTTTATATGGATTCTAATTTGTAGTTTCCATTGACTTATTAAATTCTGCATTCATTCTTTCGTCCGTGTCTACTGGATCTAAATATCCCATTGCAAAAACTAAGTAGTAAGAGCCTTTTATTGTTACAATTGTGAAGTAATATGAATCATAACCCGCTTCAATATTTGCTGGATCATTTAATATCTTAGAGATTCGTGAAGCATATGTTTTTTCAACCAATTCAATACCATATTTTTCCGGATTAATATTCCCATTACCTTCACTATCTGCGGTGTAGCTAAATATATTGTGACTAGGTGCTTTAGATCTACTATATGGCGTATCTGCTTCCCCGAATTTTTTTACTTTCACGTGGGTATAGCATCCTTCCTTAAATCTATCTAGCTTTGTAAGATTTTTACCTGATGCACTAACTGTGCTATCTACGAATTTAATTAATTCTTTTTCAAATGCTGTTTCTTTAGATTGAGCATTTACCTGTGCAGTTGTTACCGATGCGATAATTAAAACTGCGATTGCGATTAACTTTTTCATATCTCTTAATTGTTTTTGTTTTTAAATACATTACAAATATAAGACCACAACTCGGGATAAAAAAATTTTATTGATTTTTTATTGATTTTTTTTATCCCTACCGGATTAAATACATTTTAATGCATCTACATCAGTAAAAATAAAAGACGTCACTAAAAGCTTTTATTTTAGCTTATACTAATACTGTGTTCGTAGTAATTCTACAACATCCCATGCATCTTCCAAAGCATTATGAGTAACTGCTCCATCTATCTTAGCTCTCTGCTTACATTGATTTAATGAAGGCAATGAATCATCCTCGATCCAATTGGTAAATAATATCGATGGATCAATAATTCTTTGCTTAATTCTGAATATTTGTTTCCATCTCGGAAGTTTCTCGATAAACAATTTATCAAATGTACCAAAGTTTTTACCTGCTACATTTAGAGAGACAGGATTCATGTTAGATTTTAATACCGGATATGACTTGCCGTTAATGATTCTAAAATGCTCACCAGTTTGCGCATGGCTCCATCCGCTGGTATCTTCCTTTTTAACCATTCCATTATCATACAGGAATCTAAATAGGGCATCAGCAACATCGCTTTCATTTAAAAATTGCATACCGGTCATATGAACCAAATCATTCTTTTCATCCAGTGATTCTGCCTCCTGATAATGAACTATAGCCTCGATGAGATCCTTATTCATATTGATAGCAAATGGGGATCCAGTGATTTCTTCCCTTTTAATTGCAACGTGGAATTTTGGGATGTCCTCAAATGGAAGCTTGTTGTTTGTATCCTCTACAATAACTCCGATTGATAGGATTTCATTTTTTTCCGGATTAAGTCCGGTGGTCTCGATGTCTATTGATAAGTATTTCATATTATTTATATTCGATATATTATCTTTGTTCCTTTAGTTTTTTAAAAATTGAAATCTGTCGGGGTGTCATTTTATATACTGGGACGAATTCCCACATACATTCGGCACAATTAGTAACGTGCATTCCTTCCACTTTAACAGAGAATATATTATGACCAGTAATCTCAACCTGTGCAACAACATCCTCCGGATCCTCATAATCACCACCGGTCATGTTGTTATTGGAGGCTTTAACTGTCTCCGTAACCCACTCTGCATATTTCACTCTCAGTGAATCAGGAATTTCAGATTCCTCACCATATTGATACATCGGATATTCAACATTATTACAACTGGAAATAGCAATAACCAGGATCAATAAAGGCATTATTTTTTTCATACGTCTTTTTATTTTCATGCAAATGTAATTTATGATTACGGAACAAAAAAATGTACGTATTTTTTTTGGTTATGGGAATATATAAAATAAAAAACCAAAACTAATATGTTATTAAAGAATGGGTCTAAAGGAGAAGACGTAAAAAAACTCCAAGCTAAATTAGGATTAGCTGCTGATGGAGCTTTCGGTCCGGGTACTGAAGCTAAGGTTAAAGCATGGCAAGCAGCTAATGGATTAACTGCTGATGGCGTTGTTGGTGATGGAACATGGACTAAATTATTTGGTGCTGCTCCAGTTGCTGCTGCTCCAGTTGCTATACCTGCTTCTGATTTTAAATTGGCAGCTCTTAAAGGTCATATTCCTGATGCAGTTATTGCACAAATTCCTGCTACTGCTTCAAAATTTGGGATTAGTAATGTACTAAGACTTGCTCACTTTTTAGCTCAGTGTGGTCATGAATCTGGCGGATTTAAAGCAGTTAGTGAAAACCTTAACTACTCTGCGGATGGTCTTAAAAAGATTTTTCCAAAATATTTCCCAGGTACACTTAATGAATCTTATGCAAGACAACCTGAAAAGATTGCTGCAAGAGTTTATGGTGGAAGAATGGGTAACGGTGACGAAGCTTCTAAAGAAGGTTTTAAATTTAGAGGTAGAGGTTATATCCAATTAACAGGTAAAGCTAATTACACTTCATTCGATAAATTCGTTGATGATGATATCTTAGCAAATCCAGATTTAGTTTCAACTAAATATCCATTGGCTTCTGCAGCTTGGTTCTTCAACAACAATAAACTTTGGTCTATTTGTGATCAAGGAGCTACTGATGCTGTTGTTACCTCAGTTACTAAAAGAGTTAATGGAGGTACAATTGGCTTAGCTGATAGAATTAAGCACTTCAAAGAGTATTATTCTCTTTTAAAATAATTTGAATAACAAATAACACCAAAAGGCTCGGTTATCCCCGGGCCTTTTTACTTATTATAATATATAATTTTCAAATATCTAAAATATTAAGAATATGGAAGCAAAAGAAACAAATGGCAATTCGAATATATCAGGATTCGCCGACGTATTTCTATCTAAACTAAAAGAACAATCATTTACCATAGTACTCATGATAGGTGTTATTTGGTATCAAGGTAGAATGATGGAAGAGCGAGTAGCATATTGGCAGAAATTATATGAAGAGCAGAAAGCCTATATTGAACAGACTAACAAGGAGGATAAATCCATTATGCTAGACAGGATTAAATATCTGGAGGACCAGAGGGACAAGTATGCTGAGGATGCAATAAACGAATTAAAATAAAAATAAAAAATAAATTATGTCAACAGAAACAAACACAAATTTTGAAAACAATCAATCGGCTGAAACCCACTCAGATGGAACTTCAGGCGGTGCATCGATTGATACTACAACAACTGCATCTGCAGGAGTATCAACAGGAGATGAAAATGCCTCAATCGGTATTGAAGCATCTGTTAAAACCGGAACTGAAGCATCTGTTGAGGGTGGTTTAGATGGTAATAACGTTTATGTGGAAGCAAGTTATTCAGATACGACTGAAGCTCATATTACAGTAGATGGTCAAGCTAATGCTGAAGGATTTGGTGCTAGTGGTACAGTAGATGCTTATGTTAAAACAGGAAACGAAGCTGAACTTGAAGTAAGAGCAGGTGATGAAGGTGTAGTAGCAAATGGAAGCGTATCAGCGGGATCAGCGGCTGGTGTAGATGGAGAAGGAACATTAGATTTAAGAGAAGGTTCAGTTACAGCCGGTGCAGGAGTATCAGTTGGTGAACAAGTTGGAATCGGTGGAGGTGGCGAAGCTACTTATGTTGATGGAGTTGCAACAATCGGAGTTAGCGGTGAAGTAGCAGTACTACTTGGTGTTGATGTTGACCTAAGCGTTAGTATTGATACAAATCAAATAGCAGAAGATGCCGCTGCAGCACAAAAATTAGCTGAAGAACAAGCTGCAGAAGCAAAAAGATTAGCTGATGAGGCTGATAGGGTATTAGCAGAACAAGCTGCAGAAGCTCAAAGAGAAACTGAAAGATTAGCTAGAGAAGCTCAGGAAGAATTTGACAGACAAGCTAGAGCTGCTCAGGAAGAAGCTGATGCTGCAGCCAGAGAAACCGAGAGATTAGCAAGAGAAGCTGATAATGCATTTAAAGACGCAGGAAACCAAATAGATAAAGGATTCAAGAAAGCTTTTAAATGGTAATCTATGTCAGAAGTAATTACTCTTACAAAAACTGAATATCTTATAGGCCATTTACAAGAGGATCTAAATCCCCTCGTAGAAATGATATTATCAAACCATAAAGAGGGGAGAAACATGTCAAAGGATATTACTAATATAAGGTATGAGGATATCAGAATAAATTTTACACCACAGGTACAGGGGATAGTACAAGTCCTCTGTAACGAGTGGTTTTCTTCGTTTGGAGAGGAAATAGAACTTTGTTGGCAAAATCAGGAGGGTCAGGATCCAAATTCCGCATTCTGGGCTGTTATCCACAATCACAATGAATCTACAAATCTGCATTCCCACGAGACACAGGATAACTATGAGGGAGGAGCTCACGTAAGTGCTGCTATTTGGATTCAGGTTCCCAAAGACAGTGGAAATCTAGTATTTCAATATCAGATTAACCCATACAGAACATGTCATAAAGAGATTGTAGCTGAAGCCGGTAAATTTGCGATGTTTGATAGCACCCTGCCGCATTACGTCACAAAGAATTTCAGCAATGAACAACGTATTGTAATCAGTATGAATTTTAGGAGAAAGAGTTAAAAAACTTTATATCAAAAAAATATATAGATAAAATTCAAAAAATATTAACCCGTAATGGCAAAGGCAAAAACACAATCAGCAGTTTCGTTTGTTAAAAAAACAAACACATCTTGTGACAGACACTCTAAGAGCGGTACTTCCAAAAATAAGAGCTCCAAGAATTATAAGAAAGCTTATAAAGGTCAGGGAAGGTAATTAAATGCCGGATACAAAAAAGGACACTAATATTAGTGTCCTTTTTATTTGATATTTGAAAATATTAAGCTTCCGCTAAAATCTCTTTGATTTTTGTATCCATAGCAGATTTAGTTTGCATTCCCGATACTCGATGTACCTCAACACCATCTTTAAGGTAAACCAAGGTTGGTATATTTCTAACGGAGTATTTCTGAGCAACTTCCTGATGTTCATCAACATTAAGCTTAGTAATAACTACACCACTATCATTTCCTTCCGGATATTCACTTTTTAAGCTCTCGAAAGCTGGAGCCATTGCTTTACATGGTCCACACCATTCAGCATAAAAATCAATTACTTCTAATTTCATATTTATTAATTTAGTTTAGCGAGTCTTTTTGCATCCTCTATATCTTTTACTCCGAATTTCTGAGCTTGTTTCAAATAAACATCATCCAAAAAATCATCCGGATTCTTAGTAACGATGCTATTCCAATCATTATATTGGGTTGTATATTTCCATATATTTTCAGTGGTAGATAATTCTGGATTTAATTTAGTTTTATATAGATATCCCCCAACAGATCCTCCAGTTCTATCAGATCCATGTGCACAATGTATTAGTGTGTTTCCCTTGGATAATAATTCATTTATCTTATCCTGATCTTCCGTTGGCGAGAGCTTATAGAAATCGCATCCTATTTCTTTGCATAATTCCATCTCTTTTTCTATTGAAACTGATCTCTGAAGAGGTAGATGTTTACCATCCTTCCCATCATCATTTAACCTAATTACGTTTTTAACGTTATATTTAGTATAAACGTTCCTCATGATATCAAGAGGAAACTGAGCACTCCTGTAATTAGTTTTTTTACCGTCCGGGATTATATGGAAATTATATTTTTCTGCAATTCTAGGATCTATCTTTTCTGGATCAGCACCGAGACCTAGTGGTAGAAATGTTTCGTCAGTTTCAATATCCTTGTTAACCTCTCCTGATTTAATTCTATTTTCTCTCTTTGGTGCAACGTTTGATCTAAGCGTTGGATTTTCTGAATCTAGAATATTTATGGATACCTGAAATCCTGGTTTGAAATCCTTACCTGTAATTTCATACCATCTTGACTGGTCGTCTCTCTTAGCTAACCAATGATCATTAACAACCTTATATTTATATGGATCACCCTTTCTTACAATTATCTCTGAATCTGTCAGTGTCGGGGTTTCCAAAATTGAATTATTTACACTCTCCTGTATAGCAAGGTCTAAATTCTTACCGATCTCCTTAATTGCTTGAGTTTCACTATGTGCCTTTGCAGATGTTGGTGAATATCCAACTGGCGGTTCTATTACCGTTGCTCCCTCTTTAGAGAAAAGCTCATAATAAGCTTTCACTTTGGCAGCAGTAACATTCTTGTTATTCCCCCATCCCCAAGATCCCTGTACCACAAAGAATTTGGCTTCTGGGAATGCCCTTCTTAGCTCTATAAATAGACCTCTCACGTCATCCCTGATACTAAATCCGCTATTAGTACCAATTTTTATTACTACATTCTTGATGGATTGTGTTGTTGGAAATTTAGCAACAGCTTTTTTAAGCCATTCTGTATTAACACCGGATTTCCATAAGTTAGCTTCAGATCCAACCGGACCTAAAATATCCACATCAATAGAATTCTTAGCAATTAGCGGGGTTAGAGAATCTCCAATTATAATATTTTGTAAATTAGAAGATTGCGATTCGTACAGTTTTGAAAACTGATTAAAATTATATACTTTTTCCATGCAGTATATATCAGTTTATTTAATTACAGTTCGCTCAAAAGCATCATTTCTTTATCCCAGGCACCCAAAATTTGCCAATAAAATCCAAATGGACTCTGTACTAATAAAATAGGATCCCTTTTTTCATATGCTTTTCTAAATTTATCAGGTTCAGCAATAACATAGAATACTGGCTTCTTTTTACAAAGCTTCATCATATTATCAGTGTAGCTTTTCATGGTCTGTATAGCATCATCTGGAAATTCTGGGACAAATAGATCCGAAGTGTTCATGACTACATCATACTTTTCTAGTAAGACATCAATCTTCTCGTCAGTAGTGTTTTGAAAACCGTTGAAAAAAGCGTGGAATTTGTCATACTTCTTACGGTTTTCTAGTCTTTCGATTAGAGCTTCTACTTCTCTGCGTGAATACTTTTGAGTGATCAAATCTCTCTTGTATTTAAGAACTTCGATTTTGTCATCTAGATTAGCCATAGTCCAAGGAGTTGGTATAGTTTCCAATTCACCCAAGATATCAATTGGCTTCATTGCTATTTTCTTAGATACAGGTTCGGAGTCTTTGCTATCATCACTAGATAAGGATGATCCGACGGTCAGAAATGTATTTATTCCGGTTCCGCCTCTGTATCCGGAGCTGTAATTTTTAAAGTCAAACAGGAAAGTTTCGTCTAGTCCATCATTCGATGAAGGCGTACCAAAAAGAGCATTTTCTTCTTTCAATGCTCGATTGAGTCTCAAGACTCTTTTTAAAAATTTAATCATTATTTATTATTATTTAGTTAAAAAATTATTTATTTTTTCTTTAATTCCCAATTGTTTAATTCCTTCAGTCGATCTTGGTGTTAGAACAAAGTTTTCTAACCCATATCCACCGTTTGCTCCTGGACTCATATTAAGATCGTCGATAGCAACCCAATGTGTTATATCGGGATTTTTTTCAAGATACTCCTGGATCTCCAATATTCTCTTTTTTTCCAACCACCATTTCCACACAAACAGGTCGTTGGCATTTGGATCAAATTCATCCAAATTTGGTGTAATTGCAATGGGTCTTTTAATAATACCCTGTGCTTCATAGTAATCACCAAGCTCCTCTAGTGTTGCATGAAGTTTCCAATCCGAGCTCACAACAATTTCAGCACCGGTCTCCTGAAGTATCTCATTTAGAATCTTGATTGCTTTTTTATCAAAATCATCAAAACGGATTTCGACTGGTGCATCTTTTAAATTTGGACTACTCTCAGGATTAGCCGATCTATATTTAGACCACTTTTTCGTTCTGCCTCCCCAATTATTATGAAGACATATTACTCCGTCATTATCCAGGAACAAAATTTTCATAACATTTAATATTAATATAGGTCCTCGGAGAATAATCTATCTCCTCTGATTTCATTGTGATCCATAACTTGATCTTCTCTAATCGCAATTTCCAGTGCTTCCTCACGTCCAACAAATCTATTTGTATTCGTTAGGAATCCCTGCTCATGTTCTCCAACACCATCTTCAGCATTTTCAACACTTCTTAGTCCGGTTAGACAGCTCATGGTCCACATAGCCTGTCCGTGCCTATGCCCTAACACCACCAAACCTCTATCGCAATTCTTTGGTAGAACTTGTGGAATTTCTTTTTTCAGAGTAATGTCTTTGTACCAGATCGCAGCACATAGAATATATTCTCTGGATTTTTTATTCTTAACCGGCTCATCAATGACAGGGATGGTTTCACTAAATTCTATTCTAGCAACCCATTTGCATCCAGATTGATTCTGCGTTAAATCAAAAGGATCTACCTGTCTTCCTAATGGATTAATCTTTAAGTGGTAGAATGAAACTTCCTTGCCCTCCAATTCCAATAATCTATGATCTGACTTGTCTGAATCAATAAGAACAACGGATCTTATTGATTCCTTTCCAGGACCTCCATAGGTGGTATATTCAATTATCCACCCGTGCTTGTTCCATAATATTCCTTTATTCTTCATCATAGATAAGTATTAACTTTATAAGCCTCGTAATCGTATAGATTAGCCGAGTAATGTGAGTATTTAGGATCAACTAAATAATCTATCACTTTTCCACTATTAATATTTTTGCTCTTCCACTCATATTGTCCCTCAGCATTCAATTCAGGCAAGCTTATCACCTCACATTTAATACCTACCCCGTATTCATATTCATAGTGTATATCACCAATCTTGATGTCTTCCACTATGATATTACCCCTTGTGTGAGTTTTCATATTAGTAATTTATTTGGTCTCAACGATATTATATGTTCCTTCCATTACACCAAGACTTGATTCCTCCTGGAATTTGTAAGTTTCTGCTTTATCTGTTGAATTCATCGGACGTGTTAAATACCAAACTTGAGTTTCTTTCCAAGTGATGGTAACTAATTTTTGTCCTTTGGGTAAATTGATTGTACCTTCTCCGCCCCAAGATTTTACTCGAGCATTTTCTGTGCATGAAGCTAATGTGATAGCTACTAAAGCGATTGCTAATACTTTTTTCATATTTCTATTTTTCTAATTTATTTAACTCCTCATAAAGTCTAGTTCTAAAACTTTCTTCTCCATCGTCTCCGCTTAGCAGCCAATCAACTCTTTGAGCATAGACTTCCGCTATTCTAAGCGCTTTAACGGCATTTTTAAACTCGTTTATGACGTCATCGGGATATTGGTAATGGTTTAGATCCTCCGGGTACTTTTCGTACCAACTAGGATCTCTAAAATCGTCCTTTATCTCCTCCTGAGTCTTAGGTCTTCCGCTTCTTTCAATCTCATGTTCTATCTGATCAGCTATATAGCCTATCTTATATTGATTATAATCAAATGCTCCCCCGCTCATCTCAGATTAATTTGATGAATTACCAAAACCAACGCTCTTCTGACCTTTACCTCTAGGTTTTTTCTTCATCTCCTTAAGATGGTCTATAGCATCGTCATATGCTACATCCAGAAGGAATACTGAAATGAATAGCTCCTTAAGGTGTGACATCGACATTCCATCTGTATCAGAAACCCATCTCTCAATATCAACTTTAGCATCCTCACCAAGTTTTCTTTCCAGATATGCTTTTCTTACCTCATTACTTGGTGGAGCAATATAATATCTTCTATCAAATCTTGATGGACGATTTGTAATACGCTCTTCCAATTTTTCTGGGTAATTAGTTGTTGCAATATAAACAACATTTTCTATCTGTTTAATACCATCCAGCATATTAAGAAGCTGTGAAGTGATGTAGCTGCTTTCTCCTGCGATTGAATCAATATCCTCAATAATAACTACAATCGGTCTGATTGGTTCGATTTGTCTTAATTTAGGGACAAGATCTAAATAACCTCTAACTGTATCCTCGTCTTTTATATTAATAACTAAACCGCTAAGCTCCTCGATGATGTGTTTCATACACAGCTGCAGTATACCTGATTTACCCGCTCCAGGATCTCCATATAAAAGAATTCCTCTTTTGTGCATCAGCTTATATTTAGAATATGTCTCTCTTCTTTCCCAGAAGCTTTTAAGATCATTTAGAATTACTGCAATCTCCTTAGTTGGCAATTCGTATAGCTCATCGGTGTTTATCTGCTGTCTTCTTATCGCCCATTCACCAGATCTGTTATTATATTGGGGTTCATATAATCCAGGCTTTAGAGCTCTGACAGTTTCTGGTGAAGGTAAGAAGCTTCCATCGCCAACTATTGACCATTGATGAAAATTAATTTTTTCCGTCTCCTCCTCCTCATGGGGATGTCTTAATTCATCATCTGATAGGTATCTGTTTTCTAGCATATCTTTCTTTTTTATTATTTTAATCCTTCTGTTGGTTAATATAAGATCTTCTATTATCTTTCTCATTTAATATTTTGGCAAAAGAGCCTTCTTTTTTCTGTCAAGATCAACCTGCGGTATCATAATAATAACCGGATTTGTTCCGTTCCATTCGGGATCAGCATTCCAGACCTTCATCGTATTGATGGAACTTGGATCATTCTCCGCAAGGAAGAGCGTGTCCCTAGATTCGGTTGCATATGCAAAATCAGCAAACTTTACTGGTGCTTGAGGTGTTTCTCTCCTTTGTGAATATGCCACAGTAGAGATAGTGATTAAAAAAATAGTTAGAGTCTTATTCATCTTTCTTTCCTTTGTTTTTATTATCTGTTCCAAAATCCTTAGCAAGGTCTTCCCATATGGATTCACCTTTCTTTGGTTTATTTGTTTTCTTTTTGTTATTCGAATAATTTGTCTCGAGATACTCCCATGTGGATTCGACTGAATGACATATTGGATTCCCATCCTCGTCACTTGCTCCATATCTTATTTCCCCTTCCTCATGGATCTTAACCATCTTACCATCGATCATTTTATAGCATGGAAATAGACTCCAATCTTTCTCTCCAAAGTCACTCTCGTAACAAAACCAACTAAACCAATCATATCCTTCGTCACCATAAACCTCTCTGATCAGTATATCTATTATACGATTTAGATCGTCATTAAAGTCTATCAGATCTATCTTCAATTTATAAGCTGCATCAGATTTTTCTTGCTGTTTTTTGAGTCTTAATATAATCTCTGCAAATCTGGAATATTCCATGTTATCTTTTTATTATTAAAGGGACTTTATAGTTTTTGTTTCGCTTTCCTATTTATTAGTATGCAAATATAATCATTAGATACGGTATAAAAAAATTGGATATATAATAAATGAAGCCAAGTAAGGAATATTTAGATCATATAATAAAAAGGTTGGAAGCCATGAATCCTGGTATCTCAAATTCAAGTTCAGAGGGATCATGTAATTTGGACTATAGTCTTCCTTCATTTGAGGAGCAATTAGGTAGAACCGCGATGGAATATCTAAAAAATAAAAAGGATCATGAAATACTTCCTGATCCGATGTTTCCTGATAGAAATCAATATTAATTTATACTATCCGATATAAATTTAAACAGTGGAGCTATCCATAATCTACCAAGTAGATAACTTATTGAGAATATCACTATCCAAACTATTATTGCCTGCCAATTTAAAGATTTTATAAATTTCATGATTCTTTAGATTAATTCCTCATAATTATATCCCATTTTTATCAGTTGTTTCAGATCACCGTTAATGTAGTGGTACATTGAATTACCATCAGCCATGGAATTTCCTATATAACTAAATCCGGGTAAATCTATTACGTCCTTGCTGTCAATTATTATTATTGGGTGTCGTAGTAATTTGGCCTTTATTTCGCTAGGAACCCCAATATAACTTGAGCAGGAATTTCTAATTCCTATATTACATGACATACTCTTAAATCCGGAGCTACAACTAAAGTTTTTGCGGTCACCAATGGGCATGTCATTAAACTGACCACCTATTGTATTACTCTTAATGAATGTAGGTGTATCATGTTTATGATTTTTTGGTATTTTAGTTTTTATTACGGATGCTATCTCTTCCATCTCTCCGGATGATCCAACTGATTTTTTTTTCTTAAAAATGTCCAGTATCATATTATTTTGTTTTTATAGCAGATTTAACTTCCTCTAATTTATTCAATTGTATATTTGATGGTTTAGCTTCCGAGTTTCTGATACTTTTATAAACATTTTTTATAGCAGAGCCTAATAATTCAGTACCTAATAAAACCAATTTCGTAGTAATATCATAGATAAAAAGATGATTTAATATCGAATCCTTGCTAGACTTATCCTCTACGATTTTGTTATTAGGGCTTTCTGATATTTCCCATCCCTTGTTACCTTTGTAGTATTTTTCGTTTAATCTCACATCGGTACTAAATTTACCGAAATCTGATTTTTTATTACCAGCAGATTTAGTCTTAATCGATTCTCTTATTAATTCCCTTATTTCTTCATTATAATATTTTGCCATCTTTTGTGCCATTGCTTATATTTTTATTTGTTGTGATTTAAGTCTACCAATAACTTCGTCCCAATGAGCTGCATCCAAATTCATGGCTTCTTCAATTTGTCCTTTTTTAGCAAAATGTTTACAGAGCTCCGATAATTCAATTGCTGCTATATAGTTATCCAATTTTGATAATCTACCACTATATGGATTGGAATTTGATGATTTCAAAACAAGCTCCATGGTTTCTTCTACGCTCATATGCTATATTATTTTTAGTTACTTAAGGGTGCTTTAATTGCGGTATGTGATTGATAGTTTTTGATAACAAAATCATCAGATCCCCAGTTTTCCATGCTTCCTAAGATTGTAAGTCCCGAATCATAATCCATGATTTGTAATGTGGGTAATAGATATGGTTCTCTTGTTCTTTTTGGCGTTGAAGTATAATAGTCATTATCAAAATCCGGTAAATCATTTGGATTAAAATATCTTTCCATTCCTGTTTCGTAATTATTATTAAACCAAATATTATATCTCTCCTCATCAGTTAAATCTCGTCCAATCTGTTCCTCTGCTTGTTCAATATGATTTGAATATAAGTGAACATCACCAAGATTTCCAATCAATTCATCAGGAACCATGTTAACTTCCCTAGCAATGATTTCTAATAACAAACCATAAGAAGCAATGTTAAAGGGTAAACCTAAGAATGTATCTACTGAACGTTGATTCCATATTAGAGAGATTGTTCTTTTTGGAATATTTGCATTAGTGTATCTCGTGTCTAATTGGTGTGTCATTGATTGTATTTCCATTCCATTTGGTTTGAAGTCATCAACGGATTTGTTTGGATATGTTTTTCTAAACAATTCACCTCTTTCATTCAAACTCAACTCTCTTGTATAAACTTGAAACCCATAATGACAAGGTGGTAAAACCATTTGGTCTAATTCTCCAACATTCCAAGCATTAACCATTAATCGTCTAGAATCTGGGTTTGTTTTAAGATCGTTAATTAGATTTTGGATTTGGTCTAAATAGATAGGTTTACTGTCATCTGTTAAATCTTGTAATCCTCCCCATTGTCTCCACTGCCTACCATAAATTGGACCTAATTCTCCCCATTCTGCAGCAAATGCTTTATCCATTTTAATCCATTGAATAAATTCTTTTTCTGACATTTTACTATAAGTGGAAGAACCCTCTGCTTTTAATTTATAATTCTTATAAGCATCACCATCCCAAATATGACAATTATTATCAACAAGGAATTTGATGTTTGTATCACCGCGTAAGAACCAAAGTAATTCTGTTACGATTGTTTTCCATGGCATTTTTTTGGTTGTAAGTAAAGGGAATCCTTCTGACATTTTGTGTCTGATTTGTCTTCCGAATACTGAGATTGTTCCAGTTCCGGTTCTATCACCTTTTGTTACCCCATTATCGAGAATATCCTGTAGGAGTTCTTGGTATTGTTTGTCCAACCTATTCATTTCTTATATCTTTTATAGTTTATAATAATTGACCATTTAGGCCAGCTAGAATTAGTTACATTTTCAATTCTTTCGCAGCTAATAAATTCATAGCCACTCTCATCATTAAGAACAGACACAAAATCATAATTTGAATCTTCCACCGAAAATAAAACACGAACATGCTCCTTTATTTTATTTACAATTCCCATATACTTTTCTTTCTTCGTTTAAATCTCTTTAACATCATTTCCCAAATCAGGACTATCACTTGTATCATCCTCTTCATTGACCAATTCTTTTTTGTATTGATACCATAGAGGATTTGGTAATCCACTGTAGTGATCCCATAATTCCTCCTCAACTAGGTTTATTTCACTCATTGACACTATTTTGATCATCCTCTACCCATGTATAAATATCAATCTCTAGTGGATTTGATTTACCTGGAATGTACTCTGGATTATTAACGGTCTTCCATTTCATCCCGCATCTCTTGCATGTACATTTGGTTGGCATCCATCCAAAATTATAGGAATATTTATGTCCACGAATCTTACAAATAGTTTTTTTAATGAACGTCCCCATATTTTTAGGAAGAAGATTCACCACCGCTAAAATACTTTTTGATCATATCCAGTCTATCCTCAGCTTCCGCTAATAACTGTAATGATTCAGTGGCATCCTTTAAAAAATCATTCGCTGTATGATCTCCGATACCAACTGCCTGGTTCTCCAATAAATCTAAAGCCATTAATGCTTTTTCTCTGTCTGCTAATGCCTGAGCTTTTAAGGCTGCTATTACTCTTGTCTTTTTCATATCTACTGATCTTTATTATTTTTTATTTTCATTTTTTCAAAAATACCAGATAACTTTGAGTATTCTTCTCTAATATCTTCAGTTCTGTCTTCTTCCTTGAATCTAACATTCACTATTTTTACTATCTTATTATGGATCTCATCCAATATAGTTTCTGGTCCTTTCCTTCTGGACATGTAATATATTGATTCGTCGGTATATGAATCAAAAGACAGTCTTATTTTAGCTGATCTGGTGTATTTCTCTATAATCTCAATTCCGACATTACGATTTACCCAGGGTCCAATTTTAGGCATTATGTTATATCCCAATGTACCATCATCTTTTGGCGGTGGAGGTGATATACGGACTTTCATCGATCCTGGTATTTCTTCGCATATAAACGAAACGTATCTCTCCATTATTGAATCTTCCATATATCAATTTTTATTTAGCTTCTCGTTAAGGATACCAATTTCATTTTTGAATTTAGCAATCTCCTTTATTAGCGAGATGTTATTATTTTTCTCATTCCTCCAATAATAATAAAATTTATCACATAGAGGCTTTTCTAGAGCTAGCTTTTCCTTATGAATAAATTTTGGCTCCTTTACTGTAGTTACACCAAACTCATTAACGTACATAAGTCCGGCATATTCAGGAACTTCCTCTGGTTTAATAAGTCCCTCGGGTACACAATAATAAAATTTATTAGGTCTAAATTTCCATTCTGTAGGTATGAAATTATGTTCGCTAACACTTTTATTAAGTTCCTTATCCCATCGGTATTTATATTTCTTAACCAGGTATGTACCGTCTTTCAATATAGAATGTTTATCGACTTTTTTAGAGTCATTAAGGAAATCCGCTCTACTTATTTTGATCTCTATCTCATAGCAATATCCAGAATTTCTCTGGACCACCAGAAAATCGCTTTCCCAATTATGTCTAAATAGGTAGAGATTTGAAACAACGAATTTAATGTTACTTATATCAAATCTGCTCTCGAGAAGTTTCTGTATGCTCTTTTCCGAATGCTTTATTTTGGTAGGATTAATCCCACCATCCTCGCATATCGGTTCCGTCAAACCAATTGTAGTAGTGGTTTTCTTCTTTCTTTTCCTCCTCATTTAATTTTTCGTATATTTCCTTATATTCATCATGATTTTGTCCACTGAATATGATCCAAAGCTCCTTCCATTCAGCCTCAGAGATCTCCCTGGTTCTATCATAAACTTTTCTATTATGAATTTTTTCCTCTTCAGTATCCTTATCAACCAATCTACTAAGCCCAGGCTTTCCTTCAACGTCTTCGAATTCCCATGGATGATGTATAATTTCGCCAAGCTCTGCCTCGGCCATCTCTATGTAATTGTCCTCGTTGTAATTTTGAATGATCTGTGAAGCTCTTCTCATGGCATTAACCTTTTTCATTCTAGGTTTATCTATTTCCAATCCTTTCTCTTCGAGATTAACTGACATATGATCCAATGAGATTCTTACAAATTCCAGAGTTGAATGATGGTCCCACCAGTAGTGATTCATCAGTGGTTTTCTAAACCTCCAAACATTCCTGATAAATCTTGGTATATCATAGCGAAATACCGAATACGTTTTATATAATTTACTTTCGTGCCATGTTAACCTCTTAAGGCTCTTTGCAAACGAATCGGAGAAATTTACTTCCATGGTATATTAATTTTAAAATCATATACGGTTTGCTCTAATTAGTTTCACAAAAAAGGCCGAAATCTGATTGATATCGGCCTTTTTTATATTTTTTAAAGATTAAGCTTCTTCTTCCTCCTCTTCGTCATCATCTTCATCTTCATCGTCGTCTTCCTCTTCTTCATCTTCCTTATCATCATCTTCACCCTCGATATTAACGATGATATTATCTACCTCAGGTTCAGCTAGTTCGTCGTCTCCGCTTTCCTCCTCGTGACCTGGATTTTCCATTTCATTTCTAATCCACTCAGCAACTTCCTGAATATCATCTTTAGATGTAGCGATATGATCAGCTGCCCAATCATGCCCATTTTTCAGCATGTTATCAACTTGCTCTGGTTCCATTTTAAGAATCTCATCAATATAATGTTTGATAGATGCAAGATTCTGAAAGAACATATAATGTTGTGGATCACCACCATGTTCTTCTCCATGCTCCTCCTTAATAGAAGGTGCAGCTTTTGATTTTTTAAAATCTTCGAATGAAGCTATTTTATTCATAGGTTTTCTTTTTTTATTATATATCGGTATACCATATTAGTTTCCTAATAAGTAGTCGCTATATTTGAGTTTGGTTGGTTTTATGTTGGGAAAATAGTATTTATACACTTTTTTGGTTTTTTCGACGTATATCGTCTTATAAAATCCGTCGGGAACAGTGGCTCCTGTTGGTAGCTTCTTAGATTTTGCGGTAAATACTAATTCTATTGTCACTGTAACTTTACTGCTTTTAGCTAATTCTCTTTCATATTCTTCAAGGATTCGCCAAACTCCTCTGTTAAGGTATTGATCCTGTAATGCGCAATTGAGGTAACTGAATGTCTTCTTAAGCATGTCTTTGGTACAATTAAAATCAGCAGCGGGTGCTAGATGTCCTTTATCGTACAGATTTTTGACATAATCCAGATTGTCTGAGGTTTTTATACTGTCGTTGGTATAGAAGTCCATACCAGCTCTAGATGCTGTTCCAGTGGGACATAGCACATCATATTTTATGAATCTTGGTTGCTCCAGCTTCTCACTGTAGATAACCTCATAGATATCAGTTTTAACTTTAACCGAATCCCTAAGAACCTGAGAAAATAAAAGATTGGTTGAAAATAATAGGGTTAATAATAATAACGTTTTGGCTTTCATTTAAAATTGTTTTAGCCTATATATCATCAGTATTAACCCTATATTATAATTTTATATTCGGTTGAATAAAAGGGTGCCTTCCGAATTAAATTAATTTATTATTCCATGGATTCTCCGCAGTTTGGACAGAATTTCCATGTTTTCTTTTTCATTCTTGTTCCACAGCCTGTGCAGTATGATCTGATTTCAGATACCTCTACTGGCTTAGTGGATCTTGGTAATATTTGATATTCACTAGTGTATGAGCTGTACAGAGAATAAGATCCGCTATCATTACCAAAAGACTGATCCGATTTACTTCCCTTCTCTACCATACCGGTTTCTAAAGTTCCTGATACATTAGCAGATCCAGCTACAGGAGAGCTATAATAAGCGGTATTCCCTGAGGAAAGAGATGATGTAAAAGATATGTTATTATTAGCGGCAGAGGTCGTGGTAAAAGTTGTACCCGTTGTACCGGATAGTGTTGTACCACAATAAACATTCCCGCCAAAACTTCCACCCCAGCTTCCACCGTACCACGGATTTGTTGGATATTGGGTGAATATTGCAGTCCCGGTATTAATAGAGATCGGATTATTGAATACTGGTATCTCCTTAAAGAACTCAACCTTAACCTTACCATTATTTCTGATTGCAGCCTTTACTTCATCAGACGAATCTACCTCATAGGTTGAAAATAAGAATTTCTTCTTTTCGTCCAGGTATCTATCAAGGAAGTATCTCTGTCCCGGCTTAAGAACTAAGCCAGTGTTGCTAATCAATTTATCATTAAGATAAATTTTAGCTAGGTATTTTTCAGATGTTGGATTAAATAACTCAATCTGAAATTCCTGGTTATCGTCAAGGTAAACCAGATCCTCGTTTGCTCCGTATATTTTTTGTCTATTGCTGGCTACGGCTACCCAAGCTTCAGGAGAATTTAGCCCCTGCATTGTTTTGTTTGTTTTCATTTTACCTTTTTTATTTTTTAAAATCCCATCACTGCTCATTATACATGAACAATTCTAAGGCCACTCTGACCCGGGACACTAAGCACGAAAGGCACCCTTAAATTATATATCCTAATTAAAAAATTAGTTCCATTCATCGTCATCGAAATCCGAACCGTAACCATGGTCATCAAGTTCTTCATTCCATTCTTCATCTTCTCCTAATATTCCTCTATCATTTTCCTTGATAACGTTGATCCATTTCTGACCATCCTTGTACCAAACAGAAGATGTGTGTTGATATTCACTTACCCATTCTATCTTGGAATCGTTTTCCCATCCACCTGGTATAATCGAATCTATATTTTCAATTAAATTACCAAGTTCTTCCTGTACATCAGCATCAAATATTATATCCTCCGCATAAACTTCAAGATAGCTATTAAAATTGATTGAAAGACTATCGTTAAAAATAGATCTAAATGGGGTGTTATCAACACCAAGATCTAAGATATCCTTTATTCCCTCTATTTCACCTTTAGTGAATTTGTTTTTTGATATTAACTCTATAGTTAGTAGATAATTAGATTTCATTTTGTTATTTTTTTAACTATATACCAAAAAAAGTTTTTATTTTTTGAACCTGTCATATGAATTCACGGTTATCATATTCCATTCGGCTTTACCTATAAAGTCTTCCAGTGTTGTTGCATTAGAATAGCTCATTGCAGAACTTAGATAACTTTTGAAGTTATCTGTCCATCCTGATATCGTATATTCAACCTCCTGCACCCTAGTAACTCCCTCACTGGTCTTTAATATAGATTTACCCATAGCGGTCTGTGCCTCCTTGGTACTCATCCCTCTAAAATTTTTAAACATCTTAGCACCGTTTTTAAATAGGTTCTCCGTGTCAACAGAATATTGGTTTACTTTACTATCATAATTGATACTTCTATTACTAAGATAGGTTTCACCGCAACTTTCTAAAGCTTTATTCAGTATTGATCCCAACATAACATAATCAGCACCTAATGCTAGCGCCTTTATAATATCGGAGTAGTTTTTAAATCCACCATCAGCAACAATCTTTGCTGGATTGTCTATGGTGCAGCTTACATCATAGCATTCCTTAATTAGCGATGCCATGGGATAGCCAACTCCAGTCTGGACTGTTGTTAAGCAACCAGCCCCATTACCTATACCAATTCTAATGTAATCAGCTCCAGCTGACGAGAAAAGCCTATAAGTTTCCGGATGTGCTATATTACCAACCATTAATATCATGGAATTTCCATACTGCTCCTTTGCTCTCCTTGTTATATCAAGTAGCTTGTTCATATGTCCATTCGCTATATCAATCAACATGTAAAAAGGACCTCCTTCTATAGAAATTTCTCCAAGAAATATCGATTCAAATTCATCCATTCCCACAGATCTAAATAAATCATGGGATGTTACGATAACATTACCCAGCTTTTCAGTTCTTGGCATTACGACCTTGATACCGTTTCTGAAAAAGAAATCCTTATTTTCACTAGATACTACCGTGTCCATTGGAGCAGTAAATATAGGAAGATATTCATCATCGTATAGAACATTCACCTGCTTTCTGGTACTGATATCAGTTATGATAGCAGGTGAAATTAGGATGTCATTAAAATCAAACTTTGGTTGTTTAGGTTGCATTTCTTAAAGATTATTTTCTTCTCTCAGTTTTCTTTCAGTTTCTTCGTGTTGATCAAGTTCAGATCTTCTCTCATCTGGCATTCTTCTAGCGAACAATCTAAAAGTTTTCTGACCATCTCCAGATTGAAAGATTAAACTAGAATCCGACCTTGCTTTTAGCACGAATGATAATTCTCCAGGTTCAGTCTTGTCATTGCTCCATGCTATAACTATTGGATCTTCCTCGTCGAATTGGCAAACCCACTCGGCTCTATCAAATTCCTCTATACCAAGGATTTCCATCTCCTCAGATTCATCCATTACTGGATCGATAATAACTTCCCCCGTTAGAGGATTGATGTTTACATCTAATTCTTTATTTTCCATGATTTATTAAATAAAATTTTGACAAAATGTTTTTCTGTGATGTTTGGTTATTCCAGTCTCCCTGATGGCCTTAATATGATCAGCTGTTCCATATCCTACATTTCTTGACCATAGATATTTTGGGTACTGTGAATCTAATTCTCTCATCAGCTTGTCCCTATGGACTTTAGCTAATATCGACGCAGCTGAGATACTAAAGATTTTAGAATCACCTTTAATGACGCATTCATAAGGTATTCCCTGATGACCAGGAAATCTATCACCATCAATATAAAGAAAATCTGGCTTATGTGAGCATGCATCAATAGCTCTTTTCATAGCTAAGAATGTGGCTTGTAAAATGTTCATCTGATCTATTTCCTGCGGAGATGCTGCTCCAATACCCCAAGATATTGCATTATCCTTTATTAATAGCTCCAGCTCCTCTCGCTTCTTTAGACTTTTGATAGTTTTACTGTCCTTAATCCGGCTGTCATGAAAATCCGCTGGCAATATAACAGCGGCTGCAACTACAGGTCCACTAAGTCCCCCGCGTCCAACTTCGTCAACCCCCGCAATAAATTTATAACTGCTAATATCCATCATTATTTGAGTTTTATAGTGGTGAATTCACCTTTAATGAAATTTATGTGTTGAGCCTTACCATCAGCATGAACTATAACGTGTGATTGTAACCATCCACTAGGGCCTAGATTATAATTAACTCTAAGTTTGGTTGATGTACCGACAGCTAAAGCACCATCCTTTCTACCGGGTGAGTGGTAGTGACCAACTACTATTTTAGTGTTTAGCTTTCTGAATTGCAGAAGTGAACCTCTGGATCCATTTGATCCTATGTCCCCGTGCTGTCCTAATTCCCATCCATTTATAACGAAGCTATCACTTCGGTCTAATGTTTTGAATGTAGGAAATCTTTTATTTATAAGATGCGGTATAATCCCCTTAGGTGCCTCACCTTTTAATAGCAATGCACTAAATTCCATATATTCTATGGAATTCTTCAGCGTACTTGCTTTTCTCCAATCTGTGTTTTTAAGCCATCTATCTAAGAAATCATCATGGTTACTTCTAACTATAGTAACGTTATATTTCTCGAAATCCTCCAGACCAATTAGCATTGCATCTATTTCCTTTCTTAGAGAATTTGTACCGTCCATTTCTCTATGATACTGTATAAATGGATCGTTTGATTCGTGATGATTTATTGAAAGTCCATCAAAAACATCATGCAAAACTACATTTTCAGGTTCTAAGTTACTAAAAAGCTCCAATGTTTTCTTTATAACTTCCGGATCATGTTGACCGTAGTGTAAATCCCCTAATATCGCTGCTGGTATTTTAGTTATCCTAGTAACCTCACTAATGTTACTATCAGGATTATATTTAACCGAATGATAAAGATCGTGGAAATCACCGTCGTCCGTTGCTGTTACTTGTCTTGCAAAGAATATTTTTGAATCCTTTATCTCAACAACAACAAACCCTAGAGTGTGGTGGAATTCTCCTTTCTTTCCAGATTTTGAATCTGTATAATTTTTAACCGTACATGCTCCAGTGGTCATCATCATCTTCGGAAGATTACCCTCTAGTACAGGAATGGTTTCCATGTGTACCTTTGGAGATCCAAATACGCATGAATTAACTCCGCTCATACCTTGTAGTCCAGTCATTGGATCAACAGCTGTTGGCTGTATCTTCACATCAGACATAATCCACATATGTTTATGAACCTCATGTCTATTCGCATCCAGGAATGGTTCTATTCTAGGGGCCCAAGTATCATATTTCTTATCAGAAAATACTGAAGTTGGATTTTTGTATCTACCCGCTATTACGTGTATATCAGCTCCAATGAAATTAGCATATTCTTCAAGATTTGAAAAGAATACATCATGAACAGGGGTGTCATTTTGAGCCCAAGTTATGATAAATCTTTTTTTCTTCTTATCGAATTTCCTCTCTTTGGCTTTTATGAGTTGTGGTGATTCTTGTATCGATTTTTCTGTGATCCCTAATTTGGAGATCCAACTCTGAACTGTTCTTTCGGATTTTCCAAGATATTGACTTAGTTGCTTCATTCGTTCGTCCCAAGAAGCCTTTCTATTCCAATATATTTCCGAAATTTCAAAGATTTGTTCTGCAGTAAGTTCTGAAAATTTCATTAATCTATTTACTTTTTGTTGGTTATGTTTTATACCACCAACAAAAATAAAGGTTTCAAAAAGAAACCCATAATTACTATTTTTATCCACATTATATGAGGATTATTCCACATATTCACCAGTAGCTCCTACCTGATTATCGATCTCAACCGAATTAAAAAACCATACGAGATATCTACATTTTTCAAACTCTTCAGTTGATTCATAGTAAGCCAGCATTGACTTTTTAAGCAATTCTCTCCTGTAATATATGCGTTCGCTCATAATACTTATGCTACCATATTTTACCATGCTACTAAGGGCATTCTCAAAAATCTGTCTATCTAATTTTTTCTCCATCTTTACTATTAAGTAATATATCCCTTAGATGCTTACATTTTTCATAATCCTCAAAGTATTCAAAAATTCTTATACAATCTACTATCTCATCACTGGATTTTATTACTCCTCTTACTATCAATGAGTATCTTGATAAATTGTCGTCATATTTCTGAATATCTGCCACTTTCATAGGTATCATCCAGTTATTAGTTCAGTGAGATCCAATATTTCCCTGCACTTTTCATACTCCTCTCTATCCTCGCAAACTTTCAGATAATTTTCTAAAAATAAATAAAATTGCTTGTTATCGAGACTAAATGTGATCCCAGAAATAGGTGATTCGTGACTAGATTTGGATAGGAGAGTAAATATTTCTATCCTATCATAATTATCCAATATCGCTTCTTTTACTTTCTCGTAAATCGCATCACCTAGAAGTGATCTACTTTCAGATTTAGAACCAATTATATCTTTAAAAAACCAGGATTCCATAAAAATAGTTTTTAATTAGTGTTATCCAACACCGAATATAACCTTAAGAGCAATAGCAGCTATAGCAGTGAATATAATCCACATTGCTTTATTTATTCCGCTTTGCCATTTCTTAAGATCATTAAGATCAACGTTAAATTGCAAATAGTCCTCATATCTACTTTCCTCTTGTACCCTAAACTTGGTGTTCTCGTTAACCTTAACGATAACACCAGTATCTGGATCAAGTAATTTCTTCTTTATATCAGAAACATCCTCCTTCAAGGATTTTTGATCTAGTCTAAGTCCCTCGACTGCATCCTGTAGGTGTTTTAACTCACCATTAGGCATCGTGGACTTCAATCTAGAAATCTCGTCTAAAATTTGCTTCATCAGAAGTGTCTGACTAATGTTGTTATTTTCCTCCATGATAATCATTTGGTTTTGCCCAATCAAAAGAATATCCTAACTATATATCATGTCGGATATGAAGAAGTGATCTAAATAAAGTTGATATATTATTTTATCTCAGTATTTTATCCTTTGGAAGCTCCAGGACAACATTTGGAAATTCTGAAAGTATCTCAAATGAATCCTCGTTACCGTTCAATCTAAAATAACCATAAAATCCATCCTCAGATTCGCCGAATTTATCATCGATTATTGTAACACCCATTATGGATATTATTTCACATACCTGTATGTGAATCTCAGGATTATCAGTCTTTATAATATATTCAATCAAGGCCTAATTGTTTATTAAGATTGAATTGGTAACTATGTCGGAGTGTATAAGATAGTATTTATCATTATCTATATCCTTAACCACCATGGTGCTAGTATCAGATGCACCAAGAATTTTTAGATTAAGACCTTCGTATGAAAATTCGGATCCTAAGTGATCAACATCTAAACTTGATCTTCTTATAAACTTCATCTGATTTCTTCTAAACATCTTAACGTAATATTCAGCCATCGATTCCGTAGGTTCTTTAATTAGCTTAAAGTATGCTTTTGATGGGTTCATTTCTTGACTCATAATCTATTTTTTATTAAGTGTTTCGGTAAAAATTAAAATTTCTTCTTCTGTTCTTTCCTCCTTTATGTAATCCATAAAAATTCTCATTTTACTTCCATACTCATAATTATTTGGATAGGTTTTTTCTATAGCTCTTAAGCAATCTTTTATACACTTTTCCATATTATTTATTATTCATTTTTAAAACTGTCTTCTCGCTATTAAAACAATGCAGGGAAGTTATGTGCATGGCGAAATATCCGGGTGTAACATTTCCCCACAGATCAGGATTTCTTTCCTTCAATATATCAAGAATCCACATAAGCTTTCTGCAAGCCATATAAACGTCGTCTCTAAAATGCCTAATATAATCACAGGATCTTATATAATAAACCATATGGAAATGATCCCCTCTCCTCATAAATTGATATCCTATGGTGCATGGTACCCTTTCCCCATGTACGGTTCCGGTATCTTCAGGGAACCAAATCGGTAAGAATGCTTGTCTAGTATAAGGTTCTTTTTCCAATAGATTAACAACGTCACCAAGATCGCCATACTTAAATCTGATACCCTCCAAATGTACTGAATCCCCGTCTGGCCCAGAATTTTTCGGCCATATTCTTTCAGGATACGTATGAGAAAATTGTGTGTTTCCGCCGAACTGTTCATTATTCTTCTGAGAAAAGGGCCACCATTCATGAGAGGGTGGAGGATTTAACGGAAGACCACCTACTCTTTCCCTGAAATGGTCATCTGCCCAGGGAAGATTCGGTTTAACCTCGCTTACAAGTTCTTCCAGAGTATGAGGTATAAAAAATTGGAAAGAGTGATTCATCACCTCCCACATATCATCTGGCGAATCTATACCTTGCCATTTCTCTGTTTTTACTGTGTAGCCATAATCTTTCAATCGGTCCTTAGTCCATTTGATTGCTACCGAGGGTTTATAAAAAGTCTTCATTTATTTGGTTTATTAATTCTATCACATTTGGTTGATTATATTTCATAAACAAATAAAAAAAATGTAATTTTTATAAATCTATTACGATGGGATGGTTTAACGGGTCATATCTAAGCGTTACAAAGCTCGCATTAACATAATGAACATCATTTATATTATCAGTACCGAAAGCCTCGTGTATATGCCCAAAAGCGCTAATTTTAAGGTCTTTCAGAGTTTCTATTTTGCTTCTCAATAATGGGCAGCCAACATGCATTCTCTCCCTATATGTAACATCGAGAATACCGAATGGTGGGCCATGAGTTATTAGAACGTTTGTGTCTTCAGGTATAAGATCCCAATGATTCTGTATATCCTCTCTTCTATTAAATGCCCAGTCATAAAACCAAGGGGTTACTGGGCTTCCCCAGAATTTAACGCCTTCTATTTCTACACCACTGTCCTCCAAGTAAATTATTGATTTTCCGTATTCATCCAGTAGATTTTTGGCTGCATCTGGATTTTTCTCAAAAAGAAAATCATGGTTACCCGCGATCATTATCTTATTTTTAAAAGGTAATGAATCATACCAGATAAAAAAATCCTCAACTTCATATCCTCTACCTCTTGATGAGATATCACCACAGTGTACTAGTATGCTGTTATTGTCCTCCAAATATAATGAGTCCAAGTGTGAATCGAGCTCATGATGTTGGGTGTGTGTATCTGATATAAAAATTATTCTCATTCCTGCGATTTGTTATTTTTGATTGATCTTATTAGAAGATCAGCAGTGGAGTAGTTTGTAGCAATCGGTATATTATACACATTACACAATCTTAATAACATTTGTACGTCAACTTCATGTGCATGGGATGTTAATGGATCTATGAAAAATAATATCATATCGATCTTTCCCTCCACAAGTTCAGCTGCAATTTGTGCATCACCTCCTTGAGGTCCTGATTTTTTTAGATCTACATCTAAACCCGCATGTTCTATGTGTGTTCCTGTAGTTCCAGTTGCTACAATTTCAATTTTTGAAAAGAAATCCAGTCGCTTCATTACGAATGCAACCATATCTGCCTTCTTGTTATCGTGTGCTATTACCGCTATTCTCATTCACTGCTTTTTATTTTTATTCTTCTACCGGCATTCCGACCATTATCTCACTATTTTCCTTAATCGATGAATAAACCTCATTAAGAAATATGTTCTCATTAAAGATAGATGCAGATTCCAGTTTTATCATATCCTCCTCGATTCTGGAAAATGCAAGACCCATCAGCTCATCCGAAACACTGCTTCTAAGATCACTATTGAAAAAGAAATGATGATTCGTTATCCTAATGGATTCTGAATCCATTGATATAATATATCTCCGATCCTTCGTATGCAGAAAAAATCTAGAACTCTTAGGTGAATAATATACCCTACTATCGGGTACATTAATGACTGATCTAACAATTCTGATAATCATTCTCTCGTTCTTGCTTCTCCTATGCTTAATCTCCGAGGATCTCCCAGTGGCTATTCTAGAGAATCTAACGAAATTTAGACTCATTCTTTTCTTCAATCTTCTAAGGTTCATATCTTTTTTTTTAATTTATACAAAGTTAAGTAAAAATTACGGGACAAAAAAATAAAATCAAAAAAAATCCCAATCTGAGAAGATTGGGATTTGAATGCTGTATATTTATATTAGCTTAATAATAGATCGTTACCTTTATCTTTTTTAGGTTTTCTACCTCTTTTAGCTCCTGGTTTTGGTTTATTGTCAGTGATCGGAAATTCAGGTTTAGATGCCTTCGCTTTAGGTGTTTTTTTCTTCGGCTTTACTTTTTCTGAGTTCTTATCGATAGTTCCGATATAACCTTTTCCGCCCGATCCTGAAGTTGCTCCAGATGAATTAACATTAGATGATGTTTTTTTAGTTCTGATAGAGGTATCAATTTTTTGATCTTCTTTCTTTTCTTTCCAATTTGTAGCAAAAATAGCTATAACAAATAATAAGATAACTCCAAAGATTGAGATAATAATGTTTTCCATGTATAAATTTATTTTAAAATTATATATCTTTATAAAATAAAGTTTCAATAAAAAAGCCTATTCTCATCGAAAATAGGACATTATTCCAGCCCTTCTATATTAACATGTCTCCAAGTATCTCCACGTTTTATTTTTCTGATCGTTGTTACCGATGTTTGGAAATTCTTAGCTATTTCAGATACCATAATATTATCGGATAGCATAGTTTTTATTTCGCTAATCTGGGATTCTGTTAATTTAACAGTTAATCCAGCTGAACTTGGGAATCTCCCGCTTTCCCATCCCAGAACTATATAATTTTCATATTCGGATGCATCTATCTTTATGCATTCCATAGTTTCTGAATTTTTTATCCATTTTTTTCCAAACTGGGAATTTTTATCACCGGATCCATGAAATTTCTTTGCTTCCTTCATTTTTAAAATCGTTTCGGGTGTATGCGTTCGGTCTTTAAAAGTGTCCAGTCTGTATGTACCATTTTCATAGAGTTCTTTGGCTTTAGCAACTGCCTTTTTTCTTCCCTCTTTTGTACACTCGATGAATCTATTCATATAGACATCATCCTTTAATTTCTCGACGAATGCTTTATTTCCAGCCTGGCAAAAATCCTTCAGATGTTTTTCGTTTATTATTCCTCCTCCACCTCCTGGTTGTAAATTCATACACATCGGATCATTCAATAGATCTTCATTAACTAATACAATCTCTCTGTTTCTTAATGATTCCCTGTCATTGAAATATTCCAAAATCTCCTTAGTGTGTGCTTCCTTGCCATGTCTTCTTATCGAATTTCTTATTCTTTTTCCTCCGCCCATATAACCATCATTTAGTTTATCGGTTGAGTGCATTCCAATATAATATCTTTTGGTTCTGGTGCAAGTTATTTTGTAGATGTAGTGGTATTTATGTTCCTTTCTTGCCATTTCTATACTTTAGTTTAGATTATATATCCAAACTAAAGTACAAAATCGCGTCAGTGGAGCTGTAGGGAATCGAACCCTAGTCTTGCTCAGTTAACCCTAAGGACTCATTCACAGGCTTAGTTTATTTTTCTAAATAAACAAAATTTACGATTCCCTTATTAAATGGTTCGGTTTATCGTGAACTAATCTTCCATTTGAATCACATTAACAGCGCTCCTTAGATTTCTCCGTGGACTGTCGCTTTCGCTCAGGGTTACTGATGCTCATCGATTTGTGGTACTATTAACCCTTTTTCCCGCTTTCAGATTTCTGTTCCTAGGTAACTGAGACCCGACAATTAAGCCGCTACTGCGAACTCAACTTGAGATACGGGAGCACCAAACGAGTTGATCGCTTCCCAAACATTTGTTTTGCCGTTTAAAGCTTTGTATAGGTTATTAAAGAGTTTCCGATACTAACTCTGCCTGCGTCTCAAAGAACTAATGCTGCCAATCAATACCTGGTCAGCCCCATATATTATTTAAAGTACTTGAATCTCTAAATGTTTCACTTCACAAAAATAAATATTTATTGCGAATATTGTTTGATTGGAAGTTAACTATTTATCCAAAGTTAATTCAGTATTTAGAGAAACCGAATTAACTATATGCTTACTTAGTTGAGGTGCTGTCGAAATAAGATTACCAAAAAAGCTTTCCGCTTCCTCATCGTTACCATTTAGATTGCTTTTATATCCCCAAACATGCAAAAATCCTTTCTCGCCAATCTCAGCTAAATCTGAATTAATGAAGGAATCAACTCCGTGCATATAGTTGGTTGGTATATACTCTCCTTTTATTAGAGTACCGACTTTCAAATTCTTTATTTTACAGAATTCATACACGAATCTCTGTTCAGCTAAAAGTATATACGGTACTTTTTCAAATGCTGGATTAACTGAGCTAACACCATACATAAAATCTAGAGCTGCATTTGCGTATTCCTTTGCTAATATAAGATCCTTAATATGGAAAATACATGTATTGAAAGCTTTTTCACCCCATTCAAAAGAATATCTTTCTTTAAAAAATCCATCAGTATCAAGATATTCAGGATCCGGATAAAATTTAATATCTCCGGGAATAATACCCTCATAATGTGTGAAAAATGCATCATAAGCGGAAAGATCTACTTCAAAACGAATTTCTGCATCCAAATCCATCATTACAAACGGCGAATCGCAATTTTTCATTGCTATAAATTTAGCACCAGCCCAAAATATATTCGGATCGAAACCTATATCAGTAAGAGGTAATATCGGATAAACTTTATCGAAGTGGTCAAGAAGTCCTATCTTATCGTAATACGCATATGTTATTTCGTCACAATATAAAACAGGAGACCAGGAATTTGCTTCCCTAGCAAAATATGTACTTCTAATTATTAATGCAATCTCCCATGGTTTTTTAACCGGTGAAGATGCTCCTCTGAATTTTCTGGGTGCATGCCAATCCACATACACTGCCTCAATTTTATTCATTAAAAATATTTAATAATTATACATAAAAAAATGCAATTATTTCAATAAAAATATAATTAATATTGGAATCTCTGAACCTGGTCTATGTTCGTATATTGAAATTCTATTCCGGGAGCCATTATAACTGATATGCCATCGGAGAGATCATATAGGCTTTCAAGGTAACTCTGGACAGCATCATGCTTACTCTTATCTATGCCTAATTGTGCTATTGCATCATTAGTTATATCGTCTATGGAATCGATAAAACTACCACTATCATGGAAATTAAAGTATTTCTCATATTTAGTGATCCAATCTCTAAGCATTGCTTTCTGAGCTTCGTCTAATTCAAGATCATTCTCTAAAAAATCTTCAAATTCTAGTATTTTTTTCATGTGATATATATTTAACTAATTTTAAAATTTAAAAATGGAAACAGAATTTAATCCACAAGAATCTGAATCGCAGGAAACAGAGAACAGATTAAACCAAGAGGAAGGCCAATTAGATGGCGCTGGCTCATGGGACAACGAAGAATCATTTGATGACACAGATCCTTTAGAAGATAACGAAGAGGCTGAAGTTACATCTGATGATGATTCTGATTATACCTCGAACGATGAGGAATCATATGATTCTTCCGAAGAGGATTCAGATTTTACATCTGATGATTCTGAAGAAGACACAGAAGATGATTCCGATGATCAAAAAAATACTCCATCCGTTGATTCGAATAGAGTATTATCATTTGAGGATTTCTTTAGAAATTAATCAGAGGTAGTTTTACCAAGATTTCTTCTAATAAGTATTCTTACATAATGAGAAATTGATACAGGTGCTTCACCTTTTGCCAATGCTTCTTTCGAGATTTTTCTACTTAAATCGGTTAGATCCTCTTTGGAAAGAAGTACCTGTATTTTTTCAGTTTTTTCGTCCTGAGAAGACTCGTGCATAGGTTGTATATCAACACTACCAAACTCTTTTAAATTTTCCATTTATATTATATTATTTTTCAAATTCTATTCCTGCATGGGCTTCACCCTTAGATGATCCTGCACTATATTTATCTTCTAGCTCACCACTTACTACGAAAGCTTTATCTGGATTAACTACTAATCCAAGTTTTCTCATAAATGCTCTATTTGCTAAAAACGGTGTGCTCTTCTCTGTTCTATCAACGGGAGATACCTTTACTTTAGGTACAGTTACATTATTAAAAACTAAATCAATTTCTATAACTGGTCTTGTGTGTACGTCCCTACCAACTTCAGCATCCGAATATTCAATTATTTCATTGACAAATTTTTTCTTACCAACCTGCCAAACTAATTTTCCATCCAGCTCTTCTACTTCGTCTGCATGTAATGTGCAAGATCTAGCACCGTTACCAGTATCAAACTTAGCAACCATTCTACCAATTCCAGGAACTGTTAATGTTTCGAGATATCCTATTTCAAGGTCAGATTGTGACCAGTTGTCTTTGTTTAGTATATAATCAAGAACATCCTCCACAATCGGTTTACCTATAGCTTTAGATATACCCTCAGTACCGGGGGATGAATTAACTTCCAGAATGTAAGGCTTTTTAGTCTTACTATCAATCATAATATCAACTCCACACCAATGACATCCTACTGCATTAGCTGCTCTGCATGCGATATCTACTAGTTCATCGTCTATTTCGTATTTAGAAACGCTTCCACCTAAAGAGTAATTAGTTCTAAAGTCCTTATCAACAGCATCCCTTTTCATAGATCCCAGTATAATACAATTGTCTTTAGTTGGATTTAGTGGATCTATTTTTTTGGTTATTACCTGAATTCTTAAATCAGATTTTGAATCAATTTTCTCCTGTATCAATATCTCATTTGTATCATCAAGTTTTCTGATTGTTTGATATACAGATTTTAAAGATGCATAGGAATCAACTATAGAAACTCCGATTCCTTGTGTTCCTGATAATAATTTCATTATAACCGGGAATTTACCACCAATCTCTTCAAGTGCTCTATCAAGTGCATCCTCGTTGGGTACTAGAGCATATTTAGGAACAGGTAATCCATGCTCTTCCATTATCTTCGATGTAATGAATTTATTTTCGCAAACCTCCATCGATTCCAAGCTATTTACTGTAAAATACCTTGCTTCCTCCAAAGATAGCAATATTTGCTTAGTGTGTGAATTTTCCAATACACCTCTTCGCGGAACAATCACAGTCGAATTTGGATCTATCAGAATCTGTTCTCCGTCCATCTTTATAAGATGTCCGTTATACACGGCTTCCAATACAGCTTCGTTCACATCAACAACGTGACATTCAGCTCCCATTTTTTCACATTCTTCCTTGAATGATTCAGATGTTTTACTACCCTTTACATTCCCAGTAAGAACTATAACCTTTATTCCGTCAGTCTTTGATTCATTCAAGAAAGAAACGAAATTTAATACCTTCTTATTTAATAACATCAATTAATATTAATTATTTTACCATCTATATATCAAGATCAATTAGATCTATAATTGGACTTTCTTAAATTAATTCATTAATCTGCAGGTTGATGAACATCTTGATTTTTATCGAATTTCTAGTCATAATTAGATCATCCACAATATCTTGTTCATTTTCAAGTACAAAAAAATCCAAGAGATCTGATATTCTGGCAATCTTATCCTGTATGGGTATTGGAGTATGTAGGATGTAACTTGGTTTATTACTAAGTATACCTTCCGCCTCGTGGATCATCAGCGTTCTATATTCGTTATAGTAATCATAGAAAATATTATCGTCCACTGGATTAAAATTTATCTCAATGCTATTTTTCTTCTTCATCACCAAAGAGCTTTTTTTCCAATCTGTCCAGATATTCTATAGATTCCTCCGATCCTATAAAGCAATCAGCCTTTCCTACAATCGAATTAAAGAAATCAAGATCATTATCATACTGTTCCCTTCTTTTTTCAAGTACATCCACCTCGGGTAAAAATCTTTTATTAAAGCTCATTAAAATAGTGCGTTTATCATGAATAAATTTGGACTTATCCTATTATATCCCATGACCTCTATGAATCTGTTTATCGGATCGAGTATGGTCTTTGTAAATTGCTCATCATAATCAATAGGTGGAGCAAATTCGTATGGATAAGTTCCCTGCGGGTAAGCAAAAACGTTATTCTCCGATATTGATTTAACTTTAACAAAATAGTAATTTATTTTTTCAGAGCTTCTTATGAGTGAATATTTACTTTTGTATTTTGATGCATTTAGTAAATAATTATGATATCCTGAAGCTCTTACGTGAATCGGGCATCCCTTCGAAACCTCGAATCCGGTAGTATCATTTAATATAAACTTTTCATAATTGTTTATATTAACTGATGCCGATATATTCTTGGGCTCCTGAGTTTTAAATTCCTTCTTGATGGTTTTAAGCTCCTTAACAAATTCTCTTATGTCAAATGACCTACCTTTGGAGAATATAAATTTAGTTAGATATATTAATTTTTCTCTAACGAATGGAGGGGTACCGCCTTTAATCATTTCAACCCCAGTGAACTTGAGTTGTTGAAGTGGATCCATATGAAGTCCAGAATCATATGCTAGGTTCACTACATATTTTTTCTTACCCAAAAATATACCGTTATATGAAAGAGTTTCTAACTCAAAATCCTGATAGTTCGTGGTGTTCCATTTTTTGGAGTAAATATCAAAGCACTTTCTAAGATACTCATTTAATCTATATTCATTGATTTTAATAATAAGATCCTTGTCCTCCCCCTGGTAATCACAGGAATCTACAACCTCCTGAAAGGTCACATAATTCGAATCAGTGTCACCATATACAACCAAGGGTTTTACAACTTTCTTTACCTTAGTAATACCTAATCTCTCGTGTAATTCTGTATCTAGATGCCAATGTTCATGAAAATACTTGTCGAGTATCTTTTCAGAATACTTAATTAAGTCCTGTCCCTGCAGAGTTACTGATTCGGCAACGTCAGTATTGAAGCAAATAAACCAGTTATTACCAATCGCTCCATAGATGGAGTTCATGGTTAACTTGATAGCCTGCTCCTCATTCTTAAGTTCATTCTTAAGTGAGGTAAGTCTCTCTATCTTTTTCTTAATCTCTATTTTTTCTTCTGGACTCATTTATATTATTTTTCTACCAATCCGATTGCTATCGAAGTTGATGATTGTTCAGAGAATAAAACAAATCTGTTCTCATGTACATAAACCTGGCATGTTTCAGCCTCCATGTGTGATAGTTGATTCTTGTACACGTTTGGCTCCACCTTGTTAATTGAGTCATCATGAAATAATATTTCGGATGCACCTATGTTTAACTTATAGTTGAAAGAATCACCTACAGCATGCGCATTCTTATCACTTATCTGGAATGAAAGTATCTCCTCCGAGTTATTTTCCAATCCACATAGTGAAAGTACCGTGGTAAAATCAGATTGGTATATTTTAAAATTAACTAAATAATCTTCCTTACTGTGAACAAGAGAAAGTATCTTATCCTCGATATATGATAATAAATTCAGATCAGCGCATCTTAATTTGATATTAAGTGATGCAGATACTAATTTTACCTCCGTCGCTACGCAAGATCCGTCCACTTGGTCTGTTACAAGTTCCAAAAATACCTCTTCTTCAGGTCTAAAGTGCTTAAATGCATCCATTAATCTGGTAGCATCTATAATACCTATTTTAACTCTGTCTGTCTTTAATCCTTTCCAATCAATATCTCCCTCTAAAACATCCCCTATCTTTACGCTAGAATATTTCATGATTGATTTATCCGGAGTATGAACCTTGGAAAAAACCATATCGTCGGTTATTTCTAATATTACACTCTTGTCTACAGCTTTCAATCTCTTAAGGAAAGCAATTAAATTCGGTATGCTCGTAATTCTTAATTTCATTATTTTATTTATTTAATAGTTCTAGTTCTCTTTTTATTTTAAATTTCGTCCTCTTCCTGCTTAATTTCAATTTCTTCTTCTTCCACCTGGAATATTTCAATACCATTGGATTGTTCAGGTTCAAATAAAGAATTTATGATTTTCTTATGTCTAGTTTTTTCAAGTTTAAGAACTTCCTTACACATAGTCTTATAGATCTTGTCCTGTTCTTTTATTTCTTTTCTGACCTGTATAATTTTTTTCTTAAGTTCAGCTATTTCGTTCTCAGTTTGTTTTATATGTTCAACTGATAATTTAACCAATTCTATTTTACCAAGTCGTGAAGAAATCCACGATTCAAATTCATCCAAAAATTTAATAATCTCGGGATTTGTTCTTTTTTTGGTTATCATAAAATTAAGAAACTTTAATTTTGCCTCTAAGAAAGTAAGCTCTCTAGAATAATCAGATTCGTCTCTTAATAATCTCTTCAGTTTAACCAATTCGAGATGCTCCTTGAAATGATCTAGATATTCTTTCACCGAACCAAATTCCATTACATTCCCGTCCTTAATAAGAATAACGTCCTCCTTAACTATGATCTTACATATCTTGGATACTACCTCACAAACATACTTAAAATTATCGGGTGTGATTCCTCTTAGTGAAACAACCAGCTCACATTTACTCTGTGATCTGTTTTCTATTCTATAATCAAATCCGAGTCTTTCAAGTTTATCGTCCAGTTTATTAATGAAACTATCGTACCTCATCACTGGCGGAAGATCCGCTATGGTAATTGTTTTTTTGTTTGGGTCTGCTACAAACGAGCTTTCTATAAGCCACGTATTTTCTTCACCCATATATTTACTGATCTTCCCAGTAAAGTCCTTGAAGTAAGGTTTTAGTAACTTTGGTGTTCCCTGTAGATATTCGATTATATCCTCAAACTTTCTGGGAAGTATATTACTTCTGTATCCAACTGCAATACCAACCACGTGAGTAAGTAATCCCAATGGGACTTCAGTATGAATCCAATCATGTCCACCCTCCTCATTCTTTTCGTTTAGGTCGGAATTTTTGGAAAGTATATCTTTAATTTTACTGTTGATTCTAACCGATGTATATCTCGGAGCGGCTGGACTTGGATTAACTGGAGATCCAAAATATCCATCTCCTTCCAATATACCATATGCACATCCAAAAGGTCTCGCCAATTTTGAGATGGCACCTGCTAAAGAAGAATCCCCATGGTGATATAATCCGGTTTTAATGACTTCACCAACAAGACCCACAGTTTTATTAAATCGGGAAGGTGAGTTTTCCAGGATCAATCTCTGAACCGGAGTAAGTCCATCATAGAAATTAGGTATACCTCTGCTTTGTAAAACATACAGCGCATATGTTCTGTATTGTGTGTTTATTTGATCAGATATGCTCAAATTCTTATTCATCTTGCTTGTACTTGGTTTTATATGATTTCTAATTTATAGTGCTGCTATGGTCTTTATTTCCACATCTACACTAATTTTAATTTGATTTTCTAAGAAATATAACGAATGATTCGATAATTACTGAAACCCCACTCTGTATAAATGGATATATTATAAAATTGAAATATAATGGCAGTCCAAAAATTTCGTGTATATAGTCATATTTGGTAAGCATACCAAATATGAATAATCCAGTCCAGAAACTAAGGCATCTTATGCAAGAAAAAAGTTTACCTAATAGCGGAATTCTAACTAGCAGCCAATTTCTAATTCTATCAAAAATAGATCCATTAACTATGGTAGTTGCAAAGGTCCATCCTATAAAAAGGAATAATAATATCATTTCCATATTTTAATCTTTAAAGTTTTCTAATGCTTCTATTTGTTCCTCGGTGAGATCCTTAGGAACATTTAGGTTTAATTTAACGAGTATATCACCGCTACCAAATCCATTAAATTCGGGTATTCCCTTTCCAGGTAATCTGAATAGCCTACCAGGAGAAGATCCTGCAGGTATTTTTATTCTCCAATTGGATCCTTTTAAGTTAGGAATTTCAGCTTCTATTCCAACGCAAAGATCCTTAAAAGAAACCTTTTTTTCGTGAATTAGATTTATGCCATCCCTGGTATAAATCGGATGTAAATATTCCTCTACGTTTATTACCAAATCACCTGGGTTGGATGGAGATTTTTCCCAGTCTCCTTTACCGACTATTAAATAAGAGACTCCGGAAATAGATCCCTTCGGTATGTTTACGTCAATCTCCTCTTCTCTCCTTATTGTACCAGAACCAAAGCATGATTTACAATTCGATTTAGACCTTGTTCCCGAGCCATAGCAATATTTACAGTCTTCCTGCATAACAACCTCACCGAATGCATGATGTACAGTTCTATTAACCTTACCTATACCACCACATTCATTACATTTTTGTAGATCCGCATTTTCTGCGCCGGTTCCGGAGCAATCCCTACATTGAGTCTTCCTTGTTATCTTTACTTTTTTGCTAGTTCCCGTCATCATTTCCTCCAGAGTAACAGAAACATAAATGCTAATGTTTCTACCCTTATGTACCCTTGGTTCGCTCTGTCTTTGCTGTGCCGTAAAGAATGATGAAAAATCACCAGTCTGGTATGGATTACTTCCGTCCCAGAATCCACTGAATGGTGGTCTGTCGTGAGACGATCTTTTTGCTGGGTCGGATAATATCTCATAGGCTTCCGATATCTCCTTAAATTTTTCTTCCGCCACCTTATCATTCCCAGTTTTATCTGGGTGGTACTTGATAGCTAATTTACGATATGCCTTTTTTATATCATCCGCTGTAGCATCTTTAGATACATCTAATATTCTATAGTAATCTTTCGTCATCAAATGTTGATCTAAATATATCTTTTATTCTTATCTCGCCGGCTGTTTCCGGATTTGATTCTCTGGTTTTCCACTTCTTCTTCAACTTCTTCCCAAGCTTAACTATTTCCTGGCAAGTTTCGTACTTCTCGTATTTTTCCCAATACTTAAGCATTCTTTCAAGAAATGCATCTATCTGTTCTTCTTTTTCGAAAACATAAAAAATATCACTATTTTGATTTCTTAGTGAAATTAAAAATAGATCTTGTACGGATCTTTCTATATGCTTTCTTAATATAGAATACTGTGGATGTTTATCTATGGGATATCCACTTTCTAGATTATTATCTTCCTCCTTAAACATTACATTCCTCTATTTTCTAATTCCAGTAATACAGTCTTATAATATTCAGGATCAAATAAATCATTCTTCTTATAAACCACGGAGTCAACCAAATCTTTACCGTAAACTTCGATCAGGTAGTCATATTTAACCAATGACTCCATATCTGTATCAACGTTATATTTAATATTTGAATTTTCCTGTGATGCTAGTAGCGATTCGAAATCTTCTATCTCTTGACTATTTTTCATAAAAATTATATTTGATTTAGGTATTTTAATAAAGCCCTTTCTTTCATCTTTACTTCAAACTCTATATCAAAGTTTAATCCGTATGTTTCGGGTGCTTTCCAAATCCAATCAGAATGTGCAACCTCTCTGGCTGTAGAATCCTCGTTTAATCTTCTTGAATCGGAGTAGTGTGTTATTGCTGGTATACCCTCCGGCCATGTGGATAAACAAACAGATAAAGATTGGGCTTCCGTCATATTATCTGGTTTATTACATTCATTGTGTAGATAATCGAAAGTAACAGGTATTCCTATTTTCGAATGGACCATATTAAATAGATCCACCGATGTATACTGGGATTTTTTATCGTCAACTTCCACGACAAGTCTACTCTTAACAGAATCTGGCAATAACGAAAAATTATCACAGAATCTATTAGCTGCGCTTTCCTTATCTGGTTTCGTTGTATTTACGTGGATGTTTATAGGATAATAAACGGATCTATCCAGACCCATCATATCCATTATTTCACCATGCTGCGATAATTCCTTAATTGCTTTTATTACAACGTCTGGTCTTTCAGATGCAAGCACACCATATGGTGATGGGTGAAAAGTTATTCTCTGATCAAATTTCTTAGCAAGATCACCGCATTCCTTAAGAATATCTTTGATCTCCGGATAATCCTTTAATTCGGATATTTCATATTCTGAGCACCACGGGAATATGTCACTGGACATCCTGTACATGAATATAGAATTAGAATGGTTCCATTCAATAATTTTTTTTAGATCTCTGACATTTAAAAGAGCAAGATCAGAAACATAATCTATTCCTCTCTCCAAAAATGTTTTTTTGACCATTCCTCTATTGGTGGTAACTTTCTCCTTGCTTTCAGCTAGAGTCATGTTTATACAGCAGTAACCATACTTTCTATCCATATCTTATTTTTTTTACAAGATTAATAAATTAATGCGGAATGAAAAATTATAATGGGTTACTTAACCATTTTTTCCTTTCTTGCGCGGATTTACCAAAGGCCATCTCCAGATTTTTCTTTGTATGTGTATCCTCCTTCAGCGCTATTATTCTTTTGTTTTTCATTACATAATCCCAGTCATCCATCGAAAGAGAACCAAGTCCCTTAAGGTATCTAACCGCTCCTCCTCTATTGGAAGCTTTCTTAAATTCGTCTAATGAATAATAATATTTCTTAGTTCTATCGCCAACAGTTACCAGAGGGGTTTCAAGGAAATGTATTCTCCCTTGCTTAACCATCCAGGGAAACCAGGAATAGAAAAGATTTATTAACAAGGATGTTATATGTGCTCCGTCTGGATCCTGGTCCGTTGCAATAACAACTTTATCGAATGGACAATTTAATGCGGGACCTTCAGGATCAAGATTTAAGATTTGCATAAGTTCCAAAATCTCCCTGTTATCAGAAAGATCCCCAAGACTTCTGGCATTCTTAATTTTACCTTTAAGCGCATAAACACCATCCTTCTTAGAATCTCTTTTTTGTAAGATTGATCCCATCGCACTTAGTCCCTCAACTATAAATAAATTTTCCGCTTTTCCCGAGGTTGGTGGAAAATATTTATTGGAATGTTTTATCTTAATTGATTTTTTTTCTTTCCTAATTTTTTTTAGTGCTGTATCTTTTTTTCTATCATCTACCGCTTTCTTAATTTTTTTAAAAGTTTCACTTCTAAAAAATTTATTAAGTTGAGAATCAAAGTTTCTTATTATCGTTGGTTCGACTTCCTCTCTCTTGGAAACAAATTTTGTTTTATTCTGATCTCCGAATCTAACTATCTTTGGTGAAAGATTTAATATAAGTAAGCTGTCGTAGAAGTGATGCCCCAATGAATCGTCCAATTCATTGTTTATTTTATCGTATACGATCTTTTGATGTATACCAGTACATATAGCACTATTAACAAAAGAGAATGAGCCGGAGTCCTGTTTCTTCTCCCATATAAGAAGCTCGCCTATCGGAGTTTTTGCTGACCAATCAGGATTTAAACCTGATTGAACTAATTCAGTCTTACCATCCCATATAAATTCTATCTTCAGATTGGATGTTTTTTCTTCCGACTCCAATACTCTCTTTTTCAGACAGAGATATGATTTTATTGTCGAATAGTCCCATTGGGACTTATCAAACACCGATCCATTTGGTATAAAGGTAACTCTAGTACCAGTAGACTTACTCTTCACCTTACTTTTTACATCTGCTTTGGAAGCTATAAAATTTTTCCAAGTTTGCGTATAGGTTTCATTACTGTTTGTAGTTTCAATCTCAAACATTACAGATAAAGCGTTAACCAAACTGACTCCCATACCATTGGTTCCGACAATTGATTCGTCTATTGAATCGTTGTCGAAATTAGAACCAGCTCTAAGCATAGATACCGCAGTTTCTATATTGCTTAATTTACTCTTCTTATTAATAACTGAACCATTAGTAAATCCGTCACCCGAATCGGTTATGGACATCATATTTTCCTTGCTATTAATCTCAACAGTAATCTTCTTCATCGGTGATTGCATTCTCTTGGCCTCATCAACCGAGTTTGCAAAAACCTCATCGAAGAGTTTATACATACCTATGGAGTGCTCCTTGGTGACTGATTTTATAAAGCCATCCCCTATAATAGGAAGCACTTCGTCGCTTTTTTTAACCGAACCGACGTACATAGTCGGTCTCTTAATAATATGCTCGAAATCAGTAAGAACCTCTATTGATTTATTAACTTTGCTCATGTATATGAAATTTACTTTAATTTTATATCACACCTACACAATTTAATTTCAATAAAAATCCCCAATAATAAAAAATTATTGGGGATTTCGTTATATTGTTGATTTTTATTACATTCCCTTAGGAGAGAAGAATATTTCAAATACTTGTCTAGGTTCAATTTCAACAGTGTAATAGTCCATCATTTCTTTACTAGATTCAGCTTTCTTTTTCTTAGATTCTGGGATACCTAAAATATAATCTTTACCTAATTTATTAATAACTCCCTTTACTATAAACTCGGAATCAACAAATATGTTGATTGCATCTGTTTGCTCGTCGTCTTCAGGTCTATCAGATCTCTCCGTTCTACTTCCGTAGATAGCGGTTTTTCTTTGTATTTGTCTTTCTCTTTCAGCTGCTGCATCATCAAGAACATACTTAGGTGCATTTTTACCTTGCGATGGAATCTCAGCTAGAACTACGATTTTTTCAACTTCACCACTTTCCTGATCAGCAATAAATTTATTTAAAACTGATATAATTTCAGGAACTTTAACGACCATAGCTGGTTTAGCACTGGTATTTTTATTGAACTCATCCTCGTTATATACTGGAACTCCTGCTTTTACCTCGGCTTCATCCATAGGAGAATAAGAATCAAATTCTAAAAGATGTTTCATTTTACTTTCTAATTATTTTCTCTATATATCACTATACCTTTCTGCTATCCTGTGCTTTTTGCATCTGTTGCATCATCTGTAGCTTTTTGGATTTTTCCTCCGATCCTTTCTTATAGAAATCCATATTTTTCTTAAGCCTAGCTTGTTCAGCTGGTGCTATATCCTTAAAGAAAGGAGCACTTAAAATAGCTGATGTTTTTTCCATAGCAATTTCTGGGTTACCTATATAATAAGCAGCCAGTGAATATTCATCCAAAAGTCTCCATTGCCAAATTTCAGGCTCAATAAAAAGAATATCCGATGTTCCTTTAGTTTTTATAGCTACATCACCATAAGCAAATGCAACAAGATGTCTTCCCTGATCTCTAAGCTTTCTCATGGTATGGAAAACACACTCTAATCTGGATGGCCTATATTCCCATGCTTTGGAATATAATTCTGAAAGCTCGTTATCTGGTTTACCCTTTTTCTCGCTTATCTTGGCTATCATATATTTGGAATAGTAAACCTCTTCTTCCCATCCACCCATATCTATTCTCTTCTGATATGCTTCTATAGCTTTATCTAGCTGTTCAGAATCTCTATAACTCTGTGCTAAATAAAACATATATCTTTCGTTACCCGGCTCTTTTATCAATGCTTCTTCCAATATCTTGGCATCATTTGAATATTTTTCCTCTAGTGAACCAGCTCTTTTAAGTGGAGAAATATCAGCAATAACGTGGCATCCTCTTATTGGAGACTGCAGAACTTCCTTCTTATCTTCATCAAGAAATAGATACTCATGAAGAACCCCTCGATACACCCAATTCTGGTTTGATCTGACTATCTGTGCTCTGTTATATTGTAGAGCATTTAGTTTATATAGAAGCTGATAGCAATCCGCTTGTGTGTCCAATCCAGCAAATGGATTTACTCCTGGTGTATCAGGAAAAAAAGTATCATCCGCATCGATTATCCATCTATAGTCACACTTATCTTTAGCCAAATTTAAACTTTCAGTTCTATTTACCTCAAAGTTTACCCATGGTCTCTCGTGCAATTCCCCTTCAATACCCAACGAATCCATCGTGGTTTTAATAACTTCCTTCGTCTTGTCAGTTGATCCGGTGTCAACTATTACCCAATATTTTATATAAGGTGCAACAGCCTTCAAACACCTTTCCATGGTGTCTTCCTCGTCTTTCACAATCATAACCAAACATAATGATATTGTTTGCTTCAGATTTGATTTGGGTAGAATGTTCATAGGAACCGACATCTTAATCGGCATAGATTGCTTCTTTTTATTCTTATTGTTTGTCATTGATTATAATTTAGTAGTTATAGTGTCTTAGTTTATTTTTTCTCCCTTTTTCTTGGAAATATTTATTTTCTCAATTTCACCAACGCCATCAAAAAATAGGGTTGCTTTATAATTTGGTTCTATATGAACTATTAATTTATTTTTATCCCTGTTTGCTGATCTTAATTGTATATCATATTTTTTAATGTCGAGATCCTCGCAAATCCAAAAATCAACTCTAAAATAATTTTTATCGTATATTGAATATGATAATGGATCATCCATTATAGTTATCTTGACATCAAATATATGTTTTCCCTTAAAGTCAAATTCAAGGAAGCACCAATTATCTTTTTTACCGGATGATATTATATTCTCCCCCAGATTAACTAAAAATAGGCTTTTCTTCTGATTTAATTCCTTTTTCTTATAGCTAAGATTTTTGGATAATAGCATATTGCTGATGGATGATATTAAATCATCGGAATCACTATATAGGTTTATTAAACATGATATCTCGCTGGTTTCGTAATTTCTTATTTCTCTTATTTCGATATCATTAGAATTCCTTATCATATAAGAAATAAAATCCAGAGAATCTCCAAGTATATTTCTCCTTAGCTTCTCCAGATTTTTATTTTTTTCTAATTTCTCTTTAAGAGATCTAACAAATTTTTCGCTAGTATCTCTCATATAATTATTTTTTTGGCTTTTTAAGTCCTAGTTTTTTAGCTACTGATTTTAAGACTCCTTCTCTCCCGGTGTTAGCATCTATTGTAATTAATTTTCTGCTCTTCTTATAGAAGTCCAACAAAGGTAAAGTTTTATCATTATATTCCTCGAATCTCTTATCTATTATCTCGTCGCTACCATCATCCTTTCTATTTTCCTTCTTAGCTCTTTCTCTAATTCTTTCCTTCGAGATATCCTCCGGCAGATCTAGAAATATGGCATGGTTTAGACCGAGCCCCATTTTTCCCAGGATTGAATCTAATTTTTTTGATTGCTTAAGATTTCTAGGAAATCCGTCAAAAATAATTCCATTGGAAGGATCTAATTTTTTAAGTTCACCTCTTAGCATCTTTACCATCATATCATCAGATATAAAGTTGCCTCCTGATATTATTTTTTTTAATTCCGGATCGTCTGAATTTCTAATAAGATCTCCGGTTGAAATATGATGTATACCATATTCCTTATTTAGTTCCTTTGATAGAGTTCCCTTCCCTGATCCGGGAGCTCCCAAAATAACCAGGATTTTACCCTGATTATCCGGAAGTTCTCTTTCGTTTAAAAATTCGTTAAATGCTTTTATTTTAGATTCCATTAGTTTAATTTATTTTTATGATCCACACATTTCACAATCCTCAGGATTATCTAAGCTGCATGTAATCCCTGCGGTAGCTTCCTCCGCTGCCCTACTTAATTCCTCACTAGACATACCAATTGATGCTGAGATAGATTCTTTTGCTATTTCTCTCTGTTGTGATGCTGCTTCGTTACTTGTTGTGGTCTTAGCCTTAGATAAATCTACACCCAATCCAGCAATTGCATCAACAGCTGATTTTGTTCTTAGATAATACATCCCCGTTTTAAGTCCAATCTTCCATGAATGGAAATGAGCTGCAGTTAATTTAGCAGAATTAACATTCTCTATAAATAAATTAAGTGATTGGGATTGACATATAAATTTACCTCTGTCAGCAGACATATCAATAAGATCTTTCTGTCTTATCTCCCAAACAGTTTTATATGTTTCTCTTATAGATTCAGGGATTTGCGCTATATTCTGAACCGATCCCTTATGTAAAATGATCATATTCTTCATATCTTCTCCCCAAAGATCTAAAGCAATCAGATCTTTAACTAGGTGTTTATTTATAATAACAAATTCACCGCTTAATGTTCTTCTTGTATAGATATTTGATGTAAATGGTTCAAATGCCTCGTTGTTACCCATAATTTGTGCTGTGGATGCTGTTGGCATAGGTGCTAATAACAATGAATTCCTAGCCCCGTTTTTCATAACATCTTTTCTTAGCTTGGTCCAATCCCATCTTCCTGAAAGATCCGAATCGTTGAAGCCCCATAAGTTAAATTGGAATTCACCTTTACTTAATGGAGAGCCATCGAAAGTTTCGTACTTACCATCTTTCTTAGCAAGATCCATGGAAGCTGTCATCGAAGCAAAATAAATTGTTTCAAATATTTCCTCGTTAATTCTTTTAGCCTCAGGTGAGGTAAAAGGAATACCAACAATAGCAAAGAGATCAGCAAGACCCTGAATACCGATACCTATCGGTCTATGTCTCATATTAGATCTTTTTGTTTCCGGTGTCGGGTAATAGTTAACATCTATAACCTTATTAAGATTCATCGTTGTTTGATAAGCAACATCATATAATGCTTTATGATCAACTTCACATTTACCTCTAGCTATTTTGGCTGTTCTGTTATCTGTTGATCTTAAAAATTTATTAACGGGGATGGAAGCCAAATTACAAACAGCCTGTTCGTCCTTATCAGTATATTCAAGAATCTCAGTACAAAGATTAGAACTTTTAATCGTACCTAAATTTTTCTGATTTGATTTTTTATTAGCTGCATCCTTGTACATCATATATGGTGTACCGGTTTCAGTTTGAGCATCGATAATTTTACTCCAAAGCTCTCTAGCTTTCATTACTTTTCTAGCTTTTCCCGAAGTCTCATATTTAACATAGGCATCCTCGAATTCATCACCATATAATTCCCAAAGACCTTGAACATCAGATGGAGAAAACAATGACCATTGTCCATCCTCTTCAACTCTTTTCATAAATAGGTCAGGTGTCCAAAGTGCAAGGAATAAATCTCTAGCTCTAATCTCTTCCTTACCTGTATTTTTTCTAAGATCCAAGAAATCCTCAATATCAGCATGCCATGGCTCCATGTACATAGCAAATGACCCCTTTCTTTTTCCTCCACCCTGATCAACATATCTAGCGGTTTCGTTAAATACCTTAAGCATCGGAACAATACCATTCGATGTACCATTAGTTCCTTTGATATAAGAACCCGTACTTCTAACGTTGTGTATTGCTAATCCGATACCACCTGCATTTTGAGAAATTATAGCAACATCAGTTAATGTTTTATAAATACCAGGTATGGAGTCATCCGACATCATAAGAAGGAAACAAGATGATAGTTGTGGTTTCTTTGTTCCGGCATTAAATAATGTAGGTGTTGCATGTGTCATCATATGATTTGATAACAGCTCATAAGTTTTAAGTGCGTTCTTAATATCATCTCCCCATATTCCTACTGCAACTCTCATATACATATGTTGTGGACTTTCAGCCACCTGACCATACATCTTCAATAAATAACTTTTTTCTAAAGTTTTAAATCCGAAATACTCAAAATCAAAATCTCTCTCGTGTATAATAGCGCCGTCGAATTTCTGCTTGTATTTAATTACGGCATTATACGTTTCATCATTAATTAATCCAGCTGGCTCATTAGTTTCAGGATCTATATAATTATAAAGATCATGTATGGTCTCAGAAAATTTCTTTTTAGTTACCTTATGTAGCCTAGATACTGCAATTCTTGAAGCCAATATCGAATAGTCCGGATGTTTCGGTATTAATGATGCTGCAGTTTCAGCAGCTAGGTTATCAAGCTCTTGTGTTGTTATACCATCATAGATACCTGATATCACCTTCTGAGCGATTTCTGTTGCATCTACATAATCAGGATTTAACCCGTAAGTCATTTTTTTTATTCTATTTGAAACTTTTTCAAATCTCACCGGCTCCTTCGAACCATCTCTCTTAATTACAAGCATTTATTATCTATTATTTTTAATTTTAAAATTCGGCATCAAACCCAAAAGCATCCTCCGATTTATTCATAACACCAGATTTTTGATATTCTCCAACTCTTTTCTCAAAAAAGTTTGTTTTACCCTGCAAAGAAATGTTTGCCATGAAGTCAAATGGATTTTCAGAATTATAGACCTTGGAGCATCCCAATTCAACAAGTAATCTATCAGCAACAAATTCAAGATACTGTTTCATTAAATCCGAATTCATACCAATTAGTCTAACTGGCAACGATTCAGTAATGAATTCCTTTTCTATTTCTAGCGCACTGGTAATAATCTCTTTTATTCTTTCCTCAGAAACCTTATTTGCTAGGTGATTGTTATGTAACATCACAGCAAAATCGCAATGTAAACCTTCGTCTCTAGATATAAGTTCATTAGAGAAAGATAATCCAGGCATCAATCCTCTTTTCTTAAGCCAAAAGATAGAGCAGAAAGATCCGCTAAAAAATATACCCTCAACAGCAGCAAATGCTACTAGTCTTTCCTGAAAGTGTGGGGAATCTATCCATTTTAAAGCCCATTGAGCTTTTTTCTTAACTGCATCAATTGTATCGATAGCTTTGAACAGATGGTCTTTTTCGTCCTTGTCCTGAATGTATGTGTCTATAAGTAGCGAATATGTTTCGGAATGTATATTCTCCATCATTATCTGGAATCCGTAGAAAAATTTAGCCTCCGTATATTGAACCTCGCTAACAAAATTCTCTGCCAAATTTTCATTAACTATACCATCGGATGCCGCAAAGAAAGCTAATACATTCTTAACAAAATATCTTTCATCATCAGTAAGCTTGTTTCTCCAGTCATTTAGATCCTGAGCTAAATCTATCTCTTCGGCAGTCCATATGGAAGCTTCTTGTTGTTTGTACATGTTCCATATGTCATGATGTTCTATAGGGAATAGAACGAATCTATTTGGATTTTCCTGTAATATCGGTTCAGGTAACGAGTATAAATTTTCCATTATTTCTTTTTAGTAATTGTTTTCTTGTCTTCGGATATTCTCCTTGTTTTTTGAAATGTAGTAATTGTAAAGCTCCTCCGCTGTCATGCCTACTGAGATCATAAGATTAAAGATAAAATGTTGGATGTCAACCAATTCCATCTTAAGCTCCTTTTGATCATCATCCGAAAGATCAGAGATTTTCATCTCATAAGCTTTCTTATGATTGCTTTTCCAAGGTTTCCAAACTGCATTTCCTATTGAATTTACACCATCATTAGAAACACCACCTAAAGCATCGTATGCTTCTGAGACCTCATCATCAATAGCTCTGGTATTCCAAAGCCAAAAATCTTTAATCTCACCGAGAGTCATGTTACTGAAATCGTATCCATAAACTCCCTCCTGTGTCCTCTTCTGAAGGGTCATTAATTTATCCAGGTGGTTTGTGGACTTTACGTAGTCATTCTCAACGAGAAGATCTTTGCATTCATTGTCTGTATTTGCCATAATTGTGATTTTTGACTAGGTTTATTGTCTAGATTAGCTCCACCAGGTTTTTATATATCATCTGATTTTTCCTATCCTCACCCAATCTTCGTTAATTTTTATTCTTTATCTAAAACTTTTTTTAGTTGGTCTATTTCCAGCTCCAGCTCAAGCATTCTGTCTTTTGTTTTTCTCCTTCTGGAGTATAGATCTTTAATGATCGTTCTTAGAATTGGATTTTCTTCATCTGATCCAAAATATGCTCCGGATGCAGTTTTCACCCAATCCTCGCTGGGATTTGATAGATTTTTTCCCTTGTATATTTCTGGTGAAATCCCCCATTGAACCATGGCATTAGGGTAAAGTGAAGCAAAATCGTAGCATGCTATCCATTCATGCAGACCCTTGATTGGTTCCTTAACGTATCCTCCAGCAAACTTAACATGAACCTCTTCCTTTCTCTCAACAACAAAAACCTGTTTCCTATCAAGAAATTTTCTAAGCATCATAACTTCCGTTGACCATACTGGTGAAAGACATCTGTTTATCTCCACCCCCGAGATCATCGCAATCTTAAAGAAAGTTTGCATTGTTTTAAGTTTCTGATCTATGTAATGAACAAGTGCGCAATCGACAGCGTTATAGAAAATAAAGTCTTCGAAATTGGATTGGTATAAATCTCTAAGTGTTCCGTTATATTCAACCTTTTTAAATCCTGCTGCTTTTTCAGCAACGTAATCAAGTCTATTACTTTCCTTTATTTTGATTACTCGATCCCATTTTTTGTAGATTTCCAAGTAGTCAAACATAAGTAAGTGCATAGGTAACTGTGCTTTGCCTATTAAATAATTACCAGGTGAAATAATCTTTGGATCTATACCAAGTCTCTTTGCCCTGTTCATTAAATAAGGCCAGTCATATCCGAGCCAGTTCCATCCAGTTATAACTGGCATTTTAGGTCCAAGCTCTCTAAAGAATGTGTACATCATGTCATACTCGCTTTCAAACTGTTTGTATTTAAAAGTCCAGGTATCACCAGTTTTTGCAAAATAGTCGTTGGTTTTCTTGTATATGCTAGCTTGTTGTTCAGGTGTCAATGGATCTAATCCAAGAACTATAATCTTATTCTTATCGGTAGCTATACCTATTGATAAAACACGATTTCTAGCATTTTCTGTATCCAATGCCGCTGCCATGTCTTCAGTTATCTCAACCTCAATATCGACAAAGTATTTCTTAGGCTCTTGAAATTCCCATAATGGCTTAGTTAATTCCTCGGGTGCTTCTATTAATATCTGAGCCATTCGATACTTATCGTATCTTTCAGTCTTAGCTTTTCTTACAGGTAAACCTGTCCAATCAGTCCATTCCTTATCCCTTTTGGGATCATTTGGACCGCACTTTTCCCAATTATATCTTTGATCTTCAGCTATTGGTACATTAAGAAATGCTAATTCGCCTTCTTCTCCGAAATGAGAGACTTTTAAATATGATCCTTTGTTTTCGATATCAATTATCATTCACTATATTTTTCTGGTTCTTTATAATGTTTTATCCTGAAATAAAATTATGTTCCGTACGGATATATAAAATATATGAAAAATATCAAAAACTTTAAAGATTGTGTTAATGAATGGCTGGATGCTCCGGGTAGCGTTGATGTTCCAGGTAACGAATATGCACCAAGAGTAAATTCCAGAAATTATACACCAGCACACCAACCCTTACCGGAAGTGGTGGATGCAATGTACGAAGCTTCGTATTTCCATGAATTTCTAGACAACGAAGGTAAATCAGAGGAATTTAATAATTTCCTATCGGAAGGTAAAAAAACTGGCTCCGATGTAGCTGAATATATCAAAGGGGCATTTAACGAGAAAAGTTCGAAAAAAAATAACTAGCATCCAGTTACATCACTGATATATCTAGCTAATTTTTTATCGGTTGGTGTTATTGAAATATTATTATTAACGAATATTTCCCAGGATTCCCTACCATAAACACCTATACCAGGTAAATCATTAACGTCAGTAAATCCAGATATCCATTTCTGACTTAATTGTATTATTCTCTTTGCCTTTATATTCTGAAATCCGGTACATTTTATGACCGCTGCTAGATCCAAAGGATCACATCCAATAGTAGATATGGGATCTGGAATTAAATCAAATACGGAGCTTAAAATCGGTCTTACCTGTTTATTATTTGTTTGATTCAATAATATGCAACAAACCATAATTTTCCATGGTGAATCCAGATATTCCTCCTGTATTAAAATTTCTCTTTCCATTTAGCAAAAATAGATAAAATCCACGAAATAAAAAAATATTATTATCATATTCATTTGATATATAATTGATATGAACATAAAGCACCTACAAACAGACGAATTCTTTGCCACGCAAACACCCAAGGATTCAATATATCTTCACCACTCCAATGGAGCATATAGACCCGATTGGACTATTAAATCGTGGGATAGACAAGAGACAACAGGTGGTAGCAAGGTTAGAAGCGCAAAATCATATGTTATTGGTGGATTAAGTTCGATGGGAACCTCAGATTTATATAACGGGGAAATATACGAATCATTCGATCCTAAATATTGGTCACACCATCTAGGGATAAAATCTAAAAATAACACCTTCATCAATCAAAAAAGCATAGCTATAGAATTATGCAACTATGGACCACTAATTAGATCCAAAGAGGGCAGATTTTATACCAATAGTAGAGTTGAAATTGACGAAAGTCTAGTAACCACTCTTGATAATCCATTTAGAGGCAATCTATATTATCAAGCATACACGGATTCACAAATAGAATCATTAAGAATACTTATATTGGAACTTAGTAATAAATTCGATATAGATTTATCTAAGGGAATAAAAAAAGAGCTTCTTTCATTATCCGATGCAAATTTAGCGTTCGAAATAAATAAAAAAGCTCTTGAGGGTTATCCTGGAATATGGTCACACTCTAATGTTAGAATGGATCGTGATGATATTTACCCATGTCCCAGATTAATAGAGATGTTAATAAACTTATAATATAGCTTATTATTTTATTGTAATCTTCTTGGAATCTGGATTCTTAATCTTAATCTTAGGAATATCTATAACCAATACACCATTTTTAAAATCAGCTGATATATTATTACTATCAGCGTTATCAGGTAGCGTGAAAAGCCTATCTGATTTTTTAACCCATGTATTACCGTTGATGATTGATATCTTAATAGAATTTTTGTTTGTAGTTTCTATATTAATATCGCTCTTTTCTATACCTGGTAGGGGTAATTTAAGTAACCATCCAAGATCTTCATTATCTGACACCTCGTATTTTTTATCATCAAGTTTCTGATTAAACATTGAGTCCAATATGGAGTCAGTCAGATTATTCGAATTAATAATCGGGAAGATGGTTCTGAATCGGTTTGTGTTCATAATTTATTATTATTTTTTATATAATTATTTCAAAAATCGCTCCATACAAAAAAAGATGACTAAAAGTCACCTTTCTGGTATTTTTATTGTTTACCAATTGACGAAATGTCATTTTTTATTTCTATTAGAAAACTCCAGGTATGATTTTAGTTTCTTCATGACTTTCTTTCTCTTGTTTGCTGCTGCAGTACCCACAGTAAGAGAAGGAAATTTATCACCAGATCCAACGTTATTCGGATTATAAAATCCAGCATTTGTTCCATCGTTAGTTGGTGTTGCCGGATTTCCCATCCCGCCAACATCACCCAGGGTTGCTAATCCACCCCCGTCCATGTCTTCGGATATCTCACAGCCTTTATTTTTTAAATATTCCTTTAGCTGCCATTTTTCGACGCAGTAAGAATTCTCATTCAGCCATTTATTCATGCACTCCATTAAACACTCATAACATGATTCATCGCAACTATTTAGTGCCTCTTCTATCGAATCTTTTTCATCATCCATGCAAACTAAGCATCTTGATTCTCCTATATGTGACTTAAAATCCGGGTAAACCATATTTAATCTAATATTATTTTTATATTATGCGAAAATATTCTGACTATATTTCCCTTCTCGTTTTTAGTTATGTAACCTATTATATCTTGGTAACCATCATATATAGGTTCCTGTATTAGTAATTTTCGATCAAGGTTATCCAATACCCATTTATTAAGTATTTGACTAATCTCCTTCGAATGATCCTTTTTAATATTGCCTAGATTTATACTAGGATCTCCACAGTCGCACATAGTTATCTAAAGTCTTCGTTATCTTCTTTTCTCTTTATATATTGCCATAGGTAATCTAGAGCCTTTTTATAATCTGATGATTTTCTGAATGGTATTATATATTTCTTTATATCGTTACCGTTACCCTGTGGAACATCATCGGATTTTATGGGATTATATCTTCTAACTGTTCCGGATGGATGTATCGTATAAAAAACATCACTGTGACCCTTCTCCCTCTGCTTATGTTTAGTTCTTACGAACTTCATGGTGTTATTAAGAGCCTGCTGGTCAGATGTTTCCTCAGAAAATCCAAGATTTATTAATCTTCTATATTCCTTGGTTCTTCTTACCCTATCAAGATCTAATGACCTCCTTGAATCTACCCTATATTCATCATTGGGATTATAGTCTTTAAAACTCTTGATGTTTCTCATGATCTATATATCTAACTATAATTTGGTCGATTATGCAGTCATCATCGGTGGATTTGGATCGGTCCATTCCGGTGTTGCCAAAATTATTAAAATTTCATCATATGTATAAGGACCTTCCTTTGTATTTAGGTTACTTACACATTCTGGCATTACACCATCCCACTTAACAAATGTCTTTGTTTGGTCCACAGATTTTCTAACCGTATCTGCTGATGTTTCTAAAACTTGAGTGAAATCGATTTCATTCAATTCACTTACATTGAAAATCATAAATTCTCTGTTGTCGTATTCTTGTACTTGTGTTTCCATATTATTATATATTTTTTATTATAAACCAAATCTTGATTTGGCTGCATTATAGTTTTGTGATATTTCTTGTGGGGTTAACGCTCGGTTATATATTCTTGCAATTGGGATATGTCCATTAAAATTATGAGTCCCATCTACAACACTACCACCATAAGTTCCAACATAATAAGTTGCATCGGGTATCGTACCTGTTTGTGGGGTTGACCATATCTCAACACCATTAAGATATGCTCTTGCCATAGTGCCGTCATAAGTACCAACTAAGTAAGACCAAGAATTGTTTGGTATACTACCATTCCAATTAGATACCCTACTATTGTTAGTTTGGTTTGCCCAATGCATTGAGAACGTATTACCGCCATCCGTTGAATCAATGATACCTAAATACATACTATTAGATGAAGATATCGCACCGCCCCTTATCGTTCCTGAAACCGTTAGTTTAGTTGGTTTTATCCAACTTTCGCAAGTAATTGCGGTTGTTGGTTTATTAGAAAATGTAGGTACAACCATATAATCGTCAGTCCCATCAAACACGATACTTCCACCATCTGAACTATTAAATGTGGTTCCGTTTGTTAAGGTACCATTAGTACCATTAGTTGTTAAATCTTTCCATGTAGTTCCTGATCCTGGATAAGACACGAAATTACCAGCATCTAACGCCATAATTAAACCATCCGTTATTATAGGTGAACCATAGTAGTTTTGAGTAGTCTCTGCATCGGTTAATGCCCTATTATAGACCCTAAATTTAGACATCTCTCCTTTCCAGGGAAGTTGTGCTGAACTAAACGCACCTATAGTGTTATATGAACCCAGCGAAACATTCCCAGTAAAAGTATCTGTACCGGATGGAGTCATTATCTGATTGTTTTGTTTTACCACCACCTGACCGTTAGGGTTTAAGATAAAGTGATATAATGCTCTTACGTTTAATATTCCGGCACCTGCTTTATACCATCTAAAAAATGCATTAGAAGTATTGGTGATATCGAAATATCCATAATCACCACCCCAAGGCCAATGTGCCATCATTCCTCTATCAGACCCATTAGGACCTACAAAATTAAACATTCCATTATATTCTTGAGTGGGGTTACATAAAACTTCCACTGTGAATTGATTTGTAATATCATAAGTTGATGATCCATCTGATACGTAGTCATCAGCTCCATCAAATACGATAGACCTAGTTGTGGAGTTAAATGTTGGTCCATTTGCTAATGTACCAACATTTCCATATCCACTCAAATCATTCCACTTCGTACCAGTCGTTGGATATGAAATAGCATTGGACGCATCAAGATTTAACATCAAATTATTTTTTACGATATTAGCGGTGTTAAATCTTGCTAATCCTGCGTTGTAGTTTTGCAATATTTCTGATGATGATAATGCTCTACTATAAACTCTATTGGAATATATATTTCCACCAAATGGTCCAAGCGAAGCTAAATCATAACCGCTACCGCCAACACCGGAAAATGTTTGCGTGCCTGCTGTTTGGTTTGGTGTTAATAATTGACCATCCAAATAAATTTGATTGACGCTTCCCGAATGTCTAAATACTAGATGGTGTATATTACCGTCAGTAAAATTTGGAGAGGTCCACCAGATCCTATTACCTCCGTTACCCTCCCAATACATCCAAAGACTATATCCTGAATCATTAAAATTACAGTTCAGATTACTACCGTAGAAATTCCATAAGTGATTCCTTGTTGTTTTAGTTCCTCTATACCAGGTATCAACAGTAAGCTCATTAGTAAATGTTTGAACGAGATTAGTACTAACAACATCATCAGCTCCATCGAATACTATAGACCCGCCATTCAAGGAACTAAAAGCCGGTCCATTTACAAGGGTTGCATTATTTCCGTTATGTGATATATCATACCAGCCAGTGCCGTTAGTTGGATATGATGGTATAAACCCAGCATCAACATTAAAGACCAAACCATCAGTAATTATTCCTTCGTAATTTTTATTAACACACGCATAATTTGTTTGAGTTGCATACCAGTTTAAACATTGTACTGCTGTAGTGAAACCCTGACCTGATATAATATTGGTGTATGATATTAGCTCAAGATCGCTGTTCGCAGTGTGAAAGCTTATCTTGGATGTTTCATTTACGTTATATGAATAAATGGTGTATCCACCCGACATCGGCGTTACTCCATTATAGTGACCAGATGAACTTGAAGGTCCCTTACCAACGTCACCCACACCAAAAAAGAAATTCCCCTTCTTTAATGACTGTGTATCACCAGTTGTTGAATGTTTTATTGAATTTGGCATTTTTTATTTTATTTAGTTTTATTTAAAAATCGATTATAAAATAACTAAACGATTAATAGCCATTCATATCCCTCAGTGATTCCTAATAATTGATTCTGATCATATGGACCCTCAGCGCTTTCCATGGTGGAAATAAAATCGGGATTTTCAACAGTGGTCCAACTAACGTATGTTTTATCCTGATTTACACTATAAATTAATGTCTCCGGAGTTTGTATAACCTCATTAAAATCAACCTTATCCAATTCGTATACTTTAAAAATTATAGATTTCATCATATTATCACTATTTTACTTCCTCCAATGTTATGTCACCAAATAGCATAATTGGTAGAGGAGATGTTCCACCAGGTACCGCATAATTTATCAAATGCAAAAACATGACATATTTTGTTCCATATCTAAAAGGCAAACCGCTATTTCGGTTTTCCCCAGTAAATACACCACTCTCGTGTGTTCCCCAGCTACCAAAAGGAGCTTCTGTTGGATAGAATACATAATTATATGTTCCACCAGCAACACCATTCATTACTGGTGTACCAGCTGGTGTGGGATAACCTATGTCAGGGAAAGAAACCCAATTATTATTAGAATCAGCAAATCTAAATCTCAATTCACCTCCACCAATATCAGTTATCTCGTTATAATAGAGATCCACATCACCATAACCTATCCTAGTATATTCCCAAGGTTTATTAAATTCTGGATGTGATGGTGGGTACATCATAAAATGTCTGAAGTAATAGGTATTACCTGGACCTACCCATTGATTATTTACACTGGAAACATATGCATATGAATCACCAGCAACCAAATTTCTAGTCAAAGTTGTATTAGCAATTCCCCCACACATTCTCAGATCAATGAACCTGTAGCTTGAATCAAGTGTCATGAATCCGGTATAACCTCCAGAAAGTATATTATCTCCCGGCCCACCCTTAGTGAGAGTCCTATTTTTAACTGTCACCTTATATTTTTTTGTTGTATCAACCTGAACTGGTGTATCACTAGTAAATGTCCCATACTGTGTCTGAGGGAGTTGCAACGAGTAACTATATCCAGGAAGGGTCGTCGTACTATTAGTAGATCCACCAGAATAATTCTGGAGTGCACCTCCTGAAGTTAAAAATTTAAAGTTACCATTGGTATAAAAATTTTGGAATCTTCCCTTTTGCGAATTATAATTCTGGGTTATCTCTGATTGTGTTAGTGATCTATTATAAACTCTAAAAACTGCACATTCCATGATCATATTATATCCTCCACCTCCCCAAGTTGCAATCTTACCGTAGCCGCTATTAAAGTTTCTGTTACCTGATGCTTCACCGGAGTACTGTTGACTTAATGTCTGTGAAACTCCATTAACATATATCTTATTATTTGTATATGCAACATCACTCCTAAATTCAAATATATAATGAGCCCATTCGTTAACGATACCCAATGAGTTAACAGTGGATTGAGATATTCCATAGACATCACCATTCCCAGTATTATACCCAATTGATCCACCCGCAGTATATACGTCGTAATATTGCCATCCCATGAACATCCTATTACTATAATCTGATCCTATTTTACACCACATCTCGACACTGGCGGTACCAGATAGATTCGGTGCATAGAAATCCACACGATCGTCAACACCATCGAAGGTTAAACTTCCACCTCCATCAAACGATGACCCATTTGGGTTAAATGAGATACCATTTACCAATGTTGCATTATTATTACCCGAGCTTATGTCATAGATTGTTGTTCCTGAGGTTGGATATGATACTGAAAAACCAGAATCCAGATTTAATACCATCCCGCTCGTTAATATATTCTCATAATCGAAATTCAGAACAACTCTATCCGATTGCGACGAAAAATAATTAAGACACTGCACCACCGTGGTATATGATGTACCCGCGATTTTATTAGTTAAATCTATTAATTGTGCGTCATTGGAAGCAACATAAATCGATGGTCCATTGGATGTCTTATTTAGATATATCGTATATCCACCATATGTTGGAGTTATACCGTTCCAGAAACCAGTAGATGAGGTTGGTGCGTAATCGACATTATTTATACCAATCAGGATATTTCCCTTCTTAATTGTATTAGATTGCGAGGAGCCGCTATATTTTATTTTATTAGCCATTGTGTGATCTGAACTGCTATATCATATATTACTTAGAGGAAATCCAATCTCTATAATCCTTCAAATTCTGGAGGTTCTTCTTACCTTTGGATTTTTGTTTTGAGTCAGGATCCAAAAATGGCATTATCTTGGCTGGTCCGCCAGGATAGAAATCCGGTATTTTCGGTGATGTTACTATAGCTAGATCCTCGTCAACGTGATCTGGTAGATTTTTATATTTTGTTGATGCATAAGCTTTCAGCTCTTTCTCGGTCATTCTTTTAGAAAGATCTACTATCGCTTTTCTATATTTAGGGTCTATGTCTGCTGGTTTAAGTTCACCTATTCTAACAGCATAAGCCTGCCCCATTAATCTCTGTTGTGCTACACTCGATGATGGCATAATTATTAATTTTTTTACAGACTATATATCAAAAAAAAAGACCTACTTTAAAAATAGGTCTTTTTGTTTTTTATTCCATTCTTTTTGAGTAATGGGCTTAGAATCTAAATCCCAATTGGTATCGGGATTTATTATCCTCTTCTTCTGATTCTTCCAGTCTCCAAACGTCCATATGAATCTGTTATATTGTTTACCAACCGTAACAAATCCGGTATCTCCAGGCTGTATAGCTATTGGTGATTGTGGTGGTGCATAGAAACTAGTTTCTGCAGATTTAGAGGAGTTCTTCTTCATATTTGTCTTTATCGTATATAACCGCTTCGATCAAAGTTTTATTGATCTGGAAGGTTTCAAATCCTCCAACGGTTCCATCCATATACTCAGCAACTTTCTTTTCTACCTCGATGATAGATTCTCCAGCAACTAAGAATTGGGATTTTTTGTACATTGGGTCGCCTGCTTTATTAACTTCACCAGACTCGAAATTTACTTTTACTAAATAGTAACTCATTTGATTTTCTTTTTAGAGATTAAAATTACGCTTTGTTGTTTTTTGCTTCCTGTACTTCAACTCTTAAGTCCTGTGCAAGTTTTTTAAGTTCTTGCATAGCTTGTCTAACTCTAGTACCAGCTGCTCCGTTTCCTTTAGATGCGAATTTTTCAACATCACCTTGTGTTTGCTCGATAAGAGCTTTAATTTGTTCGAATTTTTCCATTTTGTATTTATTTTAATTATTAATTATATAAACTTTTTAATAAATGTTTCCTTATCTGCTAAGAATAACTGAATTCTTATCAGATCCTTCCTGAACTGACCAATTTCCGCCTAATTGTGAAACCGACATAGATTTCATGTATTCCATATATGTACCTTTACCCTCATACTGGAGATTATCTTGAATCTCGTCATATATTCTAGTTACCTTTGAATTAAGCTCCAAGTAATCAGTAACACATTTATAAACATACTCCATTAGCCTAGATAGCTCGTTAGATCCCATCTTAAATTTATTCTTATCTGTCTGTGGGATATCTTCCTTATCTACAGCGATATCCTCTATTACTTCCGGTGAAATTTCATTTAATGTTAGTACACCATACGAATTCTTAGCACCTTCTATATTACCATGATCCGAATATTTCCCGATTATGAGGTGGAATCCTCTAACCTCTTCATTCTCCATATCAAGATTAAAGAAATAATGATATAAATCCCCGTTTTTTTTCATTAGAAATGGGGAAGTACCAAATCCATCAGACTCATTCATATTACTTACAAATTGTCCGAAAGTTGCAATTTTTGTCATTTTATTCTTCGTTATTTTTAATTTCTTTATTAACCTCATCTATGGTTTTCTCATCGCCATATTCATTCAGATAATTAATAACTTCTGTTTTATCCGTTTTTTCAGAATCAGATAATTCATCGTCAGATAAACCTTCATTAACGCCGGTTCCTTTCTTAGAAGAAACTAACTGCTGATAAAACGATGCTACTGATGGGGGAACAAGCTTCTTAAAAGCTACAAAATCCTCCGCATCAATCATATCTCTAACTTCCGATCCGCTGGTGATTCTAGGAGTCTCTATGATCTCTATATCATCAGGAAAATCACCGCCAGCTTTCTTAAGATATTCTGCTTGCTTCTTGTAATCTTCTGTTCTATCATCACCACATCCTATATATTTGGGAAGGTATCCCATCTGTTTAGCTTTACCGTATATAATTCCGAGTAATCCTCGATCTACCATGAAATATCCGGATATAGTTTTAGAATTCTCTCTAACCACTGATTCCATATACTTATCAACTAGATCAGTATCAAATGGAGATTTACCAGATTTATTATGTCCAGGATGAACTACTGCTATTATCGAAGGCAGATTATTCTTTTTAAATAGGTCATTAGCCATCTTAAGATGACCTTTATGGAAAGGTTGAAATCTTCCAACAATTAAATTTACTTTCTGCAATTCTTTGTCTTTCTTTTCGGCTGATTTATCTTTTTCTTCTATTGGTTCAGCATCGGGCTTTTCCTTGGTGTCTATAGTTTCCAATGTTGATATAAAATCATTATAAGAAAAGAAGTGATCGTCCTTATGATCATCATTTTCACTCTCAGACGTAACATAATCAACTTTCTTGGTTGACATATTAGATTTTCTAAAATCAAAAAATGATGGGACTGATTGGGATTCTTGTATTTTTGGGGTCTGTTTTCTATCTACTTCCTTTTGTATATCAGAGACCAGCATATTGAACTGGTTTATTATACCAGCAGTAATTATTCCACCCGCTCTTTTCTTTATTTTTCTAAAAGAATTCAATATTAACTTAAATAATGATTCATATGAATCATCCTGCTCAAGATAGCTAAGTACTCTTCTATCTCTTATTAGTTCCTTGTTTAGTCTGAATTCGTCCTTCTTTAAATAATCAGGTTCCTGAAAATCCGCACCTTTATATTTATAGCCATAGTCGTCTAGGAATTTAGAAAATACATCAGAAACAAACGAAATATACCTCTCATCTTCTGAATCTCCATCGATTCTAAACGAATCAACCCCAGATTCCAATATAAAATTCATAACATCCAGAACAGTAAGTCCCAGAAAATCACTAGGTTTATTTTCAATCTTTAATTTGGTTTTATTTTTTGCCATTTCGGTAAATACTGGATCTACCATCTTTGACACAACAGTCTCACCTTCACCTTTCTCGTCACCAAACTTAAAAACTATTCCTTCTATGGCCTTATCAAGGTCGTCGTTTAATGCGCTTTCCTTGGCTTCCGGATTTAGTACACCTATGATATACCTAACAAAACTCTTAGTCTTATACTCAGATACCAAATCATCGAATGGTGTTCGTAGAAAATCTGATATTTTTTCTTTCTGATCCTCACTAAGATATCCTTGAAAAATAATCGGGGGTCTCTCAACTCCTAAAAGATCTGCCCAGGTATCTAATTTCTCCTTGTCATTTATAAAATTATTGGAAGGCTTAGAGTCCTTAGGACTAACGTAAGACAATATAAGATTATTCTTTGGCATTCTATCGTAAGCAATCTCGACTGGCTTATTATTAGCAAAATATTCCAATCCAAATTTCCATCCTCTTGGGATTTTACTTATTGTGTGTGGACTCAAAGATTCTATATACTGGATAGGCTTCTCATAATATTTCATAAGGGTTCTATCAACCATTGTTATCGGATTTCTCTGATCTCTCTTATAGAATACAAATTTACCATCGTTAGCATCTCTTTCGAAAACAAAAGCAGATCCATCCATTTTTTCATTAACAGTTACATAAGTACTAAAGAGATTATCAATAAACTCTTTTCCTTTCTTATGGTAAATATCATATAAGTGGCTAATTCCAGACATATTTAATTTTAATTTTATCTTTATATTTATATAAGATTAAGCTCTTTTTATTTCGGAGGGCCTCTCTAAATTTGCTCTAGTAATATATTCGAGGAACTTTTCCTCTATTTCGCCAACCTTATCATAAAGTTCAAAACTAGGTGAATCTATAATCTGGTATAACTTTTCGAATGTTTTAACGTCATTGATTGAATAACCTGTACCCAATGCAAAGTCTATAAATTCCTGAGGATCTCTAGTTATAAATCTCTCGCTTCCGCTTATCTTGGCAGCATTCTTTAATCTAGGTTTTAGTTTGCCTCTGTATGATTTAGTATGCCAATATAAACCATCGCTTAATATCAGCACAGGTGAATCATAATCCATAACTTCTCCAGCATCGTTAACATCCAATACCATTCTACGTATTGCTAATATAGCAGCAAGTAACCAGTTTCTATGAGCTGATTTATATTTACTTTCAGATGTTTTGTAGTCAGGTGAATAGTAGATAAACTTTGCCCATTCCATATCAGCAACGGGTATTAAATCAAGCTGTACAATTCCGTTAGTTTGATCACCGTTTATAGGCCATCCTATACTTACTATATTTAGTCCCTTCAAATAATTTATTTCAGGTTCGAATCCCAATTTGCTTGTTAGCTCTTCCGATCCACTTAATATCGAATAAATATATCCAGATACCTCCTTTAGTGGCACATTGAATAAATTAGAATCAAGTCCAAGATCAAGATCACCCGATGTATCATCTGGATTTTTCTTTTTCCCTATGCTTCCAATAACGATGTATTCACCAGCAGATGAATTGGGATTTACACCAATAATCGGCAACAATATGCTCTTTATTGAGGCTAGTGTTTCTTCAAACTCATCCTCCCTTATTCTTCTAGATGTTTTAATAGCGGCACCACCCTCTAATAAAATTACAAAGTTATTAAATGATAGCGTTTTATTGTGCATTGCTTGTCTTTTTATAATACCTCTCCATTATACCATTCATATAATCGGCGTACATTTCCTCTTCCTTATTCTTAGGGTTTGCTGGATCAAAATCCTTCCCGAAGTATTTTTTACCCTTGATCACTCCAGATTTATAGAACTTTTCAGCATCAGCATCGGTAACTTTTTTATCACCAATATTATCCCTTTCCCATTTATTAAGGATTTCAGTCTTTTTAGCTTTTAGTTCGTCCTTAGTAAACTTATTTGAACTTTTCTCCTCTTTACTTGATCCTTTAGGTGTTAAGAAATCTGCAACAGCAGCTCCAGCTCCGGTAATTAATCTAAATACATTAGGAATTAGGTTGGTTGCTCTTCTTGCAGCTTGATATTTGTCATCAGAATCATAATAACTAGAATAGTAATTAGAATCCTTCATATCATCACCAACTCTCGTGTTCATATCTCTAAGCCATCTACTAAATGTAGTCTTCCCTGTGCTGCCCTCGGAGCTAGCTTCGGATACATTGTTAGTAAATTCAGTAAATGATTTCATTATCATAATTAAAATGTTTTCTGTATATATCCCAATGAAAACTAAAGTTTAACTTTGTATATTTTATAATCGAAAGATTCCTTCTTGTATATCTCCATTCTCTCCAGACTATGTTTCATTAAATAATTCAAATAATTTTTGGTACTAAAATCGTCAACGAAATCTATAATATTTACTTTGTCCTTTCCTTCCATTTTACGCATACCCCTACCTAAACTCTGCTTAATTAGAACTTCACTCTTATATGATTCAACAAGAAATATATTATGCAGATTATTGATCGAAATACCGGTAGAGAATGTTCCATAAGTTGCTATAAGGACCTTATTTTCACCCGAGCTCATTCTTGTTTTATATTCCTCTCTTAGAGCTTCATTTGTTCCACCTTCGACGTAGAAAACCTCCTTGTCCGAGTTTTTCTCTCTTAGTAAATTCCATATCTGCTTTCCGTATTCATCCTTAACTGATTGAAATAGTACTAGTGAATTCTTAGAACTTTTACTAATGAAATCAACTATGTAATTAAGTCTTTTTCTGCTTTCTATAACTAACTTTCTTTCTATGTTATAAAACTCATTTCCTTCTATTTTTTTATCCGATGATTTATTCGAATTGTTAAGTTTTATGTCAGCAAGTTTTTGTTTATAGCTATCTTCAAGCCAATCCATAATAACAACCTTTATCGAAACAGGTGTTGCATAGTTATTATCAAAAAGATAGCTTGGCGGGATTTCAACAACAAGTGGACCTAAAAATTGCTGTATTGTCATATAATCAGCGGTTCCTTTCTTTGTCAATGTTCCGGTTAGACCAAATCTCCATCTAGAGTGCATGCAATTTGCAACTATCTTCTTTATGGACATGGAATTCGTATGGTGTGCTTCATCAACAAAAACAACATCAACATCAGCAAAAAATTCTGGTTCCTTCTTCACCAGTGATTGGAAAGTACCCATAATGACATCACAGCCTTCCCTGAGCTTACTTCCTCCACCGATTTGCTGAATCTTAACTCCTAATTTTTCTATTCCATAATCCTCGAAATCGTCGCTCCCTTGAAAAACAAGATTATTATTGGGAACTATCATCATATATTTTTTAATGAGTCCCTTGGATTTCAAATAAGCAAATATCATAAATGATATTAATGTCTTACCTGACGAAGTGGCTACCTCAGAAATAGAATATCTGTATCTTATAATCTTCCAAGCCGTTTCTATCTGATAATCTCTGGGTTTCTTATCGGGATCACCACCTATACCATCCTCAAAAAATTCATTCACCCATGTAGTAAAATCCTCTAGTGTTATGTCCCTTATAATAATCTCCTCTATGCCTTTTATTTGCATCTCGATTTTATACTTCTCACCTATCTCAAGAACCTCTCTCCATAATCCAATAGGAACCTTCCACATATTTCCTTTCTTCTCTATAAAGCATATGTTTCCGTCCCATATCTTCTTCTTAACCAGTGGATGGAAATAGAAGTTATGGATCTTTTGCGTTAGTGATATATCTAGTTGTTTTTTCTCGACCTCGTCCAGGGATTCAATTAATATCATCCATTGTTGGTCTTCTGAAACTTGAAATTTTAACATATAAATTAGTTATTTCTATTTCACCGTAGATCCTCTTAGATAATCCTCCAACGATATTCTTTGGCGAACCCCGTATAGCATGTGATCGGTGGTTTGTATTGTTTGGTCTATGAATTTTCTATGTCCTTCAACCAATTCTATCTTTTCTGATATCTCGCTTAAATCTCCCTCGATCAACACTGTTTTCTCATTAGATCCGTATCTAACATCACTTCTTTCAGAATAATCCTTCATCTTTCTGGATTTTTCAGTTCTGTATTTAGAATTAAGTTTGGATACAATTGATGCCAGTTTATAACTATATTCAAGCAGTACCTGTCTCTGACTAAATAGATCAATCTGAGCCTTAGCTAGAGTCTGTATATCCTTCATTTGTATTGCTATTACTTGGACCTTTTCTCTCCATTCGTTTCTCTCTGTTTCGAAGATTTTATTAAAGTCGCTTTTTTGCTCTGTAGACATATTAGAATAGATTTGTTTTTGTTTTTTGTTTTTTCTTGCCAGATAAATCAACAACTCTTACGTTTTTTGATATCTCGTTTTTACCTTCAGTTTTAGGGTCTGCTATTTTAGGTTCAGAGAATTCTGTATTTACTTCATATAAATCGGACTCTATGACCTTTATTGGAAATTTTATCTTGCTAGTCGATCTTCGAGTAACCTCTTTTTCCCAATCATCGGTGAGATCTATATGTATATTAGAATTATCCATTTATAAAATATCCAAGATCTAAAATGTCATTGGTAAAATAGTTATCAAGCCTTTTAATTTTCTTACCGGTGGTTCTTAAATGTATAACTAAATCATTAAGATCCCATTTTTTATTTTTATTTATATTATTCTCCTCCAGAAATTTACCCCAGTTGAAAACAGTGTGTCCCTTGCTTAGTAGATCCATTGTTTTTTCTATACCTGATTTATCCCAATCATACCAATACCTAACATTGTCAACCTCAAATGGAAATTTGTTTTCTAAAGAACATAAGCCAACCGAATTATTCCAAAAGAAAGAATCCATTGGTCCTTCAAATACTGTTATATCTGAGGAAAAATCCAAATTACCTATCCCAAAAACATGGGATATTGGATCTACAGCTCGTACCTTATCTATGAAATCCTGGTCCGTTACCTTAAGTAATTTTTCATATATTCCACTTAGTTTATATGTAAGATATTTGGCTGATCCCTTAATAGAATTCATATTTCTAACTTGGAGACCTAATATTTTATCATCGGGTGTTAAATTAAAAAGAAATAGTCTTTCCCATTTACTATCCCATGCAAACTTTTTATCTAGCTTCTGGTGTCTCCTTGTAACGTATCTTTGTATACTAGATCCGTACACTTCAACCAATTTCATTTTGGACATAAATGTTTCCCTCGGAATTAATAGATCAGTGATGTCATTATCAAAGAAGTAGCTTATATCAACTTTACCATATACGGTTCTTCTTGTTCCCCTAACTTCCTCTAATACGCTTCTTATTTCATCCCTTTCAGTACCATTTAATTTACCATGTACAGCAAAATCCTTAAAGAAGCTGATAGCATCCTTGAATATTCCACATCCACCATTATAGCATTTATACCCAAGGGTATCTAAATAGAAGTTTCCCCTTTTTTTCTTAGAGTCGTGTGAATCACCACAATACGGACAAGAGAAATTAAGTCGGTTACCCGCCTTATAAACTATTTGTTTATTTGGGTCTCTGGCAAATTCCTTTGCCAATACCGATCTTACTAAATCTTCTATTTTTCCTTGTTGCATAATAAAAAGAAGGGAACAACCCAAGAAGGATGTTCCCTTTTAGTTTTTAATTTATTAAAGGTCTGCGTAAAGATCTTCTAATGAAGAACTACTATTGCTTGAAGGAGCGGAAGATTCAGTTCTTTCAACATGTCCAGCAACTTTAGTTTGAGATACCTCAGCGTATAAATCACCAGATGTAGACTCTTGTTCCATTACTGGAGCTGGAGCTGATTGAGCTGGCGCAGTTCTTGCAGGAGCAGAAGCAACACCACCAACGATCTCGTTAACCAATCTTTGATCAGGAACTGTGTTTCTGATTACACTCATAACTTTCTCAGTCATATCATCATCCCAGTCCTTATAATCAAAACTTGATAAGTTTTTAGGTCCATCGTTTAAATAATCGAGAATTTTTGCCATATCCTCCTGAGATTTTTTCATAGAAACCCCATCGATCTTAATTGCATTTTTTTCACCCACGAATGAGCAAAGATCGTAGTTATTCCATTCACCAACTTTTCTAACACTTAATGCGAATTCTCTACCTTCGAAAAGATCGAAAGGATTACAAGAATCACCGTATTCTGGTTTAAGTTGTGCCTCGATCATATCATTCAATTTTTTACCAAATTTGAAGATCATGATCTTTCCTTCCAATTCAGGTTTGTTTTTATCCTGAACGATTTGAACTAACGAATAGAAATCCTCTTTTCTTGAGAAGCTCTTAGCTAATTCCTGGTCTGCAGCAGAATGTGAATTCTTTAACTTCCAGAACATGTCTTTAAGAATTGATTTCTTACCAACAGTTGATGGACAATCGGCTGAAAATCCGTCTCCTGATACTGGATCATTCAAATACACATAATATTTGTGAACCTTAGATACCGCTGGATCTGCTGGATTAGGCACAAATCTAATTAAAGATTTATAAACTCCATCCTTACCGTTTTCAGGATATGGCTTATAAAATTCCGAATCTTTTGATTCTACTGCGTTTGCTTTCGTTACGAACGCCTCTGCGTCCAAATTGAAAATGTCTAAATTACTCATAATTTTTCTTTTAATTTTAAATTTTACTTTTTTGTTTACTTTTTGTTTCTCTTTATTGATTTTATTTCATTCCCAATTGGCGCTCTATCATATCAATCAGGGAATGTATTATTTTGATATGTAGTTCTTGCGTACGATCCGCATATTTATTTACTGGTGTTAGTATGATATTATCGATAAGGTGGCTAAAAAGCATTCTTACGTCGCTTTCTGGGCGGTCTGATGTGAGTATGACAACCTTCATCCCCATTCTCTTGGCAGTAACCAGAGCACGAGTGATATTATTAGAATTTCCTGAAGTTGTTATACCGAAAAATACGTCGCCTTCGTTTCCAACAGCTTCAATATATCTAGAAAAAATCTGGTCGAAGCCATAATCATTTCCAACACAAGTTATGTGACTAGGATCAGATATGGAAACAGCGGCTAAAGCTTCCCTGTTCTCACGATACCTCCCGCTAAGTTCCTCTGCAAAATGCATAGCATCGCACATGGACCCGCCATTTCCTGCAGAAATTATTTTATTACCGTTACTTAATGATGTGATGATTGTTTCGGCTGCCTCTGTTACGGAGTTTAGATACTCGTCGTTATTAATGAAGTCATTTAGAATGCTAGAGGCTTCCTGTAGATGCGTTTTTAATATTTCCTTTAATTCCATAAAATTCCTTTAATTCTTCCTTTAAATATAAATTAATCCAAGTTGCGTCAACAATATCGTCGATTGGTTTATTAACAACCTTTTTACCGGTTATCCATTCTTCCTTATTGCTTTCTAGTATTCTAGAGAAGATGAATAAATTTGTTTCATCCTCGATATAATTACATAACGCATGGTAAAGTTCGTCCTTCTTAGCATTTCCCTTTACCGCATATTTTTTAATTGATGTTGGTGAGAATACATGAAAGTTATCAACGCCAATATCATTAATTATTCTTTCCCTTAACAGTGCAGTTGCCATTGAAATATCAATTAGCGAATTACCATTAGACGAAAAACTTAAACCCTCCATTGCAACATGGAATGGTTCTTTTCCCATTATAGATATTATAGATTTCCATAGGGTATCAACTATATCTAAGAAATAGGTTATCTTAATTCTTTCTCTTTCCGAATAATTTTCGGGAAGATCCTTTTTTTCTAAGAATATCAATTTGAAAGCATCATCACAACTTAATATGTGATATGGTTTCTTGATGTTCTTAGAAAGGGATTCCTCACTTCTATCTGATCTTGTTATAGATCCCCAGGTGTATTTGCCATCAACCAAACAACAGAAAGCGGGGGAGTTTATAGAAAAGTCTATTCCGACTAAATTCATATATTATATACTAGGAGCGATCTTCTGTCCAGTGCTACCTGTATAATTATAAACTTTGGAAAGTTTATCGAAGCACTTCTTCATCTGATCCTCTGTTAAACAATCAACAATATCGTTTAAAACTCTCTGGTCGTTACCAGAAGCTGCAACTAATAAGTTCTTCATGTGGTCTTTTTCACTGTAAAGTGGCTGACCGTATTTCATTTCGTTAATCTTTTTTAGATCTGTGAATGTCTTCATATCTTGTTTTTATTTATGTATATATCTTAATTCGATTCAAAAACTATATCTATATAGTTAGCTTTGAATCCAACATTAAATGTTGCATCCTGTGCAGCATTTGATGTATAGTTTAATTCAAATTCGGAAAATGAGGTAAGCGTAACCTCCTTAAAAGTAACTGAGACCACTATGTTTCCATCGCTGTCCATGATCCTTATTGGTAAATTCTGTATAAATATTTGTTCGTTTGCAAAATTTAAAAAATGCAGAATCGTGTCCATCATTATAAAATAATTAATGAACCCATCAACCAATCTAAACTGAACACTGAAATCCTTTGAAAATAGTTCCTGAACTGGGGTTGAACTTTTATATGTTATTTTTTTACCTAATGGTCTAACTTGTTCAACTGAATCTATTGACATTCCAGGGAATCCTATTGATTGTATCGTACTATTTACATAATTTTGTATAGTATCATAAGGAATAGGTTGTTTCTTTATATAGGGAAGATATTTATTAATAACCTTCTCCGGAAAGAAGCCCTTAGGAAATACGAAATAAAAACTATTCTGCTTTGAATTTAATAACATTTCTAATCTATATTTTTATTATTGCCCTGAAATTGAAGATATGCTAGCTGGTGAAAGTATACCATCAGCAGCTTTAACAAAATCAGACTTAGTTAAATTAGGATATTTGATATATCCGGGTTTACCTGGATTTAAGAAATATTGCATTACTGTCGAATCAGCCCAACCTATTGCTTTATATCCAGCCATTTCAGCGCTTAAAGCAGAGATCAAAATATTACCCCTCAATGACTGCGATGTATTTGCTCTCGGAGTTGTTATAGCCGAGGCCTGTCCGGATGTAATAAATGCAGGAGGTATGGATTTAACTATTGATCTGGCAGGGGCCAAGGTACCTATTATTCCAGTTCCACTTGTTCCGCTTCCTGACGTTGTTATGATAGGAGCAGGAGCAGCAGTTGGACCCGTTACAAAGTCAGCTTCCCCATCTTTTTTCCAATAACCCCAATACATAACGGAGCTGGTATTACCAACGGTACTGGCTAAGGTAGATCCTCCTATACTTACGCTATTACCCACACTTGATATCGATTGATTCTCGTCTCTCCTTGTTGCGACTACGCTTTCTATTCTCTTCTCCAGAACATTACTGCTTACCCCTGATGAAACCTTTATTGTCTCACTTCCAGTAACAGAACCTGTTGCTGGACTTACTGTGGTACCATTAGTTATAAAAAATCTTCTATCGGTTATCTGTAATATCTGCATGGATATAGATTCATCTATCTTAAATGCTAATTCTCCAGATAATGGATTAGCTATACCTTTATCGTCCAATGATGGTATCTGTATTTTATTACCCTTTGGATTAACAAAAGATAAATTAAATTTACCGGAGCTACTAAGATCTATTGCAACTGGATCTCCAGATGGACCACTTTTAATGAACTTAAATTTATAGAAATTATCAAAAGGAGATATCGCTATGGTTAGTTTTCCCGTACCATATGCTGTACTATTTCCTGCCCCATCAATATTACTCAAAGTATTATCAACGAAATTTAGATTATTTATAGTTGCAGTAACATAATTTTGATCTATAAAAACATTGCTGTATTTAATTATTTCCCTTATCTTATTCTGATTATTATTACCCAATTTAATATCAGCCTGCGAATATATCCTATTATAGATCTTCTGAACCTGTGGAAAATTACTAAGTGATATTGGTGTTATATTAGTTCCCCATTGTGAAGGATTGGATGATGTATATGTTGATATTCTTATTGTTCTATTTTGATTAACATTGTTAACCAGCGACATGGTATATCTCAACGTAAAACTAGCAGCAACACCAGCATTTCTAACTATGGGTCTATAATAATTAGGTAGATCGTATGCGGTAGTTTGTATTGATTGAAATTGTGACGTCTGTATAAAAGCTGCCCCAATTTGTTCAAGAACTTCTATTTCATGACTTATATAGTATGAATTACCAATTGAATTCTGGAAAAGAACAAAGTCCTCTATAAATCCCTCATTATCGGTTGCATAATATTCAAAGAATTGACCCTGGTCAGATTCTTTTATTGTTGCTCCTATATTAGAAAATGGATCCTCCTGCTCTAATGATAAAATAGATATCAGGGAAGAATTATACCTTTGATATCCATTAAAATCAACGGTATTCTGAATTTGCCAAGCGCTTATTCTGATGGGGGAACCGTATATAAATCCTTCTCCACTGGAGCTTATTAGTGATGCGAGTGTCTGTGGTTTAAAAACATTTGATGCAGTTAAATACTTATCACCCATATCTTTTAAATTTGGTACTTTTATTTCAAAATACTTATCATAGATATTAGATCCTATGGTAACTGGGCTAGGATTCAAATAATAGTCCTGCTCCGTTCCTTTTTTTATAAGGATTTGTGAAACCGTAACAAACTCCAAGTTCTGATCCTGGTATTCTATTCCCATTATAATACCATCTATATTATTTAGGTTATAACCGGCCCTAATGTGATATCTAACAGTATCGTAAACAACCTGTATGTTCGATGGAAATGTTATAGGTAGATCAACAGTATTAGTTAATTCATCACTATAGTCATTAAAAGGTATTATCAGATTCGAATCTAAAGTAACAAATGAGCTTTCCCCTATTCTCACCACACTATTCTCCGTGGTATTATGTGTTATTGAATAATCAGATTCGCTATTAAATACCTGCACGTTATTATTCATGTAGTCATTTACCAACTTATCGTACCCCACAGTAACAGGTCCGTTATTAACAAAATATGTCTCCGGGGTTGGTTCATCAGCGTACATATACTCCATTAGGAGGTATGGTGTTATCTGAACAAATTTAGATGTAGTTGTAAATGCCATTTTTTATATTATTTTCCGAATTGTAAGAACTTAGGTGAATATTGTAAACCGATACCTATATAAAACCCAGGTGTTATACCGGAATTTGATCCAGAAAGACCGTATCCCAATTGAGCACCAAACCCAAATTCCTTTCTAGCAGCTTTTAGCGCTTTTCTGGTATCTGGACTATCCGTTATGTCAAATGAATTTATATCATTAAAAGTAAGACCCGGATATGTTGTACTAACCCTCGTCATCATTCTTTTAGTTTTTGGGTCTCTATAGATTCCAGTTGTTATATCTATATTCTGCTCCATTATTAATGAGGTAAGACCTGGTATAACGGATGCTATATACTTGGTAGAATCTGTTGGATCTACACGTATTTCCACAACATATGGAGTCTTACCATCGATTTTTAATTTATTATTCCCTGGCATCTGCGGATTATGTACAAATGTTATTGATTCTGCTCCATTTGGGTCCTTTACAATAGTGGATGCTACATTAATGCTATCTCTAATCTCGGCTATCATATTGATTACTGAGTTTGGAGTATCACCCCTACCATTTGATTTAAGTCCTAGTTGCTGAATTAAATTCTTTTGCTCCGCAGAAAGCTCAGAAGCTTTTAATTCATATGTTGCTTTCTCCTGTATTAAATGACCCATGTCATTTTTGATTGTTCTTACACTATCCAGTGATGCTAGATAATTATTATGCTCTCTCAATGCTTCAGCTTTAGCATTATCTGCTTCGCCACATTGTCTAAGTAATAACAGAACCAATACAACCAGCATAGCTAGCATAAAAAATCTGCTGGTAACTATATTACCAACTTTTGAAACCGTCTCCTTGCTAAAGTACTTCATTTACTAATTCTTCTTTTTTCCATGCTAAATTAATAGCGTCCAATGAACCCTCGCCATATTTAGAAGAAAGTGACTGTGTGAAATCACATTCTCTTTCCCTGCAATCTTCCAATTTGGCAATTAATTCGGAAGATAACTCCTCCAATCTTTTAATCTCTTTTTCTACTCCCACTATCTCCTGGTGAATTTCAACGAAATTTCTGGATAGATTGAGTATTTCTGATTTTTCTTCTGTTGTTAAGCTTATCATATTATATTACATTTATATTTATGGTTCAATTGTTAATGATCTTACTATCTTGTTATGAGATATGATACTATCAATAACATATGTATGAGCATCTTCTATTTCTATTTTTAGTACCTCACCATTTCCAATAGCATGCACTGATTCAAGTATTGAAGTTCCGTTCATCGTTTTTATTTCGGATCCTATTTCAATTTCACTAACAGAAACATAATCTCCCGAACTTAATAAAAATTTATGCGTATCAGAAACAGTTAATATTTTTCCTCCTATATTTACAGAAACTATAGGCTGTATCGTAGTTTCTATATATGAGACTTTATAATAACCCCATTCGTTACTAATTTCATGTATGGTATATATTTCATCCCCGATTTGAAGATCACCAGCAAATATACTTAATTCCGGACTTATCATAATAGGCATATCAGGAGTCGGACATCCACCTCCACCCGGAGAAGATCCACCGCTAGTAGGAACGGTACCCCCAGCAGTTCCACTAGATGGAGGTGGTTCTACACCAACTGAATATAGATTAGTCAGATCTAAATATCCTCCCCTGCCATCGCATGTTTTCCAGAATAACCTGGTATTAGCGTTATTTGCATTAGCGTATGCTAACCAGGTAAGATCAACATATTGACATGTTGTCGAAGGGAATTGGACGTAAACTTTTACCACCGTACCTATACTGGAAATAAATTGACTAAAGTCTACAATAAGACCAAGTATATTTCTACCCGTTGGATTGGTTTCAGTATTATCTAGCATCACTCTAAATGTTCTGGATCTATTATAGGAATATATTGGATATATGCTCTGCGTATAATCGGCTGGAACATATAAATAAACACCGCCGGCCGAAGTATAGGAAAGCGGAGTAACCACTATAACATCAGATTCCCAAAATGTGAGATTTCTTATATCAAAAACATTTGTTAGATTTGCCGTTGAGCCAAAGGTAGCACGATATAAGGTAACATTATTTACATTTATGGTGTTTTGTCTTATTTGCTGTAGTCTTCTGACATGATATGAATATGGACCACCAGTTCCACCAGTGGCTCCTCCCGTTGACCCAAATATAGTTTGCGAAAAATTACCACTTGAAACTGTTCCCTGAGGTTTAGCAGAAAGTATATTACCTCCACCTATACCGGTAAATTCAAATATCGAGTTATTTAAGCTACTTACTTCCAGCTCGATATTACTTCCCGCAAATGCCGTTGTAGGTGTATTATTTAATAAATAAGATCCAGTTGCAGCGGATATTACAATTGAACCAAGATGATCATAAGCTAGCTGATTGAAGACCAAATTTGATGCATTAACATTAAAGAAAGTTCCTGCACCAATCGTGTTATTCGATGCTATAGTAAAATCACCTACACCAGATAAGCTATAATTAAGGGAGGTTGAATTTATTCTGTTACCTGATATATTTAATCTTGAAGTGCCGGTATTTATAGAAGTATCAAGATACGAGCTTATCCTAAATATTCCACCTGATCTGAATTCTAAATCACCCAGAATTCCAGTATTTTTCCAATAGAAAGATGGTCTCGAGTTCGATATAGCACCGGACTTAGAAAATCCCATCACTGGCAAATTTATCTGATCATCAGTAGAAATTAATACCTTGGAGTTGTTTGGATTTATATCAGATATACTCATATCAGAATCACTTATTACCAGGTTGGTATATGCTGCTGATGCACCGACATTATTTAGACCAATGACATATTTATCTGTTACCCCGGCCGGTCCCTGTATAAACTCATAAGATTTAAAGTATAGTGAACTAAAAAGTCTATATCCAGTATCGGTCCAAGAACCGGTTGAGCCCTTCTGATTAACAACTCCGTCCGCAGTATTGGAATCTATCCATAAATCATATTGTTGACTTCCGGCAGGTTGAGCTGATTGGCTATACCATTTACTTGCTCTATTACCAGTAGTTCCGCTAATTCCCTTGAATCCAGCTGGCCCATATATTCCGGTAGCTCCTTTAGCACCCTGGTGACCATTAGGACCAACACCAAAAGAAACTATCTGATCAAAGTTGTAATTAATCTTAGCTAAGGCTTCACTTTTTGAGTCACCTTGAAAAATATATTTAGTATTGAAGTGCATATTTAGGCTGTTGCATTATATGTTGTTAGTACACCACATTGGTTTGTTGTTAATCCACCTCCCCATGCTGAATAATATACTTTGAACCATCTTCTGTTACCCGCAGTTGATCCGGTTCCTTGTATATTAACTATTGTTATGTCTATTGTAGATGCTCCAACCCCATTAGATGCAGATAAATTAATAAATGAATAGTTTGAAGATGGTGTATTATTAGGTGCATCTCCCTGATTATTTGAAGTATTTAGTCCAATGAATTTAAAATTATCGGTACTAGAAGTTCCTGAATTGCCACTATGAACTCTAAAGTTTATCGATTCACCATTTTCCAATAATTTTAGCCACCCACCATTTCCACCAGGTGCTCCACCAGTGGCAGGAGTCCATAAACATAATCCTCTCTGGTTTGCAGTAGATGTTGGTTTTGTTACAACTAAATCCATTCCATTATTCGACCATACATAATTGCCGGTTGACGTTAATGAGATAGAGGGAAGAACTGTAACCCAATCTATCTGTGTTCCTGCAACTACCGATGTCGTTGTTGCAGTTACAGATTGTGCATTCTGTATGGAATTAACTCTTTTATTAAAATAAAATAATCCAGACCCATCTACATAGTTTATAATAGATCCAGATTGAACACTTCTAAATAGATTTATTAGCTTAGTTCCAGTGGATGGATAAACATATCTAATATTTCCAGTATTAGCCGACGCTGAAGCCAACCTCATCGTTGGAATAACACTATTACTTTGGGTAGAAGAATATATCGGGGTTTTAAAAGAAAATAATCCACCTGAGAAACTTATATTACTGGTCGAGAATATGGCTGAACCTGTCGAAAAATTAAATGTAATTCTCGATGTTGCATTTATACCGAATGGTAAAGTACTAGGCGTTGTCATATTGATTCCAGTTGAGGTTAAATTAATACCTGACGAAATGGAAGCAATATATAAATCGGAAGAAGTGTTTATATCGAATCTATATCCACTAAGCAAGCTAAGTCCATAATTTCCTCTTGCTGATGTCGCTCCCTGAGTCCAATAAAATCTGGGTGTTTTTTGTGTAAATGCTAAATTCGAAGAATACTGGTGTTTACTAAACTCCAGTATATTCTTATTCGGATTAAGTCCATCGGTGGATATAACGAATTTACTATACTGCGGATTTGGTATCGCATTAGGGGAACTGGTGCTTGATCCACTTGTTATCTGGACGTCACTAATTACTGTTGTATAACTTAAGGGAAGAGAAGATGATATGTAATAACCCCTTTTAGTACTGTTGCCCGATGATGTTATTACTGGACCATCAACATAAAATAAATCCCTGGATCTTACGTTTATGCCACTCAATGCCCAAGAATTTCCGTTGAACTCGTATATATTATTAAATTCATCAGTGTTCATCCAATAATCTGATAAATATACGTTATTTCCTTGGGGTTGTGTCGGACCAATGTTCCATATACTACCTCTCCTTCCGAGATCCCCGTATGAACCCACCGGGCCAGTAGCTCCCTTATTTCCATCAGGTCCAATTTTACCTATCTTTCCATAAGGGCCTCCACCGAAGTCAATTATACCGGTAAAATTATAATTAATTTTATCAATTATATTATTCTGAGAATCCCCTTCTTCTATTCTAAGTAACTGTAACTCTGTCATATTATTAAATGGTAATTACACTATATATCAAATAGTAAAAGATCCTCCAGATCCGCCATTAATTCCATATGATCTATAAAAAACCGTTATATAATCTCCGGTAACACCTCTAGCTATGGTTAGATCCAATGAGGATGCTATATTAGAAAGTTCAACCAAGCTAGTAATGTTACCGGAGGTAGTTCCCTTTCCTATAAATGTTATTCCGTTACTGGGATATACCAGATCATTGGGACTTACAAGAACATTTATATCTATAGATTCACCTCTATTAATACCACCAGTAGTACCTAATGAATAATCGGATCCTGTATAAATACCAATCCCTATAAATCCACTGGTAGGAACAACTGGGTTTATGACCATAGTGTTACCATCCTGTAGGACCGATGAATCTATCGGAGTTCCTGTCCTGGTTAACATATACCAGTTAGTATTTGCTGTATATGGAGATGTTATAGCACTCGTTACATCAGTGGTAGTATTAGCATATGATATACCTGTTTCAGTTTTCTTGGTTCTAATTTTACCCCTTGTATCTATAAAGAAGTCTCTTTGTCCTCCATTTGATGACTCCAAACTAATATTATAAACGGAATGGGATAGAGTAGAAAAGGTATCTCCAGATCTGGTAGTTCTTAGTGCTGGTGCGGTTCCACCGCTATATAAATAAGTACTAAAAACACCATCAGGTAAGCTTGGATTTAATTGAACCGGAGCTGATATTGAGGATGTACCCCCGGTAATGCTTATATTTGAACTCAGTATACTAAATTGTCCGCTGGGAGCATTAATCTCAAATCCACCAGTGGAGTATATTCCTGATCCGGAGGTAGTACCATAATTAAATGATATTGTACCTGGTGAATTCATTATAAATTCATTGAATTTTATATCAGATCCACCAGATGCTCCTATTATAAATGATCCCCCTGGTATTTCTAATACCAAGCCATCGTCGGTCGGAGTAAAATTATTCCATCTAAATATTGGATGTTGTGAATAGTCAGCTATATTTCCATCCTCAATATTAGTTTTTGAGAATTCCAATATTGGCGAATCATTTACTGTGGTATCAGTCGATAATAAAAATTTAGCTAGATTCTGATTTAAAACCCCAGAACCTGGTGTTTTATCGGCTACTATGACCAGATAATCGGATGGTGTTATCTGATTTAATGATATTGCTGATCCGGTAATACCAGTGGAGAATATGGACCCCGAATTTTTAAATATGGAATCTCCGTCGGATAAGCTATATCCAGTAGGTTGCCATCCCAATGAAGTAAATATATTAATAATACCAGAATCTCTATTAACCCAATAATCACCATAAATAACAGTGTCACCTGGCCCGGAAGGCTGAGAAATATCAATAAACCATCTATTTCCTCTGACTCCTGTATTTCCAGTAGGTCCAGGCTTACCTCTATCACCGATGGCTCCATCACCACCAGTAGGTCCTATCCTACCTTGCGATCCCCCATGTATTTCGATAATCTCATCAAAATTAAGATTTACCTTATCGAACATTTCCGATTGGGAGTCCGAATATTCTAAAGATTGTATATTTATATTTGGCATAATTAAATTTTAATAATTCCTAGGTTAAATAATATTGAATAGTTATAGCTTTTCTCCAGATTATACTCAAAATTATAAATTAAATCCGTATTTCTAGTTAATTTATAATTACTATCGGGATAGTATCCCATTTTAAATCTTTCCGATTGATTTATATCACCTCTAACCTCATAATCAACTATTTGTGATCCGGACGATTGAGAAGTTTTATTAACAAAAAGATCAAATACATTTCCCTGAAATAGAGGGGAAACGTTAAGATCTATATAGTCATTAACATCATCGTCTATTGAATCAGGATTACCCACTCCAAAATCTGATATTATATTGTCTATGAACGTTTGTTTTATACCAGAATTAAGAAGATATCTTCTCAACATCCTATCAAGTCTAATTATACCGCTTATTTTATTAACCAATGGAAAATATTGCCATATAATTTCAGCATTCGGAAATATAGATATATCCAATTTATTATAATCAACACCAGATAGGTAAGGTCCAACATTTCCTATACCAATACCTGAATCAGATGGAGATATATTCTGGACTGGTTTACTATATCCAAGTATTGCGTTATTTATATCATTTATATTTGTTGATCCGGAAGTTCTCGATATCTCTAATGTTATATAGTTACTGAAATCAAAGTTACCCGGGGTTTTCATAATTTTGGAAGCAAGGAAAGATTTATTTTCCTTCATGCTTCTTGTTCCAGCAACCTGATTATATGTGGTTGGGCCATTGAATTGGTCATAGTATCCAGGATCCCAACTTGAAGAGAATATATTGAAATTCTTTTTCCATATTGGAGATTGGCCAACCAATGGATATACCGGACCCTCAGGCAGATCTTTACTCAGACTTAATATATTATTGCCCTTATCAACCTTAGTAAATGGAAGATTTCTAAGAATTCCAAAATATTCTTTATTAGGAGCGAAATTGCAGTTTCTGAATGATAAATCTATACTATTATCACCGCTTATGGTATCGGTCTTATCATAATCAAAATACACAACCTTTCTGAATAAAGGTGAATATCCACCAGAGTATCTCAGTAAGGAGGACGGAAGGTCCTGGTTAGGTTGTATTATATATGATGTCGGAACAGATTCACCTATTGTCTGAGGCCCACCATAAAATTTGGTTGTTCTTGATCCATTACCCTTATATAGCCTGGATGGTTTTTCCATATACAACTCAAATGAATTTAATGATTCTTTTGTTGTTAGTAAAACAGGATCCCAGTAATAAGTTTTATATTTTATATAGGGAGAACTTCCGTTTATTCTGCTTAATATATCAGCAGCTGATGTTCTTTTTAATATGAAATTATAATACTCCTCACCTCCTTCAACTTGAAAGACCGGCTGATTTTTATAAACCGAAGAAGGCCCCACTGGCACTGTGACTGGATCAGATGCAGAGAATTGTATATCAAATGTATATTCCGCGCCACCCGTTGCAATTTTACCAAATTCTATATAGCTAGGTCCAACGCCAATCGGCCAGGGATATGTTGAATTTATGGAATTTACATAGAAACTACCGGCACCTATAGGACTTGGTCCAGCTGTTGCACCTGCAGTATTGGGAGAGAATATTGTGTTTATTTCCTCTCTAAGGTCAGTATCATAATCAGGATTTAATATCGAATTAATTATGCCAGGTACAGCGGTCGTATTTACCACACTACCAGATGATAGCGATAAGTCCAATGCAGCACTTAATTTGATGTCACCTATTTTATAAAATGGTTCGTTATTAACAAGAGGATAATTTAACTTCTCCTTATTACTAAGGGAATATAAAAGTGTATAATCCAATATAGGATCTCCACCGGTCAATCCCGAATAACCAAGCTCCTGTGACTTATAATCGTTAATAAGAACGTAACATACGAACAAAACAAATTTCTGTTGTTCATTCTCTATTATTTCATAAGATACCGGTGATTGTATTGATGTTGAATTCTCATCTACAACCCTAATAATAGCAGAGAATTTATAATCTTCATAACCTCTGTATAATCTAATATATTTATCAAGAGAATCGGCATTTGAATTTGATAAATTTGATCTTTTCTTCAATACAACTTTTATTCCCCTAAATAATGTTTCATAATATCCACTAGATTCATTAAAACTAAAAGGTGTAAATAATTCCTTAGTATATGAACTTAGATCCCTATATTCTGGTGAATAGTCAGAAGGATCCACAGTAAATACGGACGACAGATACAGAGCATCCGCTGGATCAGAGCTTCTAGCCATATCTAGATCAACCATACCTGGTAAATAGCTATTCTGATTTTTCATCTCACTTATCGGAAAATCTCTAGGTGGCTTCTCTAATATTAGCCACTCATGGGTAAGGTATCGGGAATCAGATTCGTTCCTATCTAAACTAGGCGAAAAGTTAGTTGGTGAAAAGGCTGGTGTTGAATTTAATCTATATAAATTTCCTCTAGAGTCCGTTCCTGATGTGTATGCCCATTTATTTATATAAGGAACTATTCTGGAAATATTAGCTCTCGATGTTGTATAGTTTTCCTCCAGGTAATCATATTCACTACTAAGTTTTCCCCTGTTAAATACTTCAAGTTTAGAGGCACTAGAATTCAAAGATGATGGTGTTAATGATTGGATTCCAATAAATCCATTAAACGCATCTAAATCGACGTTATAACCTATGTCCGATCCATAGTTGGTTGTTGAACTATTATATGTAACTGTTGAATATTGGGCTGGAAATACTATGAGATCCTTCTGATCAGGATTTGCACTAGTAAACAATGTAATTCCACCAGTTCCATAAAATATTGAACCCTGATCATATTGTACATTATTATATATTATTTGTCCTCTCTTTACCAAGTAAGGTATACCATTATTTATAGATCCGGTTACTCCTGGCTGTATTTGATAGTACTTATAAGTTTCTGCAGTTGGCGTGTATGAATAATTCGAAGTAAAAAAATCAAAATCGAATTCCTTCATATCAAAGAAGCTGAATACCCCTATATTTAGGTCCACTGATTTATATGAATTGAACGAGTTAGAAGAACCGAGATCAACCTCCGCAAATTCATCCTCTAATATAGCCACTCTGCTATACGTAAAGTTATCAAAACCAGTAACTATATTAGTTTGAGTATCCCTTACTGGCTCGTCGGTATACTTTGAAACCTCCATAACTCTACTTTTACCGGTTTTGGTTACTACAAAATCATTTACGTTAACAAATCCCTCGTACGATGAGCCGAAAATAAGCCTATTTCCGCTATATCTGGTACCCCCAGTAAAGTTAATAGTTCCTGATATCTCGTATGCATCAATGCCATTAATTTTAACATATCCGGGATAAGTGAAGGTGTCGTATTTATTCCATCCCGCAGATATTGGATTGAGATTAAAGTTACCTGATGATGGAGCATTTATAATTGAAGCTGTTGTGTAATAATATCCATCATATTTAACTATATCATTAACCGAATAGGAACTAGTATTGTCCCATATCCCCTTGTATCTAGATTCAAAATCGCTATAATTACCAAATATACTAATCGAATATAAGTCATTACCAAAGGTACCGGAATCTCTAAGTCGTATAACTGAAGAATTAAGATTTACCCCGCTTTCAACAGTAACCTGATCTATATTCTTTATTATATTGGAGAATGAACTAGCAATTTTGGATAAGTCATCACCATAAGCATTAAAATAATGCGTATTACCAGTACTATAAAAAGATCCATCAACCCAGGGTATAATTGCTGATAGATCAGCGGACTCTACCAGATCATATTTTTCGGATCCATCATAAAGTGATCCATTTGGCCAATATAATTTAAAATATATTGGATTCACTAGATCCGATTTTTTCAAGAACTCAACCTCACAATATGCTCTACCTGGAGAATCTGCATTCTTTGCAGGTATACTTGCCACCTTATTACTAGTTCCTGTGAAATTGTGCAGATCCGTTTTTTTATTCTGTATCACTACATTTCCAGATGTTGATCCAGTTGATCCAGTTGCTGAGAATAAACCAGTCGAATAATCATATGGACCATAATTAGGACCGGTTGATCCTCCATAGAATTCGGACCTGCTTAAGCTATAGAAATTGCTATCCTTATCAGTAATATAATATAACTTATTACTATCCAATATATTTGTATCATTCGAACCTGGTAAAAATCCGCTACCATTCTCATAGAATAGCATTATACCTGATTCTGCCGTTATTGGATATGTTGTGCTATCATAATAATAACCAAAACTATTTCTGCTCGGTTTTGGTAGATCGTCATTTCCTTCGATGTTTCTATATTTATAGAAGAAATCTCCATTAAGTCTAAGAGAGGCTAGATCATTTCGGGAAACATAAAATCCCATATATCTATTTATTGTATAGATGTCGGAATCATCATCATCAAATAGAAATTCAAGATTTAATAAATTTGGTGATATAATTCCATTTCTAGAAAATCCCGAAGTTATATAAGACTCAAAATCTATCATCGAATCAGAACTATCACTAGCAAAATAATCGGATAATATCTCACCCTTTCTTGAATATATTCCATCTTTTATAGAAACCCCGTTGAAATACGTATATGAACTCGGACCCCAGCTAACATCAACAGGTGATTTTTTGAATTTCTTATCATTGAAAATAGATCTAATATATTTACCAATCTTGCTATTCTCCGTAAGATCAAATGTTTTTATTGCAGTAGCATTAGGTAATATCTTATTCTTAAATAAAGTCTCCACATCATCCACAAGATCTATATTTGCAAGCTCGTCAAATACTACAACTATACCGCTACCTTCTATTATAGTATAATTTGAATATAAACTAGAACCATTAAATATTTCACCGGCGCTATAATAAACGGGGTTACCTGAAGCGTCGTTACCATAAGATATTCTAAAGGATACTTCACTGTCATAATTCTGAACCAGTTTATATTTAATACCATCCGATATTATCGTTTGATTATCAGAATATGAATAACTTAATGGTCCAGGAACTTTAAATATAACAAAATAGTCTGGTATCTCGCTGTTTATCCACAGAGGTGCAAAATAACTAAAAGATTCATTATAATTCTTATCAGCCAAAGCAGAAGCACCGGATCCATAGAAAAAATCATATTGCTCAGAAAATTGATTCACTGCCTGAAATTCACCTCTAGTAAACCTAGCGGTCTGAAAAATTATATCACTTGCCAATTGGCCTTTATCAAAAAAGTTATAGACATCCAGCGCGAACGGATTTTCGCCGGTTATATTAAAGTTCTTAAATCTGTCATTACTTAATATCCTATTAGCGTCCATCGAGTTAAAAGAAACTGAACCATTAGAACCAACTGTTATTCTTAGATTACCAGTTAATTTTGGGTTAGTTCTTACAACTGAGAATGATGAATTGTAATCAAAAAGTTTAGCCTCGGCCATATTCTATTTATAATTTATTATTATACTGAGGTTAAACCGCTATCAAAATTTGGAGCAACCAACGTGTCATTTTTATACGATCCCGTAATTTGTACATCAAATGAGAATTGATCCTCATTCTTAACTTGTATATCAACACCAATCTTTTTAGTGTATGTTATATTTGAAAGATTACCTGATTTTCTCCATCCTCCGATATAACCTGCTTTATCTACCGGTCTGAATTGGAAAATTAGAGGAACATTTATTGCATTGGAATCACCATTTAATAGCGGCTTAACAGATATCGAAGTTGTACCCTCCACCTGAAGAGATGATGAATTTGTTGGTCCCAGATATAAATATGCGCCACATGAATATTTACCTATAAGGAATTCATCATTCGAATTAAATCCTAATTTATCAGGGTACATTCTATCGTCTCTGGAAGCGGTAGCACCCGCTGCAAATGTTATAGGTTCTCTATATGTTTGTTGAACCCAATAGAAATCCAGACTGGTATCTCCCCAGAAAGTTTGCGTATGTCTAAAAGGTGGATATATCTTGTTCGTAGCCGAATATGGCTTAACGAGATTCTCGTACGTATCAAAAGCAGACTGTGCACCTATTGATATTAAATATGGATGAGCGGTAGATATACAGAATTCCGATATATTACCACCTCCGTTAGGGGTTCCTCCTGTAACAGCTGAGAATGTTCCGTTCCATATATTGGATGCAGTAGCACCAGCAACTGTACTTGGGGTAACGGAAGGTGAGTATGGAATCATCAAAGTTCCATTTTGCGGATAAGTACCGGATATACCGAAGTTAGTTGTACTTAAACCTCCATCATAAGCATACGAAGCACTGAAGTTACTGGAGAAAGATGATCCTAATGATCCACCATTGTATAGCTGCTGATCGTAACCAACCGATTTATATCTAGGATATATGTATTGTGCATATGAATTAGCAGAAGCAAAAGGCGGAGCCTGTCTAAAATAAGCATTATTAACTATTGATGAATCAGCTATTGTTAGAGATGTTATGGAAATAGGACAGTCACCATATCTAAGGTTATCGTCATATCCAGTAGGATATGTTTGAGGTGCTATAGTTGCAGGAGCCTTCTGTGATAAACCACCAGGTATAATCGAGGCAAGTTCCACGGCAGAAGCCTTAGCATTAAATAATTGTATACTATACGTAGAGGATGCTATTTTACCAGCGTCAGTTGTTAAAGGATTACTATAAATATCATTAAAGAATCCAGCAGTTATTTTTACAACTGATCCTCTAGAGACTTTTATTTTATTATTAGATGAATCCACTACATAAACCTCCAATGTTCCTTTTGCCTGAGTTATCTGTGCAGACAATAGAGAAACTTGATTCTGTAATTCGACCAGCTTGTCAAAGAGATTTATAACGCCCCCTGCTGTATTATAAAAACCACTGGAAATTCCTACTGCATCGTGATAATAAGTTTTATCTCCGGAAGTAAACTGTTGGGATAGATGACTAGGTAAACCCTGTGCATCAAGATTTCTTTGAACCTTAACGACAGCAGCATCCTCGTTATTTGTTACCAAGGTATCGGCAATTCCATTAACACTAAGATCATCAGGAAATGTTACAGTAACTGATTCCGAATAATCGGATATTTGCGGATTTTCTGGCCAGCCAGCTTCCGAGATTGAGGATATTTGTATTTCCACCCTCTCGCCTTTGGTTATCGCTATATCCAATTGGTTTATATTCTGTACATCAGAATCGGATGTTATCTCATCAGCCCAAACATAAACTCCCTTATTAGAATCATAAACTTTTTTTCTAATTTCAGTCTTATATTCCGTCCAGTTGGAGAAAGCTGCATTTTTTCTTAGACCATCATTATCAACAAATTCTATCTGATCTGATGGTTGTGCAGCACCGGAATCACTAAGATATCTGTATCTTACTGAGAATTGTATAACCTGTTGTTTACCAGTCTGCGGATCTTCCTTTGGAGCAGGTATTGGCCAAAATCCTCTTACTCTATATTTTGGTGGGGTTACTATCTGCGGCACATCCTTAACAAGCACGCTTACCTCATCAACTAAAGAAGCATATAATTGAACCTTTTTTGTTCTCTCATCGATTAAACTATTAAGATTTGCTCTTATGGATTGTATATTTACACCTCTAGGAGAAGTGCTAATATTGCTTCCAAATATACCAGATCGTCTACCAAAATCACCAGCATCATCTGCTGCTGTTATGAAATTTCTTCCTGAAACAGAGTTATTACCAGCTAATCCTGTATTTAATTCAAGTCTAGCATCATTAATAGCCGAATCTAGAGAGTCAATCTCACTCTTAAGAGAAGTTTTAAGGTTTAATTTATCATCAACAACCTTTATCGAGGTTGATTGTGTTACTTGTCTATTTATTTGTACAACTTTAAAGCTATCCGTAGTAACTAATGGTGCATCAGGTTTTAGTCCCTGAATGGCAGTTATTTTATTTTCTTTAGCAGCTCCAAGAAAAACTTTTCCAAGATCAGCTACCTCATTCAAATAATAATTCTCAAGTGTTACTATTTCGCCATCAGAATTTTTAGTTTGTAGCTCGCTACTCCAAAAAACAACACCGGTTGACCAAGTTGCACTAACTATATTAAAGTTATCATCTATAGTCTTAAAGAAAATTCCCTGTCTCTCATTATAACCCACATTAACCTGTACCAATCTAGCACCAAAATCGGTGGATGATATAGATAGCGATTTTGCGCCTATTTGAATTGGCTGATATCCAGAAACTCTTTTAGCTTGTATTGATGCCTGATCGTTATCTATTGAAGTTATCTCATATAAACTTCCGTCCTGAGTAGCAACCTTATCCTTAACATTTAATGTTTTACCGTCTATAACATTAGTAACGGTGTCAGTATAGTTTAGCTTATCTAATTTATAATTTCTTCTTATTTGCTGTACCGGATTTCCAAATTGATCGTTCCTTGTCGTAGTATCGTCATAGTAACTAAGAACTCCAAAATCACCAATGTATCTTATTGTTCTTAATGGTAATTGTACAATATCCTCATCAACGAAATATCCGATACCATTATCATCTAATAGTTGTATAAATGATTCATACGATAAATCATTTCTACCTTTAAGCTGTAGATCAAAATATTCCTTCTGAGCATCGGTAGTCGTATTAGCAATTATTCGCTTTACCATTATTCTATCAGCATTATCTGATATTTGGCCGGTTACATTTATGTTTATATAAAGTAATGGACTTAGAAAACTTTCAAAAAACCAATTGTCCTTAACAGCAAATGTGCTAGGAACAGTAAGATTGACCAATCTGGATGGTTCCTTTAGTGTATTGACCTTAAATACCTGCGAATATGTTCCATCAGGATTTCTTACCGTCGATGAATTTTCTCCTATGCCGGCAAGTGATTTTATATTATTGTCTATTCTTTGTATCTCACCTCTTAAATAACCATATGATGGTATATTAGCATTCTTTGGTAATCCAGCCTCGTCAAGTACCTCTATGCTTACAGTATCATTTGTTGAAACTGCTGCCTCATTAAGACCATTTAAAATCTCTAATGAATTTTTTTGTAGTCTCAGAAACTGAGCTAATAAAGAACTTATACTATTTTGTGTTCCTGCCATTTCTTTAAGTTATTATTTATACGTTGTTAGTTAAGCTTTTGCCAACTAAATCAACTTGGAATTTTAATGTTTTCTCGTCAATGCAAACTATATCAAAAACTGGTAAATAATCCTGAGATGCAAATATTGCATCATCGAGGGTAATTATATTTGTTGAATAGTCAACATTAGTTGGGTTTGCTAGCGGATATTTTCCTAGTGAGTTAGTTAATATGTTTATATTAAATACTCCAGGATAAACCTCATCACCAAATGATATTCTATATCTTTGTCCAGTTTTCCAGTTTATTACCGAATCTTTCAATCTTATAGTTAAATCGCCGGTTAATGTTAATGGATTACCGTTATTTACATGTTTAAAGTAATTTGAAAAATCAATTAAGACTAATTCATTAAGACCACTTTGTGTTAAAGTGCCCTTACCCAGATTATCTCCGACATTAAAAGTCTGATTTGAATTTTTTACAGTAACCTCATTCGGGACACTTCTATCCAGTAGTATACCATTACCTTGTTTTAATAAATCAAGATTATATGAAATTTCAACACTTGTATTATTATTTATAATTGATCTAACCAGGTCATAGTTTTGATTGATTAGTCCCATTATCGATTGTGTATTATTAAAAAGAGCCTGATTGGCAGCAAAAGATTGTTCCAAATTGGCTATCTTTAAACCTAAATCTATAGAAGTTTGGGAAGATAAAGTTATATTTTCCAAGTTAGTAACTCGGTTACTTAAATCTATAAATTGTGAAGATGCGTTATTCAATGTTGAACTTGCATCCTGTAACACATTCATAGCATCCATAAACATAGATAATGAAAATGGCGAATAATCATTTATTGCCTGTTCCACACCAGTTTGGTCTATATCGGTATCAAATTTAACGTTTATTTTAAATCCATAGGAGTTACCATTTAATTTGGTAACTGGATTCGGTCTATATTTCTGTAATCTAGGAATAAATATATCACCACTCGAAGTATTAACGTCATCCAGGAATAAAACACCATATAAATTGGTAGCTGAATCAGCTAGATTAGCTGGATCATAAACATCATAATATAGCAGAACCGCATTAAATTCAAAATCAGCAGCATCAGCAGTTGAATTAAATTCCTCCAGCGTACTTATATTTGGGTTTGTTAATATTTCCTGATATGAATTTGGATCGAAATCTATACCTATTGAATCAAGTTTACTTCTAACATATGTAAGTGACTGAGAATTATCGGTCTTTGTTAGTATGTAATTGGATGGATCAACAAAAGAGGAATCAGTAAAATATGTATTAGCAGTATCTCTTGGTGAGTACCAATTTCCAGCAACGCTCGATGTTGATAATCCAGTGTCTATATAGCTAGCTGAAGGTGACCCTAAAACATCGTCATCAAAGATTGCTAAATTTGTTAAACCACTAGGATTGGTTTCATCATAGTTTCGTCCAAATAAATATTCATCATTAAGTGGATTAGCTGGATCATTAGACCATTGGTAATCAGGGTAATAATTCTGATCAACTAAATTTTTAAATAAAACATATGGTGTATTACCGTCCTTAGTGGGAACATATACATAAACTTCAGAATAAGTGTTTGTTGAATTCTTTACTGAATTTACTATATCTAAATTACCAATATATTGAACGACCCTATTATATGCAGCACCAGTCATACCATATGCTCCGGTTGTTCCAGGAGATGCATTACCCTCGGTATATCTTTTTTGTGTTACCGGTAAATCATTAACAGTAACAACGGAATTTTGATCCAATGAAGCCGAAACTTCAGTAGATGTGGAGGGTCTAAATCTAATGGCTCCTATTTCTCTAAGCCATTTAAAGAAAATTCTTTCGGATATATTCTGCTTAAGATCTGAGTTATACTCATCGGTGCCAGTTATAGTTGACTCCAGATTTAAACAATAACTCTGAAAACTTTGAGAAAAGTCTATATTAGCATTACCCGTTATTATTTGCTGTGTATTATTTGCCCAATCCAAGAATGCACCATCGGGACCATTAAGTCTTACATAGTTAGTTTCGGAATTTGAGCTATTGTCTATATCAGGTATATTCAATAAGGCAAATTTAGAGAATCTAAATTTATTAACTGAATTATTGAAAGTAAAAGATAAATCCTCAGCAGATGATGAAAAAGTATAGAAAGTACCACCCTGTATTTGTAGGGGTCTTATAAATGGGGTTTTTGCCATTGTTCTATTTTATTTTATTTAATTATAATGTAACGTTGGTACCACTTATAACTATCCAAGATCCATTTTGTGTTGCTTGTCCCTGTCCAACTCTAGGTTCCCACTGAAGAGTAACCGATGATCTGTATGCTGAATTTTGATTCATTACTATACCTCCTGAAGGGTATCCGCCATATAATGCAGCAGTATTAAATCCGGTATAATATTGGGTGGATCCGGTTACACCTGTATGTATATAACCAGTAGCCGATGTTGTATTAACTATGGTTACTCTTGAACCTTGAGGTAATGAAGGTAGTGTTCCACCTACTGGTGAAACCCCATCAACCACTTTAATATAAAATCCGGTTGGGCCACACTCAGCATAAATAACATCCTCCAGTCCAGTTATAGCATATGGTGAATTTACAGTGGATGTTCTACCACCACCGCCAGAGGTATTTGCTGGAAATGCTGTTCCTGCAGTAGCACCACTAGCATATGTAGTGTTCTGACTTACCACATGACCTTGTGTTCCTAGATATACTGCAGAGTTTGCAGTTAATCTACCGTTAAACTCCGATGTTCCGTTAGAAACAAAAGTAGATAAACCACCAAATGTAATATTTGATGCTGCAGTTATAGCTCCAGATGCAGTGAATGTCGTTGTGGTTACACTAGCAAATGATGCTTGTCCAGAGCTATTAACGGATGCAGTTGCAGTCCCTAACGCTGGTAATGATATGGTATCAAATCTACCAATTTTAGCTTGAACTCTTCCAGTAGATGCTGCTGAAAGATCTAGTATCCCGTTTATAGTGTCGATACCAAACACATTAACATAACCATTTATCCAGTTTTGTAATATTAAAAAATTGGAATTTATGGTTATTCTTGAGCCCGATATTGAATCAGAACCTAAAATTTCGTTGATGTTTACAGTTGCCATTTTCTTTTTTTATTTGTTTTTGAACTGAATATATATCATTGTCACAGACAACACTTAAATATGGGAGGACAAAAAATTAAACTCAATAAAAAGGATTTTAAAGATATATCTTTAAGCGCAAAATCCATAAATTATTCCACCCAATTAAAGCAAAATCCATTAAAATTTATAGATGCACAGATAATGACTTCTATTTCCAGCCTTTTAGCTGTTAATAGAAGTCATTATTGTAATATTTATTAATTTATGGAAAATAAAAATAAAATAAAATAAACTCTATGGCTAACAGAAAGAAGAGAATTTCGGATGAAGAATTTTACGACGTGTTTCCGCCGACACAGGTGGCAAATCCATTAAAATTTGATCTACAAAAACTAAGATTGGATTACAAGCATAAAAACGAAAGTCAGAAAAAACTAATAAGCCTGATAAGCGACAATAAAATAACCATAGCAGCTGGACCAGCAGGAACGGGAAAGACTTATTTAGCATGTGCTCAAGCATTAAAATTATTAAAGACCGAGCAGAGATTTAAAAAAATTATTTTAGTAAAAAGTGTAACGGTATTAGAAGGAGAGGAAGTTGGATTTCTTAAAGGAGATTTAAAAGAAAAAATGTTACCCTTTACAATATCATTCCTGGACAACTTCCATAAGTTAATCGGTGAGGGTTTAACTAACATTATGCTAGATCAAAAATTAATAGAGGTTCTACCATTGGCTTTTATTAGAGGGAGGTCCATAGACAATGCTATAATCATCGTAGACGAAGCTCAAAACATAACCAAGAAGAATATGAGGTCCACGATGACTCGTATCGGTACGGATACTAAAATGATCATTACGGGAGACACTAAACAAATTGATATGAAAAACCCCAAGCTTTCGTCTCTTGATCTCGTGGTTAAGTTATTTGACGGGAAACCCGATATAGGAACAATGAGCTTTGGAGTAAATGATATTGTTAGAGATCCTATAGTAAAAATTATAGAGGAAACGTTCGATGAATGGGACGAAAATAACGGATAATGATAAAATGGATGAATAACACCTAAGGGTGTTATTCATTTCTAAATGTCGCATCCGGATTATTCTCTATAACGATACCAGTACCAAAACTTTGGTTAGAATTATTAACATCGAAAATTTCCTGTTGCTGTTTCTCCATATCCTTGGCTAATTTAGCAGCCTCATAGTCTCTACCAGCAAAAGGTTCAGGTTCACCATAATCAAAAGAATCAACTATATCTGGATTATTATCATCAGGTCTTTTCGCCTTATGATCTATAATTTCAATATATCCAGGTTTGGTTACAAAATAAACATTACCTGCTGAATCTTCTACGCTATTGTATATGGTATATTTACCAACTTCGCTAAATGTGTATATGAAATATGGAGTTGCTTTAACATTAAGCAATTCATTTCCTGTTATTGCATCGCTAAGTATCCAGTTATTGTTTTGTTTTCCGTAAATATTAGATGCATAGTTGCTAAATATAACTGTCGAAAGAAGTGGTATTTGCATTCCCTTATCTGTCGAATGTACATCACACCAGGTCCAAGCTCCAGAACCAGCTCTCGATATAATATTACCAAGATTTATACCCAGATTAGGATTATATTGTGGTGATAATAACGAAACCCCTGATGTAGATCCTATATTATAATATCCGCTAGCTCCAGTTGCTCCGTAATTAAATCCGGTAAGAAATATATTATCTGACTGGTCCACAGAAAATGATATGCTATCGCTTTTTTGATTAACGGGTATTAAATTGTTTTTATAATCAGCATCCATCGAAACACTATCAAGGATCTTATTCTTTCCGTTACTTTTTATCATAAAGATATTATCATCAGATGCAAATGAGAGTTCGGAATAAGCTATAAAATACTGACCATTCGAAAGATTCTCCGAATTTAGCAGCTGTATGAAGTTAGATTCAAATCCACTATAAACTACATCGGTTGAAATTGGAACCCCCTGCTCAGTTATTCTAGCAGTTAGTAAATAATTACCCGTCGTACCTGCTACATAATCATTACCAAAATAGCTACCAGATCCACCAAAATTAGTTGTTACGTAATACGTAGATTCGTCATTTGATGCTTTAGGATATTGTCTATATCCAGTGGCTCCACCTATGAATCCACCAGTTACCCCGGTACCGTCGCTATTTAATATTATATAATATGGGATATACACAGAATTTATTCCAGTAAGTCCAATTCCACCAAAATTAAAATTCTGATCTGAGTTACCAGTTATTAAAACAGTATTGTTATCCGGAAGAGATTTTATATCAGATATTTTTCTATTCGCCGAGGTTGGACCTACACCAGGGTATATGCTGTTGGAGGTGGATGTAGTCAATAGGGAAAGATTATCAGACGATAATCTCACATAAGATATCACAGAATCGCTAAGCCAATTCTGTGATATCTCCTGTGTAGACCCTAATATAATATCTGATGTTTCCGGGTAATCATTAGTTCTATTCCATGCATTTTTAAGAGTCGATAGATCTCCAGTCGATGAATTTGGAGTAAAGTATATTCCTGATTCAAGACCAAGATTTATGGAATATCTACTCAACGATACATTGGAGTTCTTAATATCACCTGAATTTATATTTTGTTCATATTTAGCTGGAAAATTTCTGAAATCCAATCCCCTATAAGAGGTTCTAACGTCACGAGAAAATGTACCATTTATACCAAGATCAGTAAAGGTTGATGTGTTACCCAAATCCCTGCCAATTTTAGCAACGAATATCGAATTTGCAGAAACGTCATTATTATTCCAATAGGTCCCTCTAGAATTAACATTTTGTACCAATGGATATGAGGTGTCGGTATATTCATAAAAATATATTCTGAATGGCGTTGAATTAGTGAAAAGGAAAAGACCCGTAGTACCGGATGCATTATAATCATAGGTAACGTTGAATTCTATCGAATTTAGATTTAGCACAGTAACCGAATTAACTCTATAGTTGGCAGCGGATCCGGATGGTCTCAAACGTATGGTATTCGATGTCATAATATCTCCTAATGGTCGGGAAGATGGGACCGTATCAACGTAATTTATTCTTATCTTGGTTATATTCTCCCAGGAATAAGAACTCCCACTCTCAACATCTACCGAAAAAATTCCAGATCCAGGGGGATTTGCTCCATATGTATAATTCCATGTGCTATTAAAAATATCTCCGGTTGATCCATATATCCAGGGATAGTCTCCACCAGTAACACCAGGAACATTTATATTAGTAACACCCGCTGGTGCACCAATTGGACCATTTCTATAAGAATTCTCCGTCTCTAGTGAATCCCATACATATGGTCCACTTTCAATGAATCTATTAAAAATTCCGGAAGCAACTATATAATCACCATCCTCAGATGCCTTTATGTCCTGTATTCTTGTTCGGTATCCTCTAAATGGTAATACTGAATCGACAAATCCAGACTCGTTATACGATGCTATAAAACCCATCTCTCCGTTATCTAAAGAAGAACCCCCTATCAATGAAGTATCTGAAATCCCACCTATCGTAGGGTTTTGATTGGTTAAAGTTGCTAGTTCTGTTTCGTCGTAATAACCAAGGTCCACACTAACATTTCCCTTCAGATATCCTCCAATATAATATTTTATACCATCCTCCGTTTTTATCGTGGTTGATGATGTTATCTGGACAGTTCCAGCAGTAACCCCTAATTGATTAAGCTGAATATCAGATATCCACGATGGAGCGGATATTGATTCACTCAATACTGAATCCTCATAAGTCGGTATTGGATAATTGTCCCAATATTTCTGCTCACCAGCTTTACCATTAGCTATGTCGCTTAGCTTAGTTGTAAGAAATAGATTTCTAGGATCCATACCAGGAAATTTCAATGATGTATAATAATCATCATATATTCTCCATTCCGGATAAACCCATGTGTACTTATCAACCTTAGCCAAAGGTGCAGTTCCACCAGTAGCTGTAAAATATGTAAAATTCCATCCAGTTGCTCCCTCATATTTAGAAGATCCATATACATGAGGAATATCATAATTAAACGAAACAATCTCGTTTAAGCATAAAACCCATAATGAGTTATCATATATTGTTAGGTCCTCTTGGGTTACGTTTTTACCAACTAATTTAATATCAAGTACATTATCATTTGGTATATTTGAATTGCTAGAATCGAATTGTGTGTGTACGGTACCATTAAAATGCCATAGACCACTTCCCTGTCCAAGTTCACCATCACCAAGCGAATAGAATACATGCCCATTTGGTCTTGATATAACTCTCGTAACCGGGCCGGGAGTAGGATAATTCCAAAATTGATCACCATCAAAGAAAGATAATCCCAGAGATGTACCAATCCAGATATTATCATTCTCATCCCTATCCAATGAATATACATAATCAGATATAATGCCGCTGGTTTTTGTATTATAAACCCTAGCCTGTTCTATTATAAGCTCTCCCCCAATTAATTCAGTTGCTTCCAATTCACCCTGGGGAACAGCAAATAGTCCTTCCGCTGTGGCGATATAATAAAAATAATCCTTACCATCAATTCCCTTGGACTTTACGTCATATACATGAGGCCAGGTGTATCCAGGTACAACTTCAAACCAATTATCGATCTTAGTCTGATAACAGAAAAGTCTACCTCCAGTAACCCCATTAATCTCAGTATATCCAGTAGCTCCTGTACCGCCTATACCATTAAGCGGGGTTGAAAAAGCATGTACATAATCGCCATATCTACAAGCACATATGGTTGATATTTCCTGTGGCTCGTTAAAAGTACCAAGATCAGAAAAATTCCAGTTTTCGCCAATTTCGATATTATCCGAATTTATATAGAATACAGCAACCTCATTTAATCCAGGAATAGGCCCTTCCGCAACACCAGTCCATACTTTATCATAAGGATCTATAGATATAGATCTAGTATCTAGAAAATATGGTATTGAACTAGGAACAGCAGAATTTTGGTAATTGTAATACTCCCAAGATGATCCATTGAATCTTCTAAGATCCTGCCCAGATGCCCATACGAAGAAATCGCTGTCCGTATCTATTTGATTTATGCTAATTCCGTAACTTGCCATTTATATCTTTTTAATTATGCTATTGATCCGCCTATTTCCCATCCCTTTTTATAATTAGTATGATTTACTGCATTATTGGGATATCCAACTTTTAACCTCATACCGGTAAATGAACTACCGGTGTCACTTGCAAATGGGTATGTTAATGGGCCGGACGTTAGTCCTAGACCATTTACGTCAGATAGATATGAAGCATCCCATACTATTTCCACTCTGCCTATATAAAGTCCGGTTGCCGAATGTAAAGGATCAGTTATATGAACTGCAATTCCCTGAAAGATGGGAGTATCCGTTACATTCTCGAATGGACAATAGAATCTTGATGCCTCGAATAATATATTATTGGCAAATGTTGTTGAAGATGTTGTTGAATTAAATATACTGGCTAAACCTGAACCAGATCCATATCCTGCATCATTCGCTGTTATTAAAAGAGTATCGGGACTATTTCCAATACCTCCACCGCCACCGGAACTTATCACAACGTTATATGAGCCTATTAGGTTATCACTTCCTTCTCTATAAACATTAACATTAACATTAACATTTATTACAACGCCGAACTTAGTGAAAAATAACCTGGATGAAGGTATAGCTACACCAGGCCTAGTACCAAGGGTTATTGTATATCCACCAGTCCAATCTATGCTATAATATGATGATAAGTACATCTCAGTATTTGCTACAAGATACGATATACCATCAGCATGCTTGGATGATGCAGATAAATAATACTTATTCTCCAAAAATTTATTAATGGCCCCGTTTGTCCATCCCCTTGATGTTTTTAAATTATAGAAAGTTAAGGATGTTCCCGTTGTCGTATAATCAGTTAGATATAAATTATCTTGCAGGGTGGTGTTTATACCTCCAGCTAATATATAGCTACCTGTACTAAATTGTGAATTAGGATTAACGCCAGCTCCCATAATAATAAACGCGTTCTTGTTTATTATTAATCTAAGTCTAATCGGATCCATACTAGTATATACATCGGAACTATTTGGCAAATAATATGCAACCTCGTCAGTTGAATGTGAATATAAATTATTTATAGGTGCATATAAACTGGATGCTTGATCAATCTTTATAACTAAACCAGATCCACCAAGACCTATATCATTAGAAGTGTATGCTGTTACTGATGGTGTATAATAAGGTCCACTAGCAGTTGCCCCATATAAGTCATTATAATAGAATCCCTCAGCAGGTCCCATTTTATAGAATGTAACATTCGTACTTGAGTTTACCACGTTACCCACATTACTAGTAACAGTTAAAGTAGCGGTAGCAACATATGCTGAATTAACAGAGCCTACGTAAGTATTAGCCAGATTATACCAATCCAAGTTTGCATATGTTACATTACTTAAATATATTCCCGATGTTGCACCAAGACCAGGTATGCTCCACACGTATCCGGTCAATCCACTTCCCGCTGTAGCTGAAGAACCATAATAAACTGTATCGTCCATTAAAACATTAACATTAGATGCGGTTACTGCGGCAGATATATTTTCCGGAGTTACAACGATTATATTATTCTTGGTAGTTGTAGCAACAACGGTTGCTGCGTCGGTCACAGTTAAAGATGTGGAATATCCATTTGTATTGACACCATTATAAGTTACTGCGGGTCCATAGGATGTAGCACCGGTTGGTGTTCCACCTTGGAAACTCCAATCTCTTTGCACAACATCACCTATGCTCGTATCATAGTAATAAATGATGTCCCCCTGTTCTATACCTAGTATTACGTCTGCCATTTTCTAATATCTGATTAATGTATATATCAATGCAGTTTAGATCTCATTTCTTTAGCATATAATATGGCCTGTACATAATTATAAGAATTGGCATCGGGACTTATTGTGGATAGATCAGCTTCCCAAGGAGAATTATTTATATAATCTCCTTTATAAAACATCTTCCCGTTCCCATTATCTGTAACTCCGGCATTGTGTAATATTTTATGTTTATTCCATTCTGTTTGCCCCCAGCTAGATCCCCAGCTAAATCCAAGTTCATCAGATAATCTAACCTGACTTCCCCTTTTAAGTCCACACCATAATACCGCCCACATATCTGCGCACCATTTCTGTATTGGGTTGTAAGAAGATAACTGCTCTTCAGATAGAGTTTTCCTCTCCTCCACCTCAGCATCAAGCATATATTTATACAGATTGAGAGCAACGTATTTAACGTCCCTCCAGAATAGGTGATCTATATTTTTCATAAGATATTGCGCACCTCCTGAATTTGGATTGTTAGCTTCAACAAGATCCCTGGAAACTCCAGCTATGTCACACATATCTTCCAAAATTTGCTCGGATTTACTTTTAATATAATCTGATCCTATATAGGAAACCGTGTCACTTAGATACCAGACATCATCATTAATCAATGAATTAAAGTCAGGAAGTTCTCTAAAGATGATATCAGAATCATGATAGAATATATTATCATCTGAAAGACCAGGATATTTAAGAAAATGCTGTTCCAATATATCCGGTCTTAAAATTGGAATATATCCGTAGTTTTCAACCGGAGTTTTCTTGTAGAAAAAAAATCTAACGTATGGGTATTTTTTAGCCAACTCAGATCCCTCTGGTGATATTGACTCATCATAGGCAAATAGAATTTCTATCCAATTGGGATTTATTCCACTTTTCATAAAATTATGGATTAGTACCTCCACTTGCCAATGAAAATAAGGCACATCCGGCTGTGCGCAAATAAAGGTTATTTTTTTGTTTATCATACCCAAATTTTTATAATTATACTCTCCTAATAGTAATAAATTCCATCATGTAATTTATTATTTGTTATGAGTTAATGTATCATTTGCAAAATATAAATTACTGTTATTCACATCAATATCATATACAGTTATTGGTGCATTTACAACAACCAATGAGGTAATTTCAAATTCGTTGTTATCTATATCCAATAACACATCACCAACATTCAATTCGAATGTTGTTCTAATGTACCATACGTCATTTTGCTTAACTACGTGGTTATGGGTGTAGGTTGCAATTAATTTACCGTTATTAATGTTTATTACGGAATCAAATTCATGGATTGATACACCGATCACAGTTGATGTGGAATTTATGTAATCCAATATATCACTGCTCCAATGATACCATTGATCCGGTGCCAGAGGCATTCCTGCCACATCAAGGGATTTCAATACATCGCCAACCTGTATATCCTGTATCAATTTAGTTGTCCCGTTAGATAATGTTATTAATGTGTCAGCAACTAAACATCCAGTACAAAGAGTACATCCGGTAGTAAATGTTGATCCATCCCAATATCTATAGTTTGTTCCATCTCCATAATATCCTGCAGATGCAGGTGTAGTAAGACAATTCTGGTTAAAATCAGAATCTGTCAATACTGTTGCGGTACATATATCATTTGTATCAGCACAAACAGACACAAGCTGCGGATTGTTACAAACTGTGCTAATATTTACACCATAACTAAGATCCATTGGATTACTAGTACAGCAATTAAACAGTGACACGTCCCAGCCAGCGAGTTCGTCACCACCGGTTATTATAATACTGTTTTCTTGAGCACAAACATCAACGGGGTAACCTTCTGATACTATTGTATTCACGGTAAGTCCCGAACAATCAATATATGAGTAATCCGTTGTACCAGTATAAAATTGTGGAGGTGGAGGGGGTCCAGTATAAACCACTGTATAACATACACATAGCACCGGAGGAGTTGTTGTCGTTGTTGTTGTTGATGTTGATGTCGTGGTTGTGGTAGTTATACCTGATACTGACAAATCTATATAATTTGTACACTGTATACTTGTGGACTGAACCCTAATTATAGTTGTTCCATTATAAACCAATGATGTTGTATATCCAGAAACCAATAATGATTTATCAACACCAGTTTCAAATGGGGTAACATATCCATCAAAATCGGAATACAGATCAAATGGTCCTGTTCCAGTTCCCGCAGTGGTTAAAGTTATAGTAGCTGTAGCCATTTTTATATTTTATATTTTATATTTTTTAATATCATTGGATCATTAGCAACATTATTATGCACACGCGGTTCCTTGCTGTTCTAGTGTTATTGTTATAGTTGGTGCTGTTGATAAATCTACCATCGAGAATACTACGAACCCTGCAAACGGATCAAGTAAAAGACAATCTGTATATCCAGTACTTAATGATAGATTTACGGCCGTATACATTGTCACCGCACCAACACTTACTTCTATCTGGGAAAGTCCTGGTATCCCGTATCCGTAACTGCCTACACCGGTTGTGTTTGGTAATACCGGGAATGTTCCTGGACTTACCAGAATAGAATTCGAATTCACCTGCACATCCTCAATAGTTCCGGTATTATCTAGATTATTCATAATAACTTGTCCTATGGGTACCGTTGTTGTTGTTGTTGTCGACGTCGTGGTTGTCGTAGTCGGATAAATCATTACAGCATTACCAGCAAGTAAACAAGGATCTATGGTCGTTGTTGTAGTCGTTGTAGGTGCCGCTGTGGTCGTTGTTGTTGTCGACGTCGTGGTTGTCGTAGTCGTGGTTGTCGTAGTGGTAGGAGCTATTGTTGTCGTCGTTGTCGTAGACGTTGTTGTTATAGGAGTACCTCCAGTGTAACCGAAATTAGGTATCAATACATTACTACCTCCTATTAGTGAAGGCGGAGCTGGGTATGTACTAACAGGGACCGACGCATTAGTAAGATCCAGATTAATAGGACCGGTTATTGTGCTTAATGATCCGGTATCGCTAGGTATAGGTCTATAGTAAAAATTAGTTATATGCGTTTCGCCAGAACTATTTAATTGATCAGCAACTTCTTGTACAGTCATCGAACTTCCAGGACTGGTTAATGTAACACCAACTGGGAACGGGTATGTTGAATTACCAGTACTTACTTTGACGTGGTCACCGGGTAATATTGTATGTAATTCATATCCACCTAACCAATCGTTATTAAATTCGAAATCATACCAGCTATGTGCATATCCATCATTCCAGCTAGTCTCATTAAATATTTGCCAGTCCAGATTTTTAGTTCCCCAAAATCTTAGATTATCATTGGGGTAGATTTCTGAATTTTCAGACCAATAAACATATGTTTCGGAAGGACTTACTCCATTCTCCAGAGTTCCAGATATGGAACTTAGTGATAATGTTCCCGTTACAGTAGCAGATAGCGGAACACCATTCTGATCGGCTCCTAATTCATCAGGAGCATATATTATAATAGAGACAGGATCCGTACTAGGATTCAGACAAGATGCAAAATAGTCCGGGTATGTTCTTAGTGAGTTTATCGAAGAAGTTATTGCATTTGCAGTGTGATATAATGTGTCACCTGCATCAGCACTTCCAATTTCTCTATTATTTACATAGACCTTTATTAAACCAGCTCCAGTAATTTTTTGTGTCGTGTATATAGTTGGATCTATAACATATCTATTTACCGGGGTTGTCTCGAGAACAACACCGTTCCATGAATTTGAAATTACGGAAGGTATAGTAAATACAGTAGGGGAAACTATATTTGCTGTCCATCTACCATCTATTTCAGGTATACTTCCTATTATTGTTAATTCATCACCATCATTTAGTCCATGAGGTGTTATGGTAGATACCGTGGCTGATCCGTATTGACCAGTAAATATCTGAAGTGAATATATCTCATCTATCGCTACAACATTCTGAGATAATAATATCTCACCGGTTGCTCCGACAGGATCTAGATTAGTTTTAACATATAAACTCTGACCCTCTTCGGCTTTATTCCCATACGTAGCAAATTTCAGAATCTCAGAAGGTATTGTTTTTTCTAGAACCTCTATACTATCTCCCTCTGCAGGATATTCCCATATTGATTTATATGAGTCCCATCCTCGATCAACATTATCCCATATATAATTTTCAACCTCTCTGTATCTAGTCCAAGAATCGATATCTATGGTTTTTGGTTGAACCTTGATTATAGAATTCTTAATGACAGTGCTTTTAGCATTAAAGGCATCATATACATTGCACGTAATCTTATAATCTCCGCTGTATGGTAAGAAGTGTGCCATTTTATAAAAGTCCGCTATAGGACCTCTAAAATTGAAATTATAAGGCGATCCTGACTGAGTGGTGGTTTTATCGACTATCCACTCTATCTCCATCGCATTCGAAAAATCTATATTACTCCAAGTTAATAATAAAAATACCTGGGTTGTTGCAAATAGTTCCATCTCACCAAACTGTGTCGTTATGTTGTAAGGTGGATCTAGAAGGACATTATATTGGCCCGTCGAGTAACTAACTCCAACAACTGTACCGAATGATGGGACAGATGGAACCTCAACTCTATCGCCTACCCGATATGCAGGTATCATTATGGAATCCCAGCTAGTATTAAGTTCGTTCCATGTCCAAATATCAGGAAATAGTTCAAGTATTACTGGCATTCCAATAGGAACGTCGTACTGCTGTCCAGTATTTGGATCTATGTATGCAACAGGATCGTATTTATCGTCACCCAATTCTATTATTTTCCCCTCCTGCTTAAGCTTATAGAAATTATCTATAGCACTTAACATCGATTGATTCTGTTGGCTATTATAAATTTGTTGTGAATCTAGCGGATTCACTATGTTTCCTAAATCAGATAATATAGGGGGTAGTATATTAATAGTACCCAGCAATAATGAAGGATTTACCGAAGAATAATAATATACTGGTGAAGTTTGGCTAGGTTCTACGTACCATGTAATTGAATTACCTCCGGTTGCACCATTATTAATTATTCCGAGTGGATCTATCTGTGTTAAATTCGGATCGGTTGTAATTATAAGATCATAACCATAGGTGGAAGTATCGGAAACGCTAAATTCGTATGTTTGACCTATGTATAGGTTTAATATAGGATTAGGTCCAGTAGATCCATTCGGTAGATTTCCACTAAAATAAATGGCACTTCCAGTACCACCTAGAAACTGAACAGTTGAAGAATAATTGTTATTATATGAACTAGGACTTTGTATAGCACCAGCTAATGGTCGTGTGGAAAAGTTTCTTAGATCTTCTAAAAAACCGAAATCCGGATTAGGATAGAAATCAAACTCGAAGCCTGAATCAAAATCGGATCTTCCCATTATATCAGTCCAGGATTTGGTATTATATACACCAAAATAAATACCCTCACCAGTTATATCTATAATTCTGGCGTTTAATGGTAGATAATCCCTCTTCAATCTTTCCTTCAGAGCAAATATTTTAATAAGTACTTCCTCTTGTGTGAATTTAAAAGCGTCCTCTACTATCGGTAAATTAAATTCGTCTTCCTCACCGGTTACTTTATTAAGATCATAATAAAGTCCAAATAGTGACGTTTTTTTGTATGTTCTACTTGGTACTAATGTATCCTCCGATGTAACATCCAGAACATATTCTCCATTTTTATTAGGTCCGTAGGTTTGAGTAAGCTTATATTTACCAGAATTAGGGTTGTCCAATATATCACCAATCTGATATGACATATTATATCCCTGCGATTGCTGTTTATTAATAGCATTTAAAAAATTCTTATTCTGCTGAATAGGCGATTCTACTCTTAGTCCATTATATTTAAGATTTAACCAGTATTCTTTTATTCTAAGATCCTGATAACCAAAAAACTTAAGAGCATTAATAAGACCCTTATAACTACCAATATAAGGAAATATTTCCTCACCAGCTACCATAAGCTCTTTTCTCTTCTCGTTTATCTCTAAGTAATTAGGTAAAGGTTCTGCAGGATCATGATCTCTAAGTATAACTGAATCACTATTATAAAAAGATCTCCCCAGATTTGCTAAAAGCACTTTAAATCTCTCGTCCTCACCTATTATTTGTCCATAGTAATCAACCTCCAATATTTTCTCTGGTGTTCCAGTTGATATATCATCAATTATAAGTTTTCTCTCATAAATATTTTCCGCACCCTCTGGTCCATTTAAGGCAACATTTATTGGGAGTGCACTGGAATCAATGGATGAAGTTGTTGTATTGACGTATCCATTAGAATAGAAATCGTTAGGATCAACATCAACATCAAAAATCATGTTAGGGTAGCTAACTATTAATGGCTCACCATCACCACCATCCAATTGATCAGATATTGAATAAGTGAATATTATTTCCGAAACGTCAGTTTCGCCATAATTATCATTGTACCATCTACTTCTCCATTGTGGTGAAGCAGTAGCTCCTGTTGCGCCGGTATGAGGAAGTCCATATGTAATTTGTGATGTAGTTACGTTATAAAATTCCTGTACAACAAATATTTGCTCGTTCTCGTATAGATTAGCAGATACCGGATCAAAATAAATATTTCCCTTAAAATATCCACCGGGTCTATTTTTATAAGGTGTGGTAAAGTATATCTGATTATCTGGACTGATTATACTTTGTCCAGAATAATAGTCACTAGGTATAGTTATCGTTAATTGGTTACCTAACAGATTAACAGCTGATATTTTTCCTCTGAAGTCATTCTGACCAGCAACAGATCCTTCAAGATATATTTCGGTACCTCTATCTAAGCAATAAACAGCTTCAGTATACCATGAGGTCATATCAAATGCATTAAGATCCTCAGCATTGAATAAGAAATTATAATATGTTGGAAATTCTGTGATATCAAGATCACCAGGATTACTAGCACCCGATATGGATGTACGGTATGTAAATTTGGAATCTAAAGGATTAGCTCCGGTTGGTCCAATATAATCGAAATTTAATGGATTACCCTCCTTATTGAAAAACTTAAGTCTTATATCTGCCATCTTAAATTAAAAAACTCTTTTATTATTTCTATTTACTGTATAATTGAAGAAATTTTTAATCTCCTTCGTTGATTCAATCAATCCATAAACCACTCTCTGAAAATAATTCAATATCCCCTCCTTCACCGGGTCCTTGTATATAACATTAGATAAACTTCTTCTGAGTATTTGATCCTCGTATGCAAACCCATTATATAGATTATCGTTGAAGCTATTCATTACATCATAAATATTTTTATCCGGATCGAAATCATAGTATCTTCTTTCTACTGTAACTTTGGATAATTCTTTCATTATTTTTTTATATTCCTGTACATTCGAACAAGGAGCATATTTATATTCCCCATTTGCATTGGTGATTGTTGCTCTGTAACCAGAACACCCTATGTTATTTGCTCTGATTAGAGCAAGATCCGAAGATTGGTACACGTCTCTATTATTATAGAAAGTTGTATTAGACGTTTTTGGTTTTATTCCAGCAACGGTATAATTTATACTTTTATCCTCGCCCTCGAAAAATGGAGTGTAATTTTGCATTATTTCTTAAAATTTTTAGCTTCCCTGATTAATTATTTGGCTCTTCATAGAGGTGTTTAAATCCATTCTAAAAGATTTAGGAACTATGGATGCTATTGTTACATTGAGTGGACCTGGTTTTCCGTCAACAAAATCCTCTGTGTACGATGTTCCGTTTCTATCTGTCCAACCACCTCTCAAAAGAATCAATTGATTTCTGCCTATAATTATATCACCAAATTGATCCATCCCAATAACCTCGTCCAGTTGTGCCTGCGAGACATTATCCAGATCCTGGATGTTTATTTGATTCTGTTCATTAGCCTGCCCAATAAAGTAGAAAGAAACCGAATCAACGCCAGGTACAGATTCTATTAATGCTATTATGTCAGATTTTGGTATTTTATCTCTTCTTTTCAGATTTAACATATAATCTGAAATTTTCTTTCTCACTGCCTGTCTTATTGTCTCCGGATCTGAGCCTTCAAATATACTTAATATAGCATTTCCAACAAATTTAGTTATTACTGGTTGTACAATTTTAACAACAGTTGTTGCTATCATAGAACCAGAATCCTCTATAAGATTAAGTACTCTTGCCTTTTGTGCATTACTTAGAAAGAAGTCAGAAACAGGAACACTAAAATAATCCTCATTAGATGATATATTTAATGTAACGTCAGGGACTAAATATATGTAAACCACGTTATCGTCGTCAAGGTAATCATCATCAAATGTTGAAAATGCCTGTATCTGAGAAAATATTCCTAATTTATTTAAAAATACCTCGTAGTTATCAGGATTTGCAAAAACAAAAGATCTTGAAGTTTTAGGTGCAACTAGTCTTATTAAATTAAGAGATTCAGGATTATTACCAAATGCTGGATCTATTTCATTATTAACATCTATATAGAGATTAAGATCAACTGATGCTCCGAATAGATCTGTACCCTGATTAGAAAACCTATACGTTAACTGATTATCCTTAGTTGAATTAGCATTACCACTTATTCCATTTGTTTTAAGGTATTCGACTCTTATTCTGGATCCTCTCGGTGGAGCCATACCGAAATTAGAGTTACCAAAATAAACATCAAGCCCTTCTTGTATACCTGTTCTAACTAGATATCCCTTCCCGTTGAGTGGAATGTCATATAACGAATCATATCTTCTCCATTTTTCCTCATTAACATAAACATCAACATAAAACTGATCCAAGAAAGCTCCTGATGTTGAAGGTAAATTATAGCTTTGTAGTGATTGTCCGGTCCCAGTTAAAAGTGCAGTTTCAAAAGTTCCCTGTACTAGCTTTACTCTAAGATTATTTCCTCTGGTAAGAGGTATAGTTACTTCAGGACTACTAAACCTAAGAGAATACGTTTTTCCATTTTCCTGACATCTAATCTGTGTATTGTTTTTTATTATAACTGCTCCTCCACCTACTCCACCTTCTCTTGTATTCCATTTAAGAGAAACTTCACCCTGAGCAGCACTAGCTCTACCAGAGTCATATCCAGCTATTCTGGCTAAGCTTCTAACTGAATAATCCCTAGTTGCTTGGTCTATGTTTAATTCAGTTATGGAATCCTCTATAAAATATAGGATCATCTGCGATAGATTTTGTAGCACAAATAATATCTGTCCCCAAGCTGAAGCAACAGTAAATACGTTTGCTGTCTGATTATATGTTGCCTGCAAAAAATTAAACGTATCACCAAGAAGACCGTTTATTAAAATGTTATTTTTCTTAAAAATGTTCATATCTATTATTATGTTAATCTTAATGTAACCAATGGGCTTAATTTTCCATCCTGAGGTAATTTAAAGTCTAGTGTTGCTATATCCCTTAATGTACCAACATAGAATCTAAGATCATAGCTACCGCCAAGCACTGAAAATAATGGAACATAGACCTTAAGGAAAAGATCTAATTCCTTCCTAATACTAGATTCCGAAAGTTCCAGATTAAATATAAGATCTTCAAGGTTTAATCCAAATTTAGGATCACCTAAAACTTCGCCCTTATTAGTAAGTAGCATCATTTTAAGTTGGCCTATACAAATCTCTATTGGATCTGTGACCTCTATTTGATAAGGATTGTAGTTGGGATCAAGCGGATCTCTATTGTAAATCTCTCTCATGGGAATTTTTTATTTCCCATTATATATCTAGATTAATTCCATTGAAGGAAATACGAAGGAGTGTTCTCACCATTGATCATATCCATGACCTCCTGAAGCTCAGCTTCACCGGTAGATCTTATGTCCGATGTGTTAACTTGTATCCCACCAGGCAGGTTATAATTGAAAACTGATAGCATATTAGCTAATGCAATTTTACATTTAGCTATACAGTATCTAACGAAAAGTTCGTCATCAAAAAGATATTCATCCGGGATTGCAACATATGCTCTAACTGATACATCTATTCCGCCTACTCCAAATCCCTGTGCGGTTTGACCTTTACCTGATCTATTTGGATCCCTACCCATTATGGTTAGAAATTTTGTATTCTTATTAAACTTAAAAGCGTACGTATTTAATAGATAGGCCTGGGCTAAATCAAAATATGAATACATCACCGTTCTATAAACAAGATTATCCCCGACAAAAGGGGAAAGTAATAGTTCAGAACCAAGAAGCTTTGAATCGCTAAAATCTCTATCAGGATTACCAGAAATCCCAGATCCTCCCAATTCTCTAACCTCATATACCGATATGATCGGCTGTGGTAATTTTATCTGTCTGGTTTTTTTAAATTCAGGGTGCTGAAATAGAGAATTAGCAAGAACAAAAACTCTATCCTCCACAGCATATTGATAATTATCATAAAACCAAGCTTTAGCTCTTTTTATAATTCTTTCAGTTTCTGCAGCATTCAAATTATAGGGTAATGCACAACTAAATGATAATGCATCCTGTATCTCCTGTACTAATTCCTCTTGTGTCATTTTAAAAAATTGATTTTTTAGTAATTCATATTACCAAATCTAGGCTTATTGTATGTATCATTAGAATCTTTAAGCCTCTTATCAGATACAAATCTAAGCATTCTCTGATCACTAGGATTTTTAACCTTCATTGTCTCCTTGCTTATCTCAGCATTTTCACCTATTATACCAGCTCTAAGAACTCCACCGTCTATTTTGCAATTTATATTCTTACCCTCGCAATCAATAAAACAATCATTTAGGGTGTTCGTATAGTCCACTATGGTTGATTTAACTTTGGACGAAATAACTTTGGTTCCACTAAAAATATAAGAATCCTCTATGGAGGACTTCTTGATATCGCAGTTATAAATATTGCAATTTTTTATAACTGCATTTTTAATATCGCACATTATAAGGTCAATATCATTTATCCCAAATGCTCCCCTGCTTCTTGCTTCCTTAACTTGATATCTACCATTAGTGGTATCATAATTAAAATAACATGAAGTTATATCGCCTTCAACAATTAGATCGAATATTTTATCTCTTATTATAGGGAAATATGTTTTTATATTTTCGTCCCATCCCTTCAGATCAACGAATACGTGGAAGTCCGGATAATTTTTAAAGAAGAAATCTGGATTACTAAAAGATCTAACAACCTTAGAATATTTACTCATCATCTTTTGTAAAGAAACAAGATCATCCTGGGTATATCCAGTTATTCTTCTGCTTAATAGATCGTACATATAGAGAATTATATAATCTATAATTTCTCTAATATCCTTTATCTTTTTCTGATAATCACGATTACCAAGATATCTAAATTCTATATAACCCTGAGGTATCTTAGTGAAATTAACACCATAATACTTGTCATTAGGAACCTTATACATTTTAGGATCGATCGAAGTTATATTTTCTAGTATAGAAAATCTATTAACTGGGACGATTTTTTTTATTGATTTAGCATAGACATTTTTTTCTCTGTTACCAAATTTTGAATATATCAGTCCTTCATCAAGACCAAGTATAAATTTAAGTTTGTCTATGTTTTCTATTTTATCTTTTATGTCTCTTCTAAATTTATCAAAACTTATAGAAAATTGGAATGCACATCTATCAGTGGTCCATCCATTTTCATCTATCCATTTTAACACCTTTATTAATATTGTTATAGCTTCATTATAAGGTAAAGGTCCTGTTATGAACTCCATCATTTTACTTCCACCTGAGTAGTCTGGCTCTAATTTAAAATTAGAGCCATCCACAGGTATATTTGAATGATATTTTTCTGAAACTACTACTTTTTTCTTAAGGAGTGAAGCAAGCGATTCCGCTGCTTTACCCTTTAGTAGATTTGTATAGAATTCAAATTCGAATCCTATAACGGAAGATTCAAGTGCATTAATTCTATCAAGATGTGTTCTATTATCTGACATCGATTAATTGAGCGAATATTTTTCCGGAAATTACATCAACCTCATATAATGATACCAATAAGGTATCACCAGCTTTGATGTTATTTCCCTTCTTACCCAGTCTATCCTGAGGAACTAAAGCCATTAAACCAAGTTCAGTTATTTCAACTAATGCTCCGTTTTTTCTTTTGTGTTTAACTTTAGCTTCGTAATTATCCAAGCTTCCTTCAGAAATTCCCTTCTCCAAATCTTGCATGATTACATTCTTCTCCAATGGCTGATCCAAAGTAAGAGTAAGCCTATTATTATCTTTTATTTCCTTAACATAAAATTCGATCTCGTTACCAGGAACTAATGTTGTTGAGGAATTGCCATTTTGGAATTCTGTCTTGTGTATCAATCCAGTATAAACACTGTCCCATTCAACAAACACACCGAAATCGCTAGTACCAGTAACATATCCCTTATATTTTTTGGTTAAGTCAAGCTCCTGGATTTTAGAATCCATTATCTTGTTTAGATATTTCTTATAAGAAACTATGAATATGTCTTTTTGGTCAATGTATCCTTCAATCATAACATGTAGTTCTTTTCCTACATATGATTCGAAGTTAGTTATTTTATTAGCAGCTGCTAATGATCCAGGTAGAAAACACTTAATTCCTGATAGATCCACGATATATCCACCCTTATTAACACTCTCTATTCTAACAAGATATGCACTGCTTTCTTTTTTAATTTGTTCAAATAGTTCAACTTTAAGACTCTGTATATAGTGTTCAACAGCTGATCCGATATAACTACCGTTAGATTTTCTAACTCTAACGTTAATGGTTTCACCAGGTACGAAATTTAATCCGCCAATACCAAGCTTAATTGCGTCTTTTCTTTCTTTCTTTAGATCAAGATAGATTGTTTGGCCCGATCCTGTTTGTGCTAAAGCCTCATCTTCCTTAGCGGAGATAATTTTGCAACCATAAACAGCACCATCAATAAGATCTTTCGATCCTTCGTCCAATAGATGATAAGTTGAATGATAAAGATCCGCTAATTCCTGAGCATATGGTTCGTGGCAATAAACCTTTGCACCATCAGGAGATTTAACTTTATGATTAATTGATAGCCCGTTAGGAACGTCCCAGTCGAAATTATCTAATGCTTCTAATTTCATGTTTTTTTTAGTTTAAAAAGTGATAAAAATGTTATTAATTGTACTATATATCTATCTTTAAGTTCCTTTATTATATTTGGAAATTATTAGTAAACTAAAGGTATAAATCCTATCATAGGTATTGGTCCATTTGGTCCGGGTATACCACCTCTATAGATAAATTTAAGTTCCAATAAATGCATCCCAAATGAATATGCTAGAGCTGATGCAACTAGCTTTGCTGCAATCTTCTTTTCCTGCTCCCGAGTGAATTTTTTTCCTGTATTGAAAGCTCTTTTTATATTGTTACCAAGCATGGTTTGACTACCGTAATAAATCGGAACATAAAGACCACCCTGAGGAGGTGAGAATAAAGCAGGAGGAGCACCGGGTTCATTTGTTAGTGGCTGTTGTCCACATGATTTCCAATAATCTAGAACACCCTTAGCCATAACATTGTATGGGTCCTCCGGTTTATCGGGATCTGAACTTTTCCTAGCAGCGTCAGCCAACTCATTTATCCAGCGGATTTTAAGTTCTCTAAATCTATTTTCTTCCCCGTTATATTCAACCGTCTTATTAAAATCACGTCTCTGTTTGATGAATGATAATTGAAATCCGGTGTTGCTACCAAAAATATTAGCATTATTCCGAAAAAATGAGGTATTTTTGAATCCATCTTTGGAAAAAATATTGATGATATCATCAGCATAGCTATACGAATCGTCAAAGCTTCTGTTTATGTCATCAATAGAACTATCAGACAACCCAAATTCTTTCAGCCACTGTTTAAGGTACCCAGCATCATATCTTTTAGAATATGTGAAATGTCTTATAAAACTTGATGTTAGATAAGCTGGTATCTTACCGGGATTACTTAAGTGTTGATCCTGAAAAAGTTCCCTAGATATATTTATAGAGGGTAATTTTCCTGCTATATCAGAGATATTAAGTTTTCTGGTTACCGTACTTGGAATTAATTCTTTTACAAAATTCTTTTCGTAAGTTTTACTGTAATAGGATATTTTTATACTGCTTGTACCTCCCAAATTCTTTGTTGATATTATCTTTCCCTCAATCAAATCACCTTCACCAGGCTTACTGCTATTTAAAGACGCAATATTATCTATATTAGTGTCACCCTTTATATAATTAAATATGTCACTACCGGTCTTTTTTGTTGAATCTGACCACCCATACTGATATCCCTGAGGTGGAGTTGTTGTATATGATGTTTTATCAGATGCAGTGCTAGCTGTCCATATCTCGGTAATTGTCTTATATTTAGCAAATCCTCTAACGATGTCACCAGGTTGGAAATCCCTCTTAGTCTCAATCTTTATAAGTCTAATAACCTCGTCCATTATAAGATTACCCCAATCACTATATGAACCTGTTCTTAATGAATACATCCACTGAAGATATGCTCCAGTTCCATCAAATTGGTGTAATATCTTTCTAGCAATCTCAAGTACTGCTTGTTTTCTATCCTTGGGAAAATTTGGATATTGTGAAAAGAATTGTGAATATGTAAAATCGGGTATTGTTGCTTTATTCTCCTCGGTCCAATCTCTAAAATCTAACTCAACCTGATCAGCAGCTCCTGATATATCCACCGTGGGTGGTTCAACCTCCAGATCTGCATATGCTGGATTTGTTTTCTTCTCTTCAAATGTTAGATCCCCACCTTCATAGAGCATTTTAAATCCCTTCTTAAACCCCTCATACATAATTGCATCCTGTCCCTTAACATGGGTTTGACCAAATGGAGATGCTGCTTTACCAACAGTCGCAGAAATATATTCATTCCTAAGAAAGTCTGCCATCTCATCGTATGACCCGATAGACTGGGATGTTAATTTGCTACTAACATTAGTTATGAATGTTCCCCAATTTGCTGGCATTATTATTTAGTTTTAGATACTTGACTTAGATGTTGTATGTCAACCATGGGAATGATGGGAACACCTGAAGGTCCAACACCAGTAGGGTGCGTGTGCTGATTGAATAGTGATAAAAATTTATTACCAAGAACTAGCTTTTCTACAGCTCCGTCACCCAGCTCTATATTTTCGGATTTAACTATTACTTTTTGTTTACCTCCGCTCTTCTCCATTCTTATCTCATCCTCATTCATTTTCAGAACTATTCTAAGTTTCTCACTGTCCGTACCTGCATTCTGAGTATCTATCTGTATGGAAGCTTCACCCAACTGAAACAATAAACCTTTACTCCTGGTATAAATCATTTTAAGAACGCCGGACTCGGACTCACTATCATACAATAGAGAATGTGTACCCTCATATGAATTCTCAGTCTTCAGCTCCTCCTTAAGAACGGGATCCATCTCCTTGACATAATCATAATAGAGCTTATAATAATTCTCGTTCTCAAAATAAACTGCTACAACAGAATCAATCTTCGGTATGGAAATATTTCCACCACCTCCACCTCCGCCAAAAGAAACCCCAGGTACCTGTTCAGCCCAAGGCAAATCTTCGGTTGGAATCTCATCAAATACCCCAAAAACACTTATTTTTGCTCTACCCTGGTACAGAGGATCCTTATTATCTACTATTTTTCCTAAATAGGTTTTTCTATTTTCCATCTTTTAAAAATCAGAGCTCTTTGGATTGAATCCGTCTATACTAATATTATATTTGGTGTCAGGTTTTAAGTTTCCTAGATTCTCATCCGATGTATCGAAATCCCCGCTAACCGATGGATAAACTTTACCTATATCACCTCTTCTGTATGTTACTTCCGGTCTTGGATAAACTGGTGTTGGTGTTGAATTAAAAGTATTGGAAGGGCTTCTTAATTCACCATTGGATGTTATCTGGGTTTCCGCTGGATATATCGATTGATTAAGTTCAGCATTACTAGGTGGAGCAGTTACATCAGTATAAACTTGGGATTCACCCAGCGATGCTGATTGCTCAACATCATTATAAACTCTCTCGGTATTTCCTAGATTTTGGTCTGGACCGGGTTCCGGATAAACACTATCATTAAATACAGGATACATTCTATCAGGAACACCCAGATCTGATCCAGGTACATTCGCATATGCATCACCGCCAGGAGCTGGATAAACCCTATCAGGAGCACCCAAATCAGATCCAGGAACATTAGCATACACATCACCCTGAGGAGCTGGATAAACTCTATCAGGAACACCTAGATCCTCACCAGGTACACCAGAATACGCATCTCCTTGTGGAGCCGGATAAACTCTACCAGGAACACCCAAATCAGATCCAGGTACACCAGAGTACACGTCACCCTGAGGAGCTGGATAAACTCTATCAGGAGCACCTAAATCCGCACCAGGAACAGCATTATAAACATCACCACCAGGAGCAGGATAAACCCTATCAGGAACACCTAAATCAGATCCAGCAACATTCTCGTAAACGTCACCACCAGGTGCCGGATAAGCTCTCTGTGGCGGACCACCTAATCCTGTAGATTGTGGGGTTGGAAAATCAGTTTTACTTATACCAGCATTAACTCCACCCAAGCTATCCAGGAATTTCTGAGCATTATTAAATGATAGACTGGTTAATATTTCGCCAGGGTTAAAACTATATGCATTACCAAGTGCCAGTTTGTTCAATCCCTGTAAATTTGGTTGTATGAAATTTGCAACACCTTCATTAATTAAATCATTTAATGAATTACTAACAAAATTAGTAAGCAATTGGCTTCCTATAGATAATATGTCATCCTGATCCTTAGGATTTTTCTGAACAGATGATCTAGCACCGTCCCAGCTATCTCCAAGTACAAGAGGTTTCCCATCCTGTCTAATATTTGGATATTGACTTCTAACTCTGACCCTATCTATATGGATTTTAAATTTCTGAGTAACTGCTTCAGCTGATGTTCCTATATTAAGTTCATCCGAAATCGGTGTACTTTCGCTAAAATCAAATTCACAGCCTCTACATTCAAAAACCATAACAGGTTTTATACCAGATTGATCTTGCTGATTCTTTAGAAGAGATAGATCATTATCAAGGCCCGACTGATTTACAACGTTACCAACAAATGAATTAAAAGAACTAGAAGGACTTATATTAGCATTCGGAGCTTTGAAATTCTCGTTCTGTTGTGAATCCACTCCGGTAGAAGCTCCTAAATTAGATCCCGGATTATTACCAGATCCAAGTAATGTTGATAAATTGTCAATAGCTGTTAATGCTGCCGAAGATCCTATAAGTCTTGAAGTCTTGAAGAAATTTCTAACCTCCGAAACGAAAATATACATTCTAAATTTTCTAAGGTTTCTAGGTAGCAATTCTCTCATGTTATCATAATCAAATGTTGCTTGATTATATAAATCAGCCAAAGCAGACATTCTAAGATTTATCGATTCAAGAGTTGATATTTCTAGCATCTTATTAGATGTTCTCTGTGGATTAAATGATCCACCATCGGACTGTGATGCATATCCAGGTCTTTCAACCTGTGCTAATTTATCTAGACCCTGTATGGATTGGATAAACCAAGGTGAATTTGTTACTATATCATTGAGAATTAATTTAAACTGTCTCAACATATCGGATCTTTTTCCACCATAAGCAAAATCAGCTTCTCTTTCCTCGAGATAACTAGTGGCTGAATAAAAAGCTACCTTACCGTCAGCAGATCCAGAAACTGAATCATATTGAGGTTGGCCGAATGGATTTTCTGCAAAATTACTAGCACCAGCTCCGTAGAAATAACTTCTATCCCTGAATAATGGGCTAGGAGGTAGTCCATCATCAGGTCCAACCGGTAAATTACCGAAATCAAATACTATTTTAAACCCAAGATATGTTGGATCTTCATAATTACCCTGTTTTGATAATTTAAAACCTTTTAGAAATAAACTCCTTTGTTGATCTGTTGCTCCGAATGACATTTAAAAAAATTATTTATACTATTTATCCCAACCTTAGAATTGTCCACTTTGTATTGATATCGGGAAAGCTTTAGGTAGTGCTCCAGATGAGTTAGCGGTCCATGCTCTTCTGCTTAGATTTAGCTTTTGTCTAAGACCTCCGCTGGGAGACCAATATATTTCAACCCCAAGAACTACATAATTTCCAGATAGAAATAGGTCTAATGTTGGTGACATAGTTTTATTTGACTCCTTATTTGGCAGATTACCTGTATTTTGTTGTCTTGGACCTCCATCAAATGCATATATCGCAACCGGAACGACTTGTCCTTTTATGACACCAGCAAAATATGAGCTCATCTCTATTTCAAGCGTTAGCTTATTTACATCCAAAATATTTATAATATTCTGCATTTTAGTGTGATAGTAATTCTTATGAACACCACCATATGTTGGATCAACATTAATATTAATTGGACCTAGCCATTCTCTTCTGGTTTCATTCTTGTATTCATTATCCCTTGCTCTACCCTTTTGTAAAATCATACCGGTTTCTATATTCTCCGGAGTTTGTGATTCCATATCATACTTTATGTATTTTTCAGGCGGAGTCTCCACGGTAGTATTCTCATCATAAAATCCAATGGTATTAACATAACCCGAATAATTAGAAACGTTTCCTGATTTCGAGGTTAGAGTATAACCATTTATGAAAAATGGTGTTATACCTGCTCCCATCATGTTAGTTAAAACAAATGGGGTTACAGTAGGAGCCGCTGAGGCAGAACCAGGTATATTTGCATCTGGCTTAATCCCATCAGATGTATAGCCAGGAATAAACATTACATCCTGCTTAGGATCATCCTGGAATGCAAACTGTGTACCAAGATTTACAAAATTTACATTATAATATTGATCAACCCAACAATCGAAAAAACTGGTTTCGTCATCCTTATATGATCTTGTACACACATCGGATATGAAATCATAATATGAATAATTAGGACAAATCCATGTCATCTCATCAACAGTAGCATTTTCATTAGTGGCAAACCCCAAATTAAGTTCCTGTGAAACCTCCAATAATACATCAGAAGATGATTTGTTACTAAACGATTTTATAACAGGAGAATATAATCCAGGTATGTAACATTCAGCAACTATTGAAAATTTAAAATTAATACCATCCGGATCAGAACCAGTCGAAGAATATTTACTAGATACTCCACCATCTACGGATAATATTTTATAGTCCATCCTCATTGGATTATAAAGATCCCCAGGGGATCTAAGATAAACAGACACTATATCTCCATCCTTCGGATAACTAACAGATATAAATAGTGGTTCTATTACATCAAAAGAAAATCTTATTACAGGGAGAAATCCATTCAAGCTAAGATGAAATTTAGTAAGTCCTTTACTTACCGGATATCCATTAATCAAGATATATGGAGATTCTAAACCTATCGAATATTGTGATGTCTCACCAGTATCTCTAAGCTTCTGTACATCCTCCGATCCACCTGATTTATCAACTTTAAGCATCTCATCCAGCTTCATATTATTCAGAGCCAATGAAATTATCTTTATATCGTCAATATTCATAATCGGTTAATATTAATTTGCTGGTTGGGTTAATCCGCCACCTCCGGAATCTGGAGCAAATATTATAAATCCGTCCTTCTTAATTATTGTTCTCTGACTAGGTTGCATAACATTAGGAGGCAAAGCCATCTCTGGTGCATTTTTTATCTTTGCATCCAAAAACTTTTTCCTGCCATCGCTAACCTTGAATTTCTTTTGTTCCTGATTATTTCTAAATACCTGATTAGCATTAGTACTAGTATTAGAAGATGCAGCTGCCTGATTTTTAGCTTTCTTAACATTAAATGTGCTATCTATGGTGCTACTTGTTGGTAGCATCAGAACTCTATTTTGATCTATAGCAAATGGATTACTTATATTATTCAATTTTAACAGTGATCCCATTTTACCCTGATCACCAAATTTGATTGCAGCAATTAAATCGGGTCTCATCTGATAATCATCGCCTACTATGAAAACCTCGCTTATCTTAACATTTACGTTGTCATAAGTTATTGACGCTTTAGTTAAATCCCAAATACCATATTTATTTGTATCTAGATCCGGAGATGGATTAAATATGGATTTATTTTTTGCTATAGTATCTATTAGAAGAAGTCCCATTTTTATTTATTATTTTAAGGCTGAGGTATATTAGGTCCTAGCTGATCAGATAATTCAGTAGTATATGAATTCATATTCAAATAATTATTTACTGTCTGCTCACTAAGAACATTTCCATTAACATCAGCTTGTGAATTATAAGATTGAGCAGATGCTGATGTTTCTAAACTAGATTGATAAAGTCTACCATCACCTCTATTGAATATGCTCTCTATTTCACCGCGTTCTCTATCCCTACCATGCAACATCGTAAATTTTGCCTTTAATGTAGTTGGGAAATCATCGGGTCCCAATGTATCACCAAAAGATATATCAACACTGTCACAAACAAGATTTCCGATCATTGCTATGGGGTTACAGGGATTACCTATTGTTAAATGCCATTCACCAATGGGTGCACCAGTAAGTAAACTAGCAGGTGCCTGCCATTTTTCTATAAAATCGGGTAAAACAGTCAGCTTAAGCAATTTACCAAATCCCTCACCAAATTTACCTGAAAGTTCTTTTATTTTGGAGACGCTTAAACCTTTACCACCTTCAGAGGATTCACTAACTATTCTTTCAAACTCTGCTCTTAGATCCTGTATACCATTTCCGTTTGCACCATTCAGTCCAAATCCACCAGTTTCAGAAGCTCCACCAGCAGCTTCAGTAGCTATTTTTGTGGGATTTGTCAGCTGATCACCATACTCAAGTATAAATTGTAAAGGATCTCTATAGAATGAAGCAAGACCAGCATCACCACCAGGAAATCCTATTGCTGGAAATGATGAATTATATCTTATATCGGGTGTTAAAAAATTACCATAATTTGTTCCTATTGATAACATGTTACCTAGTATATCAAGCATTGCTGCCTTTGTATTAACCTCACCTACCGAAGTTAATTCATATTCAAAATTAACAACCAGAGATTCCCATGTGAATTTAAGACCTGTCTCCCTTACCTGTGTTTGTTTGACAACATCCATAGGTACCCAGATGTATTCGGACAGAAGTCCAGCTGAACCATCCTTTGCTCTATCTCTCAGTCCTCTAACTCTAAGATCATCTATGGAAGTATTATTAGGATCAAATGCTATGGCAGAACCCTCTGCGAATGACGATACGCCCTGAGATAATATATCAGTTCCTGTTGCAGTTCTAGCAGCTGAAGAAAACCATTGGAATGGCAGATCACCAAAGAATCCCTTAGAAAAAGCATCGGATGATTTAATCTCATCCTGAGTTTTTGGTCCCCATTCTAATCCAGTAGTAAATGATATTAGTTCATTTAAACTATTTCCAGTATTACCACCAAACCATGTTACCGCCTGTGCAACAGGCCTTCCTGCGCCTTCCTTTTTATACGAATCTGAATCTTTAATAATAGCAGGTATTGAGAAATTATCTAGTACCGGAGTCGGAAATCTTCTCAGAGTTATCATATAGTTATTAGGTATCGTACCATAATGCTTAGCATATAAAAAATCTTTCCATGAATATGGAGCTGCTAATCCACCTACTATATCTCTTTCGAAACTAGAACTTAATCCTGCTAGAGTGGAGTCAGCACTAGATAGTGAATTCTCCAAACTATTGGTTTGTGATATTAGATATCCCGCTGATGGATTTTTTGATTTTAACGAGGATACTCTCCTGTTATATTGGGCATTTTCAGATCTGTAATATGCATCTATGAAATCGTTTTCATTGCTGCCTAAAGAATAAAAAAGAAATTGTCCATATTTACCTGGATTTCTTTTTGCAGCTTCATAGAACAAACTTCTTGCGGTTGGACCCTTGAAAGGATTATTGGATCCAAGATTGCTTGCTTTTTCTATGAGGTCCTTTGATATACCTCTCTGTTGTTTTTCTACTAAATTTGCTGGGCTACCCATCTATTATACAAATCTTTTTTTAAAGATCTGTGATAGCATACTCGAATTCTTCTGAATATTCTTCTAATAGAATCTCCAAATTTTCTACAAAATTAGGAGATATATTCTTATAGCATACAAGTATACCGTCACACTTTGTACTATATATTCCTTGTATTATTTTCTTGCGAATAGTGTAATTTATAATAAATTCTGATTCCACCGAAAGCTCATCTGTGCTATATCCAAGTTCTCTTATTATCTTTGCTATATCAACAACATAAAAATCAGAGCCATACGTGGATCTTTTTTTAGCTTCCTTGGGAGAATATCTGGATATGTAGAAATTTATCTTCATTTTACTCTCCATCTTTTTCTCCTGTATCTAAATTTTTCCAGTCCTTAGAAGAAAGAAGCGAGGTAAATGCATTATATTCATCCTTGCTATCGTGATAAAAATTAATATTCTCAGAGTTGTCAGAATTACCTGTCCTTTCTCTATCTTTTTTTAATTGATCATTCTTGATTCTCTGCAAATTTAATCTATGTGTATTCTGGCCTTCCTCAATTCTTGATCCAACCGATGTCTTTTTAATCGTATCTAAAAGACCATACTGTCTCAATAATTTTCTTCTCTCTCTTCTATTAGCGCTCATAATATATAAAATTAAATATCTACTGAAAATCCTTTATCCTTACCAAAAACTGAATCGTCCCTATTATATAGGTCCATACCAACAACAAACTTAAAAAGCTTTAGAAATAATGCTGGTATAAAAACATCCTGCGATTTAACAACATCGTTAGCTGGGATAAAAGTAAATTCTGCCATTTTTTCCTGTTTAGAGCCGTCAGTTTCAGCTTCTCCTTTTTTAATATCTGTAACGTTAACAGCAAAGCATGGATATTCTTTTTGTACGAACTTATTGGATGTAACAGTTCCCAGAAAATACCATTTCGAACTATCTTCAACATCATATCCGGATTCCTCTTTTAGCTCCCTTTTAGCTGTAGCTAAATAATCAGGATCTTCATCATCACACGTTCCGGTAATTAAACTCGTAGTATTACCACCTTCTCTAAAAAGATTAGGTTCTTTGATAACCCCTAACATCAGGGGTAAACCTTGATCATCCGAAATGAACGGTAAAATCATAACAGTTTCGACTGTTGAAACTATACCTGCTTTACCCTCCCTTTCAACAACCTTAAATTTGGGAGCTTCGTAGCAAACTTTATCTTTATTTTTCATTGGTGCTATTATTTCTTCTTCTATTTGTTACTATAGGCTCCTTATCTGAATCATTAGATTTGCTTGATGCTGTATAATAGGATTTTCTTATTGATTCGCCTAGCGATCTCTTAATGTCATCTATATTAACATCATCCAAAACAAAATCAACTATTTCCTTCTCAGCATCATCGAATGAAAGACATAGAACACTATATAAATCCTTTGATGGTAAATTTAATTTAAGCTTTATTGAAACCTCAACAGCATTTTTTTTCTGCTTTTTTAATAGCTTATATATCGGTGATTCGTCGAATGATACATTTGGCTGATCCGAATATTGGATCGACGTAACCATCGGTTCTGACTTGGGCCTAGGTAACTCATGATTTACAGTGGGTGGTTCAGGAATTCTAGTATTTGCTGGAAACCATACCATATACTCATCCAGTAAATTCAAATTTATTCTTTTACCGCTATTAAAAAGTATAAAAACATCTTCACCATTTGAATTTATGTTCTTGTATGTCTCAGTTACTGACATATCCTCACCTTTTATCCATTGAAACTCCATTCCGGAGTACTTTGCAATAGCATCTTCCAAAGTTTCCTGACTTATCTCCATTTTTTTCTTTTTATTAGATTTTTTAGAAAAGAGATTTAAAATATTAATCATCTTTATTTTATTTTAGATCTGTTATTGGTATTTGTTTCTATAGTCAGCTCAGTAAATCCAAGGGTTTTATAATATGCGATATGCGATATAAGATCATTTAAAGTTATCCATGATGATTCACCCCTTAATTTTTTACGGGAGTCATAATACCAAACCTCTATAATATTATCCATGATAGGATCAGAATGTCTTCGAATCTCTATTATGCTATATCCTTTAATTTTTTTAATAAATATTACCTGGTTGTATTCAAGGTAAAAATTAAGAGCTAAGTCCATCAGGAATTATAGTCGAAGTAAATACTTTTTGTTTCGTATTATAGATCGGGAGAGATTTCTCGGATTTTTTCGGGAGAAATGTACTCGGCTATTAATTTCTTTATATCCTTCACATATGATATACCTGCTCTCCCGGAGTCAGATATATTAGGATCCTCAGATTTAGAGTCATTTTTAAAATCAGAATTTATAACTTCAAGGTAATGCGAGTATAAATTTTCTCTATCCATATTGCTTTCCAACCCAATAGGTCTTTTTAATAGATATCTGTGATATGGATCATTCTTAATTTTTTTGAAATCCGTTTCTATTTCTTTTTTGCAGATGCCGGAAATATCAGAAATCAAATTTATACCATCATTTGCTGGTGTTATCTCTATTCCCGGTGTCGGTGAGTTTGTATCCAAGTAAAATTTGGTTGTACCTATCATATCGCTGTTACTCCTCTTCTTATATGAAATAAAAATACCGGTGTCCAAAGTTATCTCGTATTCATTATCTGATATCTTCTCAATACTGTTAATTTTAATATCTAGACCAAGCATGTCCAATAAAGTGGATATATCATCGGAAACCCCATCTATAACTCTCTTGTCACCCGAGGAAGTATTGATTCTATATGAATCAAATCCCTCTATAAAGTCTTCCACTATAATTCTATTTTCAGGTCGATTAAACCATTTTGAATCCGGTGATATCGTTAATATGTAGTTATCATCCAATTTTTTTATCTCAATTGCATCCTTGGGTATCCAAATATCACACTCTGTGTCGCCAAAAGACAATAACACGGACGTTCCAGAGTCTTTCCTAATGAATATCTTACCATTTTCATCTTCCTCTGTGGTGCAATCTAATGCAGATATTTCATACCCATCAGTCATATAAGGTTTTATACCGGGTACATTATATTCTTGGCTCGTATCAGATTCTGATAAATTGAATTGTGAAAATTTTACTACTCTATGTCTCATCTTTAAATTATTTTCCGAACTCCACGGTTATTTCAAAATTCTTAGGATCCGTCGAGTTTCTCATATTGATAGATACATTTGTTGGATATGACGGTATTGTATTTTCCTTGGCATCAATTTTAAGCTGACTAAAGTCTATAGTTTTACCAGGTATTAGATCTATATCAAACTCCTTGTCTTCGTTTGGGTGATCGTCAACCATAAACTCAAGCTCAACCGAACTAACACTAAAATTCATTCCCTCTATCCCAGATTTATTAACAACAAGATCAACTGAATAATCAATAAAAACTTTAGCATCAGAAATATCAGCATACTCCTCCGGTCTATCATATATGTCCACGTCAATATACTTTAATTCAACTCCGAATGAGTAATCGTTATATTTAGCACCTTTAGAACTACCAGCGAATGCAGCATAATCATATATTTTAGCCATATTTGAATTTTATTTTAGTTATTGTATATATCATTCGTAACTTTTTATCTAGTCAAATATATAAAATAAGATTCCATTTAAAAGAAATGAAAAATATAAGTCCAATTTGGTTCATAAAAGAACCGATCGATCAGGAGCACAAAGAGTATATCCTACTGGATTATCTAAAAGAGCTCAGTAAAAATTTAAACTCTGGGAATTGCTACTCCACGCTAAGGGAGGTTTCTAGATTACTTAGAATATTAACAAATTTTAAATCAAAAAATTCGGTGGAATTAAAATCATTCAATGGGTGGAAACCCGAGGATAGAGATATTATAGCCAATTTTAAATTTAATGCCCTTGACGAACCAACTCAGGAGAAGATATTAAATATAGTAGATAGCTCATTGGAAACATTATATGAATATTCAGAAATATGTATGGATATACTAAAGGATGAGGAATCAAAGATAAAAATATTTGAGGTTGAAACGGAAATAGAAAAGAATTCTACCAAAAAACCAAATTCAGGAATTCTTATAATTAGAAACATGATAAACGATAAAATCATACCTTATCATTGGCAAGGATCATTAACGATGAAAACCGATGATGGAGACAAGGAAATATGTATATTAAAAAGAATATATTTAAAGAATTCCAAATTTTCTCTAAATTATGAATACATCTATCATGAAATATTGGCTGAGGCTAATCTAGAAAAAAAATCATCTCCGAGTCTATATGTAATTCAGATATATGAAAATTTTGAGGAAAATTCAGAAATATATAGATTAGCAAAAGAAAAATTCATAGAAAAAATATCATAAAAAAGGCTTCGTTTAAAAACGAAGCCTTTTTTTTATACTTATATTAGATTTAAAAATCACTAAGATTTTTTATAAATGAATAGCCTGAATTGTTAGCGGATTCACTAGTATCCATATTAAAAACATTTCCAAATTGCTGAGCATCTACTTCACCTTGCTTTCCGTCCATATCTATTCTATAAGCAGGTACATCTATTTTGGATTTATTACCAAATACAGAATCTGCATATCCAACAAAATCAAAAGCTGGTTCTCTTTTTATTACTGAAAGACCCGTTCTATCACTGGAATCTTTTTGATTGTCCGCTGCGAAAGGTTTATAGGTATCGTCATGTACTTTACCTAAAAATTGTTTATAATCAAGAACCTCTCTTTTTTCTACGTCCTGTACGTTCATATTCTATAATTTTATTTTTTACATAAACCGAAACAAACAATACCGAAGGTCATTTTGGTTATTAAATTGCAAATAGTTTTCATAATTTATTTTATTTTATTTTATTTTATTTTATTTTTTAGCTCCTGCCACAAAACCGTCCCAAATTCCAGATAACGTATCCAATACGCCACCGCCACCATTTTCTTTTTTATCAGAAGTTATGTTTCTTGCAGAAGCCGATGTTGGATAAGCTTTAGAAGCTTTTTGTAAAAATTCACCCTTAAATGCTTCTTTTTCTTTATCGCTTAATGATGAGATAGTTTTTGCTCCTATAGGTTCATCAGAAAATGCGGACATGAAAAATGCTGTTAATTTTTCTTTACCTAATTCACCTTGTAGGGATTCTCTAATAGTTGAGTACATCCATCCGTTAGGTTCCAAACCAAAAGGCTCGATTAGTGAATCCATACCTTTCCTTTGTATATATTCCTGAACAGCCTGAGCTAGTCTAGGTGCTAGAAATTCTGCATTTGCATTTTCACCAGTTATTAAACCTGGCATTTCTTTAAATTCTATTGAATCTACTAATTCCTGTATAATAATAGAAAATTTTGAATTTTCCTTAACCCCTATTTTTTCCATTAGCACTGCTGCTAATTTTTGTTTAAGTGTTTTAATAAATCCAGTTCCTAATGAGGGTATAACCTTACCAAGTATTCCTGAAATATCTATATTCTCATCTAAAGATATAGCATTGCTCTTAAATTGATCTAGTCTAAGTATTCTCTGCATCTTATTTTTTTATTTAAACTATATATCCAATCAGAAAATAATAAACATTCACTAAGCCAGGGAAAGGAAAAGATCCACCGCCTTATATCTGTATGCTATTTTGTCCTGCTTTATTTCAGGATTTTTAAGTGCCTCCTTCTTTCTATCCACGATGGACGTCGGTAAAAGAGGACCGAACGTATCCTTCAGTATTTTTTTATCCTTCCTCCATTCCAAAGGAAGATGCATAGCGAATCTAACTATATCTAGATTTAGGAAAGGACTTCTGAGCTCCAGCGTATGAGCCATTGACATTTTATCGAGTCTTGGTAAATGATAAAAGCTAAGTTCCTCGAATATATCTGATTTTTGTGAATCATACTCATGTATTCTTGAGTATCCGCCAAATAATTCATCCGATCCGTCACCGCTTATAACAATTCTATAATCGGTATTTTTCTTAATAGCCTCAAATAAATGATACTGCGGGATAACAGATCCTAAATCTATCGGACTTTCATTCCATTTAGCGTATATAAGAGCATTTTTATCGCTATCCATAGAATAGTCCAGAAAATTAACAGGAGTGCTTAAATGGCTGCTTAAATCATTAACAAATGGTGTCTCACCATTCTCTATACTAAACCATGTTACATTAGCATTCATCTCCTTAAGTATACCGGCTATGATAGCAGAATCCAATCCACCCGAAACTAATATTGATATTGGATAATTTCTAGATACCAATCTATTCTGAACACTTTCGATCATTTTCGACCATAGCCATTCCATATGGGTATCGTAGTCCGCATCGATAAGTTCTGGAATTGGTAGATTCCAAGATCTATAATATTCATGATAGATATTTTCAAATAACGGAGATCCGATATTATACGAATATATCTTATTAGGTAGCAATCTTTTTATATTCGTATATGGTGTCCGATCATCTTTATTATATCCCCATTTTCTAACGGAGCTTATAAATTTATCGTCTATATCGGAATTGTCCGTATATAATCCCTTCATTTCTGAACAAATCTCACCAAGCTCATTTTTATATAAACATTTCTTACCAAGAGGATCGGTAAAAGTTATTATGTTTCCTGTCTTAGAATCGTATATAACAATGGCCCAAAACCCATCCCATTTAACTATATACGGAAGATACATTGCAATAAAAAATCCCAGCGTACCACCACTTTTAAAATTTCCAAATAAATTGCAGAGGTATTCGGTATCAGATTCAAATAGGCTAGAATCATAATTAAATATTTCACCGTTGAACATGAGATATACTCCCTCCGACATTTCTATTGGTTGACTCCAGTCATCACCATCCAATGTCTGTATAGGTAATCTATGATGGCACATCGTTACGTTACCTACAGTCTCAATAGATTTCTCTATACCTCTATGACTTATTGAATCTAATATTTCTGGATTAGCCTTTGCTCCGGTTGTTAGTAGTATTCCGCACATATTAATTATGTATTATGGTTTTAAATAAAAGATCAAGAGAAGATGTTGATTCTACATCGAATGCATTCTGAAATGTATGAATCTCAGGATTACATATTTCAATAAGTTTTGTCTTAACATAATCGAATGCTATTGATTCAGAATCGCTGCTATCAGCATAATCCCACTGATCTTTATTTCTGTCACCAGTATTTGGATTATTTCCACATATGTGGATTATTGTTATTTCTGAAAGTAGTTCATTGTCCCTTATAAATTCAAGCTGTTTAATTACATCATCCTTACTTATTCTATTTTCTGATAATCCCCAGGATAAAACCGTAAGTATACCTCTGTCATGTATAAAATTACCAATTGATTTGTTGGATAGGTCCTTAGACAGTTGCATTAGCATAAGTTCCTTACCCATAGAGAACGAGTGAGCTTCCCTATTGTTTTTGCTTTCCAAGTCAAGTAAATTAAAATAAGATCCGAAATTGAATTGGAATCTTTCTATTCCAAATTCATCGGCTATGTGATTTGACAGGTAGGTTTTACCGGAGTTTCTGACCCCTTCGAATACATAAATCATTCTTAAAGTTTAGAAGTTATATGCAATTAAAACAATATGATTTCATATATTTTTCTTATAAACACTAAAAACGGCCCAATTTGGACCGTTTTTATAAAATTTAATGGGATTGTTATAGATTAACGTCCACACATTTAAAAGGTTTAAATTGAGGAACCTGTTCAAAGTTAGTAGCATTCATTCTTCTAATATGTGATTTAAGTGAAGGATAAATATCAGCTGCAATATAGAATACGTTTACCCCAAGAACTTTTTTATATTTCGAATCGCTATCTTTCAAATATATTAGCGGAGAAAATCCAGAAAGATCCTCACTAGGACTATTCTTACTATCTGCTAAATTTTTTCCCCATCCCGTACCTATTGAAGATCTTTTAACTAATTTAATATCGCTTCCAACGTAACTTAATATTTCATCCTCAGATAAGCTTTTCTCCATATAGATGGAATCCTTAGCTATTCTTTTAGATGTTGCTTCACCAAGCACATGGTCATGTATCCATTTTATACAACTTATGAATTTCTTTCCGTCAAATGATACGGCATTGGATAGCATTACCATGAAATCATTTACTGCAGTAAAATCTTCAACACCAAGATCCGGTGATTTTTCAGACTTTTGCAAAGCCATATTGAATGCCTTTGTTATATCACCCTTTAAATTATCAAAATCAATAAAAGGGATTCCTTTATTCTGTATTGATGTCTCCATCATTTCATAGCCTGAAGCAAGATCCGAATTTTCTCTTACTTTGATCACAGATTTTATACCATTCCATCTGCTATCGGGTTTAACCATACCAAATGTTTTCCAATTTCTAAGATAATCACTAAGAAAATCAACCGCATCATCATTACCCAATCCTTTTAGCTGTCTTGAATCTGCCCATTTGTTCCAGTTGGCAGGATTTTTAAGTGAAGTAGATGATAATTTGATTGGATATACACCACCAGAGAAAAAGAAATATGAATAATCATCCTTCGTTTTTTCCACCTTATTTACAGCTTTATTCCAAGCACCGATAAATTGAGGTGTGAATGATGCCTTAAGGGAACCGTCAGTTTTAAGAAAATCATCAGACTCAACCTTAAGACTATAGTTTTGCCTTAGAGCTTTAGCAAGTTCCTTAACAGTACCACTAGAATTAGCGGACTTTTTAACTCCAGATCCATCTCCTGATGGTGTTTTTGCCTTGACCTCCTTGTATTGATTACCTAATTCTTTCTCAAATTCAGAATTATTAATTACTATCTTACCTTCGTTTATTGGAGACATAAAGGAATCTATACCAACAAATCCGAAACTACCAAAAGCTGACTCGTTCATCTTTATTCTAGCTGAATCTATCGACTTCTGTATTGCTTTTTTATCTTTTTCCGAAACCCAGTCAGATGCTATTATATCCTCTAATAAATTCTTATCTATCTCACCATTAGCATTCTTATTTCCTGATAGCTTCTGTATGGTTGTGATAACAGACGTTGTAGCAGGACCATATATTCCATTAGGTCCACCTTTAGATCTGATTAATTTTCCAGCCGAAGGTATCCCGTTTGATATAGCATTCTGTATAGCATAAACAAGTCCGCTGCCTTTCATTTTTTTATCAGAGTCTCTATCACCTCTCTTTAAAGGAAATAAAGTTTTATTGAATGTCGACTCCTGAGCATCATAATCATCAACAATTTCCTTATCAGCTAATGTGTACTGTGCTTTTGCTCTTGTTAATAAATCTAATGCCACATTTGTTAACTCTCCGACATCACTATATGTGGTATAAATTTCTTCATCATCCTCTAGTGCTTGTAGGGATCTATTAGCAGTTTGAACTAAAACGTTATTGAATTCGTCCTGAAATTTATTTACTTGCTTCTCCAGTTCATCCAAAGATTTTTTGTCCTTCTCGCCAAATCCAGATCTGGTTGTATCAAGAACCTTTCTTTTCTCGTCAAGATCAATGAAAGTTCTTTTCCAGTCCCTACCATATCCATTCTTTTGATTTTTTCCCTCAGCAGATGAAATAAGATTTGTTAACAATTTTTTTAGCTTCTCTATCCTTCCTCTATATCCAGTAAATATAGATTCATTTATAGAATCACCCAGATATTCGAAAGATTCACTAGTTGCTTTTATTTTTGCTTCATCCTCAGCCTGCTTAGCGATATTATCAAGACTGCTTTGAAGCTTCATAGGAGCTAATTTAAAGCTTTTTAGAATGACCTCGTCCTTACTCTTAGAAATCTCTGAAGCTCTATTTAAAGCTTCAGCAAACTTATTTAATGACTGTAAATAGAGTCTTTTAGCCTCAGCATATTTTGAATTTGAAAGTTCATTATCATCGGAATAATCAACAAGTTTTGCGGTAAGCTCTTTAACACTAGTTGAATTAGATATGTCCGATAATTTAACTCTCATAACATCAGGATTCCTATCTCTTTTAGGAGCTAGATCGAATGTTAATATTTTAAATGTATTAAGAGCATTATCTGCTATTTTATTTAATAATGCATCAACTTTTTCATTTTCCAATATGCCTGAATTATAGCTTTCAAAAAGCATTGAAGCTACTGGATTATTAATATATGGGTTCTTCTTATTCATCATATTTAGTATATATTAGAGGACTCATCCTTTGGTAATTTTTTAATCTCTGCAGATAATTCTTTCATAAGTCCAGAAATCTCAGCATATATTAATGCTTGCTTATCTATACTGGAAACTTCAGAATTAACATCCCCCTCTTTTTTAGAAGCTTTAGCTTCCTTTATATCATCGAATTTTTTTGTTATTTCGAGTTTAATTTCTTGAACTCTACCCTTTCCTTCGATTTCATTCATTTTAAAATCTTTGAAATTAAGCATTCTTTCTAGATATTGTTATTTTAGATCTTAATTCTCTTATATCACTCATGTGCTTCTCTCTGATGTCTTTTAGTTCTTTGGAAGCCTCCTCTTTTGTTAATTGGCCCTTAGATATCAAAGAGTTTATATTTTCTCTTTCCATATCCATCTGAACATATAGCTCATTTCGGTTCTTTATCAGAAGATTTGTCAATTCTCTTCTCTCCTTAGGATCCAGAGATTCTATTTCCTTAGTAAATTCACTAAGTGACATGGCTATGTAAAGATCTAGAGTTGCCTCCGATATACCAGATTTTGAGGTAGTTTTTTGTTGAGCGGTCTGAGTTTTTTTATAAGAACCCTTTAATAGATCACCATACTTTTCCTTGAATTCATCATCCTTTTTCTTTGCTTTTAATACAGAATCCTTGTATTTATTATAAAGGTCTCTAGACAATGTCTCGTCAGCAAGATCTTTGGATCTTTTGTACATGTCTTCAGCTATCTCCGAATCAACTCGTGTCTTATTAACTTCCCAGTATGTTCTAAGTTTAGCATTGTCATTTATTAGGGATTTTACCTTGACCATTATGTGATCTATCTTCTTAACATGTGATTTCTTCATATTAGAAAGCAATTCCTGATTTCTTTGTACGTATCTTTCGATTTTCTTATATTCAGCAGGATCCGATTTGGTCTGATCCTTTTGTAGATCTAGTTTATCCAATTCTATATTAACCTTTTCCCACTCATCAATATACTCTTCCTCGGCAGATCTATATTCAGTTATTAGATTCTCCATCTTATTTAGGGCACCTCCGAAATTGACACTAAACCAATCTTTAACCTTATCAAAGATATTAGCTTCATTCAGCTCATTCCATTCTTTAAATTTAAGAGTCATTATTTATTATTTATTTAGTTTTTTCCTAGCTGAATTTATGATATCAACAGTAACTGTATTACCCCCTGAAAATACTTCACTTATGATCTTCTTAGTACCAGAATTAGCATCGTTACCATCACTTATAACTTGATTTATCTGATTTGCCATCTTAGTAAAATCTGATTCACCTTTAAGACTGTTAGTTATTTCATTCTCTGTTTTACCTAAATTTCTAAATAGTGCTAGAAGATTTGTTTTTGAATCAAGGGATGATGCCAATTCTAAAAGATCCATCTTATATGGATTCACGGATCTAGCACTAATTGGTGTTTTTGATTTGCTTATTTTATCAGATAATCTATTTAGCTTTCTCTCAATGGACGATCTAATATCAGCTATATCTTTTTCCAATTCATTCTTTCTTTGTATAATATCTCTACCTTTTCTGCTGGAGATTTTCTTTTTCTCCTCTCGTGGATCCACTCTTAAATTACCGGTTGATTCATCGTCCGCTTTTTCCTTTTCTACATCCTCCATTTTTGATTTAAGATCCGAACTTTTTTCCTCATATTCAGCTTTGGCAGTTTTTATCTTATCCTCATAATCTTTAAGAACTGATGATTCTTCAGATCTTTCCTTAGCTAATTTATATTCCAATTCAGCAATAGCAATCTCATCCTCAGAATATCCTGCCATAAGATATTCTCTTCTTCTGGCATTACCATCAACTAATTTATTAGCAACTTCTTTGGATTTTTTAATTTTAAGTCTCTGAGCCTTTATATAAGCCTCCATTTCTTTAGCTTTAGCTTCTCTTTCTTTACCAAGTGCAACGACTTTATCATTCTCTTCGGTTTTACTTAATTCGTCAATCTGTGAATTTATTTTATCAACAGCTAATTCGAATTCATTTCTTTTCTCTATTAAATCAAGCTCAAGCTCAAGTATTATCTTTCTAGCCTCGTCCAGCATACTTACTCTGGAAGCTGAACCCAAAAAGAACTTGGATAATGTATTTTTTAGCGAATTCATAATTTGTCCCTCATTAACAGAATGATATGGATCAGCAGTTTCGAGTGATCTAAGTTCAGCAACTAAATCACTTTCGGTTCTTTCCAGAAAATGATCGTATTTTTTATATTCTTCGAATGAAGGTAAATTTTTCATATTGAATTCTTTAATTTTTATAATCTATATATCCCAACAATAAAAAAAACCCTAGGACTAATCCTAGGGTTTTAATATTTAAGTTGGTTAAGATTATGCTAAACCACCAGCAGGTACGTTAACGTATAATGTTAAGTACATAGTTTCAGGTAAGAAACCAGCTTCTACTAAAGCATATCTAGATTTAACTGCGATTTTAGGTGACATAGTACCTTCAGAGATAGTCTGAATTGATTCTGCCATCATGTAAGGCATGAATTTTAATCCTGGCTCATCATCACCACCTTTTCTACCAATTAATACTCTTGTATCGCTGTAGTTCATGTTCTGATCTACGTAAACTGTCATACCAGCAAGAGAACCTACAGGGTATAAAGTACCGTTATTTTGAGTAAGTGTATTAGAGAATGGAGCGAAAGTGAACTGAGAAATATCTTGAAGTGCACTTGCAACTGCAGCATTCGTTACTACGAAATTAGCAGGACCTCTTCTACCTCTATTAGCTACCACGTTAGCACCAGCAAGGATTCTTGAGAATAATCTTCTTTGTAGAGTTGATAAGTTCTCGTAACCTCCTGTAGCTGGACCAGCTGGGATAGGCATAGATTGTGTAGCATCCGATTTGTTAACATAAGCTGAAGTTGTACCAGCAGCACCACCAAGAACTAAGTTCAAGTTAAGGTTTTGGTTTTCAACATTGAAGAATTGGTTATGGTTAGACCAACCTAAAGCGAATGCTCTTGATAAGATGTGTTTGTTAATTGCTTGAGAAACCTCATTAACCAATGCGTTCTCGATCATTGAGATAACGTCGATACCGAATTGTTTGTTAAGATCTTGGATTTGCTCAGTTGTAACTGAAGCAGCAACTTGGAAAGTTTCAGCCTCCACGAATTTAGTGAAAGTAGAAAGACCCATTGAGTTGTAGTAAGTAGACTCACCAACTCCTCTTAACATAGGGTTGTAAGTTTTAGTACCATCTACGTAAGGACCTTGCCAATCTGTAGTGTTGTTGAAACCAGCACCAGAGAAACCTTGGATATGATCTTCTAAAGCTTTAACTAATTGTGCAGAACCTGCAGTAAAAAGAGTTGAAGCTGGAGAACCTCCAGTAACTTGGAAGCTTCCTGAAGCTGTGATAATACCAGCTACGTTGTAACCATCCGTAATGTTTTCAATCTCGTAGATTGGGAAACCATCGATTCTTGATAAACCTACGAATTTAAGTGTTAATACACCTCCATTAGTAACTGTATAAGAAGCACCTACTTGGAATGAACCAGCAGTAGCACCTGTAAGACCTGCAGAAGATCCTTGTGCAACTGGGAATTTAATCATTGTAGGAGCTTTAGCTAATGAATCTCCTGAAGTAGCAGATGTAGCACCAGCAAGTTTACCACCTGAGTATACGTAATCTAAGTAAGATAAGATACCAGTTGGTCCTGACATAGGGATAACAGGAACGATATCAAAACCTACAGTCTTAGCAGCTACCTGAATAGCTAATGGTAATAATGATGGGAATTTGTCACCAGATCCTTGGTTTGCTGTGTTATAGAAACCAGCGTTAGCATTAGAACCTGAGAATGAACCCATTCCTGGGTATGTTGGAGGCGCAACTGCACCCATACCGTTAACAACTCCTAAAGTGTTATAAGCACCTGCAGACTCGTTTAATGAATGATAATGACAATATTTAGTCAACCATCCTTTTTTTCCTTCTTCTGTGATACCAGCTTTGCTCTCGATAATCGGAGACCATGTATCATAGATTTCTTGTTCGTTGATCAATTTCATGATTTGTTTTTATTTTTTATCTTTTTGGAAATTTTTGCTCTAGTGCAGCAGCTATTGAAGCCATATAATCGCTTGAATAACCTTGAGTTGTTGCACTTGGCACTGTTTCTTCGCTCTCGTTCAATTTTTGAACTCCAACTGTTTTAGTTCCAAGTTGTCTTGTAGACCAGAAGTTTTTGATTTGGTAAGGAGAATCTAATCTATAGAAGTTACTCTGAGCAACTATTGATTGCTTGTGTCCTTCATTAAGTGATTCCCAAACTTGTGCAAATTCTTCAGGCATTTCGTCAATAAACTTAAGACCTGTTTTTGTTGTGCTCTCGTTTTCATTAAGAGCTGATTCTTGTGCCTTTTGTGTGTTGGCTGGCGCTTCAAATGATTTTGAAGCTTCGTTTATATTTGATTCAGTTTTTTGTGTTTTAACTGATTCTACCAAACTATCAATTTTGTCTGAAAGGTTATCGTAATTACCTGCAAATCCAGATTCGTTTAAACCTGCTGATGCTGATACTGATGCACTTTCCATTAAATCTTGTCCTACTGCTTTCATATCAGAATTGTTTAAACTTTCTGCTATATATTCACTGTAAGATATAGATCTTTTAACTTTTTCAGCTAAGTATTCAGAATAATCTAAACCTTTGTTTAGATTTTCAGCTAAATAGTCTGAATATTGTATATTCTTATTCAAGTTCTCACCTAAATACTCTGCGTATTCGATACCATCATTTAGTTTCTCTGCAACGTATTCAGTATAAGCAATACCTTTATTTAGGTTTTCTGCTAAATGTTCACTGTAAGAAATACTATTATCTACATTCTCAGCTAAGTATTCAGAATAAGAAATATTTTGATCTACTTTTTCAGCTAAATATTTAGAATATTCTATGTTCTTATCTACACTCTCTGCTACATATTCAGAATAAGATATAGATTTGTCAACATTCTCAGCTAAATATTTAGAATAAGAAATATTTTTATCCAAATTCTCAGCTAAATACTTAGAATAAGTTATGTTTTGATCTAGATTTTCAGCAACGTATTCTCCATACTTAATTGCATTATCCAAGTTTTCAGCTAAGTACTCAGAATATTTTTCCAATTTAGCTACTCTTTCTTCTAATGCTGTAACAACATCCTCATTAGATGTTTTTTCAGATTCTTGAATTGAGTCTCTCTTTTCGTTAATTTCTGCTATAGCCGATTTCATTGAATCCATTTCTTTCTTCAAGAAAATAGAATATTGATTTAGGTCATCAGCAGTAACAAATTCTTTATTCTCCATAAGGATTTCTTTATTTTTTTCTGTTTTTGTTACGAGATTGTTGAATTCTTCGTTATTTTCAACTTTATATATCTTCATTGAAGATTCATTTTTAAGACCGAAAGATTCATTAACACAAGTTAATCCGTTTAGAATTGTATTATTTCTCATTTTATAAACGTCTTCGAAACTAAATCCTGCACTTTCGTATACTCTTTCCAATTGTGCATCCTGAAAACCAGGATCAGCAACTAAATCATATGTAAATATTTTCTTGATCTGAACCTTCTTATCATTGCCAACCGAACCAGCTGCTCTTGATGATATTGAAAGTGGTACTCCGGCATCAACTAATTTTTTAGCTATAATACCTGCTGGCGTATCTAAAAGTCTAACTTTTATTTTAAGTTCTCTCTTATCCTTATCGTATGCAAGATCTTCGATGATATGTGAAATGTTCTTAAGAGAAACGTCGAATTTTTCAGGATGATCTAATTCACCAACTAATCTCTTCTGTGCAATTTTGTCTTTAAGATAGTCCAAATGAGGTAAATATTCATTTTCCTCGTATATTCTATTATTATTGTTTTCCTTTCCGAAAACAGCTGCTATACCTTCCAGAACATAATCATCCTCAGAATCTGTCTTCTTAGATTCAAGTACTCTCTCCTGTCTCTCAAGGATGAAAACTAAATCTTCATTAAGCTTTTGGGTTGTTGGCATTTCTTAATTGTGTTTTTTATGTTATTTATATATCAATTCAAATTCGAATAATTTTAATACTTTCTCAATTATTGATATTTTATTCTACTTTCAACTTCAGTAGCAAATTTTTTAGCTATCTCGAATGCTTCACCATCAGATACTTTAAACTTTCTTACCTTATCACCAAATGGTGCAAATTTATTTTTTATCTTAACCTCTATTATATCTCCTCTTGTATCCAATGATGCCTTAGCATATGATACCGCTTTCCAATTTGCTATGTTCATAATCTCCTTATCCTTATCAGTAAGGAAGGTATCAACCAGATTAATACCACCAGCAAAACTATTATCCCTTATTACAGTTGAATTCTTCTTATCCTTTATGATAACGTCCTTCGGATCAACGGTTATGTAATAATCATCCTTTACTTTCTGATCATCCTGCTTAGGATCCTCATCAGTTAAAGGTTGGGTATTTCTTTTAATTTCTTCTTCCTCGCTAGGCTTAGGTTTAACTTTATCTGCTTCTTTCTTAAATACATAAACTCCTCTTTTAGGTTCATCTATATCTTCGTTAACTGTATTCGTCTCAACATCAATCGGTGAATTAACCTTAGCCTTATAATCATCTGCATTTATCATAAAGTTTCTAAATACACCAACTTTGTATTTTCTAAGTTCGGGATCTGCATATTCTCTCTCGGTAACTACATATACAGCAACCTCTGCTGGAGTACTTGATTGCTCACGACTTAATTCAAGAGTTGTTTTTTCTTTTTTAGAATCAATATCCTTATTCTCGTATATTCCCGCTAATCTACCACTGAAATCATCAAAACTAGTTATCACTGTGGATTCATTAATTAGTTCACCCAGAATAGCAGAATTGTCATGTTCTTCATTCTTTTTTTCTGCTGATCCTTCTATTTCCTCAGAATAGAATATTTTTTGAAGTTCCTCCGGATTTGAATTTTTAAGTTCATCATTTGATACTATTCTACCTGATACGTTTACTACATTTTCTTCATTATCCTTGTAGTAAAATTCATAAGTTTCAGGTGCATTCGGATCAACTACTATTAACTGATCTCCAGCTGACTGGTAAGCAGTTTCAAATTCGCTCCAGTCACAGATACCTTGAAAATTAAACATAGCAGCAATATCATTTATTCCGTCTACGTGAGATATCTTAAAATCAAGATCCTCGTTATCAAAAGTTCTTTGTATAGCTGTACCTATTTGAGCAAGTACACCTTCCTTAGATGATGCCTGGTCATTAACTACATTGCTATTATCCAATGATATCAAAGTTAAATCATGACTTGCAAGTTCCTTTTGGACTTCCTTAGAGTTAATCTGGGTCATTATGAATATTGACTCGCCATTTTTATCTCCTATCTTAATAAGTTCCGCAGTTGTTCTAGTTTCGTTACTGAATAGGAAACTTATACCTGTACCTAAAGCTCCACCAGCTGGTTGTGACCAACATACAGTAATAGGAACACCAACCGGAAGATTGGCTGGATTCATTTCATTTTTTGCAAAAGATTCAACTTCACCATATCTTGGTGCCTGGTTATCACTGTACCAATTCCATGTAGATCCAACAGCATCTATAATCATAAGTACCTCGCCAACAAAAGGTATTGCTCTACTTCCTAGTTTGCTACCTCCTCTCGTTACTCCTTTAGCAAAAGCCTTAATAGCACCACCAACTCCAACTTTACCTAAAGTATAAGCTGCCTTAGCACCTTTAAACCCTCTGGTTACCAAAGCTCTTGTATTTTTTAATGTAGCGATATCTTTAACGCCTCCCCATAGACTTTTAATACCTTTAACTCCACCTGCTCTTATTTTACCCAGAAGAGAAGGAGCAGCGGAAGCTCCTGCGCTAGCTGCATTAGGAGAAAATCCTTGTATCGTTTTAAGTAAAGCTCTAGCAGCTAATCCGCCTCCAGCAATTTTCAAAGCGCTATAAAGAACAAGTCCTACTCCACCAGCAGCAGCTATTACTGCAGCATCCTGTACAACCTTACCTATAACATCCTCAGTTTTCTCGTCGTCCTTTATTGGTCCGCCTGGTAGCATTTCACTAACATCAATGAGTCTTATCTTAGATTTACCGTCAACATCAATATAGCCCGTCATTCTATAGGCTTTCATTGTTTCCATCATGTTTTCACCGTTAGCAGGATCCTCTAATAATAAGAAAACCGCTTTATCGTCACCCTTCTTGATATCCGATGCGGTCATTGAATCAACTATCTTACCTTTACTTTTTAAACTATTATATGCAAAGTGAAATTTTATAGCTTCTTTATACTCCGCACTATCAGCATCACCCTGCTCATCTTCGAAAACCATTTTTTCTCTAGAAAAATCTTCGAATGACAGAACATCAGATTCATTAATATCATTGTATAGTGGTTCTAAGAAGCTGTAGTTTTCTTTCAAATATTCCGAAACAGATCCCTCATATTTACCAAGATCGTTAGATTCAGCCACCCATTTTCTAGGATTCTTTTTTAACCATTTTTGAAAATCTGAAGATAATGCCCACCACTGAAAATCTTCGAATGAAGTACTTTGAGCATTTGGCATATCTAACGGGATTGTCATAAGAGGAAAATTATTTCCTATTTTATATCTAGTTCCTGCTGGTAATAATATTATCATAATCTAATTATTTTTCAGTGTAAATTTTATCATAAGATTTGGAAATCAAATCTATTAATTTTTCTATATATCCAGAATTTCTAAGCTTTTTAAAAACAAGATTACCGATTGCCATTTCTCCGCCCTTAGCAAGCTCTTCTTTTCTCATTTTCTGAATTTTTGATTTTAGTTTAGATGCTCTGTTATATAAAGACTTAGCATTTGATGGCAAAATGTCCGTGGTTATAAGTCTTGTCTGTAATTCCTCTATATCCGAAACTATGGCTGAATATTTTTTCTCCACGTCCATATCGTCAACCTCGGGAAAATTATAAACAGGCTTTCTTATCCAATCATTATTTTTTAAAGAAAACAATGCGGATGCCGTATGTGGTTCATGCTGATCCTGCAGATATAGTTCAACATCATAACCTCTTATTGTTATGTTATGTCTAAGATTCCATACGAATTTAATACCGTCGATTGCGGATTTTAGTATTTTTGGATTATCATCGTCTATGCCATCCATGTTAATAAGAACATGAACATCAAGATCAGAAAAATCAGTGTAGTTAAAATTTGCTAATGATCCAGTTAATTGAATGTCCCTTATTGCTCTATCTCCCAGAATATCTTCAAATTTTGTATAAAAATCTTCCGCTATCCTAATAAGTTTTCTTCTGACTCTCTGGTCAAAAACCCAGGATATCTCACCAGATTTTGTTTTTTTCTGAGTCCAAAAAACTGGATTTAGCACATCATGGTAATATGGACTATTCTCCCTTTCATTAAGAGCAATCCCATTATTATTTAAAAAATCATTAAAATCTAATACTGTATTCACGAAAAAAGCTTTCCTCTATATATCAAGGAAAGCTTTTAAATGTATTAGCTATTTTATATTATATTACGCAAGCATATTATTTTAAATTATCGTTTGTCTAGAAACAAATTTTTTCCATTACTGTCATAACTGCTCTAACATCAGCTTCACAGTATGATTCTATTTTTTCGAAATCCTTATCGATCCAGAAAACATCATTAACCTTAGATCCGTCCATATCACCCTTTGGTGAATCTATACCAAGTGAACAAGTTAAAAGGTCCAGACTCAAGTATTTCTGGTGTGTCCAGCTTCCGAATGCAAATATATCCGATGTGTCCATATAAGGAACTTCCCATGGTTTCTTATCCCATATCTGAAGATTACCGGAAGGATTTATACCATTATAGATCATTCTCTTGCCCAAACAAGGCACGTCGAAACCTTTTATGTTATGTCCGCAAAGTTTCCATCCCTTGGCCATAGCGTTATTAAAAACCTTGTTTGCTTTATTTAATATTTCCCTTTCGTCATTACCAGAGAAGGAAACATATTTTTGATCTCCGTCCTCAGTAAAAGAACCAAATGAAACACAGACAACTCTTGAAAATTCCGGCTCCAAGCCTGCTTTCTGTTTATACACCGATTCGTCAGACTCATTGGCTAATGCAGGATAAGCTCCTCTATAATATTCATCTCTCTTTCTCCAGAGATGATAAAGTCTTGGATTTTCGTCATGTAGGGTTTCTATATTTGGATACAATGCTGCAGTTTCAACATCAAAATATAGGAGATTGTGTATTGCTTCTTTTCTTAACATCTTATTTACATTAAGCTGTAAATTTAATATATTATAACGGAATTAAAAAATTATTTTCCTGATATTTTATTAATTACAACGGGAGGTAAGGATTTTTGATTTTTGATATAATGAATATAGCTATTTTCTCTTTCTGGAGATTCTATTATAATATCGCAGGAAAGACCGAAAGTGGGTATTCTATTTTTTAAATACGCTGATGGATTAGGTGACAATGATACGCCATCTTCATTAATATCAACGGATTCAGAGTGTATAAAAAATGGAACGTGTTCATCTTTCCATGTGGAAGAACTCAAAAACATTGCTTCCCTTATACTTAATCCACCATTATTAAAATGATGAGCTAATGTTCTAAAACATATAGGTATTTTAGTTTCATAATATATTCCAGTAAGTAAATCGGTCACAGAAAATAAACTTGGTTTTTCGTCATTAGTAACGCATAATTTATTTACTGCATTTTTATCTAGTAATTTTATTCTATTACAGAAATTAGACATTGTTTGCTTCCTGTTACCATATGCTGATCCAATTCTAATTATTATCGAAGGATAATCCACACCAATTAAGTCCAGCAGTGCAGAGATTGAATTTATCACTCTTATCGTTGATTCCTTAACACCTTCTAATTGACTGCCCATAAAATATTCTTTTCCTATGAAAAAGGATACCCTAATTGAATTCTTATTTAATATTAAATTTATGGAATCTATTATGGAGGACAATTTAGGATTTTCCTCGTCGCTGACCGTATTAAAAAAATCCTCGTGGAAATCCATCTCATTAAGATCCAAACAAATCATATTGGATCCTATAGAAAAGTTTGTATTTGCAAGGTCTAATATAAGGGTTAATATTTCCTCGTGGGATCTAATATAAAAACTTCCTAGTGCTAGAGCCTTAGGTAAACCTAAATATGAAATATTTGGATTGCTTCCTGATACCATAATCTTTTTATTATTGTACCGTATAAAGCTGTTTTGGTTCCTTATCCACCGGTAGTTTCAAGCCCGAGTTCACTCGCACTATATACCGTTTTTGAATTATATGCTGAAGCAGGTACATCGCTTGCCTTCATTTTAGATACAGTTTCCATGTTTCCATGTTCCCCGCCTGGAGCAAATTTTATAGAATCTGATTTTACCTCTATTACTCTCTCAGTTTCTTTACCCTTATTATAAACTTGTATAAAATACCTATATTGTTTATTATCAGGATTTCTAAATGATCTAACTATCACACCAATTACTTTCTTCTTAGAATCAGAATCTATAGGGCTAGCAATAACTATATCACCTATAGTAAATTGTGAACCCTTCACAGTTGTTTCGATATTAGGATCCTGTCCTACAGATACCGATAAATCGCTAAATGGTTTATAGTTTATTTTAAGAACCCCATTAGCACCTCCATACCCGTAGCTATCACCAAAGGCAGAATCAAATTCGTATATAGATTTTAAGTGTTTCATTAGAGTATGTATCCTTTGTTATTGCTGGTTTTTCTGCACCTTCAGTACATCCCTAATTTTTGAAGCCAATTCATAGTGCTCATTTTCCAGAGCTTTCTTTAGCATTTCTTCTAGCTTACTTTCATCTGAATCCTCACCCGATATACTGGTTATGGAAACTGGTTCCATAGCTAATACTCTCTGTGGGGAATATATAACCTCTAATGTGGAATCTATTATCAAATGATCATCGTAATAATCTTCAGGATCATCCATCTCATCCTTTATCTTATTTAGTTCCTCTAGTGACCATTCAGCATTATTCCAAAAAATCATCCAGTGACTGTATATAAATTCAGATATATCGTTATCGATTACGTGCTTAAGTAAATTTTTAAGCTCGTTTTTTATATCATTTTTGGTTACCCCAGTCAGAAAGGGTTTCCTTTTAAGCCCAGGGATTCCTGAAATTCCCTCTCCGACACCTATTTTAAAGCATTTATTAACCTCAAAAATTGTATCCCAGTCCAGACTCAGAATAACTTTGTCTATTAACTTACTGTTTTTACCCTTCATCTCTTATATATCTTATTTTTGAATACCTAGCTGATCAGCAACATCGGATATCCATTTATTATATCTATCAGGGTAAAAGTTTTTTATATCGGAAAGTTCCCTCTTTGAAACAGAATATTTTTCCCTTATAAAGATCTCTACCTGGTCAAAATTCTTAGTTTCCTTTATTTTATCTTCAGATGATATCTTTTTTGTTTTTGTGTATATCCAATTAGGTGGTTTCGAATATCTGCCAGACAATGTACTTCTCCACCAATCTACTACAGGACCAGGTACTATACGCATTCTATTAAATTGGTTTGCCTGTACCGGAAATTGAATAGCCATAATCCGATTAATCATGAAAAAATTTCTAGACTTATCTATTCTACCCACTTGATCCCACGTTTTATTATTGGTGGAAAATATATTCTTTATTATATCAAAAAGCTGCATAGTTAGTCCAGTATATGTTCAAATGGATCAAAACCTTTAGGTTGGTAACCAGAGGTAATCCACTCGGTTCCCTCTAATATCTTTATCCTGTCTAGTGTTATTGGTTTTCTAAGTAGGGATATACCTCTTTCTATTTCCAAATTACAACCAGAGGCAACAAAATCAGGTATCATTAACTGATTAAGCCACATAAGTTTAAAATTTCTCTCAATGTTTGCTTTTACTTTTTTCCTATTATCCGAGCTATCGACAGATTTCGATGATCTTAGAACCATTCCAGCTAGCCAATCCAGAAAATCTGCAGAATCTAGCATCTGTTTAAAATCCAAAGATTTCCATTCAGAGGATTTGAATGCCTCATGAACCGATTCAGCTTTCTTAGGAGTAAATCCCATAGTTCTTGTACCGCTAAGAGTTTCCCAGACACTAGGTACTGAATCCCCCTTATCACCAACCAGCACTTTATTCAATATGAAGAAGTCACTATCAATTTCCTCTATTTCAACCTTCTTCAGAAAAACCTTAAATGATTCTTTTTCAGGCGAAATAGCAGAAGCCATGTTAAATATACTAACACTCTCGTCCCTATTTAGCCAAGATTCTTTCCATCCCTGGGGAACCGATAGAACATTTTTCTTAGAATTGTTATTCCATACTGCTGTCCATGAGCTGTCAGTATTTCTAGATAACTGATGTAAATCTTTATCACCTGTTATAATAATACAATTTTCACCATTACCATTGAAATAATTACTCCAATACATTAAAAGATCGTCACCCTCTGCACCATCAACTCTGGAAAAAATAAATCCCATCTTCTCCATATGATCTCCAAAAGATTTCATGAGTTCAAAAAATATAGTCCAATCAGTTTCATCATCTCTGACCCTACCTGATTTATATCCACCATCTTCTATCTCAACGTCTTTTCTCCAGCTCCTACTATCAGTAGTAAATATCATTCTCCCACCAGTTGGCAAAAGTTTAAGAGAGGAACACAAATCAGTAGAAACTTTCCTGATAAAAGCACCTTGCTCGCTTTTAGATTTTAATATCTTACCAGGATCAGCTTTCCCGTATCCTCCAAAAACGCCAAACGTCTTATGGAATATGTAATTCCCGTCAACCAATATATTAATCATAGCTTATCCTTTATTTTAATGGAATACTCCACCTTTATTTTCTCCCAAGTTGATTTTATATCAAACAATGGGTCTATAACTCTAAAATCGAAATCATTAAACTCAGCAAAATCCAGGTCATCGGCATCCAATCTCCTTGAGACATCATCAGCATCTCTTCTTCCGGATAATCTTTCTTTCCTTACATCCTCCTGAATATCAAGGTAGATTATGAATGATTCTTTCCTGTCCTCCGGTTCTATCTTCGATATACCTGAAGGGGTCATTATGAAAAGATCAGCAGTATCAAATTCATCCCGTGAAGTTCCATACACCCATCCATTGAATATCACATACTCATAAAAAAGACCCTTAGCTGCGAATTGATGTGCAGCAGAATCTCTTGATATGAAATGGTAATCCTTCCCATCAACCTCACCATCTCTTGGAGGTCTCGTGGTGTGTGATACACAATATCTAAATCCCATATCTTCCAATACTTTTCTAGCATGATCCTTACCAGATCCACCCTTTCCTACCAATATAACTCTTTTCTTCTCCATTTACGCAACTAATTTTTGTATCTGAAATACTAGTGAAAGAAGGGATACCATAGGATCTATGACTTGTATTCTTTGAGCCTGATGCTCAGCAACCAATACCACCACCGCGGGAATTATCTTAATAAGATCCGGCTTATTGTTTATTATCCAATCAATAAACTCCTCACCTAAGGCTGACATAACCTCGTCAACCTTGCCTTGATATTCTCCCACTATAGCCTGATAATTCTTAACTGGATCCTTTGAAGTAACAATAAGAGAATATAATTCCTCATAAGACCATCCAAATTCTTTTATCTTTGCAGAATCTACAACAGTAACACCTTCCAGAGTCCATGTTTGTATTTTGTTTAATGCTGATCTAAAGTCAGGATAATAATTTTTCTGAAATTCCAATATTGAATCTTCGTCAATTGATATATTAAGCTTGGATAATATAAGATTAACTCTTTTTCTCCATTCTTGCTTTAATGCATCATCCTCCTCAGTAGTTACCGGGTTGAAATCAATTACTTCAAATCTACTCTGTATAGCATCGGGAACCTTATTTATATAGTTACAGGTAGCAACAAATCTTGTATTTGTAGCAAACTTTTCTATAGTTCCTCTAAGTGCTTTATAGAATTGGTCCGATGCACCATCGAACTCATCTAAGATTACTATTTTCTTAGATGATTTACCGTCCATTACCGAGATGGTTGAGCAAAAATCAGTTATCTTAACTCTAATAGTTTCAACTGAGCTCTCATCCGAAACATTTATAAATAGGCTAGGATACGGTGAAGCTAATATTTTAGCTAATGTTGTTTTTCCACAGCCGGGAGGTCCGCTTAATAATACATTATGTCCAAGGCCATTCTCAAATATCTTAGAGATTCTGGAAGGCAGAATCATATGTCTTAGTTCTTTCGGTCTAAGTTTTTCTGTCAATAATTCTTTTATCATACTATTTTTATCGCTAATTGGGTAAGTTGTTTCTTAAAATTTCGAGGAAAGATCGTCAGATTCATTTTTATCATATCTAACTTCAACAAGTCTAGGAAGGAATAATGATCTATTATCATGCTTATCCGTTATAACAACATTGTATTGAACAGCAATTATTTTCCCTATATAAGAATCTGGATTGGTGCTAAATAATTTAAGATCATCGTCGCTAAATCCTGAACCAACTTTAACATTTAATGTCTTGGATTTATCTGTGCATATAAATCCTCCTATAAGACCCTCTCTTTTTCCTTCACCAGGATACCATCCACAAATCTCAAGATCACATTCATTAACTTCCTTTATCTTAATCCATGTCTTGGATCTCTTACATTCATAGACCGAATTTGATTTACATATAACGCCTTCCCCGCCAAGTGCTACTATATCATTATAGATTTTAGTAACTTCGGAAACAGAATCTAGTTTCCATAATTGTGCTAATTTTACAGGGGAATCTTCCGGAACATATGATAATATTTTCTCCAGCGTATCTCTTCTGGTTAGGTAATCAATTACACCAGAACCATGGGAAAGAGTTGAGTGCTCTTCAAAATCAAAAACATTGAATAGGAATCCCTCCTCAATATTACTATTAGCGGTGCCTCTAAGTATTTGAGTAACTTTTCCGCTAACTGATTTTCTATTAAGATCAGTTAACTCACCATCAAAAAACCAATCACCCATTATTCCGCTATTTATAATAGCTGTTTTTAATGCGAATGTTATAGCAGGGAAATAACAGGAATCCAGTTCGTTAAATGCTCTAGTGAAATATGAAAATTCGCCATCCTTATATAGAGCTATAACACGGACTCCGTCATATTTTTCTTCACAGTAAACAGAATCCCAAGAAGCCATTACCTTCTCATCGTCGGTTGCTAGCATTAATGAAGGATCAGGTACTAATTCCTTCCCCACAGCTTTATTGATTAATTTTGCTCCAATCCCAATATTCATTCTTTTGGTAATGATCTTCATCAATATCGTTCTAAGTTCCAGATCCTCCTCCTGATTATCCGAAATCCTGGTAGATATTAATAATTGAGCTCTCTCCCTTAAAAGATCGTTAGCAGCTGGAGCTTTTTTTAAGTCCTCTACAAGGCTTTTAAAATCGTTCCATAGATTTTCATTAGGTTCGGATAATACAGCGTTAAATCCTATCCTATGTAGCTTTGTAGTAACAAATGGGTTGAAGCAAACATCAAGAATGTATTCCATTCTATCATTCATTGATTCCCTTATGAGATCTTGCTTAGATTTTTGAGATCCGTTGCCGGTCATTTTTTCTAAACTACAAAAAATTCTAATTTCCTTTATCATCTTATTTATTTTTTCACAAATATAGAAAAAATATACGAATCAAAAAAATTAGAATGTATAAAATTTTGAATTTAAAATATCATTAATATCGACAGCAACAGTTCCTGATTTAGAACAAGCTATGGAAGCAGCTATATTACAAATCGATAATGATTCCCTGATCCCTATATTACTTACCATGCATAATGATAAAATCGATATAACAGTGTCTCCCGCTCCCGAAACATCATATACATCCATTGGATATCCAGGATCATAAACGGATTCATCCTTGTTGATATAGATTAATCCTCTTTCTGATAAGGTTACCAATATTGAATCAATATCATTATCGGATATAAATTTCCTAGCATGCTGCTCTATACTAATTAGATCCAAATTAGAACCATTAAATCCAGTCATGTTAGAAAATTCAGATAGATTTGGCTTGAGTAAGCTACAACCTGAATAACTAGGAATATTTAAAATCTTGGGGTCTGCTATAGCTGGAATACCAGAAATATTACATTTTGATATTATATTAGATATCATAGCTGGTGTCAAAAGACCTTTATTATAATCCTCAATTAAAACGCAATCATAATTAATGTACATCTCGTTAAATCTAGAAATTATAATTTCTTCTGTTAACGAGTCAATATAATTACGGTTTTCGTCATCGACTCTAAATAATTGATGATTTGATCCTGAAATGTATCTTGATTTTAGTGTTGTTCTTCTGGTAGAATCTTCAAAAATAAATGAATTGTCGCTGTATTCAGCTACTAGATTTTTTATAGTATTTCCGTGAATATCATCGCCAACCGTAGTAATTATATCAGCATTACCTCCCATCGATTTTATATTACGTAAAATATTACCAGATCCGCCCAAATAATATTCAGAGCGTATTACATCCAATATAGGGACAGGTGCCTCCGGTGAGATTCTTGTAACGCTACCATGGACATAATGATCCAGCATCACATCGCCAACAATCAATATTCTAACAGATCTAAATTTATCTAATAAATCCAAAATTTAATGAAGATTAAAGATTAATAATTTATAGTGTTACTTCCGGTGCTTCTTCTCCCTCAGCAGGGGCTTCACCCTCAGCAGGTTTTTCACCTCCCGCTTTTTCAGCTAATTTTTCTTCAGCTTCCTTATACTTCTCGTTCATTCTTATTTGATCCGGATTCATACCAAGGAATCTTTGTATTAAAAAGTTCTTATCAAAATATCCTTTCTCCTCCTCGCCTATCTTAACTTTGAGCTCGCCAAGACCATTTATAAATTCGGTTCTTTTTGTGTAATTGGTCATCTCGACCATTTCCTCAAATTCGCTATCCCTATTATAATTAAGTCCTATATTTGCTTTAAAGTTCTTATCTCTGGACAATTCAGGATTATCCAGACACATCTGGATATAGAGTGGCTTCGTTAATATTTCCTGAAAAATTGATCTAAGTCTTCTCAGAAACTTCTCGAATCTAATTTCATCTCTCTCCAATTGATCTATGCTTGTCTGATAATTCCCAGGAGTGCTGTTTCTAGACGCAAATCTAGCGTAGGGTATCTTAGAATCCATTTTAAGCTTATTGAAAAAATAAACCACATTTTCCATTACGTTGAAATCAGGACCACTAGGATTAAGGGATTCTATTTGTGGACTTTGTCCATCCTTTTCGGGAAATAAATAATTCTTGTAGAATTGAATTTTAGGTTTACCGTTTATTGTTAATTCACCAGATGAATCATTGATATTAATGTCCTCCTTGTAGTTTGACATTAATTGACCAAGATTCTGCATTGCTTTTTGCTGTGATTGGGTACCTATAGGTATAATGAATTTTAATCTATATGACGAGTTCATTACGTTCCATATAATTCTGGAATTTTCCATTATTCTAAGAATATTATATGATCTAACTAATCTCTCAACATAGCTAACTCTAGTTATCATATTTCCTTTAGCATAAGAAATATAAATTACCTGCTCGTTGGTCAACTTCCTGGTCATCTGAGGATTCTTTGGATATTGTATCCAAAATTGTTTATGTTCCTCTTCCCCTACCTTTTCGACTATGGGCTGAAGTGAAGTTGGATCCAATTCTTTAAATCCTATCACATTTTTTCCCTTACTGTCATATATTATTTCAAATGCAAGAAATCCATCAATTAAAAACTGCTTAAAATATTGCCATCCTAGTATTGTGTTCTGAAACCCAAATACATTATAAATCTTATTATAATGTTCTGATATCTTATCCTTTACTTTATCCTTAAGATCCAGATTTACGAACGAAGGCTGAGCAAAATAATTTCTATCATCATATACTATGGCTTCATCAGTTATTGTATCTAATATGAACTCTATTTCGCCATTAAGTGAAAATTTTCTAAGATAATTTCTTTTCTCAATATAATCACGGTCAAAATATGCAATATATTTTCTTACCTTAGTGTCCTGATAAGATGATGTCCAATAGAAAGCATCATTTTCTGTAAATCCATTACCATCCTGATTATAGAAAAATCCCTCAGTCTTACCAATAGCCTGAGAATTTTTTACAACCATATCATCGTACTCCATACCAAATTTTGATATGTTTCCAAGATTCTTTAGTATATTACCTAAAGCTGATTGATTCGGTTTTAAAAAGTCTAAAAATCCTGCCATCTTATTATAGTGTTACTTCCGGAGCTTCCTCTTCTCCGCCCTCTTCTTTTTTACCTTCCTCTTTTTTCTTCTCTTTTTCTTTTCTTTCCAATGCTTCTTTATTTGCATCAATATCCTGTTTGGATATTCCAAGAAAAGTCTCTATAAGAAATGCACTAGAAAAATATGGTTTTTCCTCATCACCCATTAATCCAGTCATTGCGACAACTGCTTCCTTCCTTTTATTTATTAAATCCATCTCCTGATTTAACTTGAATGGGTTATCGGAAACATAATCCAATCCAAGCTGACTCTTAAACATAAAATCATCGTCAAGTGATTTATGCTTTTTAACCATTTGTATCCATAAAGGTTTTAATAATATCTCCTGGAATACTGATCTAAGTCTATCTATAAATTTGGCAAATCTAATTTCTTCCTTATCAAGCCCTTCCGCACCATTCGAATATGGTGAAGTTGTTCCGCCGTCTGGATTATGAAATCTGGAGGGAGGAACTTTAGATTCTAAAATATATTTGTCAAAGAAATATGATAAAGGTTGTGGATCATTAAGATTTGGTCCCTCAGTGTTTATAGGCTCTATGGTTGGAGTTCCGTTAACACCGGAAGGCATCAAATAGTTTTTATAAAACTGTATTTTAGGTCTACCGTCGACTGTAAGCTCGCCACTATCATCATTCAATTGGATATCCTCCTTATAGATGCTCATCAGTTCACCCAGAGTTTGCATACCCTTCTGCTGAGATTTGCTTCCTATTGGAATGGTCATCTTAAGTTTAAACGATGCATTCATGACTGACCATATAACCCTAGTATATTCTATAATTCTTAGAATATTATAAGGTCTTATTAATCTCTCTATGTAGCTAACTCTTGATATGCTATTTCCCTTTGCATATGAAATGTATATAATCTGCGGATCATATAATACTCTTTTTCTTTTGGGATCCTGAGGATATTGCGTCCATGTACTAAGATAGCTACCGTCTATTTGTTTCTCAACACTAGGTATAAGTGTAATTGGATCTAGTTCCTTAAATCCGATTATATTTTCACCTTTATTATCATATATTATTTCAAATGAGAGAAATCCATCTACTATAAATTGTCTAAAATATTGCCAAGCTGTTATGTCATCAGAAAATCCCCAAACATCGTAAAGTTTTTTATACGAGTCATATAAATCATCCTTGATTTTTTCATTAACGTCGCTAAGATCTATGAAATCAGGATATGCAAAGAAATTTGATGGATCGTAAGATATTGCTTCGTCACATATGGTATCAAGAACCCATTCAACTTCAGGGTTTAATGAGAATTTTCTAAGATAGTCTCTTTTTCCTTTATAATCCTTGTCAAAATATCCTATGAATTGTCTGGATGATATATCCTGCTTCGCTAAAGTCCATAGCATGCTTTCATCCTCAACGTTGGACTTATTCTTATTAAGAAAAGCAGCCTCAGTAACACCGACAGCCTGTGAATTACGGATGACCATGTCATCGTATTTCATACCAAATGAACTAATTTTTCTTACAGAATCTCTAATTCTCTGTATTACCGGAGTTTGAGAAGGATCATTATTATCTACAAAACCTGCCATTTATTTATAAAGTATATGTTTTATTCTAGTCAAAAGATTAAATTAATTTCGATTGATATTCCTTATATATCGTTTGTAAGCTTAACCCCTCTATGTTACTATCAGTAAGATATGGAATTTTAGCCCAATCTTTATTGGATATTATTCTTGGATTTCTTATAAATTTATATTTAAAACCGAACAGTGAGAAATTATATCCGGTATTCCTTAGTAGATTTTCTAATATTGGCTTTTTTAAATTAACAGGGGTAATTGCACCTCCTGTCTGAAATGATAGATAATTGGATTCTACCTGAGAATAGAATTGGTCATAAAAATTTCCTATTATATCTATTCTTATGCGGGGTGGAACTGTTATAATATCTATTCCTTCTATAATCGTGCCTGAACTTGGATTCTGGTATACATTTGTACATAATATCAATGGTCTTCTATCTATGAATTTTCTGGTCTCACTTAACCTGGTATCAGTTAAGTAATTAAAATTATATATTGTACCCGGTATAAACGGTGGTTTAAATTGTATTATTTCCTTATTAGAAAAGAAGTAATTGTCAGAAAAATATAAATCGGTCTCGGTAAATACGTTTTTACCAATTTCAATGGAATCTCTATATTCCAAAACAAGATTAGAATACATTATTTACTTTTAAATAAAAAATTCTCATCAACAACACCAAATTTATATCCTCTCTTCTCCGCCCATACTTTGGCAGATTTGAATTTTGCCTGATTTGTTATCCAAATCTGCATATTTCTATTATATGATTTAAGTTTTGCTAATGTATTAACCCCCTCATATATGGGTTTCTTCGTTTGATTTTCTGGTTTTATTTCTATTATCCAGTCCTGTTCGGTTTGATCTTCCCTTTGCACCTTTATATAAAAATCAACATTATACTTGTGATCTTTTTTATCAAGAGGGTTATAATAATCTATAGCAACTGGTTCTGAGCTCCACTTTAATATAGAATCATTAGTATCACAGTAGATACAGAATCTATATTCCCACGAAGATCTATAGATGATATTGTGTATATCTCCTATATACTTATCCGGATTTCTTGGTGCATATTTTCCAGATTTATGATCTCCGTTAGGTTTTACTTTCTTTATATCTACCATAATAGATTAAACGTTATACGAATTATCCTCACCAGTTATATAGCTGAAAGGTATTGTTTTAGGATTTTTTGGCGGATGTATTTTTTTCCATCCCTTAGCAAATCCATTTTTAGCTATCTGTGTATAATAAGCAAATGGATTATTTGATTTCTCTGGGTTAAATCTATTCCAATATTTACAAAGATCCTCCATTGCAAATGCCATACAATCCTCCTTATCTTCCGGATCCTTATATGACATTTTTTTAGATATTCCGTTTATCATTAACATAAACATATCTATTGTATCGGGTGTAAGTTGACCCTTACTTTTAGATTCTATTACAGCTGCTAAAAGCTCGCTGTTTTTAACATATTCTTTAGCCATTGTTTGTTATTTGGTTGGTTTATAGTTTTAGTATAAAATAGATAAATGATTTCATAAAAAAAGAATGTAGCTTATGAGCTACATTCTTTAATTATTCTTTATCTTCTTCATCCTCCTCGTTTTCATCAGAGGATTCAATTTCTTTACCGTCAGGAGCTTTACTTAATTTACCATCCGAAGATTGAACGAAAGTCTCGCCTGGTTTATTTTGATTTTCCCCTTTAGGAGCAAAATAAAAGTTACGACTTACTTTTTTTTTAAATCTTCACTAGATTCTTCGTTCATTGATATATTGTAACCATGTAAGCTATCTAGACCTAATTCTATTTTTTCTTCTGTTTCACCTTTAGGAGCTTTAGTAAATCCGTGCATATCAGCAAAATTCTTTAGTATATTTTTTTGCTCCTCTATTGAAAGGTCAGATTTATTAAGATTGTTAGATTCTTTAACTTCTTCCTCACCGTCCTCATCAGATGATTCAGCATTCTTTTCAGCTGCCTGAGATAATGCTTCCTCAAGGTCACTAATTTCATTTATTAGGAAGTCTGAGGTTTTGCCATTGTCTAATAATACTGTATATCTTCCTGATGTACCATCCATAGATATAATTTTTCCAGTCTCACCAGACTCTTTAACTTTTATATAAGAACCGATATTGAATTTTTCATCCTCGAATAGATCTAAGCTTCCGCTCATATTAATATCAAGCTCTATTTTTTCAATTTCAAGATTTATTTGGTTCCATTTTTCTCTTAGCATAACAAGTTCAGACTCAAGCATTCTTTTAGCTGTTTTGATCTGATCTGATTCTCCGTACAATGGACTTGATCCTATTAGGGTATTTATTTTATTTAATTCCTCATCAACTTTAGATATGTTTGAAATGACTTTCTCTCTATCGTTAATCATAACGGATTTAACCTTGCTCTCACCTTCCAAGAATTCTGTTAAACCTTCTGAGATATCGTATCTAAGATAATTTTTAACAACCGAAACTGCTTGTGTTCCAGTTACTTTGTGTATTGAATTCTCATTCATTGAATCATTTATCTTCTGAAGATAAATTTGATCCATCCATTTGAATAAATTAACACCAACACCTTCATATACATTTGAAGTTAAACTTTTAGCAAAGTCTAATTCTACGATGTTACTATAATTAGTATAAAGATTCATTATGTCATTAACCACATCGGATTCATTAACTCCGAAATAAGATCCGGATTCCAATCCAACAATCTTAGCAAGACCACTAGGATCACTAAATTTCAATCTAGTTTTTCCCATATAAGCAGTTACCTCGTCATTTTCTTCAACCAATCTAACTATGCTTTTTCCTAATTTAATAAAGATACCGTTTTCGTTAACTCTAACATGTTTTTTACCGTATGTATAAACTAATGAAAGATATTCTTGTGGCAATGCTGATATTTCTTTATCAGATATTTTTCTTAAACCTTCCTCATTAGCCTCGAATATAAATCCACCAAGGTAAAATAGTGATCTACCATTTTCTAATAAAACTGGAGAATATACCCTTGATACGCTAGATTCACCCTGTATAGTTTCAGGTATTTCAAGTTTTCTTTTATCCTCAGTTTCATTAACATTAAGATAATTTATTAATCCTCTAACCATTGGATTAAAATTCCATTTTGAAATATTCTTAACAAGTAGACCATTAGATTTTTTTTCCGATACTAACCAAGCATTCAACGTTTCGTTCAATTCAGAATAGAATGAAGAGTTACCACTATTCTTTAGAGCTTCCAAAACTTTAGCTACCTCTATTTCTCTGCTCAATGATTCACATTTCTCCTTAACAGATTCAGCAACTTGTGCTACGTCTTTATCCCATGATAAAGATTTAATATCATTTAGGAAATTATGAACTAATGAAAATTCAGGAACTCCTTTATTTTCCAAAAGATTACTGTATTGTTCAACCATAATCTTAGCTTTCGGATAGCTATAAATTGAAGATTCCTTAATAGAATTTAATGCTAATCTTATTCCTAGATTATTTACTTCTTGCGATTTAATAAATGACTTAGCGGTAGAATCCAAATCACTTCCTTCTAATTGCGATAAGCTCTCTAAAAGTGATACGTCTTCTTTTTCTTCTTTCCTAGAGATGTATGATCCTGCATTATTTAAAGATGCATTTTTCAAACCTCCCCAAGATTCCATAAGAGCTGCAGCATTCTTTTTAGAAAGTTCTGCTTCCTCTTTTCTTATCATATCTAAATGGTTTTGCGTATTTGATACGAAGTCTGGAGTTATATTATGTTCATTAATAGATTTAACTAGATCGCTCTCCGAAACTGATCCCCCGTTAAGAAAACTTTCACATAGAGTTCTAACCTCAGGTGATTTAGTTACTTCTTTTAATTTTTTTACTTGGTTTATGAAGTCCATGGTTAAATTTTTTTTTACAGTTTATATATCCATCAAGGGACAAGAAACTTTTACATTATATATTTCATTTTAATAGCGATTTTTAGGATCCTATTAATATTTCTAATCTTATCTCTATATCGGTATGTGGATTACAGAAAGTTATACCGCCGTTATTAAAAGCAGTGCCAGGTTTAGCTAAATTCCACCCCTCGTAAGTTGAATCTGTCGACGAAAGCATCTTTCCACTAAGAACCATTAATTCACCCATATAATTGGTGACACCTTGATATTCCCACGTTATATATTTCTTAGATTCCACTATATTAGCTGGGAATATCGCTTTTACTGCTATAAGATCAACATAGCCATCGGAATTAGCAATATCACCTTGACTTAAAAGAAAACAGCTGGATACTCTTAGTATCGCTCTATTCCTTGCAAATGTATCTACTTTTAATTCGAGGTCATTCATAGGTAAATATACTGGTGGATTATTGGTCTGCCCGTTATCTAATACTAGATTACCGTTATAGAATCTAAATCCTTCGTCTACCAGATATGGGCAAGTTATTGGTTGTGTTGCCATATTAATTAGCTGCTATTACTGTTAGGTTAACACTATAATCCGTTGGATTAGTGAATATAAAACCTCCTTGGGAACTATTAGCATTCCCAGTATGTCCATATGTTGAAAATGGATCAATGTCCCACCCTCTCCATTGAGAACCATCTTTTACCGCACCGGTTAGGATCATTATACTTCCCATAATATTTCTGACATTAGCCTTATAATCCCAGAATAAAATTCTATCGTTATCTTCAGCCTCCGGCAGATAATTTGCCTTAGCGATAAACATTGAAACCTCACCTGTAGTGCCATAAAAAGATCCAGCATCTATATTGACTGATGATCTTGGACCTATTATCATACTCTGTTTCTGATATTCAGAAAAATCCTGCAATGGGTGAAAAAAATCAACCAAATCAAGTTTATTTAATGTTTGTGACTGCTTTGTTACTGTGAGAGCTTCTTTTATAAATCTAATCTCACTAGGATCATTAAATCTCTCAAATGTTGCTTTTACCCTATCAATATCAGAGTAAGTAAGAGCAATATTAGTATATAATGTATCGAATCCTGCAGTAGCACCACCTAGAGGATCGGTAGCAAATTCTGATGAACCACCTATAAATTCGATTGGTCCGGAAGATGCTGCAGATCCTCCGTCGAAATTATCTATGTTTTGGGTTTCTGTATTTGACAAATCTTTATAATTTTTTTACATATTTATCTAAGACTGGTTGGATCCACATGACCATCCTTATATATTAGGTCCTTTAATTCAGATCCGCTCCCTCCAGCGTCAATTGACTTTAAATCTATTTCATTAGAACTATCGACAATGGGTGTTTCCATGATCTCATCAGCCTCTTTAATCTGTACGGAATCCGGTTCGTCTGAATCTACATGAGTATAATTAGTTGTTTCTTTAGCTTCTGGTCTTATATAATCAACCAGTGATTTTATGAATCCTAAAGAAACTAAAGGAAGTATAGCACCGCTTATCAGTGACAAAATTCTTTTTTGATATATTATTTCTTCCTCGACTAAGCCAAATAGCTCGCTCCATTTAGAAAAATCTGAGAGATTCGTATATGCATAATAAGTATTACCCATAGCTTGCATTAAAGTAAGAATAATAAATAGCATCCAAACTATAGTTTTATTCATTTTATCCAGAGCTATTAGCGATGCCAAAGATGCAGCAGCACCTATCTCAAATGCTAACGCCAGAGATATAGCTAACCATTCGGGATTGGATAATCTAAAAAAATCAATAACGTGGATAGTTGATATGATCGAAACTATTAGATATAATGTAACGAAGGTACCAATGATAAACCACTTTATGGTGGATTCTCTTTTATTTTGATTCATTTATCTTTGATTTTATTTCGGATAGTGAAGTTTTTCCTTTATCAAAATCATCTTCATATATCAGGAAATTAAACATTGTCTGATTCATTTCCTCTTTTATCTCCGTATTAGAAGGAGTAATAATAAGTAACGAATCAACTACAGCCTTTGTAGATTTTGAATTTTTCTCAAGTCTATCAATGTCGCTATTAACACCACATTGTCTCAATAATACTAATAGTAGTAAAACCATGTTTATTGACCAAGAATTGTTTTTAATTTTTTCTAACATAACTAATTTATTTTAATTTATTCATTATATATCCACATAAAAAAAGCTAGCAAATGCTAGCTTTTAAAATCTATATATAAATTCTGGATTATCCCAATGTAACACCCTGCATTGCTGCAGCTAGTTGTTTTTCTAGATCTTTAACCTCAGCTACATCAGATTTAGCATCTGATAATGCCATATCTAAAGGTTTATAAAGTCTTATGAAAGATTCTGCACTTTCCTTTCCTGTTCCTTTAGATTTAGAAAGAAAATAGTGACTTGCCTCAAGAGGTAAAGCACCTAGATAGATTACACCGTCTTTGATTCCCTCTTTTTTAATTTTCTGGATAGTTTTATTAACTTGTACAATTCCTAATGCCTCAGTAGAAGTCCATTCTGCATAATCAGCAATAAATTTATCATACTCAGCAAAAAGTTTATCGTCAAAAGAAACTGCATAAACTTTATTTTTTATTTCCTCCTTTTTTTCAGAAATAGAATTCTCCAAAGATTTTACCAATTCATTGTCGATATTAAGACTGCTCATGATAGGATCGTTACTAAAATCGATCTCAGTAGATCCTCCAGGGAATTGATTTTCCATTGCTTCTGATTCTTTCTTGTTCATAATATTATATTTTTATTATTTTAGTTATTATTCTCTATTTGTTTCTAATTTAGATCAAAAATATCTAAATTATTTTCTCTATTTTGGTTTAAATAAGCTCTTAAGGGTTCTCTTAAATCCTTTGCTGGGAATATTCTGGGAGCATCATCAGGTCCAATATGACAAAGGAATCCACTCTCGGTTTCTATCCCCAATTCCTCCTCAAGAATTAATCTATACATGCTTATTTGTATGGAATACTCATTATGGTGGTTTGCATATAGATTAGTAAAAGGTCTTAGTAATTTCTGATATCTCCCCTTAGGGTGGTTATCATCCTTAAATTCACCATTAGTTTTCCAATCACCTATAATAAGAAATATTTTGTCTCTCTTCTTATCGTAGAAAAGAAATGGTTGGTCTATTGTACCAGCTATTCTCCATTTTTTAGAAAATACTCTAAGTTCCGATTTGAGAGGTACCATATGCTTTAGTACCTTATCATAGGCAACCATAAATTTATCTATTCTTTTAGCGTATTCGCTACCATCATTAGGATTTATTGGATTTAAACCGCTCCAAAAATCTTCTATAAACTTATGAACTCTTGTACCTAGGTCATTAGCAACATCAGCCTTATTTTGCCACTCATTAAGAACTACCGATACGTCTACACCTCTTTCCTGAGCTTTTCTTTTCGACCAATATGTTTTATCAAAAGCAGTTTTGAAATTCTTTAAAAATGTGGTGACTGAATCAAACTTTATCCCATCATATCTATAAACATGGATATCCTCATTGAATATAAATTTGGGATCATTGAAAAATTCTAATTTTTTTTCAAGATCCTCCTTGAATTTATCGGTAACCATTTAAAATAGTGATATTATCCAATTTAGATTACAAAGTATCGTTACCACTATAGCTATCTCAAGTATAAACCTGATTAACCAAAGCCAGCTCAAATATCTAAATAAAAACTGATAAACAACAAGATATGACTCCTCATCAGTATCCTTTACTGGTTCGATCCACATTGTAAGTAATTCCTCGAGATTTAAGGCCTTAAGGTAGTCGTTAATATCCTTAGTTTCACTTATAACAAAGGAAGGTCTTGATTCCTTGGGTAAATCAGTAGCATATAAAACCTCAGGAGGTAAATTTATAACCGTGTATATTCTATTAAAAAAATCAAGTCTTAATTTTCTTCTGCTCCAAAGCTGTGCATTCTCTGATTCCTTCTTAATTATTCTGGAATATTCCCTATAGAGAATTATCTCCTTAATTACTTTAATTAATCTTAACATAAAAGCTTTATTTTTTATATCCGCTCATAAGCGTAATGTTTCCGTCTATACTTTTTCTAATTTTACATCTAGCCCTTCTTATTCTGGTAGCTATAGATCTTTTCTTTATGTCGTATTTTTCAGCTATGTCCTTATACTTCATATTATTTATCTCACGATCTATCATTATGTCCCTATATAATTCGGGTAGTGCTCTAATCTCATCCAAAACAGATTCGTATATTACATCCAAGCTTTCACCGTCATTAAAAAAGGTATTTGTTGGATCATCTTCTATCATATAAATTCCTCCAAGATCACCTATTGTATTTTTGGAAGATAGAAATTCAAGTTCGCTGTCACTGTGATTATAATATCTTTTTCTAGATTTCATCAGAAGTAATGATTCATTTCTAGCTATATTATAGCACCATGTCGAAAAATTTCCACGCTCACCGTTATACTGTTCAATTTTTGTCCATATCTTTGTCATGGTGTTTAGAAAAGCATCCTGTGCCAATTCTTGCTCTTTTACAATAAGGAAACAGTGATTGAGTATTCCTGGTCTAAGTCTTTCGAATAATAGGCTAAATGACGAATCAGTTCTAGCTACTATGAAATCTTCTGCTAATTTTTGGATGTTTTTCTCTTTCTTTTGCATGTTTTTATTTGGTCAATTTGATTATTTCTATTCCAGCCTCTGCTAAAAAAGCAATTGATTCGGGTTTCCTATATACTTCGGAAAATAAAACCCGTTTTATTCCGGATTGTATTATTAGTTTGGAGCATTCAAAACATGGTGATAATGTAACATATAGTGTTGAATTATTGGAACTCTGTGTTCCTCTAGCTAACTTTGTTATTGCATTTGCCTCAGCGTGTAAAACATATGGTAAGGTATCATTCGTATCGGATTCACATACATTCGGAAACCCTGATGGCGATCCATTATAGCCATCAGAAATAATTGATTTATTTTTAACAATCAGGCATCCAACCTGCATTCTTTTACAATGTGAATTTTTTGACCAGACTCCGGACATCTCTAAATATATCTCGTCACTTCTATGACTAATTATATCTGATATTTTACCCACAGTGATCTCGTATGATTCCTGTCCATCTACATTTTTTCTTATCCTCCAATTCGGGATATTTAAAAAATCCTGATCCAAAAAATCCAGGTCACTTTTGTAATATTGTTGGTAATTATATGGATCTTTACTTGGTATCAATTTCTGGTATATTAATTTCTTACAAATATAAGAAACTAAATCGATAAAAAAAAATAAAAATGATGTTTATTTTTAGAATTTTCTAGAATCCGGTCTAAATGGTGATTCTAGTGAGGAAACGGTTAACGTACCTTCCAGTGCAGATGCCATTCTTGCTAAAAGTATCTTTATTTCAGCTCCGTCTGCTGCTGTTAATTGACCTCCGTCCATGGAAGATGCTGCAGCGGATGCATCTGATTTTTCTTTTCCTGTAGTTGGGCTAGAAGATTCAGTGGATGGAGTGGCTGATGAAACTGTTGTTGATTTTTTATTATCAGTAGCTTGATTTGTTGGTGCGGAAGGAGAATCACCAGGTGTTCCAGATTTATTCTCTTTTTTTGATAGCTTCACTATATCACTCTTAATGCCACCTGATTCGCCATCACCAGATTTTTTACCCAGTCCCTTAATAGAACTTAATAATCCACCAGCTCCGTCTTCACCAGATTTTTTATTTAAACCTTTAAGAGAATTTAACATTCCACCCGGACCACCGCCATCTTTTTTGGATTTAAAAATATCTGTTATTCCACCTAATCCTAATTCAGAAGCCTTTCCTTTAAGTGCATCCTTATTTTCCTTTAGTAGATCACCACCCTTAGATATTAGATCGGAGAACTTTGATTTCTTATCACCACTCTCAGCTTCATCCTTATCTTTCTTTCCAAAAATCTTAGAAAATAATCCATCCTTTTTTTCCTTCAGTTTGGCTTTATCTTCCTCACTTTTTCCCTTTTTGTCGGTTTTTACTGGAGCTGCTGAAGGGTTCACCAATTCTTCAGCCTTATTATCTACGGGCTTAGATAATTTCTTTAAATCCTCTTGCGTAAATTCAGATGTTGCTTTTCCCTGAAGTCCCGCTAGATACGAATTAAGGTCCTCCTCTAGCCAGCCTGGCTCATCCTCATAATATGAGGGATCCTCAGCAATAAGTTCATTTCTTTTTCTGGATATTTCTTTTTCGCTAGGAGCATCAGATCCTAGTTTTTTTAAAATATCCTGTCTTTCCTTTAAAATGTTATTAGGTATAACAGCAGCTCCAGCCTTTATTTTAACTACTTCGGGTCCTTTTTCTCCAACAAGATAATTACCAGTCTTTTTAACATCACCACCCTCTGCAAAAGCACCTAATATTCCCTTTCCTCCGCCTTTTAATAATCCACCAAGTGATCCTGATATTGTATCCTTAAGAGATCCGATGTCTCCTAATGACCCGGAAATGCCCTTAAGATCTAATCCTTTAGCTCCACCTACAATTCCCTTTAAATCAAGTCCTTTTAATCCCTGAGTTAATCCTTTAAAGTCCAATGATTTTAGATCCTTGGTAAGTCCTTTAAAATCAAGTGCTTTAAGATCACCGGAAAGACCCTTAAAATCAAGTCCTCCGATGCTTTTAGTAAGCTCTGAAAATTCACCCTTCAGACTCTTCAGATCCAATCCCTTTATGCTCTCTGCAACTTTACCAAGATCCTTGGTGCTCTCTGCGCTTTTTTCTTGAGCTGCTACCAATTCGGAAGTACTAGCAGCATTCTTTTTAATGTCGCCAGAAAGTTTATCCACATTTTTAGTGAGATCAAATATGCTCGATATTAATTTCTGGTCTGCCATAATTTATTAATGTATATATTCAATTTTTTATTTAGTAAAGCTAAATAATTGAGTAAGTCCTCCGGCTGCTTGATTTTCCGCATTTTCCAGATCTATAGCCGAATTAAGCTTATCGATCCATATCTGATATTCATAATATGGTATGGATTCTACCCATTCAGGATCTAATCCATGTTCTTTCCATAATCTAAATTTAATATCAAAGAAGTTCTCCAAAGATATCTGAAATAACGAAAAGAGATCTGAGCCCGCTGGGAAAGTTGATATCAGCGGTGACCTCCTCATCACCGCATACTGGGCATTTTTGTTTAACCTCCAAATTAGTGCCTATTCTAATTTTATCGGAAAGTTCATAATATAAGCTGTATTCCTCCTTTGTCCAATAATCAGATTCCCTCATTTTTATCTTGATTGAATCAATTGTTAGATCCCTCCATTCCTTAAATATAAATGGAGCAATTTTTAAAAATCCTTCGTCTATATCTAATCCTTTTATTCCTGAGTTTATTACAAATTCACTGATCTTATTAGAAACCCCTATACTAGGGACAGTCATTTCTATTACCTTATTTATTTTCTTTACATCAAATACAAAGCTTCTAGTTTCTGAATTATAATATGACATTATCTTGGGATCTATGTCATATGAATTAAGAACACCAGTTCTTAATTCTATCCCGTCATTAAAAGGACATTCCGGGGTTTCCTTACATTTTTTATTCGTCCTTAATATTATTGAATTCTCCCCCTTCACAAAGGTTAAATCTCTTATGGCCAATATCAGAAAAAACCTATCCTCCTGCTTGATGTCCAAATAGCTAACCACTCCCTCACCAGGGAAATCCATTCTAAGGCATCTTTCGAGCACGTAGCTTAACTTTTCTTCTATATCCAATCTATCATCTTCGTCGATGGTAGAAAAGTGTCTTATCTCTCTTACTTCAGCAGCACGGATAGCTATTCTAGTTCCATCTGGATAAAATAAACCGCTTGAAGGTAATATGGTAACTGGTACGTTTTTCCATCCGCTATCGAATGAAGGACCGACCGACTGTGCCTTACCCATAGATGTAACCGGATTTTCAATTTTCTCAGTTTTAATAGGTTCGCTAGCTTTATTGAATTCCTCAGTAATTGGCTGCTGTAATGTTCTATTTACAGATTCATCACTCTTGTTGTCATCCTCCACTGGATCATCGTAAACGAATCCACTAGATAATTCTTTTTCCTTTAATATTTGTTCCGGCGATATGTTGTCCATATTTTATATAATTTTATTTATTATATAACCAAACACAGAAAAAGAGGCCAAAATTTGACCTCTTTTTTTAAAATATTATAAAAAAAAGTATTATAGGAATAAATCTTCCCAGTAATCACATATCCAGCTAGCATTAATTGTGTATATTGCTGGTGTTTCATAATCAAGCTCCATCGGGTTTATTGCCTCACTTAAAAAGCAAGAAGGTATTCTAATTCTTCTGAATACATCACCTCTTTTATTAAATATTGATATACTCATGGATCCAACATAATCAGATTTAAGTCCCATTGCTCCAGTTAATGGATTGTATATTAAATCCGACCACTGTCTAAGTATCTTATATACGGTCATTGAATTAGCATCATTTAGATTGACCTCAAATTCCATTGATAATGTCATATCTGTTGTTGATGGTTCACCGCCAGCATATCTTCTGGTAGCAAATTTATAATTTTGCTGTATTGGGTCATTAGCAGTTATATCAACAGCTAAACCTGTGATAGATTTAACTTGCTGAGCTAATATACCCTCACCATTGAATGTAGTTGATGCATCGATTATACCAGCAGGTGGGTTAATAATAACCTCAAACTGGTTAAGATAAACAGGTTCAAAATTGTTTATCGCTGCTCTAGAGTTCGTAAAATGTGGTAATCCTGCCATTTATATTTTTTAATTTTTATAGGAATAAATCTTCCCAATAATCAACCGCCCACTGAAGATCGTCTATTTTATAAAGATCCGTTGAGGTATAGTTAAGATTCATCGGACTTATTGGTTTAGTTATAAAAGCATCCTTACATGTGATTCTTCTGTAAACGTCACCTTGCTTATTGAAAATTGATATTACTATGGTTCCAACATAATCATTTTTAAGACCCATAGCTCCAGTTAATGGGTTGTATATAAGGTCTGACCATTGTCTTAAAGTCTTAAATACATACATCGAATTGTCATCATTAAGATTGACATTGAAGCTTAAACTTAAATCAAGGTATGTTTGGTCTGGTTTAGCACCAGCATAATTTCTTTTAGCAAACTTATATTTCTGAGTAGCCAATCCAGGGTGTTTATCTAAAGATAAACCACTAACTTTAGTTACATGTTGCAATAAAAGATCACCACCAGCTACTGCAGCTGGTGGGATTATAGTAACTTCAAATTGATTCAGGTAAACAGGTTCAAATCTGTTTGTTCCTGAAAGTGAATTTTGAAAATGTGGTAATCCTGCCATAGTTATTAATATTTATCTTTGGTTGGGATATTATGCAAATTGTATAAATCCTCCTGATGCGATTCCGCCAGTTCTAGTAACAGTGATTCTATTAATGAATTTCTGTATACCTCTAGCTGGTTCGATTATGATGTCGATTATTCCCATATTCATATCGATGATTGCAGGGGTATTATTCGAAGCATCCATAACAGTCTGATAAGCATAAATACCTCCACCTGCTCTAACTCCATCTAGGTAGTTATCCACTAATGTTTTTATTTCAAGTCTGATAGAATCGTCATTGAAGTCAAATAGATAATTTGCTAATATTTCCTGTACGTCATTTTCTACGCTGATTAGCAAATCTCTAACGTGAACAAGGTTAAATGCGGAATTAACTTGCTGATATGCAGTTTGGTTACCGAAAATAACTACTCCAATACCTCTTCTTTTTATAATTGGGTTAATACCGAATGGTTCAAGATTTCCTCTATCCTCGTCGGTAAAATCATATTCAACACCAACTATATTACCTCCACTGATAACCCCTCTTTTCTGTCCTGCTATAATTGCATAAGGTTCACCGTTTGCAAATTTTCTTAGGAAGTTATTAGAAACGTAAGCAGAAGGTGGAACCTCCACGTTTCTATTATTTTCTCTTACTGTGATATAAGGAGAATAGAAAGCAGCATACTTAGCTCCTTCGTCCTCACTAGGTAAACTAAATGTATAAGATGGATTCAAAGATAAATTACCACCATCTACAATATAAGCAGTATTTAATCTTGGATATGGGTTAGCCGCTGTAGGTGCATCAGTAAATCTAGGATCCGTACTTGCTCTAAATTGAGCCATTGAAGGAGCGTTTATTAATGCTAATGCCTGTTGTCTAAGCTTAGCCAATCTACTTAATTGGTATTTAGAGTTAGGTAATATTTGACCAGAGAAAGTATCCACGATGTATCTGAATGATATAACGTCCTTAGCAGCCAGTGTTTTAGCTATATTAGTGTCATACATAACATCCAATATTTCAGAAATTCTAGCGTCGCTTCCGTTTGGTCTATGAGATTCGTTCATAGTAAATCCGCTTAGATAACTAAAATCAAAAGATCTTGTAAACTGTGCAATTGATTTGAATTTCTGAACTCTAATTCCTGTTCCTGATGTATAATAAAGTACAGGTCTAGCTGAGGTAACTCTATAAGTTCCTAATGTTGTTGTCATAGCAACAGATGTTATCTTTGCTAATCTGCTTTGTCTGTTACCCGTAGCAGGTTCACATATATCAAGATCAGTAGAAACTACCAAATCTCCTACCGAGAATGGAACGTTACTATTACTATCCAGTGTAACCAAGAATGTGGTAACGTCTATTTTAGTACAATCTACAAATTGGTTAATTGAACCTTCCTGAGAAATTATATCAAAATCTTGTGTTCCTACTGGAAGACCTATATTATTTGAAGCATATGTGCTAGCAAATGCCGGTATGTTTGTAATTGTTTCGTTAGCTCTTGATACATTACTAAATGCTCTGGTATAAACCATATTAAACTGGTCCTTATCAACTGTTGATTCAAAACCTAAGTATCTAAGTGAAGTTCCGTCCGAGCTGGTCCAAGCGATATCTCCATCAGTTATTTCAGCATATTTGTTATCCTGGAAAAGAGCAGAAGCATTATATCCGACAAGCACATTTGATGTTCCAGTAGGTGCTCCCGGTCCTGTAACCCCACTAGGTGTAGCTACGTTGATAATATCAAGATAATCGGAATTACCAAATTGGTAAGCATTAGTATAGAATGAAGGATTACTTCCAGAAGCTCCCGTATTATATGACGTTAAATTAAAAGTAGGTGTAACCGTTATACCCTGTCCTCTATAGAATGATGTATCTAATGGATGAGTCCAGAAAATTCTAAGTGCCCCCGAGATATCTCTGGTACCAGTAACTTTAAGTTTAACTAAATCTGCCTCTGCAAATTGGTTAAGTAATGCGCCAGTTAAACCTCCAGTATATCCAGAAACAACACCCAATATGAATTTCTCGTCATTAGACGATGTTACAGTTAAGAAAGTCTTAAGTGAATTAACATTAGCTGCATTCTGTAAATATCCCGCTGTTGTTCCGTACGTTCCACTAGTTTGTAGATAGTGTAATCCACCATCATATGCATTAGCATCATAAGGTAAGAATGATTGCTGAACGATACCAGCTGTTGCTCCAGAATTTCCGGTTAGTGTATATAGCGTACCCACTTTAGATCCAGTAGTATAAACAGTTGCTCCAGTAGCACTATTAAATCCAGTAGCTCCTGTTACTCCTATTACGTTCTGTGTATAAAGGTAGTCAGAAACAAGAACCTGATCATAACTTAAGAAATTTATTCTTGGAGTAGCTAGATCACTATCACCGGTTAATTCATCGATAAGGTGATTACCTACTAAATCTATTTTAGATCCATTAGCACATATGTCATCGAAAGCTTGTTCATCTATTGCACAAAATAACCCTGTTGAAGGAGTACTGTTATTTATTAATACCTGAATGTATTGAGTAACACCATTAAGATCAACGAAATCAGGTATGATACATCCAGTAACTGAAGTAACTATAGATACATCAGGTTCAGATAGGAAATTATCAATTCTACTTTTTATAAATCCATTATCAGTAAAGTACGTGCTCCATTTAGGATCTAGAGCTAATGCTTGATAATTTGTCCAATCACCATATATTGCGATAACGTCTATGAAATAATCAGCCATATAGTCATATGGATGCATAAAACTAGGAACGTTATCTGCACCATACCAATCAATAGCAAAAATATCATATCCTCTAAGTGGTCTAGACGAATCCGTAGATTTTCTAGTAATTATACTCATAGGTGACTTACCAAGATTTGTTAGATTGAATAGTTTACCCTGATCAGCAACACTTAATGTAGCAAGAAAATAATTTGGATCAGCGAACCAAAATCTCTCCTTGTTATAGTATGATGAATATAACCTACTGGTTACTTCACCGTTATATTCTTCGGTATCAAGTGAATATGACTGATACGTAACTTCATCAGGATTTGCAGTCTCCTCATCATCATTTAATCTTAAAAGATTTAACGCGAAAACAGGACCTGTATTTAAACATGTTAGTATGGATCTTTGGAAAAAAGATCCTTTGTTTTCTAATGATCTATCAACATCTCCAAAGATCGATATCATTGTAGTAACATCCGGTATATAAACCGGAGTATTAAAAGGACCTTTGTTAGAAAATCCAACAACCAGTCTTATCGTTTGTGATGTTAATATAACATTCTGAGATGCGTCAAACTCAAGTGTGTAGACTCCAGATGCTCTGAATTGAGAATAGTCTATTTTTACCTTATTTGCCATTATTTATTAAAGATATTTTTGCTTCTAGACTATATATCAAAAACAAAATGGGAATTATGTGTTATACTATTACATCATGCTATTAAAGTCTCCAAACATTTTACCGTCCTTCGTACTTGGACCTCTTCCGTCTTCTTCTCCAGTTTGTCCATCCTCAAGTTTTTTTATTATGAGATCCTTATATGAATTATCTTCAAGTTCGTCAAATACCTCCCCGACCAATTGGTTAAAGTCATATCCCTCGAATAATCCGGGAAGATTAACCAGTGTCATTGCAACGTCATCGTGTCCACTCTGGCTAGAATATGTGCCTCTGTTATTTAGACCAAAGGTGAAAAGTTCAGGTACCGTCCATTTTTTATCATTTACCAGTATTCTATCGCTTTTTATCAATCCTCTTAGTACCTCGCAATATTTCATTTTATTTTTCTCGTTGTACTTTATACCAACTTTCATGACTCTAGCAGCTTCTGTGTGCTTGGTAAATAAAAACATCTCATCGAAAAAATCCTCCCTCGCCATCAATTTCTCATAAAGCAATTCACCTTTATAATTCATCTCGAGAGCTATTTTAACTCTATCCACAGTAAGGATTTCGCTACATAATAATTGAAGAAGCTTCGTTACCTCTTCTAATTTTATCTCATTATCCCTAAACACACCAACCTGGACAAGGCCGAAAAAATCAGCTTCATCTTCAAACTCTTCTATTTTTTCTATTATAAACTTAGGAAGAGGCGTTACTTTAAATATATTTATAACAGTAAAGTCACCGCTACCGCCACCGCTTAGATCTATTGATATAACAAATTTTTTCCCCGGCTGATTACATTTATCTATATCAAACTTTGGATGCCATAATAGATTCTCGTAATTTACATCACCATAATGAAGAGCACTTAATTCCCTCCATTCATACTCAACCTCGTTTCTTCTAATCTTTTTTAATTCATCTGAACCTAAAAGTAAACTCGAAGAGCTTAAAAATTGATTACCGTACTCCTGATTAAATAATTCCTCGCTTCCAAGGTTACCAATCTCCCTCTTTTTCCATTCATCATCCCTGCCTGGAACTTGCCACCAGTCAACTCTGATCGGATTAAAACTATTTTCCCCCGTTATTGCACCCTGATAAATGTCATAGAACTTATTCATTCCATTTGGGGTCGATGTTATTATTATTCGGGAAACCTTGGATGATGATACGGTCGGGTAAGTCGATCTAAAGAAAGCCTCCATAAAATTAGGATTAATATGGGCAAACTCATCCATGTATAGAAAATGTATGGTAAAACCAATACCTGAAGTTTTAGTTGTGGTTTTAGCTAATACCCTACACCCATTATCAAATCTCATTGTCATAACATTATTGACAACCATACCGGGTTTCATGTAAAAGGGAAGTCCCTTTATAATTGATTTTATCTTATCCATTAATTCCTCCGCAGTGTCACCGACGTTAGCAAGAATCATCGCATTTTTATCGTGATTGAAAAGTAGATACCAAACTAATATAATCGAGGAAGTTATAGATTTACCAACCTGTCGGGGTGCTAAGAATATATTAAATCTATTATTCTGGTATTCTCTAAGAACTGATGATTGGTAATCTCTAAGACGTATATAATCCAATCCGGTGTCAGTCATTACTTTACAATACTTAGCAAAATAACTAACGTCCTCCGCACATTTTTTCATCTCTAATATTTCATCACCGGTATATTCCCAAAGAATATTAGATCTCTTCAGTTCAGGATCCTGGTCATGAAAGGGATTGTCAACCTCTTTATAATCCAATCCATCCTCATCGACTCTTCTTAATAATTCATCAACTCTGGCTGTTGTCCAGTAGGATGTTTCTTGTTGCTCTGCTGCGGGTAAATTACTCATTGATCCAATTATTCTAATATATCGTCCTCAACTGAATAATCCTCCATACCAGAATCTAAATCTTCCTGTATACTTCTAGGATTATTAATATCTATTATCTTTTTCTGTCTAGCATTTACCACCGAATTAGGATCGACTATCTCGGGAGTTAAATCAACAACCTCAGAGCTATTTATAATATCTCTTAAACCCTCCATTATACCTCTAGTTCCTCTGGATCTAATACCATCGCCATTATTCATAGCTGGAGCATAAGATCCATCCGAGGTATATTCTTGGTCCATCACAACACCACTAGAATGTCTTTTTTCGTCCGACTCAATCCTAGTTTTCTTGTAATTTTGTTCCATCTTCTCGAGATATCCCTGGTAATCCTTGGGCATCTGCATGATTTGGGATTGTAATTGTGCAAGAACTTCGAACAGTCTAGGGTGCATGTTACCAAGATCTATTTCCTCTAGTAATTTGGTAATTGCATGTTGAGATGACTTTAGCTGAAACATCATCGCTGATATATTCATGGTGTCCATCTTTTTTTTAAACTCAACATGGGTAGCATCGTTCTTAGATAAATTATCTAAATAAAAATTGGATATTGAATCTAAAAGAGCCTTTGCCTCCGATAATGCAGTGGATTTTTCTGTTGCAAAATCCATAACTTCCGTACTTTTTAATCTTGGCAGATCTTCAGTATCAGCTGCTATATTATCCAATGCTTCCTCCATTATAATGGAATCTAAGCTTTCTTTAATTTTTTCTTCCAGAACTTTTTCCGGTTTTGGTTTTCTTCTTGGCATAATTTATCTATTTCTAGCAAACTTAGGTGCTTTTAATAATGGTTTTGCGTTATCTATTATATGTGCTAATTGTGCATCTCTAACTACATTCTGATTCAGAACTGTAGATTGTGTATCTATATCTATCATATTCTTAAATAATCTAATATTAGTTAAGAATATCGGACCAGTAAATATTTTATATGAATTATCATCGGTACCATAGAACGGACTAGCTGTATCGTTATTTATTACAGATGGAGCATTGAATAATATAGGATCGGTAAACATTCTTACAACCTCGTGAACCTTGTTAAGTTTACTAGTCTGCTCATTAGGATTTACCGGATCATATGACATTTCCCATACATTTGCAGAAATCTGCTTATAAACATTGGAGAAGTTTACAACGATTGAATACCAATCACCGTAAACTGGTGTAAATTGGAGAGGTGAGTTTATTATTGTATCATTCAATCTTATCACTAAACTACCAGTCTCTAAAAACTGGTTACCTGTATCATCCATTACTCCGGAATGAACTATATCCACTCTGAATCCTTTTATCGAATCATCCATATCCTGATATAAACCACTAATCAAATTTCGACTTTGTGCTTTTTGCATTCTCCATATTATGGTGCCTTCGGAAAAAACTGTGGTGTTATTAACAACAGTGAATCTATATTCATCCAAAACTGAGACTACCTGATATCCACCCGAATGATGTTTGTCACCTTTAATAGCTACATATCCATTAGGATTTGATGCGTATGATTGCCAGCTCTCAAGTCTATGTCTTTTAGGGAATGAATTAAAGTATAATAAATCATCGGTAGAATTCTCTAGGGTCAAGTTTATTACAGGATATGGTCTTCTTAATAATTGCTGATTGTCATAGTAATTTCTTATATTAAACCATGTAGTAAATGCTAATTCTGTGGACGAATCGGATTTTGGTAAGAATTTATATCTAATTGCATTTCTATATCTGTCCGGGTCATACCCGAATTCAGAATCATCATTAAATGATGCAGATAAATCATAATAATTATTAGCAACTATGGTCCAGTTATTATTTAGGTCATATTCAATTGTTTGAAGCTCCTTATAGATATATGATCTTATAGGATCTTGAGACAATTGTGTTATTGTGGTTGCGTATTGCTGTGGTTTGGTAGCTTTAGTTTCCTCGTCTCTAGTTTCAGCTCCAAATAGATCGCTTGTTGTTAAAGATATTCCCTCCAGCTCCTCTTTATAAGCTGGGTCCTGAAAATACGTATTACTTTTAGGTGTGTATTTTTTAAGCTCAACCTTAAAGTAAACAGGGGAATTCATAAAATCTCTAAAAAGATATGTAGAATTTATTTCATATATTCTATTTGCAATAGGAAAATAAAGAATATCTCTCTTCCTTGGTTGCGATCCCTTACCAAATATACTCTCGAAATATCTTTTGTCAATCTGTATTTCAAAAGGTTCTTCAAACTGAAGACCGAATGGGTCAAAGTTCATTTTATTGTCAGGAAACTGATTTTGCGGAACCACTATCTTAACACATTTCTCGTCAACTACATTGAATAAAGTATATTCCCTAAGTATAACATCTTTCCCTCGGGCTTGCGGTTGTATTGAATAATAGTTTGCTTCCAGTCCAAAAACATTATTAACCATTAAACTAAGATCCTGATATAAATTTAGAGCACGATTAACAGCATATGGATTAAAAGTAAAATTACAGTTTGAAAATACAACCGGCCTAGATGAAACCTCATTTGTGCAAACTGGTGCTGGTTTATAAATAACAACCTCCGGGGTTGGCCCATAATCTAGGTCCAATTCAAAAGAAACTATAACTATAGTAGGATCTATGGGTTCCTCGGTATTATAGATTATAGTCCCGTCATCATTAATTAGAACCGAGGTAAATCTAAATTCGGGATAGAATTTGTTATTGGGATCTAATGCTATATCAAAGAGAGAGGAAAATTCATTAGTTAGTCCACCTAAAGCAGTACCTACGTTTGTCCATAAAGACCAGCTTTTACCATCTATACTATATCTAAAATCTATTGATATGTCATTCGCATCTAATATAGATCCTGAGTTATTACTATTCGATGCATCTATTATCCATCCATTAAATTTAGTAACATTCTCGAAAGGTTTATCCCATGATAACACCCTATAATTACCTATATAGGTGAAGTTTAATGCACTATCTAATTGTTCTATTCTTAGATCATAGTAAGATGAATCCTCGCACGGTTTGTAAAAGGTTTCCCCGTTTATTGTTACCTGATGATATCCACCACAGCCTATCTGCTGTGATCTAGCCATTGCACCCTCGGGGGTAGAGAATATATTATCAGTTGATGAGCTTTTTACTTTGTCTGTATTCTGTAGTCCATCATGATAATTAAATCTCTGATCCGATAGATTATATTGCTCACCACTGGTATTGTATACAGGAGTGGTTGGCTTTGGAAACTTATCTTCTGGTACGAAACTCATCTTTTTAATTATTTATGTATATATCTAAAAAGAAAATGCTGGACTTATGATCCAGCATTTTCTCAATTTCTAATACTTAGTATTTTTCGTATGATTTTTCCTCGGTAAAAATAGAACCATATTTTAAATTTATATACTTTTTAATTTCTGACCTTTTGTCATTAGTTATATAAACTGATCTAGCCAAAGATATAAATTCCGAGTCAAATATTTTTCTTCTTTCCTTTATTCTTATCCTATCCTCTATCTTCCATAATTCCTCGTTGATTAAAACAAGTCCGGAAAAATCTTCGTAATCAATCAAAAGATCGTTAAATACAATCGAATAGAGGTATTCAAACTCACTGTTTATATTAACAAGTTTATCCCTATCCGATATATTATTTTTCTTAATTTCTAATATTGATAACTTATCAACAATTTCTCCCACAGAAACGTCTATTCGCATAAATTAAAAAGTTTTTCTATTTATCATATTTTTAATACTATCTATTATCTATGTATATAAGGACCTCATTATAATACTCTATAAAATGTTCGTTCCATAGATCCCATTTTATATCAATACCATCTAATGATAATACCTCATATCGATCGAACTCTATTAATATATTATCCCGGAAATCCCTGAATTTTTCTTTATTTTCTTTACTCATTAAATGCCATTCGCCGGCAATCTTCTTTATATTTTTTTTAATAAAGTCAAGATTATCTTTCTTAAAAATCTCATATTCACCGCCCTCACAATCAGTTTTCATGAAATCTATCCTATTCAGACCGTATAATTTAACGAGCTTATCAAAGGTAATGGATTCCATATGTGTTTCTCCTCCAAATAATTGATCATATTCGATAACTCCATTTATATCTGATAATCCCTTATTTATATGAGTAACCGGATTACCTAATGTATTTTTAACTAGTGTAGTAAATTCACTCTCACTAGGTTCTATACAAAATACATGTTTAGGATTTTTCTTTAATATCGAATATGTGAATGGGCCGACGCTAGAACCAACATCCAATACAATATCGGAATGATCAACTTCAAAGAATCTCTCATATATTTTTTGCTCAAATATCTCATTATACATAAGTTTCTTGTGATAATTACCATTAGAACTACCATCGTTCATCCAACCCCAATCAAAATTTGGTATGTGATTTTCCCCAATTAATCTATCTATTTCCTTGGTAACCATATTAGAATTAATTTGTTTTGTACACTCAAACATTCTCTCCGAATTTTTATGTAATGGACACCAATTCCAATCTCCAGCATCTAGCATTTCCGAATTAAAGCATCCGTGGCAAACATCCTCGTTAATAATTCTATATGTGTCGGATGAAGTTTCAGAAAATCTTTCACTAAATCCAGAAATCAAAATGATTGGTAATTTACATGACCAAGCTAGCCAACTTAATCCAGAGCCCAAGCCAATGAAAAATTCACACTCACACAGATCATTTATTACATCCTGTAGATTTCCGCCTTTAAACACATCAACATTTTTTGGATATGCATTATTCATATATCCGTCTCCCTCTCTGGAATATATCATGCATTCATAACCAATCGAATTAAGATGATCAATTACCTCTTGCCATCCGTTAGGATTGTTCCAGTATTTGGCCTGAGCAGTTGAATGAAATCCTATCCCAACTTTTTTCTTTTTTTTCACGTTAGGTAAATTTAAACGAGGCTTTATTTCCTTATATTCGAGACCGAGTATATCAGTGGCTGTCTTCTGTAAAGGTTGTTTTCTAAAGTCGTTTGGAACCTTATTATAATCAATATTTCCGTTACTGTCATAATACCATCCAATATTATATTGGGCATATAAATTATTTACAGTTTCCCCTGGATTGACAAAAGTAATATTGGGATACTGTTCAATGAATAAGTGATTAATGAACGTAGAAACTATCAATTCGCAATTATGAATTTTTCTAAATTCCTCCATGTAAGGTATCCACGCAAGAGTATCACCTAGAGATTTAGATCCAAATGCAATATAAACTCTTCTGTCCCTAAGATCTAATGAATTCTTATATATTATTTCACCATTTTCATATACCGTTGTGTCCCATTTGGTATAATATTTTCTGTTTAATTTCGACCAGCTATTAAAATTTAGGAGATCCGAATGTATAATTTTTCCACCATCAGAGAATTCCACCTTAAATTTATTACTACTACTGCCTCTTAATTCGAAATAGGGCTGACCAACAAAATGTTGTATAAACTCGTAGTCATTTTCTATTTTAGGCTGTGGTGTTATTTCTATCTCCATTACCTTCCTATAGAAATCCAATAATGTCCTACCAAAATTAGAATCATCAGGTACCTGATATTCAATATCAGATTCAAGCATATCAATAAGTCGTCCCGATATTTCTTTTATATCACCCTCTATCGGAGTGATGTATCCATCATACATGTTATAATATTGCGGTAGATTTCTGGCTAATATCTTCATGCCATATCCTATGGCTTCTCTTATAACTAAAGGATTGCATTCCCAGGTAGAATTAAACATCATGGCGTCACATGCTATCATGAATTCATCAACATCGTCACGCTCCCCCCATATCTTAACATTGCTTGGTAGATTCTTTGTTATATCTCCCCAGTAATTTTCGAAATTTGGAGCTAAATTACCTACAAAATGAAAAAATACATCAGGACTAGATGATTCTATGAATCTAGCAATTTCTATTCCCTCTCCCTGATTCTTTCCACTAGTCCATAATCCAACATTGAGAACGTTTTTCTTATTTCTATCAAATCCCAGTTTTTTGATAGAATTCTTCCTATTTTTTATTCTTATATCTGTTTTATTCTCATATGGATATAGATGAAGCTCCTTATATGAGGACTCAGATGCGAATGTTTTTTCCGTATGATGTGGTGAAATTAATGAATATGCATCAGGTTTTAATTTTTTAAATTCTTTCGGATCAAACCAAATATTATGACAGGTTTCAATCATTCTCCAGCTTCTATCATCGGAATATAACATGTTAATTAAATCAGCAGGGATCTTATTAAAACTTTCAAATCCCTCTAATATTTCCTCTGAATGAACTAAATCTATATCATTATCCTTAATTATCTGAATTATCTCATATTTTCTTCTAGTATCGGATGTATCCCCCAGTGTAAAGAAATGATCACTGTCAATCATTTCAAGTATTGAATTTCTTTGGACAACATAGGTATCACTAAATTTGGAGTACTCGACAACAAAGATTTCTATCTCATCACTATATTCATTAAGTTTCTGTATTCTCTTCAGTGCGAACTGAGGCATTCCACCGGTTGATAGATGTGGGGTTAAATATAATAGTTTAATTCTCTTCATATAAATTAATATTATTGTGTGTTATGGATCTTATTTTTTCAGTTATATCTTCGGTTAATCCGTTATATTCAATTATGACAGATATCATGTCATCGCGAGATAATTCAAGATCTATTATATCTCTATCAGCTATTTCGTATATTTTTGTGGTTGAATTAAGGTGGATTTTTAAATCAATATGATTTTTAACACCATAGAAATAAATTTTAATAGAATTATTTTCCATAGCATTTTTAGCTATGAAATACCTAAATTCAGAAAATCCCGAATAATTAAAAAGATCTACTCCATTATGAAAAAGTATATGGTCATCAACATAACAATCATCCACTTTATACGGCAAATCTGAATTCTCCAGGTAGTTTTTTAGCCAGGTTTCAGCAATTCCACAAAATTCAATATATTCATTTATATTTAATCCAGATATAAATGATACTAAGTTTTTCCTATCAAATAGCATAAAATGTAGACTTACCCAATGCTCATGGAAATGATAGAAATTACATTCCGCATCGGATAGTATACCACTCAAAACGGTATCGTCAATTTTTATATCATATATTATATGGTAGAAATATTCATAATCATACGTTAATGCATATTCTGATAATTTTTTTACCTGATGGATATTTGCCCATCCGTAATCAGGTAGACATCTATTCATAATTATTTTCTTCCCTTTACATCGATATTCAGACCAAACCGATACCGATTTAATTGGCCAGTCGATAATCGGATTATCTTTAGTTCTTATATAATAATCGCATAATGAGGAGACCCTATTTGGTATATCAATAGGACTATTAAGCATAACATCCAGACCGAGATTTTTTAGTGTTCTTATATTAGATTCTAATACACTAATCTTTTCCTCATTATCGCAATATGAACTAATCAATATTATTTTATTACCCATCCGGATACTTATTTATTAACAGTGGACATTATTTTATTATAAACACTCATTACGCTTGGATGGCATTCGAAAGTTTTCTTTCCCTCCAGACATCCGACCAACGAAGGTATTCCCTGTATCGTGTTCCATTCTCTTACACCATATTTTATATCAGACGCACATTTCAAATTACATCCACCAGAAACATAATGGTATTTATATTCCTGAGATCCCTTTCTATATGGTGCTCTAAACTTATTATCTATTGAACTGCCTAATTGAATTATTTCAGAATCGGTAGTACCTGCTAAATGTAGAAGACCAGAATCCATAGTAACGAAGCATTCACTTTTTTCAATCAGCCACCACGTCTGAGATAATGATGTTTTGTTCTGTAAATTCATACCCAATTCAATATCAAAATTAAAGGTTGGCTTTTGAACATTGGATCCACCCATTTCGGATGACTCCTTTCCGACAGAAACCACACTTATTCCGCCCGCATTCAAAGCTCTGACTAATAGAATCCATTTTTCTCTATCCCATGTTCTGGATTCCCAGTTTTGTACGGGATGTATAAGAACGTATCTATCGGGAAGTCCCTGTATTTCTTCAAAATCAGAAGGGAAAAAATCCAAAGTAAGTTCCTCCTGATTTAACATGAATCCAAGGCTAATTGCATGGAACTGCCTAATGTCAATAGTATTATGCTTATTGCATATGCCATCGGATTTATAGTTTACATCGAAAGTTCTAAATATTTCGAAATCATCATCCAAATCAAGATCACCAGGAAGATATAGAGAATCAACATATGGATTATTTCTAAATATATCTGTATGATGAGTTATTATAGATATTTTTCTACCATATGAGTAATATAGTTTACGCAAAACTGGCGATACACATAATGTATCGCCAATAGCTCTAGCCTCGCTTATATCTATACAGAGTTTCTTCATAAGGAATTACATATCCTTCGTAAATAATCCAGTCTCAAAATCGAGTTTACCTTTACCGTATTTACCGACTACCTTCTCCTGCAAAGCTTCCTCCCTAGCATATATGTCAGAAGCTTCGTTATGTAAGGATTCTAATTCGTTGTTTATAGCGGAAAGGTCCTTCTCGTAAAAGGATTTCTGTACACTTAATCTACCCACTTTAATTATATTATCCATCAAAACCTCTTTCAGATTTTGAATTTCTAAAATTAGATCTTCAGGTAATTTTAATTCATTTTCCATATTTTTTATTTTTATTGTTTATTTATGCTATCTATAATATCGCTAATATTAAAAATGTCATTCATATCGGAATATGGTATTCTACTGATATCCTCAAATAACATATATTTCTGATAGTAATTATTCGATATATCGTGCTTTTCCGTATGTGGATTAGCAATTATATTATCATGTATATTATAGCCAAAAACTTTGGGATTTGTTCCGATCCAGGCAACTGTTGACGGTAAACCCAGGGAAGATGCTATATGCATCGCAGATGAGTCTATAAGAAGTCTTTTTTCTGAAAGGGTCAGCATAATTGCAATGCTTCTAAAATTATCCAATGCAGAAATTGTGTTATCATATTGAAATTGATCTTCCCTTCTTATATGTACCACGGAATAATCATCTTTATAGTGCTCTATAATATTCTCAATTATTGGTTGCGGAATATCTCGGGTCCAGCTATATTTTAGAGGTTGCTCTATGCTTCCACCATTCGGATGTATAGCCATTATAGGCTTATCTAATTTATAAAACTGCTCATAATATTGTCTTTCAGATTTACTTATAAATAATTCAGGCAGTTCCCCATCATAAGGGACACCACACAAATCGCACCATATCTCGATAAGATGTTTTTTTTCCGTTATAAAATCGGAGGTTGTGTATGGATCGGTAATAAATACTTTAGCTTCCTTGTTGTTAATAAAATCCCTATAAATTGGACCCGCATTTGCGTGGGTAATAATTCTATTAACATTATTATTACCTTTAAAAACATCGGGATATGATGTTACCACTATTATGTTATCTCTAGTATACTGTTTACGTAAAGCTTTTACTACAGCGGTGGACATAAAGCTTTTACCCAATCCACCAGAAACCTCCAATATTATATTCATGTGCTTATTTTTTTGATCCTATCCTGATGAATTTATACCAAATTCTCTCATGCAAAAAATATATAATAGGCTTGAAAACAATCTCTCCCATACCTAGTAATGATGCTAATTCTACCGAAGCTCCTAACATATATGCAGTAATTACAGTTGTCATCGTGCCTAATATTCTATAAGAAAGTGTTTTTAATATGTGTCTTATCATATTAGATCTATTTTCTTTTCTATCTGACTTTTTTAGAATTTCCTGATTAGTTTCCATTATAATTTTCCTTCTTTCCTTAATTCCTCTCTAACCGCAGTTGCTGATATATTGGCTATTTCAGTTGGTGGGATATGTTCGATTATATCGTAACCAACACCTCTACCAAATTCAACTGAGCATATATCTGGAATTATTATGATCTTTGCTAGCCTTTCACTAACTAGATCTCTAATCTCGGAATGTATATTAAGCATAACTTCGTTGGGAGTCCAAGGATTTTTTTCATCTGGCTCAATATCTCTGATTGCAATTAATACCTTCTTACCATCGTTTATAGCTTGTTGAAACATAGCTTTGTGACCTGGATGAAGTGGTTGCCATCTACCAATAAACATAGCATATTGACTATCTTTAGGCTGCAGTGATGATTTTACATGGACTTTTTTTGACCAATTTTCCATAATATTTGTTTTAGTGATTCAGTTTCTGATATTCCAGTAGTGTCAATATCAGTAAAATCTTCAGTAGGTTTTTGATATTCTGCTACATGAAAAGATTCTCTTCCCCTTATTTCAGAAGTATGTATATAAAATTCGACAGCTCCATTTTCGCATTTTAGACTGTCTCTAAGATCTTTATACGGGCTAACCAATGATATTATTATATTGTTATTAACGTCCTGCCTAGATAAGTATTTAGCTATCGAATGAGCTGTCTCTATGTTCTTTCTTCTTCCCGCTTCAGAATAATCCTTATTATTCAGTATTTCCCTCAGATCGTCACCATCTATAACGAAAGATTTATCCAAAGAATTTTTTAAATGATTAGCGAGGGTTGTTTTTCCTGAATGAGGTTGACCGGTTAGTATATAAATTGCCATTATTATAAAAATTAATTATCGATTATTTATTACACATATTCAAAATAATCATAGAACCATCCATAGGTATTCTTGATTGCCTGAGAAAGCTCAAATCCTAATATCTCCTCATAATCATCAGGTAGTCTTTTAAATTCGGTTCTTAATTTATGATCACCGTATATTCCATGAATTAAATCATTTTCATGTGTTACCTGCTCGATTGTTTTAAAATTATGTCCTGGATAATAGTCAATCCCTATATAGTCGTAGAATCTTTTAACCTCTGATTCTGGATCGCTCATAAGGTCCTCGTATCTAATAAAAAGTATATTTTTATCTATTCCCTGATCTATTATATCTCTCAATCTATCAACAGAAACACCAACAGGTACACCATCAGCCCAAATATCTATTCTTTTTCTGAGAGTTGTACCGACCAATTCCGGAACATTCTGCACATGATTCTCGCGATGTGGGTTTTTTCTAAAATTCTTCTCCATTGATGAATATACGGATCTAAGATCCCTAACCATACAGACAACCTTGGGTTCGTGCTGGAGCATATTAAGAAGTCCGTAATTTACTCCCCATTCCCTACTTTTTTCGAGTACAAATGGTTTGTCCGTTATGTCATTAAAATATCCCTGAATTCCTGCCATACAATATCCTATGAAAGCTTTCTTCATGACCTCCGGATCCTGAGCTAAAACAGCTTGCGAATTATTATAAGCGTTCTTGGAGGAAAGCACCATGTCAGCAAGTCCCGAAGTGGGAGTGCAATAGAAATCAGGATTTTGTGCAATTATATTTTGCCAAAGTGTTGATCCAGATCTAGGTAATGATGAGTTGAATATTATTTTTTTCATCAATCGAGATGTTTTTATTATTATACTGCGATTGATGAAAAAAATTTCAAATTATTTATTCTGATTGCGGGGTTTCAGTTCTTTTGGGTTGTGGTGTTTCAGCGCCTTTCCAGAATTTAGTATTCTTATCTTTCCTTGTACCTATAACAAGTACATCATATTCTATATCAAGATTTGCCTTAATTGTTATCTTTGAATACGTGTCGTCTATAACACCATAAGCAATTCCAAATCCATTTTTAGGTGTTATCCAAACTTGAGCGTCTTTATTTAGATATTTGAAATAATCTGGTAAGTCAATTATTGCTTCCCCGTTAACAACTACAATATTAAATCTATAAATATTATCCCCTGCTGTTGGTGATTCAACAAAAGAGTGATTTAATCTCAATTCATCACTTAATTTAGGGTTTGGGTGGTCAATACTAAAAGTACCACCACCAGTTTTAACAATATATTGGACAAATGTTGCGTTATTTTGATTAGCAGTAAGATTACTTCCTAACATATGCACATTATAGCAACCTGCTGTATCATTATTAAAACCACCTCCTATGGAGCTATAACATGAACCACTTCGAATTTTATGATATCTTCCGCCCCCGATAAAAGAATGGCAAGCACCCTGATATATTGCATTCTGCCTTCCACCAGCGATCGAACTAAGACAAGCATAACCAGTGATAATATTTCCATATCCACCTCCAATAAATGATCTTATGGCATCACCATCAATGGCATTATCCTGTCCTCCAACAACTGAGGAGCATCCTGTGTTTTTAGTTACAAAGTTGCCCTTTCCTCCTCCGATAAATTTATGGCTAGCAGAACCAATCTGATTTGAAGCTCCCCCTCCGATTGCTGAATAACCAGCGTCCACGGAATTTTGATATCCTCCTGAAATCACAGCAGCTATACCACAACTACCTATCTCATTTCCACATCCACCACCAATTGTTGCAAGATCTGAATCACCTGCAGCACTATTGGTATTACCTCCACCGATAGTTGCCCTACGACTAGCTATGGAATTATCAAATCCACCACCAATAGTTGAGCAAGCACCAGTTATAAGGTTACATAACCCTCCCGAAATGGTAGCTCTTGGAATACAAACTCTGTTAAGACAACCACCACCAATTGTTGAATAACAGGAGCTAATATAGTTAACAAGGCCTCCACCGATTACTGAATTACAGGATAGGTTAGTTGTTCGATTATAGCAACCTCCACTGATTACTGAAAAAGCAGCTCCTGAAGAATTGCATCTACCGCTTAGGGCTGCACTGTAATTTGCAGTTGCCTGGTTATTCGCACCACATCTAATTGATGAACAAATACCGCCACCTAATACAATAACTGCAGCTGCACCACCACTACTAGTACCTGAAGTACCATTAGTACCTGATGTTCCTGGGCTACCTGGACTACCTGGACTACCGTTAGTACCTGAAGTTCCATTAGTACCTGAGGTTCCGTTAGTACCGTTAGTACCAGATGTTCCTGGGCTACCTGGACTACCTGGACTACCGTTAGTACCTGAAGTTCCATTAGTTCCATTAGTTCCCGATGTTCCAGATGCACCATCTACACCATTGATACCTGATGTTCCATTAGTACCTGAAGTTCCATTAGTACCTGAAGTTCCATTAGTACCTGAAGTTCCATTAGTACCTGATGTCCCATTGGTTCCTGAAGTTCCATTAGTACCGTTAGTACCTGATGTCCCATTAGTTCCTGAAGTTCCATTAGTACCGTTAGTACCTGATGTCCCATTAGTTCCTGAAGTTCCATTAGTTCCGTTAGTACCCGATGTTCCGTTAGTACCCGATGTTCCGTTAGTACCCGATGTTCCGTTAGTACCATTAGTACCTGATGTTCCATTAGTACCGTTTAATCCGCTTACACCCGATGTTCCATTAGTACCTGAAGATCCATTAGTACCGTTAGTACCTGAAGTTCCGTTAGCACCTGAAGTTCCATTGGTTCCGTTGGTTCCTGAAGTTCCATTAGTTCCGTTGGTTCCTGAGGTTCCATTAGTTCCTGAAGTTCCGTTAGTACCTGAAGTTCCATTGGTTCCATTGGTTCCCGAAGTTCCGTTAGTACCTGAAGTTCCATTGGTTCCATTGGTTCCCGAAGTTCCGTTAGTACCCGAGGTTCCATTAGTTCCATTGGTTCCTGAAGTTCCATTGGTTCCTGAAGTTCCATTAGTTCCGTTGGTTCCTGAAGTTCCATTAGTTCCGTTGGTTCCTGAGGTTCCATTAGTTCCTGAAGTTCCGTTAGTACCTGAAGTTCCATTGGTTCCATTGGTTCCTGAAGTTCCATTAGTACCTGATGTTCCATTGGTTCCTGAAGTTCCATTGGTTCCGTTAGTTCCTGAAGTTCCATTGGTTCCTGAAGTTCCATTAGTACCTGAAGTTCCATTAGTACCTGAAGTTCCATTAGTTCCGTTGGTTCCTGATGTTCCATTAGTACCGTTAGTACCTGATGTTCCATTAGTTCCTGAGGATCCATTAGTACCCGATGTTCCGTTGGTTCCATTAGTACCTGATGTTCCATTAGTTCCTGAGGATCCATTAGTACCCGATGTTCCGTTGGTTCCATTAGTACCTGATGTTCCATTGGTTCCTGAGGATCCATTGGTTCCTGAGGATCCATTAGTACCAGATGTTCCATTAGTACCGTTAGTACCTGATGTTCCATTGGTTCCTGAGGATCCATTAGTACCAGATGTTCCATTAGTACCGTTAGTACCTGATGTTCCATTGGTTCCTGAGGATCCATTAGTACCTGATGTTCCGTTGGTTCCATTAGTTCCTGATGTTCCATTAGTACCTGATGTTCCATTAGTACCGTTAGTACCTGAGGATCCATTAGTACCTGATGTTCCATTGGTTCCTGATGTTCCGTCAGTACCATTGGTTCCTGATGTTCCATTGGTTCCTGATGTTCCATTAGTACCTGATGTTCCATTAGTACCGTTAGTACCTGATGTTCCATTGGTTCCTGATGTTCCGTTAGTACCTGAGGATCCATTAGTACCTGATGTTCCATTGGTACCGTTAGTACCCGATGTTCCGTTAGTTCCTGATGTTCCGTTAGTACCTGATGTTCCGTTAGTACCTGAGGTTCCGTTAGTACCGTTAGTACCTGAAGTTCCATTGGCTCCTGATGTTCCGTCAGTACCGTTAGTACCTGAGGATCCATTAGTACCTGAGGTTCCGTTAGTACCTGATGTTCCGTCAGTACCGTTAGTACCCGATGTTCCATTGGTTCCTGAGGATCCATTAGTACCTGAGGTTCCGTTAGTACCGTTAGTACCTGATGTTCCATTGGTTCCTGAGGATCCATTAGTACCTGATGTTCCGTTAGTACCTGATGTTCCATTGGTTCCTGAAGTTCCGTCAGTACCTGAAGTACCATTGGTTCCATTGGTTCCATTGGTTCCTGATGTTCCGTTGGTTCCATTAGTACCTGAAGTTCCATCAGTACCTGAAGTTCCGCCACCAACAACTAATGATCCGGTAATCCAAGTACCTGAACTCTCACCGTGTATGTCTTGCGATGTTGGATTAGAGGTGTAAGCAGTAACCTCGATATAATCAGTAGAACCATTAAAATATACTATAATATCAATTTCTTGACCGTACCCTTCAGTAGTAACAAGTGGAAATTGTTGAATCGCAACTTGTGTACTACCATTTTTTCTAAGTTGGATATTATTTTGCCCTGATACTGTTGACGCAGGATACCACCATACCGAAACTTGAATAATATAATACCCTTCAATGTTTGGTTGGAATTTATTGGATGTTATCCAACCATTAGGGTCAAACTCATCAACAAATGTTACAACTTGGTCACTTCCATTTGTTATTGTTTGAATGGTACCTCCTTTAACTCCTTTAGCAACGTAATTAGATGCTGTTAAATTACCTCCATCAGTCCCTGAAGTTCCGTCAGTACCTGAGGTACCATTGGTTCCGTTTGTTCCTGATGTTCCATTGGTTCCTGATGTTCCATTGGTTCCTGATGTTCCATTGGTTCCGTTTGTACCTGACGTACCATTAGTTCCTGACGTACCATCCGTTCCACTAGTTCCGTTAGTACCTGAAGTTCCATTAGTTCCGTTAGTACCTGATGTTCCATTAGTACCGTTAGTACCTGAAGTTCCATTAGTTCCCGATGTTCCGTCAGTACCGTTAGTACCTGAAGTTCCGTTTGATCCCGATGATCCGTTAGTACCTGAAGTTCCTGATGTACCAGCGATTTGACCAACTGATGTTATTATATATGAATAGTTAGCATTACCTTCAGTATAAAATACAACACTACGACTTGTCGAATCTAAATTATTAAGATAAAGTCTTATCGCCATTCTATCAGTTGTGGATATTGATGTTGTAGGTAATACTATATCAACCTCAAGTAATCCCGGATTAGTTGGGTCAACATAAGGCAATGCACTAACATTAGAAGTTATTGTAGGTCCCATTAAAGACCCCGATGAATCAGCCAATTGGATTTCAACATACCCTTCAACATCAGCGTTTACCGCAGGTAGTAAATAATATAACTTAAATCTTTGTACACCACCAGGTATTATTGAAAATCCTAATTCAGGTGTCATAAAATCTTGAACTAAAGCACCAGTTTGACTACCTGTTAAATTTGTAGTTACCGTTACTTGACCCGTAGATGTTGGATTTAAACTTAATTCTTTGTAACCTGAAACGTCCGAATTAATACTTTCATTGAAAAAATATATTTGACCTGATGATATTCCATCTACGCCGCTAGTTCCAGCTGTTCCTGATGTTCCGTTAGTACCTGAAGATCCGTTAGTACCTGATGTTCCATTAGTTCCATCAGTTCCCGATGTACCGTTAGTACCACTTGTTCCATCGGTACCACTTGTTCCATCGGTACCACTTGTTCCATCAGTACCACTTGTTCCATCAGTACCACTTGTTCCATCAGTACCACTTGTTCCATCAGTACCACTTGTTCCATCAGTACCACTTGTTCCATCAGTTCCTGAGGTTCCATCAGTTCCTGAGGTTCCAGATGTTCCATCAGTTCCTGAGGTTCCATCAGTACCACTTGTTCCAGAAGTTCCATTAGTACCACTTGTTCCAGAAGTTCCATCGGTACCACTTGTTCCATCGGTACCTGAAGTTCCATCAGTACCACTTGTTCCAGAAGTTCCATCAGTACCACTTGTTCCAGAAGTTCCATCAGTACCACTTGTTCCGCTTGTTCCATCAGTACCTGATGTTCCAGAAGTTCCATTGGTACCACTTGTTCCATCAGTACCACTTGTTCCAGAAGTTCCATCGGTACCACTTGTTCCGCTTGTTCCATCAGTACCACTTGTTCCATCAGTACCACTTGTTCCATCAGTACCACTTGTTCCAGAAGTTCCATCGGTACCACTTGTTCCGCTTGTTCCGTCAGTACCACTTGTTCCAGAAGTTCCATCAGTACCTGAAGTTCCGCTTGTTCCATCAGTACCTGAAGTTCCATCAGTACCACTTGTTCCAGAAGTTCCATCAGTACCACTTGTTCCAGAAGTTCCATCGGTACCACTTGTTCCGCTTGTTCCATCGGTACCTGAAGTTCCATCAGTACCTGAAG